CCATAGTGCATTAGATAATCCTCATACGCATTATTCAACGCGGTAATTACAGTTGCTCTATCAAATTGCCTTAAATGTGGATACATTTGTAGTGCTATTGAATAGTAATTGCCGGCTTCGCCTTCCGTCACACCTTGCTCTTTATCCTTCTTTGCTTTCTCTATTGCGTCCCACTCGGCTCCAGTCTTTTCGCCTCGTTTTTTCTTTACAGGAGGTTTAGATGAACGAACACCAGTGTGTTGATTTATATAATCACCACTGGGAGTTTTGGTCCAGCCCTCTGCTACTTCTTCACTTTGGGCATTTTCAATAAGGTTGATATAATCGCGGATAGATTTGTTTGTCATAGTATAGTATTTATTCTTCACGCTTCCAAAATCTAAAAGATTCCGTGAGTTTTTCACGGATGTATTCTTCTGTTTCCGGGTCAGCGTTTGCTAACTCACTATCCACTAAATCGTGGATTTTAGCCCATAATTCGTTGTATAGTGCTTGCGGATCCATCATTCAATTCCGAAAAAATGTCGCTTGACCGTAGCAAAATCTGGCCACGGTTGGTCGTCCAGTGTAGCATTAAGAATGTAAGCATATACTTCAACTAATACCAACTCGGCGAATTTTAGGTCTACGAATTGCTGATAATGATCCAGTTTAAGTTCAGCATCAACGCCGTCAACATAGTCCGTGGCCTGTTGTTTAAGGTCTTTGATTCGTTGGTTCATTTGTCTAATCCTCGAACAAAAAGACTGCCTACTATTGCCAACAGGAATAACATTCCAAGAGCAATGGCATAAACTATTAAAAATTCAATCATTCTTCAACTCCGAAATGTTGTTTAATCTTTTCGCTTGTTTCCCACAATGCCTGATTCCACGCTGGATTCTGGTCACTGCCTTTATTACAATCCATCACATATCTACATTCTTCCACAATCAACTCGGCGAACTTTTCAAATTCTTCACCAATGCCCATTGCTTCAAGGACAAAATCGTGCATACCAGCCTGTTCAGCAAGTTCTTTAATTCGTTCGTTCATTCTTCGACTCCGAAATGTTCCGCAATATCAATAGTGGCGAATTCTAATCCTAATTGGATACCTTGTGCTTTTTCATCTGTGAAATTACTGATATTCAAAGAAGCGTGTTCATTTCTCACAATAACTTCAATACAATCTAGGACAATCAACTCGGCGAACTTAGCCATAAACTTTGTTTGTCCTTCCCAAGAAGGATCAGATTCTAGTTCGGCCGCCTCAAACCAAAGTGTTTTATATCGTTCGTTCATGACAATTCCTTAAAATAGTGAAACCGGTGGGACCTTTGAACAGCCGCAGTCTCGCTTGAGAATATGCGGATATTTTTCCGGATGCTTTTTCATATCTTCGAGTCGCTGATAGAATCTGTTTTCAATCTCTTCATCACGGCAAGGAGCATTGAAGAAGTTGCCGATCTTTTCTAAAAGAGTTTTCATCAGACGTTAGACATTTTCATGATGATGGCCAATTCATCATTCTCGATATAAAAATCAGTTGTAGGGTCATAATATTTCCCTTCTTTTGGATCGTAGTAAAGAACGCGACCATCGTAGTTGAAAGGACCTTCTAAGCCTTTGCGGGCAGTATATTTTTCGCGCATATTGTCCACAGAATTCATAACACGATAGCCCATATCAACTCCCTTTGACCATTGCTTGATAGAAACTTTCACTGCCGTTCTCTTTAGACACAGCCATACTACCTACTAAGGTCCAACCTGCTGTTAGACGCTCTGTGACTAACTTCTCGAACTCTGACAGCTTCCAATGTGCAATCACTTCGTATTTCATTGTCAACTCCTTGTTTCTAAGTATTAATTATAACACCAAAACCAATTTGTGTCAATTAACGCAAAACTCTAACTCTGCTAAGGCTTCTTCAAAAGAATCAAATCCACTGGCATCATATGAGCCGTCATAAAGTTTAACATAGAACTTACCATTGCCCGGACTGGCTTCTGTATCAATACCAACTTCACCGACACCTTTGATTATTTTAATAGCAAAGTCCATGATTGTTCCTTAAGCAAAGAACTCAGTGGCTTCTGCCTTAAACACACGATAGGCTTCTAAAGTCTTTTGAGTTTGAGCCAATGGGTGATCTTTAACGAACCGAATAAAGTCCAAAAAGTTCATGCCCACAAATTTAGCATCTTTTTCCAAGACTGAGATTGCTGTGGTAAGTTTCATATCAACTCCTTATTGCGATTTATGTATTATATAACCAAACCCAATTTGTGTCAATTAAGCATGATAAGAGTTATAACTACGAATCTTGCTTCGTTTGTTGGTATAACTTTCTTGAAACTTAATCTTAAAACCTTGAGACTGCAAAGTGTTAATCAGTGTGGACAAATCGCAGTCTTCTTCCAAAAAGGCATTGGCGCCATTTTGATAACTGTAGGGAGTGATCTTATCAGCGATGCCAAGTTTGACCAAACGAGCTTTTGGAAAGCGGGCCCAAGCATGACCAGAGTCACCAAATACTTTAATTTTGATTTCTTTCATTTTGAACTCCTTTATCTGACTGACGTTAAATGATAAGTGTAATAGACATACGAGCCATTATTGTGTTGGACTTTTTGTACGCTGGGATTAGATAATCCGCCCATGACACAAAAATACTCGTAGGTTATCTTGTTACTATTTGTTGCTGGAAACATTTTATTTAGACATGTATTCAAACATAATCCACTTGGCACGATTGATTGCTTGGCGGGCATCTTCTGCTCGCATATAGTCAATGTCGCCGTACTCTGTGTTAATCATTTCTTGAGCATCGCTAAGGATACCAGCGGCAACCATCATTGGACCGGAGAACTTAAAAGTCAACGAGCTTTCAACTGACTCACGCATACCTGCTTCGGTAACGCCATACATACGAACTTCACGTTTTTCTTGCTCTGTCAAACGATCATAAACTGCGGTCATTGCTAACTCCTTTTTGTTTACTATGTATGTATTATAACGCCAAACCCAATTTGTGTCAATTAATTGGTTTCTTTGTCCTGCGATTCCAGCTGGCCTACACGAATAAGATACAGTTGGTAGATACAGTAGAAGCAGGCAATCAATGAGATAGAGCCAAATAGATTTGGAACTGTCATTAGCTCAAACGCAATGATGGCGTTGAAAATGGCAATGAAAGCGAAGATTGCCACTGCGATTTTGCCCATGTCAACTAGGGCTTGAATTTGATATTTGTTCATTTCGAACTCCTTTGTTTAAGTGTTTGTATTATACAACGGAGTTGAATTTGTGTCAATTTGTTCCGGCTGTGTCGCCCAATGTCAGCTTGGCCATGAGCTGATCTTCTTGTTCTTTAAAGTGAAAAATCATCCAATGATTTGTAACTTCTGTGGTATATTTGTCGCCGGGTAAACCAAACTTCTCAATGATCACAGCACATAATTCATTCCATGGCTGTCCATAACCATCGCCTATTTCCCATTCAATCTTAATAGGGTATTTGTTCATTTTCTATCAATACAAGTATTGTATCTGGAATGGATTTATTGTCAAATTTTAGACTCGACCTTGTTGTCTAGCCAGTTCCGCTTCCATGTCTGCTACCCATTTTTCATCCGCCGCTACCATCTTTCCTATGTCGTATTCATATTTAAAACCAGGAACAATTCCCTTTACATCCCAAGTTTCAAAAATTAAATGGTACCGCTCAGTAGTTCCGTAGTTGAAAGTATCGTGAGTGACATTTGTTCTGAACAAGTAGGCACTACCATCAGCCGGAATATGAATTCGTGTTTCTTCTGGAAGAGTAGCCCATACATGGACACAATCAGGATTTGTTACAATCGGGATATGCAATCGAACAGAGTATACATTGGATGGGCCATCGGTATGCCATCCAATGTGATGGCCACCTATAGGATTATCCCAAATTCTGATCCCTCTAGTAAAGAAACCCATATCGTTTACCATGTCCACAACTTCGTTCAAATAACCTGTGCAGATTTGAGTCTTTTTATTAAAGAAAGAACGAGGTCTCCAGTTGTTCTTGTATCTCGCCAATGGATCGACATTGTTCTGGCCTTGAAATTGATCCCATCCGTTACGGTAATCTCCGTTAAAGCTAGTAACAGACCAACCTCCATATTTCTTCATTGGCTTATCAGGCTCTGTTCGTGTGTATACTGGTTCGTACTGTTTTACTACATTTTGTAAATGCCAGTTTAGTTTCTCAATGTCAACTTGTAGACCAGGAATCTTTGCCAAAAGCGGCATATTTTGTTGTTGTTCAATTGTTATATCTGAATCTTCAGGCGCAACATTTTTTGATCTGTTAACGAAATCTGGGTTTGGTATAATCATTCTATTCTCCGTTATCTGTATTTAGTTTGAATTTACGATAGGATACGTGTTCATTTACTGCCAATGCCAATGTCATTCATCATTGTTGCGATGTTTTGACTTCGTTGCTTAACGTCTTTGTTGCCAAGTGTAATGACAGCAAACAACTTGTCTTCCTTTTCAACCAGCATAGCCAAACAACGGCCTGCTGGATTTGTGTATCCAGTTTTCGTTAACACAATATTATCGTAGGTCCACATCTGAGGATTGGTATTACGCAACTGTATAGTAAGAGTTTTCTTACCTTTTTTGTATTGATATGTATATAATTTTTCTGTGCTTAATTTTTGAATTAAAGGATATTTTCTTAGTGTAAACAAAAAGTCTTTGAGATCGTCCACTGAGCTTTTATTACCAGGCAACAGTCCTGTACTGTCAACTATAACAGTATTTTTTAAACCCAAATCGGATATCATTAAGTTCACATCTCTAATAAACTTATTGTATCCGCCTGGATGGGCATGAGCCAATGATTCTGCGGCCAAATTGTCACTGCTCATTAGCATAGCACGAAGCAATTCGTAGCGTTCAATATAAACACCTCGGGCAAATCTTCCACTAGCAGTACCTTGTACCTTAACTTCTTCGCCAATATAAACATCACTGTTCAATACCGCCATGGCTGTAAACAATTTTGTAATACTGGCAATACTGCGAACTTCGTCGGTGTTAAAACTATGTTCATATCTTAGCTCACTTAGATCATAGACACCATAGCTAGTAGCCGCATAGACATTGGTGGAAAATAACAGTAATAAACTAATTAAAAATTTCATTGTGTAAGACCCCAAGTCAGTGATGTTATCACTGCTTGTTCTCTGTTATCAAATGTCAACACATATCTTCCATTGAATGGACTGTTTGGCTCGCCGGATAAATTATAATTAAAATTTTTCTCTTTAAGCCAATTTGCTATGTTAATGGCCAGTCTGTGACCTCTAATTGTTAATTGATACATATATTTAACTCCCAGAATATTTCAACTGGAATAAAAACGCCACGTGGTTATTATAGAAAGTAAATTTTGTGTAAGGTTTTTCCACAGGCTCGTCTGTAAAATAATCCCAGCGCGGTATTTGATGTTCGAAGTCGAAGTCAACACCCTGCACATATCCGTCGGATCTTAGTGCGCGAACAATTTCCAATGTTCTATCTGCTCTCATTGTTAATTTAACTGACTGAGTAGTCATCGCCGATTATCTCGAATAGTGTAGCATATTCTGTCGCAGGTTCCATGTGAAAGCCTGTGCCCCATACTACCCAAACTCTGCGCTTGAATGCTTTTTCCCAAAATACCTTTTTACCTGTAATAGTTGTTCGTGGCCATAATACAAAGAACTCAGTCCAAGGATAACAGTCTGCGCCGTCTGTAACTATTGTATAATCCATTAACTCCACTTCAACGCAAACATAACGGCATCTTGCTCTCTGGCAAAATGATATACAAGATAGCCATATCTATGCTCTACTCGCCACGGGCGATCTTCTGCTACTGTATCCATGGTAGGAGCATGTGTGCCTACATTGGCTAATAACCATATATTGATAGGACTTTCATCAATGAATCGATTCGGAGCCAAGGGCTGGTTTAATCTAACACTGGCTTCGATCATGACCACTTTAGTGTAAACAATGCGGCTTCTTCTTTATCAGCCAAATACAATCTTGCTCGGTATTGATCATTGACCCAACTCCATTGCTTATTTTGGTCGCCTTGCCAAGCAAATTCTTTTGAATTGTATTCATTGACTTCTCTAGTAATACCCCACGTTTCCCAGCACCATTGTCTGCATTCAAAAAACTTTTCTAAAACAGAACCGTAGGGTTCGCTCCTGTCGTTTTTAATGTCTACATAATATTTAAATTGGCTATGGCCATTCATACGTTTGTCTGTTTTTTTAACTTTGATTTGCATATTTTAACCTATACATAAAAATAAATTTCTCGGCAATTTCTTTGTTTTCAAATTCCCACATATTATAAGCCATGCGACGACCAGCAAACTCTGTTGCTATAATGTCAATGAGTTCTGCTTTAATATTTACGTTAGCAGAATAAAATTCATCAAACTCTAATAGAACCTTATTGGTTTTCCGAACTGTTTTTATTTTCATCGTAGGCTAACTTGGCTAGAAACATAAAATGATCATATGCTTCTTTTACTGAAGGAGTTTTCATTAATTTTTCTGCTTCTTCTACCATGGCATTAACACCGGCTTCGGCAAGATCATGTGTGCTGGCAAATTGAAGGCTAAAGAACTCATCACCAAAGGCTGCTTTCATTTCTTGCCACGCGGCACGTTGTCTTTCTGTAATAGGATATTCTTTTGGTTTAGCTTCGCTTTGCAAATGTATGGCCGTACGAATAACATCTTCGGCCAAACGGCCTGCGGCAATCATCGGAGCATACGCTGGATCGATACCATAACGAGTACTTTGTCCTCCTGGATAGCACATAACAATATGCGTACCTTTAGGAAAACTCATCATGAGGTCGCTGTCGTATTCTGCCACAGGAATATATTTGCGGCCTTCTTTGATGTAATATACTTTTTTAGTCATAGATGATTATTCTTTGTATGAAGGATCTGTACGCTCAACTAGCCTGATAATCGCAGGCCATTCTTTGACGCCTATTTCTTCGGCGCCATGTTTTTTTCTAATCTCAGGATTAAAAAATCCAGCAGTCTTTTTAACTTCTTCTGGGTTAGGCACAACAAATGGTGTATTACATGCCTGTGCCTTTAATTGAAAACTACAGGCTTGTTCTAAATAAAACAATGTATTAAATGCCTGTGCGATTCCGCGGCCGACAACCAACACTCCGTGATTCCTAAGTATAATAGCTTCACTGTTGCCAAGGTTATTCATCAATTGATCGATTTCAGCAAATCCTTCTTCTGCGCCAACATAGTCGTGATAGGGAATATTAACGAATCGCATGGCATGTTGACTATATGGCATTAGTCCGCACTCTAGCATAGATACGGCTGTACCAGATGGAGGATGAGCATGAATCATACAAGTAAGTTCGGGACGTCTTTGTATAACTGGTAAGTGCTTGATAATAGCTTTGGAATATGTTAAATCGTTATGAGGATTAAGAATTACATTGCCTGAAAAATCAACTTTGATAAAATCAGATGCTCGTAGTTCTTGATATGATATTCCGTAAACAGGAACCAAGACATGATCCGAGTTTGGAATCTTGGCAAACATATGATTGTATCCAAACTCTTCGATGCCAAACAGAGACAATGCTCTTGCACAAGCGGCAAGATTTACGCGAAGATTCCATTCATCTTCGCTGACTAAATCTTTAACATTTAAATCTCTCACAGTACTCGTCCAGTGACTTGACGAATAAGTTGATCAAGTTCGCTTTGGTAGTCTTTACCTAGCCTGCGTTTTTCATAAATTCTATGAACAATAGTATTACCATCTTCGAGATCAGCCGCCGGATGTCCTCGACTTTCTAATTCTTCAAGTAGATCTTCTGTGTCAAAGTCAGACAACTCTACATCAATTTCAACTTCTTTATAAATTGTATGATACATTATGAAATTACCTTTCTGTTTGGACTGTAGTCGCTGTGGATCATATGCCCTTGCTCACGAATGGCATTTACCATTACTTGTGGATCCGTTTCAAACATAGATTTAACGTCATCGTAATCCATGTCCACTGTAGTAAATGAATAGATTTCATAACTACGCTGTAAGTTAGCACGGGCCCGCATCATCATCATTGACAAGTTATAAGGCACTCGATAAGTTTCGCCTTTTAACTTTGACATAAGCATGTCGCCATCTACGTCTGTAATATCAAACAGACACTCGAGACCATTACAGTCCCACATAGCTAGAAATCTATTTGGCCTGTTCATTAGTGTGATCCTTTTTAAGTTTAGCAATCAACTGACGTCCACGTTCGTGTTGTTCTTTTGTAGCACGTTTTTTCTCGTCGCTGAGTTTAAGCATTGAATCGTAGTTACGGGCCCAATGAACACCTTGTATCCAAATACGAAGCTGTTCAAGAGTGCCTGTAAATAGTTCTGCGTCCCTACTGTAAATAGGAAGGCTGTCTGCGTCTTTGGGTTTGATGGCGACTTTATCAGCAAAGTCATCGCCGCCCCAACCTGACTTAGGAGCGCAAAGCATAAAGCCAAGTTTATCTACATCTTCTTCTAAACGACGAAGTGATACTACTGCTTGATATCCTGCCATTTTATTTTCCTAATAGTTCAAAAATTTTCTTTGGATCAATTACATCTGCTAGATGCTTTACTTCTTTAACGCGAACTTCGTATTCTACAATCTCCCAGTCACCGACTTTTTCTCTTACATAAGAACTGTGACTGTTCATATTAAGTGTAATTGTACTGCGAAGTTTTCCTAGTGTGTCATAGACTTTACCTGACTTATTCCACGAGCCATCGGCTTTACGAAACAAGTCAGGATTAGTTTTACTACGAATCTTATAATAAATCATGCTATATAACACAAGTCATCGAATGTGCGTATGCTTTCGCTACCATCATATTCGTCAACATAAAAACGCACACCTGGTTCTAGCCATTCAACTCGAACATCCTGAGCTCCACCGGTGTAGCCAGTATAACCCAAAGATTCAGCATAGTCTCCTAAGCCGTCGGCACCGTGAGATAAAACAAAGTCTACCAAACGGCTGTCAAACAACATAGCTTCGCGCTGGTCTTGGTCGCCCCATGTGCTCCAACCTGCACCAAAACCTGGCGATATCAATACCGCTACCAAGCCTTGGTCATCATAACGTCGTTGAAATTCCATTTTAAATCCTTTACGCAACTTCCTTTTCGTTTTCAAGGATTATGTTGCTAATTGTGTTTAGTACAACCATCATGCCAGTATAGGCATGAGGATTACCCATCATTAATTCCATGGCATAGTTATATGCCTCATTGAGGTCATAGCCTCGGTCCGCAAACAAATTACTACGGATACTCTTTGCCAATTCTACATTAGTCATTATGCTGTTTCCTTAATTGCTTCCATTGCTTCTGACAACAAGACAAGTTGTTTATAAAACTTTGTATCACGTTCGTATGTATTACCTACATACCAAACACCATCACGCATAATGTAATACCATTCTGCTCCGCAACCTTCAGCACGTTCAAAGAACGATTCAAAGGTAGCATCTGTTTTAAAGCCTACACCATTCTCGCCGCGGTCACGACCATAAAAAGTACACATATTACCAAACTTGGCTTCATATTCGGCACTAGTCATGTCAGTGCCGTGATAACCAAATGGGTGGGCTTCACCAATCTCAGGTTGCAGGCTAGACAAATCACCTAATGCTACTAGGTTGTTAGCTTTAGCACTGTCATAATGCTTTTCTAGCATCATACCATTGTATTCCAAATAGCCATCCCAATGGCAATAAACTGACTTACAATTCTCACCGTGCATAACGCCAATTCGACTACGTGTACCCATTTCAAACTCCTGTTTTGTTAAGCTATGTATGTATTATAACGTCAAATCTAATTTGTGTCAATTAAATTTAATACGGGTATATAAATAATGATATGTTTAATTTAGAAAGCTTTTGTGGCGAGCTATGGAGCCAATTAGAAATCAATACACTCGGTGACTATAAAATTTGTTGCCTAGCAAACTATGGCAAAGACTATGGAATGGCACGTGATAAAAATGGCAATGTCATGAACGTAATGACGCATACCATTGAAGAAGCAATTAATAGCGAAACTCACAAGGATCATCGACTACAACTCAAAGAAAATATCCAAGTAAAAAGATGCCGTAATTGTTATGTCGCTGAACACAGTACAAAAAATTTAAGCGAGTGGGGCAGTGATGGAATTAAACAATGGGGTAAGAGTAAGAGGCAACGTGTTAATCGTTTAACAACAGCAGAAATTCCAGAATATGTTAGATGGGATCAGGCTGATCAATATACACTACCCGATGGTACATCCACAGCAAAGGTTGTAAATCTAGGTTTACGATTGAGTAATTTGTGCAATCAAAAATGTATTATGTGTAGCCCGGAGTACAGTAGTCTTTGGTATGAAGATTGGAACAAACTTTGGGGCAATGTTCAAGTAATGCCGCCTGGTACAGTATGGGGCGACAAGGAATATAGACTAACTACGGACAGCAAAGGCAGAGAAATCTTAGACTATTCTAAATGGTGGGACAGCGAAATTTGGTGGGAACGATTTGACAAAATAGCACCGGATTTAAGACACATTTATTTCTCGGGTGGCGAGCCATTAGTAGCACCCGCCATGACAAAAATATTAGATAAACTTATAGAGAATGACTTTGCAAAAAATATTATATTACGTTATGATACCAACTTAACTGTTATCAACAATAAAATTATCGAAAAATTTAAACATTTTAAGAAAATCAATTTTTGTGTTAGTGTTGATGATATCGAAGAACGATATGAACTAATTCGTTTCCCGGGCAAGTACAATACAATCATTGACAATATAAAAACTCTAAAAGATAACGGCATGGATATTCATTACTTGTCCTGCTGTATCGGTATTGGATCAATATATGCTATAGAGAGATTATCAGCAGTGGCTGAGGAATTAAATATTCCTGTAGAGTTTAGATTTTTAGAAGGACCAAATTGGTTGGATCTTAGATCTTTGCCAAAATCAGCCAAAGAAGAAATTATTAATCACTATCAAAGTTTAATGCACCACAGTGAAAAAAGAACTACTTGGTATAAAGCGATTATTAAATTCTTAGAAAAATATATAGACGAAGATAAAGAATGGAAATACCGAGAGTTTGTCATTGTCATGGACAAACTAGATAAAATCAGAGGCACTAATTGGAGACAAGTCCTGCCAGAAATACAAGATATACTAGCCAGACATTGTCCCGATATCGGTGCTTAATATTCAAAAATTTCAGTGTCAGGGAATTCATTAATCCATTCTTCGCAGAATTCCATACCTACGTCCAGGCTAACATAATTGTCGCCCTGCATACCTTGTTCGCTATAACTAACATCATTGGATGCTTCATTCGAGAAGCCCAGTGATTTTAGAAAAGTGTGTAATTCTTTTAAAAATTGGTCATCTGTGTAAATCAAACCATCTTTGTCTGTGTCCCACGACGCTGTGTCAAAACGAACCATTAGTTCACCAAACAAACGATCCTCGTCTTCCATTTTTGTAATAATACAATCGATTCCAGTAACTGTTACAGGCTTGGATTGTCGACTCCAAAGACCTCGGCCGTCTGTGTTGAGAATGATTGTGGTTTCCATTTTGTGTCCTTATTACATTGGTTTAGAAACAATGTAGCCTTGTTCTTTTAAAAAGATGATAGCACCTTGTACCTTAAGCTCATTGTCATTTAATTTAACTAGTGCCCGTTCTGCGGCTTCTCGTGTTTTGCCACCTGTGCGTTTACCTGTAGCAGTATGGACAGCCTCATAATGGCGTCTGCCATCTATGCTAGATTCCATAGTGTAACCACCATTACAAAACTCAATTAGGTCTTTTAATTTTGACATGTTATCTCCTTAAGATTTAATATAATGTTTTGCCGCCGCCAATGTCCAAGGAATTGGTTTTGCAAGAACACCAAAACGTTTAGAATTTTTACTATTTTCTTTAAAACGTTTTTCTTCACTTATTTTAAATTGTTTTACCTGTTCCTGGATCTCAGGAGTAGTCTCGACAATTTCAAATGTCCAACCAAAACAACGATGATATCCACGTATAGATTTTTCTACTGCTTCTTTAGTAGAAAAATTATATATTTTCATACTAACCAGTCGTCGGTCTTTATGGTCTACATGACTTATAACTGTATAGGATTTAGTCATAGGTTTCCTGTTATTGTGATAGTATATTGTAACACTCTAATCAACTTGTGTCAATTAAAGTGTGTTCAATACTGGGTTGTAGATTTTAGTGAGTTCACGTTCACGTGCGTGGGCTGGAGCCTTGCCACGAAGTGTTTCAACTAAACCATATGTAAAAGCATTAACGCCAAATTCACGGATGCTTTGGCACAATGCCCAATCTTTGTTCTCAGTTAAAGCACGACGAACGTGCTTTTGGATACGAACTTTAAGTGCTTTTTTGACGTTACCGCTACAAACTGTAACACCAATGTACTGCTCTGCTGTCACTGTATTAGTGATAACATAAATTGCGTGATTGCGGTCTGTGCGTGTTTTGCGTTTCATCATGTATGTATTATAGCATGAAGACCAATTTGTGCCAATTTATTTCTGCGCTAAAAGTAATACTAAAGTATTATAGGATATCGGTACTATTTTGTTTCGATTAATGTATAAACTATTATAATATCCCGTTCATCGGATATACTAATATGTCCATAATAATTATTAAATGATTCATTAATGAATATGATTATCGGTTTACCTAATATATTATGACTTATTTCAAAATCTTTCCATTTAGTACCATTACCTATTCCAGTACCCAATGCTTTTGATATTGCTTCTTTACTAGCCCATTTTTTTGCAATATATAATGGTTTATCTGATATATTTTGATATTCGATTAACTCATTATCTGTACAAATTTTATTTGCCAGCATATTCAATTTAATATTATCCATATCCCTAAATCTAGAAATATATATAATATCTGTGCCTATTCCAATAATCATTAATTTAGCTTATAATATTTAATACGGTATTTTCTACTTAATACTATACCGTATTTTGCCAACTCATCTCGCCATACAAAAAATGTAGGACCATGAGTCATGTGCTCGTGTACTAACCATTCCCATTGGTGTACCATTTCATGTGCCATTGTATAAACAAAAAGTCTTTTGCTTAAAAAACTTTTGTTCATTCTAATGATACATCGTTCGTTGTCGTCTATGTTGCCTTGGCACTCGCCCCAAAATTTACCCGAATACACTAATCTAAAATTAGGCATTTTAAGTTCGTTATTAAAAACATTGCGATTAATGTTAGTAAAGACTTCCCTACAATCATGAATTGTGGGTCTGAATTTACAGTCAAATTCATCGAACTTTTGAACCATCTTAAAAAGTTTGGTTCTAGTAATGTCCTTTTTCTTAGGCATACATTCTCCTTGGGTGGAATAATGTATATATCTAATTCTCCTAAGAATTAAACTTTAGTATATTAAACCCAACCAGGAAATTCATCATCCAAATTAATAGGATGAACTTCCCAACCGTCATTTTTCCAACGAAGTAATGTCCATAAAATATCCAGATAGTTCATAGAAACTCCTGTGCCATATGGCTTAATATTAGCAAGCCAACTGCTATTATTTGTATTGATAGTAATTCCATGAAGACCTCAATAGTAATGCTTGTTGGCTTGACTTTGACGATATTCATGAATCATCTGTGCCCAATCAATTAGGCCTTCGTAGATAGCATTAAGGATTTTTTTCATAGATAACTCCCTTTACGGTCGAACTCTCTAATCCAATGTTCTACTTCACCGATGTCTTGTATGTTTTTACTTTTAAGATAAGCGTCTAATTTACTTTGATAGTTCTGTTTTGGGAACATTTCTGCTAGACGCTCAACTAGTTTTGCTATTGTTGCTGTCATTGCGCTTTCCTTTAGTATGTGAAACTCAGTGTTTCTACTAATACTATTTATGCGGCAACGCAACATTTACTCAGTATTAACACTGATATTATGCGTCAGTACTAAAGATATTACTCCAGTTTTTTAGTTTAGCAATCTTATTATCAGCGGCAATGCTTACTTGCTCACTGCCCACTAATCCAAACTTAATACATAAATCAATCATAGCTTGTAAATCTCCTAATTCTTCGGCTAAGTGTTCTCTGTTTGTTTTAGGTTTTCCGGGCTTGATATTGTCCAGGCCAAACCTGCTAATTTTACTGATCGCGACAATTACTTCTGCACATTCCTCTTGGGTAATGTCCAGGATTTCTTTTTCTTTGTTATTCATTTATTCTGACTCTAAATTGATATTTAAAGGGTGCCCATTACTGCGGGCGATGTATGTTGCTTCGTTGTGCTTTTGTTCTGCAACTTCAAATGTATAAACACCCGCAACACCTTTGCCATGTTCGTGAATTTCCATGGTAGTTTGTGCGGCTCTATCGTCGTTGTGATGGAATACTGCTTTGAGTAATTCAATGACAAAATTCATTGGTGTAGCGTCGTCGTTATTAAAAACAACTTTATACATATTAGGTTTTTTAATTACCACGTCTTGTTTTTGAGATTGACTTGTTTCTGTTGCCATTAAGCTCATTTTATTCCTTCAATAATATTTATCAAATGGGGAGTGGATACTCCCCATATTTCGCATTACTTGTCTAAACCAATAACTTGCACTTTGCGTGGCTTCAGTGCTTCTGGTACAATACGTGTAACTGCGATACGCAAAATACCTTCATTAATTGTAGCAGTGCCTACTTCCATATTTTCTGCTAGTGTAAGGCTCTTTTCGAAATTGCGATAAGCAAGGCCGCGATGAATATATTCTACTTCTGCCTCTTCTTCACGTTTGCGTTCTCCCTTAATTACCAAGACATTTTGGGTAACTTCTACTTCAATTTCTTCAAGGTTAAAGCCAGCAACTGCGATTTCAATCTCGTAGTCGTTTTCACCTTTTTTGATAATGTTGTAGGGAGGGTAAGGTTGGTTGAGTGCTAGCTTTTCAGCAAACATTCTATCAAAACCAACAAGTGCTCTGTTCAATTGATTTAGAGCTGTTGTGTCAAATCGTGTTAATGCGTTCATAATTTTCTCCTTTAATAAGCAAGAACGTTTAGGACAACGTGTCCAATGTAAAACCCTAATGGCGTCTTACACTTATATTTATACGCTGATTTCATCACTCTGTCAAGTCATCGCCGGGATTTTTCTTTGCCAAAATATACAACAAACGATATTCGTCATAGGCCATTTTAACTGCGGGATGAGTTCTACGAACTTCTTCCTCTTCGGCTATTAACTGTTCCAATCTAGACAAACGATCTGCTAAATCATCATAGGGTGATGAAATGGTATAGCTACTGCCTGCGGTGCTGGCTGCAAGACCTGTGCTTGTAATAGATATTCCACTACCTAGTGTCACTGTATTATGGCCGGCCGCTATAGTAGTATACGCTGTACCAACTTCCTGTGCTATGAAACCAGTGCTCATGTCACTTTCGTTCCATACGAACTCAGTTGATTCAACGCCACTTAAATCAATAGTAATAGTATCGTTGCTGTCGTTCATATCAATATAGTTTTTTTGGTAGTGAATCTGCTTCGCGTTTTTTCTGTGCTCTGCGAGCTTGTTGATTCTTAGTCTTACGTTTAGTTACGCTGGGCTTTTCGTAGAACTCTTTTTCTTTGAGTTCAATTAGTTTACCACTTTCTAGAATCTTTTTCTTGAATAGTCGTAGTGCTTTGTCCCAGTTATCATTCTGTACTATAACTTTACTGCCCATCAACGGGCCTGCTTTTTTACTCATTTTTGCTTACCTTGAAATAATGTTGCAGTTAGTCTATTGCCCTGCATTTCACGATTGCCTTCAACCTTAGCATCTGGTACTTCACTTAAAATGTTATCAATTAATACGCCACCTTGAGCAGTATTGGCCATTTCACGGCCTCTAAACTTGACAACAATTTTAACTCTGTCACCTTCAACTAACCATTCTTTAATATGCTTGATCTTAGTGTCTAAATCGTGCTTATCAATTCCAGGTCTTAGTTGTACTTCTTTGATCTCAACGCGAGTTTCTCTGCTCTTTTTGCTTTGCTCTTTAGCTCGCTTTTGCATGTCGTATTTGTACTTACCTACATCTCCAACTTTACAAATTGGAGGATTTGATGTTGGGTTAATTAGTATAAGGTCAAGTCCTTGATCCTGTGCTAAATTTAATGCTTTGAAATATTGGAATATTCCTAGATTAGAACCATCTGAATCAATTAATCGAACCTCGCGGGCTCTGATTTCTCTATTACTGAGAATTCTGTTCTCTTGTCTTTTTTCGTTTGTTGCCATATACTAGTAGTGGTTCTTTACCTTGAGTCACTGTATCCTCTGTAATTGTGACCTTGACTACATTCTCTGCGGCCAAGTCGGGTAGTACGAACTGTGTTTTAAGTAGCACGTTTTCAAGTTCTGCTCGTAAACCTCGTGCTCCGAGTTTCATTGTAATACATTTATTTGCTATTGCAATGCAAGCAGATGATTCTATTTCTAAATCTATTCCGTCCATTTTGAACAAACTTTGATACTGGCTAATAATACTGTTTTTTGGTTCAGTCATTGCCCTTACCATTTGTTCGTCATTTAATTCTTCAAGTACTGCTATCTTAGGCATGCGTCCTGCTAGTTCAGGTATAATGCCCCATTTGATAACATCTTCGTGTATAACCTTAGTAAGGTCTGTTTTAACTTTATCTGGATTACCAGCAAAACCCATAGTAGACTTGTTGTTAAGTCTTTTATTAATAATATCTTCTAATCCAACAAATGCTCCACCTAGGATAAACAAAATGTTCTTAGTGTTGATAGTTAGCATTTCATTGCCAGGATGTTTACGTCCACCTTGTTGCGGAACACGGCATTCAGTGCCTTCAATGATCTTTAATAATGCTTGCTGAACGCCTTCTCCTGATACGTCGCGAGTAATGCTTGTGCCTTCACTCTTACGTCCTTTTTTATCAATCTCGTCGATATAGATAATACCTTGTTCGCATCGTTCGATGTTTTGGTCAGCGGCTTGATATAGTTTATGAATAACGTTTTCAACGTCTTCACCTACATAACCTGCTTCAGTTAAACTTGTAGCATCTGTGATAGCAAATGGAACGTCGAGGAATTTAGCAATAGTCTTTGCCAGTAATGTTTTGCCTGATCCCGTAGGACCAATAAACAATACATTGCTCTTTTCAATTTCTACATCGCTTTTATTATACAATCGTTTATAATGATTGTAAACTGCTACACTAAGTGCCAACTTGGGATAATCTTGACCAATAACATATTGATCTAGATGTTGGAATATTTCACGTGGTGTGGGTAGTTTATCTTTGGTAGCTGTTTTTTGTACGTCGTCTTTGATAACTTCGTTACATAGTACAATACACTCATCGCAGATATAACCACTGTTACCTGCTACAAGTTTTTTGACTTCGTTTTGGCTCTTTTCACAGAAAGAGCATTTCATTAATGGTTTGGTTTTATCGTTCATTCGCCGACGAAATTTCTAAGCATTGCGTGTAGTTGTTCGCTGTTGTTGAATACATTTGCATTAATAGTATTAAACAATATTTTAAGGTCTTTGTCAACTACTTCGTTGTCCACATAGAACCAAAATTTATTTCCCATATCCATACATGATAAAATTAGTTCAACTTGACTGGCTTTACCAACATTAACCATTACCAAATCACTGGTTTCAGACATCATATATAACCATTGCCAGTTAGTAGATGTAGCTTCATCAAGCAAGTAAAATGTCATTGGAATGGAAGGGAATGTATCTTCAAGTTCATCTGATAATTGTTCTGCCCAATCTTCATCTGTACCAAATACTGTTATTCTTAATCCCGTCTCGGGTAAAAATATCGTAGGTGGTGTTATATAATAATTTTGTGTATCTTCCATGTTACTTCTTGTTGTTTTTAATTGGACCCCAGTGTGTTGACTTGGATCTATTTTTCTTACCTAGTTCCTTAACTATGCGTTTATATGCTTCCTCTAAACCAGTTGTATCATTATTATCGATCATCGTTTGTATTTGAGTTTCTACTGTAATGGGTTGTGGAATAAAGCCTTGCACTATAGATTTATCTTCAACGACCTGATCTACAGACTCTGTTAAGTAATCACCTGGACGTTCTATGCTAGCATCTAAGTTAGGTGCGTTTGGGCTTATTACTTCTGGTTCCGGGGCCGCTACCTTTTTTTTAGAAGGTGTTTTCTTTGCTACTATTTTTTTAGGTGGAACTTTTTTAGCAACTACTTTTTTAGGTGTAATTTTTTTGGCTACAACTTTTTTAGCAGGAGTTCTTTTCTTTTTAACTTTTACTTCTGGTGTAGTTGTAGTCACTGTTGTGTACATCCATCCAATTGGATGAGGATCAACACTTACTGGCTCTCCCACTGTTTCCATTGGGGCGTCTGGTTGAAAACTGGGCTCAAATAATGGTGCATCAATTGGCTGTGCTTCTTGTGATTCTGCTGTTTCAGTAACCATCGGCAACTCAGTTTCGTCAGGTATAGTTTTAGTTTGTTCAACATCCGGTTTAACCTCCTCGGCTTGTTTTTTCCATTCACTGGATTTAATCTGTGTTAAGTTAGCGGCAATAAGCATTAGAACTGCTAATGGATCAAATACACAAATTAATAATATGATTAACCAACGAACACTACGCTCTAACATATTCTCGTCGGGATTGTCGCCATATATCATAGCGGCAATATATTTTAGTGGACCTACTTCAGCTTCGACTTTTCTGACTTCAGCGGCAATCGGCGCTCGCTCTTCATTAAGTACGCTAACTGTTTTCTGGTAGGTTTCGATTTCAGCAATGAGACGCCCACGTTCCTTTTGTTGACTCCTACGGAGAGCCACGGCTTTATCGGCACCTTTTTCATCTGTACTTCGACCCATGACTTGGTCCACTGCCTCGTCCATTTGTTTAAGAGCCTTACGGTTTGCATCTATGTTCTCTTTTGCTGTTTTAATTTTTTCATCGTAGACTGATATCTTAGCCGCTACGTCGCCGCTGACTAAACTTTGGTCGCTGTGTGCTTTACTCAAAAAACCAAAGATACCCATGCTAGTAATTAACATTAGAATAACTAATGCTGATGTAAAGTATGCTTTCATTAAGAAAGGAATACTTTTCCAATATCTGTATAGCCAACTAGCAACGACTAATTTAGCCGCTTCTAAACTGCCGCCCATAATAGCAACAGGTATTACCGAAGCTGAGAAAATTGCTATTAAGCCAATAACGCTGTAATATGCCGCAATGCCGCTTAGGACAAAGGCTGTAAAAAATAATAAAAATGCCATGTACTTTATTTATAGAGCAACTGCGAATCTTTTATACTGCTTTATAATGAGTTATAATATACTTTAATTGTCAGTTTGTCAAGTGTTTCGATAAATATTTACATGATCGAACAAGCAGAAATACATTGGCACTTAACCGATAAATGCAACACAGGCTGTGAATACTGTCCTAGTAGATATCGAGGAGGTTCAAATAAACGAACCACAGACGAATACTTGGCGGTTATTGAAAAATTACAAACAAGCAGATATAAACATGCCAAAAGTATTAGATGGAAAATTGGCGGCGGCGAACCTCTTCATTTTACCAACCTAAACATACTATTAAGAAAAATTAAATCAATGCCCAGCATTGTTAGACTAGACACTAGCGGTGGCGAAACTTGGTTTGATTTGTTAGAAACTAGAGACTATGTTGATCAATATAAGTTAACTCATCATTATTGGCAAAATGTTAGCGTGGTACATTTCATTGCTGATTTTTGTAAAGAGAATGATAAAAAGTTACAGGTAATAGTGCCTCTTAGCCCTGGCAAAATACTTGAACAGAAAGAACTTATCAAAGAATTAAATTCTACAGGAATAAGTGCAATAGAACAAATATTGTTCAATGATGCTAGACAAGGTGAAATATGGAGTGGATATTCTAATGTAGACATTAACAGAATATTTGGTAGACCAGATGATTGGGTACCTCCACCGCCTGTACCACAACCTCCGCCAGTCTACGAGGATCCCAGAATACCTCCAGTGGATAACACTCCTAGCTATACTGGCTTAGGATGTTATGCAGGAATTGATCATATATACATCAGTCATAAAGGCTATGCATCAGGTAGCGAATGTGGCGGTCGCGATATTGGTAATGTATTTGACGCTAATTGGATCGTGCCCAGTGATCCATTTCCATGTAATATGAATTACTGCCGATCTAATAAAGATAGAACTCGATTACGTGTTGGAATTAAATAAAACTATCTGTTATTAAACATTCTGCAAGGTATCCTTTATCTCTAAGAATCTGTGTGCCTTGAAAATTATCCTGAATCTGAATAACAGAAGCGTGTAATTGGTTAACTGGTAATATCCCAAAATGTTCTGTCAGTAATTCTCCAACAGCAATGTGTGTGGCACTGGATACAATTATATCATCTATTACCATTACATTTCCAAAAATATTCGCATCTTCTTGTATGCTCAATGAATAAGGTCTTCCGCGAGTCAAAAACTTTTTTTCAAAGGCCGGCCTTGGAATCCTCATAGGCTTTCGTGCAAGATGTAAAGGCAATTTGGCAGCGAATGCGGTTGGGGCTCCCCAAATAAATCCTCTAGTTTCAATAGCAACAATACAATCTATATTGTATTTCTTTACCAAGTCCACTAACCATGAAACTGAATAATCAAAAACTTCTGGCGTCGACATCAACCCTGATATATCAATTGCCGTTTTACCTTTAAAAGGAAAATCATCTACTCTACTAAAAAATTTAGATATATCCATTAATATAATTCCATGTATGCTAGTTTATATTTTTTACTTTCTAACATTTTCTTACCTGGTAAGAAATCTAAACAAGCTAATGTAGCATGAAGTTGTTTGCTGGGTTTGATATTCCAATGTTCAGTTAACAATTCTCCCACAGCATTTAATGTGCCGCCGGTGGCCAATATATCATCCACTACCATTACGTTTCCAAATATGCTACTGTCCTTTAACATACTCAAACTGGCTGTGCTGTATTCTGTATCGTATTCTTTGGTAACAACATTGCCAGGAAGTTTACCTGGTTTACGAGCCAGGAATAATGGCACTTGTATTTCCGATGCCAATGCTGAACCCCAGATGAATCCACGAGCATCTACTGCAACAATACAATCTATATTATGTATAGCACTTTGTTTAACTAGCCAATTAATTGTTTTCCTAAATGCCGCAGGATCTTCTAATATACTTGTTACATCTAAAAATTTAACGCCCGGCTTAGGAAAATCATCTACAGTTCTAATTACTTGTTTTAAGTCCATGCTACACTCACAAAAAAAGGACACATCACTGTGTCCTTTTATTTACTTGGGAAAGTCTATTAGACTGCGCCCATTGCCAATGCTTTGTAACCTGCGGCAACAACAGCACGAGTTGGAGTACCCAAGCGATACTTAGTATAAGTTTCGCCACGAGTGTTTGTGCGAGGATTTGCGTAGATAGCATAACCCTGGAAGCGAAGATCGCTAACAGTAGCACGTGGGTTTTTAATGCCAAAACGATGTGTAATTTGGCCAGCTGTCAACTCTTCACCCTTGCGAAAAGCTTCTAGTAGTTTACCTGATTTAGTAGTAACTTGCATTTTAAATTTCCTTTAAATTTTAAATCGTCGCTGTTATTTGTAACAACGTGTGACTATTATACAATAAAAAAACGGTAAGAGCAATAGTGCATCTTACCGTTTTATTGACTAATTTAACCGTTTATGCTCTTTGGGCAATAAACTCGTTTAGTACTTTGGCCTTCTTAATAATCTCTTCCTCTGTAGGGAAAGGTTTGAAGGTTGGTGCAGTTGGGATTTTATCAATCAAACTGTCCATTGATTGTGCCTTGATTTGTGCCAAGTTAACTTCTTGTTCCCAAGCAGTTTGCGTGAGTTCACGCTGTGCATGCCAGTCTTGCTCTAGCATTTCTTTTGCCATCTTGAGTAGTTCAAGACGAATTTCGTAGCCATTTGTGCTCATAATATTTCTCTCTATGTGTGTAATGTACAAACTATTGTCTGTACACTATTATATAGTATTGCGAGTCACAAATCAATGACTAAGTTGTTCGTAATAAATTATTCAGCGTCAGGTGGTGGAGGGGCGTCAGTGTCAGTGATGCCATTTGTATCACAAAATTCTCGGAATATTCTTGCAAAACCTTCTGTATTATGACCTGCGGCCACGCCAGCTTGTCTTAAAGCTTCATATTCTGATTTCTTTGGTTCAGGTAAAGACTGAATCCATACTGCCATTAATCCTGGCTCTAACGGATTCCCGTTTTTGTCTATCATTGCCATGTGTTTCTCCTAGCTAATAAAAGTATTTATCAATTATTTGTCTTAGTAGCATTAAAATTCTACTAATTTTTTGACATCTTTGTGCTTGACAATAATCACAGTATGAATAGAATCTTTTAGCTTGATAGGAAGATCCAAGTGAATAGAGATTCTAGGGCCTTCGATTTCATTGATCATTGTGTCGTTGCCCACTGTGCCAATGAATGGAATTTTGTTCCATTTACCAAACACCCTGTCACCTATCCAATATATCGGTTTGTATCCTATACGTTCAAAGTAATCAGTTTGATTTCCCATTTAATATCCCAGTCGTAGTGTTAAATACATATTTATTGAAACAACATGCAAATAAATTTCGACAATGACAGATTTAGCGTTACTGTGTCTGCCTGCAGTAGACCAGTTAATAATATTAGAGTAGAATCTGAAATAGCCGCTGAAAATTTGTACAAGCAAAACAAAAAAATAATATTAGGTTTAAGTGGAGGGCTTGACTGCCAAGTTGTATTACATAGTTTTTATTCGCAGGGTATACCATTGAGTTGTTCATTTTTTTATATGCCCGGCTATAATGATTTTGAATATGACAATGTAAAAGTGCTTAAACAAAAATACAATTTAGATTTAATTGTTGTAGAGTTAGACCCCAGCAAGTACAAAGATGATCTAATAGAAGAATATAATCTAACAGGCATAGCACCCTTTCAATTATTACATCGAGAGTTTCTTAGACATCTTCCCGGAGATCATGATTTTATATTAGGATTAGATGGTCCGGATTTTCCTTTTAAAGATAATAAATGTTATGTCATGCAAACTGCTAACTCATTTGTAAATTCCAGAGTCAGGGCCATGCAGATGTTAAACAGAACTGGAAAAATAATAGCATGGGAAAAGATACCGGAAATATTTTTAAGTATTTTGACCGACGAAATCGTAAAGGCTTATATATGTACTCACAATTATATTGTTAATAATGGGTTAAGTTATTCCAACGACGAAACTATTAGACTTATAGATCATTGGGACTTATATATGAAACCATTCATATATGCAAAATATTGGGGTAACAGTTTAGAATATTTTGCCAAATACCAAGGACCAGAAAATATCGATTGGGTTATGAATGGAAGATGGAACGACTATAGAAAGAACCTTGTAATTATTCCATACGATGAATTAGTAGATAGATTACAAAATGGTCCCGAAAAAACTTACTATCAACAGACTGCTAAATAAAAACTATATGAACAATGTTATCTTTTTATCGGGTCTATATAGCAATGCCATTTATTCTACTATGCGACCAATTTCTTGTTACCAATTAGCTTGGTGGTTAAGAAAACACAACATCGAATCTCAAGTTATAGAGTTCACGCAATTAATGAGCCAACAGCAATTAATTCAACTAATAGAAACTTGTATGGATGAAACTACTCATACCATTGCAGTTAGTACTGTATTTTGGCCTATGAATCCCTGTGTAATACCCGAGCCAATCAAATCAACTGTTCAATACATTAAGCAAAAATATCCTCATTTAACTATATTAGGTGGAGGTAATAACACATATCGTTTTGACGATACTGGTTCATTCTTTGACGTTAAGATGACCGGTGACAGCGAAGATAATATATTAGATTATTGTCAACAAAAGAAATTTAATCTTGTATTGCCAAATGAAAAATTTAACATTGTTAATTGTCAACATAGATACAGTAAAAAAGATCTTATACTAGAACATGAAGCGGTGCCAATGGAACTAGGCCGCGGTTGTATTTTTAAATGTAAATTTTGTAGTAGCGCGAACTTAGGAAAACCTAAAGGCACTTATCAACGAAATTACGAATATGTGTTCGACGAGATAAAGTATAATTATGAAAATTTCGGAACTACACATTATATGTTCTTAGATGACACTATAAATGAAGATCCAGAAAAAGTCGAGTTTCTTGCTAGTATACCAAAACGTCTAGGTGTTCAAATTACATGGGGCGGATATATTCGCGTAGACTTGATATGGAGCCACAAGAATCACAATGTGCTATTTGATTCTGGACTACGTAATGCTTACTTTGGTCTGGAAAGTTTTCATCCCGAAGCCAGCAAAATAATAGGCAAAGGATGGAACGGAGCCCATGGCAAAGAATGGATTCCTTATTTGTATAATGACTTGTGGAATAAACAAGTTAAAATCGAAGCTAGTTTTATTGTAGGCTTGCCCAAAGAACCAGAAGAGTCATTTTACGAAACTGCTAAATGGATCACTGATTTAAATGCAGGTAATATGTTTTTTTACGCATTAGATTTAAAGCACAATACAAAAAATAGTGCTTTAGAAAGCGTGTTTACTAAAGAGTATCCCAAATACAATTATGTAATTACTGAAAACGATCAATGGCACAATACCGAAACTGGCTTTACTAGACATTCGTCGAGTCAATTATCAGATAAACTAAATGGAATAGTACGAGCATCAAAACCAACAGTGGCAGGTTGGTCATCTAATCATTTATATAATGTTGGTATGAGTTTAGAAGAAATTGGAAATACAACATTACACGACTTGGGTTATATCTTAAAAGATAAAAAAGATAATTTTATCAACAAATACATTGATAAATTTAAAAAATTATATATCTAATTCTATATCAAACATCCATGCGTCCCATATGTATAACTCTGCATACTCGTATGGCATATAAAAGTATCCGTTGTCTCCCCATTCTTCTCCATAGCTGTTCCTACATATAAAATATTGAAAGTCATCATCGTAGCCCACAATGACTATAGCATGTCCGCCCAATGATTCTTCTGCGCTCATGGGCATAGGTAATACCGAACTTGCGGAGCCTATGTTGTCAAAATCGCCAAATACTTCTATTCCTGCTACAACCGGATAGCCTGCGCTAACAATTTTTTTAATATCGTTGATTGTTTCTACTCGATGATACCTGTCAATAACTTTAGATGTAGCATCGAGATAACTATCATGCGATGGCATAATATCAAATTTATTAATTAAATATGGCCAAATAGTTTCATTACATACGCCAAATTTATGTACGGCTTTGATTCCATCTTTAAGATATACACCCGAATCTAAATCTATACTGTTTTCTAATAATCTTGCATTATAATAAACAAATAGTCGGCTCAGGTCCTGAAATCGTTCTGGATAAAATTTATTAATCATTAATTCAAAAGCGCCCACTATTGCTTGACTAACACAGCTACCAAGATTCATTTGACACTCTACAGGACTACACCATATTCGTAGATCCGCTTTTCGTGGAATTATATCTTCAGTGGGTTCATCATAAAAAAGATCCCGATCATCTCCAGGATCTTTTTTAAGAATGAAATTAGATGGTAAATCTAGAGGGAAACTGCTGTATGATGCCATCTGCTATTATATTTTTAAAAGTAGTCATAGACGAATGCATTTGATCGGTGGCCTGCGTTATGGCGTCTGTGTTGTTTATTTTTACCGCGTGTGCTCTTCTTATAACAGCATCTGCAAATCCCATCATCGGAATCTGAATCACAGGACTTGTCCATGCATTATTATAATTAATCATCGGACCTCCTAGCGTCAACGTTGAACCAACTAAAGAAGTTTCCCAGGGCGTTACGTCAAAGTCGGCTTTTACAGCATGTGATAACATAGCGGTATTTGATGCCAACAACCTAAAAGATGTTGTTACTCTTTCTCCTAATTCTCTATTATAGAATGGATTGAAAAAGTTTTTTATGTCGTCGATAAAATCGAATAATTCTTCAAAAGCTATAACTAACTGCTCTTCAGTACCTGTTATAGTATCAGTAATTTGAATTAATTTTTGTGAATATGTGTTTAGATAATTTTCTAAATCTGTTTTGAACACAGTCTTGTTAAATATTTCATTGGTAATACGATCAAGTAAATGATCGTTTCCTAGAAGACTTTCGTCTTCTTCAAATTCAAGTTTTGCTTTTTTAGTTGAATTAGGTCTTAAACTTGCTTTAATTTTTGCAGCCATTGGATGGTCATAGTGTTCTTCAACTATGCTATGTGTAATTTTTTTATACATAATATTTTTCCTTATACTATAAACCAATGACCGCCTCGGCTAAACAGGTGTACTGATTGCCAAGGCTCTGTCATGGTATAACTTAAAGCACCATCTATGGTACTATCATCATTTGTTGTTATGGTTATTTCTTGTCCTTTTTCCATAGAAGGCTGTTCAATCTTTAGTGCGATTTGGAAACCATCTCCAGGATAAAGGGGAAGTGTAATAGTAATCGATCTATCACTATTAACACCAATATAGCAATCATCGTTCGTGCATCCATAATCTTCCGATACTAAAATGGTACCGAAAGACACTTCGGGCGCATCGCCTGAATCTCCCTGCGGTCCTACCGGGCCTGCTGGCCCTACTACATGTCCGGCATTTATTTCAGTGCCATCATTGTAAACTAGAATCAAATCACCATCTCGTGTTAAGCCGGCACTGACAATAATTTTTGTGACTGCGCTTATAACACCATCTGGTGTAATATCAAGTCCTCGACCAATTTTTACAACACCTAGTGTTGTTCGTGTGGCAACGTCAGACTCTGATAAAACTGTTTTACTTGCGTATGCCATCTTTTAAATCCTTATACGATGTTCCATCGTGTGCCGTCGAATAAAACTATGATACTGACATCTGTTCCTAATGTTTTATCCGACGCTGTGTCTATCTTTTGACTTCCAGATGCTTTAACTTTAATATTTCCGCTAATTTGATTTTTAACAATATAAACTTTTCCAGTTATCCCCAATGGTAAAGTTATTTCTATGTCTTTCTTAGTGGCGCCGATATAATAGTCAGTGGCAGTAGCGGTATAATCATTTGATGTAAGTTTTACATTAATCAAACTGCTACCACTACCTGTTGCTGATAAAATTCCTGCCGGTGTAATAGACAAACCGCTGCCAACTTGAATTACTCCAAGATTAGTTGTAGTAGCAATGTCAGCATCTAATGTAACTGGTACGATGCCTGGAGGTTGTGTAATCGAAGGCACAGGACTTTGTTTAAGTCCAATACCAGCTAACGTTACTTGTGGTGGTCTATTATATGCCATACTGTACTATTAGATTAAAATCCATTGAGTGCCATCAAATACTAATGTCAATGAACCGTATGAAGCAGTAATAGTAGCATTTGCGGCGCCGTCAATAATATCGGCGCCTGCCGGCGTAATAGTAATTGGATTTGGATTGCTAGCCAAACCTAAACCATCTTTGATTGTAAATGTTTTTCCTGTAGTACCAGCTGGCAGGTTAACTGTTACAGGTACAGGCCCTGGTACCTGTATGCTAATTACATCATCTGTAGTTGCGCTAACTGTTACTGGTGTTGCCACAGCAACTCTAACTGCGTTTACTATTACACCATTCGAACTGATTGTAACTATGTTAGCACCTGTACCTGTTGTCGGTGTAACTGTAATACCTGCTCCGGCAAGTATTGATGTTGGATTATTTGTATATGACATGTTAGTCCTTTATTTTAATCGTGCTCTTACACGATGCTCCATTCTGAGCCGTTGAATATAAACGATAAACTACCATAAGGTGTATTGATAGTGGAAGTTGCGCCGTCTACGTTTTGTGCTGTGCCTTGAACTATAATTGGATTAGCCACCGATGCATTACCACTACAGTCTTTGACAATATAAACTGTGCCTAATATGCCAGTAGGCAGGGTAATTACTACCTGTCCTGCGTGATCAACGCAAAGGAAATAATCCTCTGCTGTTGCTGTGTATTCTGGTGTTGTTACTTCCGTAACAGTGACGGGACTGGGATTGCCGCCATTAATTATAGTACCGCCTCCGACGTTAATAGTATCATTGTTACTACCTGGAATATATAACGGTACTATTGGAAAAGGTGGGAAGGGTGGATAAAAGTTCAATGGAGCGATTCCTTGATATTGATTCTGATCTTGTGACATAAATTCTCCATAAAAAACACTCACCCTCGTGAGGTGAGTGTTATTAACAATTATCTAATGTTAGTATTAGTATTTGTTGGGCTAGCTGTCAATGTACCGGATCCAACATTGATTGCTTCGTTGTTAGAACGGATTGATTGAGCTAAACCCCAAATGGCATTGTATAAACTGCCATACTGTTGTTGTTGCTGTTGTTGTGATTGCATCTGGTTGATGTTATTAGTTGTAGTAACTTCAATACCGCGACTGCGTTCAGCATTTTCAAAACGAGTCTGTAACGCGATTACGGCTGCGTTAGCATCAGACAATTGACGGTTTAGAGCCGCTTCGTATTGTGCTGTGATCAATGCGCGAGTTTTGTCACCATCATCATATACTGCACGTTGTGTCTCATTTGCTGTAGACATCAAGTTAGTGTTGATAGTATTCAATTGTTGTGCAAGTACCATTGCGTTTGCGTTAACTGCTTCGCGTGTGCTGTCGATACGAGTAGCCAAACTGCCTGTAGCCGCATTTAGTTGCGATGTAATAGCCGCTGATTGATTAGCTTGACTGCCTTCCATTGCTGCCGTACCAACTGCAACTGCCTTGTCGACTGCGCCAATAGATTGCATGATAGACATGTTAGCTTGAACTTGTTCTGGAGGACTGCGTAACATTGCGCCTGCCGCTCCATTTCCATCGGCACCAAAAAGGTTACCGTTGTTGCGTAGTAATGATCCTAAAATCAAACCACCGATTAGGCCGCCGCCTACGCCCATGCCGCCACCACCTAGGATGTCGCCACCGCCTGTTACTGTAGATAAATCTGCCATAATAATTTTCCCTATTTAAATATGGGACTTATAAGTCCTCATATCTACTTACAGTGAAATCTTATTAATTATGGTAGTTCTTAGTAGTATATGTACGCCAGTATTATTTTGTCAAAGCCAGCTGTGTTCTATTACGAACACACAATGCCTTCATGATTGCGCTGACATGAATCTTAACTGTGCTTTCGGAAATGTTTAGCGTTCTTGCTATTTGTTTGTTTGATAAACCTCTCGACGCTATGAGGTCATATACCTGTGTTTGTCTATCAGTGAGATGAATATTTGATTTTGTTTTTGACTTTTTGTTACCAGGAAGTTTACTGATAATATCCCTGGGCCAGTGCGATTGATCATTTAATAACGCATTAATAGCTGTTATACAATCATCATTGCTAAAAGATTCTACACCAGGAACTATTCCTAATATTTTATGTTTTTGTAATTCTTTTATTGTCGACAAATCAGTATCTTTTTCGATGACAATGCCAATATTAGGTCTATCAATGTTAGCATATTTTATCAGAGTTTCTAACATAAGCATAAATTCTGATATAGTACCGCCATTGCGCCTAACTGTGTTTATATGAACAACAATGTTCTTAGGTTGTTCATAAACTGAATTACTTAATTCAATAAAACTTGTACACCATTTAACTCTACAGTTCAGTGAGTTTATTATATCATTGGCTTTACAGTCTGCTTGATTTTTGCCGTCGAGTAAGTCACCAAAGTAAATGTGTAATGGTGTTTTATGTTGTTGGGTTAAATCCATGGTTATAGTTCTCCAGGGTAATTTTTACTAGTCGTCTCATCGTAGTCTTTCTATATTAATACTTACTGTGAACTGTACTTACTATTACTAGTACTCTGTACTAATAGTACTTCAGTGTAAAACTGCCCTATACAAATATTTAAAATAGGGCAGTATTCACAAACCTATACCAGCGTATAGGTGGTTAACCAAAATTATTGTTGATAGCAATCAGTTGAAGTCTATTTTTAACTCCTGCTTTCTTAAAGACTAATCCAGCATGTAGTTTAACTGTGGCTTGACTTAAATTTAAAGTATCAGCAATCTGTTCATTGTTTAGGCCGCGGTTAATTATTAAGCTGGCTATTTGCTGTTGCCTAAATGTTAGACTGTATTTGTCATTTGACATTAATTGTTTTTTAATTACAGCATCGAGTTCAGTTGATCCTTTACCTTTGAACAGTTGAAAATATCTATTCACAAAGGCAGCTTGAGCATCACTGTCTTTCTTAAAGTCATCTATAAACGTGGACCAGAATGCGACCATTTGTGTATTCGTTCCTCGAGGAAGAAACACAGCGATGCCGTCCACACCAGTTACTGGTCCTTGAATTGATTCTAAATTTTTACCACCGTCGATATCATCATTTTGTGCTAGTGTGGCTAGTACTTTAACTTGATTGGATTCGATGGCGCTTTTAACAACTGAGCCAGGAAATAGTCCTATGTCCACATGCCCGCCTATTACTGCTGTAAGACCTTGCGTTGGAGGAAAAGGCACTAATCGAATTTCTTCTTTATTGATACCTCTTTCAGAAAATGTTTCTTTAAATGTTACTTGTTGTTTCAAACTTTGGGTTGCAAAAGTCACTGACTGGCTGTCTTGTTTTAGCATGCCAACTACTTCTGTTAAGTTATTTTTGGGGAATTTTTTATTTGCTACTAGATAAAAATGAGTAGAAACCAAGGCTGCCACCGGAGTGAAATCAGTGTAATCTACTTTCTTAATTGGTGCGTTGGCAGTGAGATCGGAAATTCCAGTTAGTAATAATGTTTTACCATCTTTTGGTTGAATGGCAGCATATTCCGCCCCAATCAATCCATTAGCGCCTGGTTTGAATTCTGGTACAAAATTAATGTTACGCTTTAATCCATATGCTTGTAATATTCTAAATACGCTGTCAGCACTGCTGCCAGGAGGATATGGTACTACTATTTTAATATTTTCCATTGTTGTTGCCTTTCCTTGTAATGATATCATTGCACATAACAATAGCATGATAATTTTTTTCATGTATAACTTTCTTTATAACTAAAAACAACTATACCTTTATAATTGTTAACCTGAGTTTAACACTTTTGTTAATCTTTACCTAATACAATGTAGCCAAAAGAAAACCCGCCGAAGCGGGTTTGTAATACTAATTGTAGCTATTAAGCTGTTACTGGTGTGTATTCAATACCAGTTGTAGCCAAACCAACTAAACCAATAGCAGTTTCAAAACTTGCTAGTTCGCTGGCAGTAACCAATACATCAGCTTGTGAGTAGTGATTAGCATTCATCCAATTTGTCAATGCTGTAACATCTGCTAGTGTAGCGTCTGTGCCCATTACGTTTTTGTAAACGTGCTTGATAAATGTTTCGTCACTGACACCACCCGCATCTGCTTTGTAAGTGTCAGTGGCCAACAATGCCTGTGCTAGTTGTTTATTAGTCCAACCTGCATCAGCAAGACTGATACCGATACCTTCGTATGCAGTTGTAACATCACTAACACCAAGTGCGGCAGCTAACAATGCGTAAACATCACCAGCACGGCCTGCGGCATCATAAGCAATGGCTTTGTCTGTGAATACGACACGCTCATGGTCAGCAAGATTGAATTCCATGTTACTAACTAATGTGCTTACTAACTTTACGTTATCAGTAGTTTTAGTAACGGTGTATTCTGTGCTGGCACCACCCATGGTGTATGTGTCAACACCTGCTGTGCCTGTTACATCTACAACGATGTCGACTGTGCCATCACCGACTCGACCTGTACCTACTACACCAAATGTAGCAATCTTACCAGCAGTGCCAACTGTAGCAACTGTAACAATTAAGTTATTAGCAACTGTACCGCCTAATGCTGTACCAGCTAGCGTGATTGTGTCGCCGGCTACGTAACCATGTCCAGCACTTGCGGCTAGACTGTCAAGAACAACAGAGTAAACTCCATTTGTTTTTGTAACGTCAAATGCGGCGCCATCGCCTGATCCACCTGTAATACCTGTAACGTTTTGGTACGTGGTGTTTACCGCTTTATCTTTGATTGTGATTTTTGTTGTCATAATTTTCCTTTATTAATGATTCATAAACTAATTAGTTTAATAATCTACAATTATACAACATAAACCAAACAAAACATGTGCGTGCACGCACATGTTTGACAAGAAAAATGGTAAATTATGAGTTTAACACCTTGGCTACGGAATTCATAACACTGGCAATGCGTCCAATATCACGAAGTTGTTCCACAGTATAGCCTTCTTGTTTAAGTGTTTCATAATGTGCTTTTACACAAAAATGACACTTGCCTACAATACTTGCGGCCAAACTAAATGCTTCAAAGTTTGTCTTTGTAGTTCCGCCGTGACTAGCAATAGCGTTCATACGTAATTGTGCCGGCAAGCCTTTTAGACTAGCGTCATCTGCCATCTCGACATAAGGATACCAAACATTGTTTTGTGCCATGATGCTTGCGGCCGTCATTGCGCTCTCAGCAAATACAGGATTGTCTGCTAACATCACTGCTAGTACTTTACCATTGCCCGTTGCGGCCAATGCCGCTACAGCACAACCCATAGCAACATCAGCATCTAATGTACTACGCAAAAGAACAGCATCGAGATTTAACTTAGTGTCCTTTGCATAGTCTGGCAACGCACCTTTAACTGCGTCAATGAATGCCATTATAGTGTTTCTCCGCCTACAGTACGGTTACAAGCGCACAACTCGCCAGTTTGTAAAGCATCTAAGATGCGAAGAGTTTCTTCTGGGCTACGACCAACGTTCAAGTTGTTGACTGTAACGTGTTGGATAACGTTGTCTGGATCAACAATAAATGTTGCGCGAAGTGCGGCACCTGCTGGCGCATAGAATACACCAAGTTGTTCAACTAGGCTTAGATTTTGATAACTGCCTGTTGTTTCGTCGTAATGACTGCGCTGTGTATCAGCAAATTGGTGATGTGTAATCTTACGCAAGTCATCGTGGCTCTTTTGCCATGCTACTTTACAAAACTCATTGTCTGTGCTACCTGTTAGCAATACTGCGTCACGGTCAGCAAAGTCACCTGCTAGTTTGTCATAGGCTACAATCTCTGTAGGACAAACGAATGTAAAGTCTTTTGGATAGTAAACAATTACTTTCCACTTACCTTCGAAAGATTTTTCTGTGATGGTATAAAACGCATCTTCTGGTTGTCCTGGCTTCACTCCTGTGATAGCAAACGCTTCTAATTTATCTCCAACTGTTTTCATATTTTCTCCTTAATTAAAATCTTCATTAGTGTTTTCACTAAGTGTATAGTATATATCCTTATTATCTGCGAAATCAAGAAGGTTTTCACAAATATATTTTTATTGACGCAATAGGAAAAATTAATAGTCATCCGCCTCCTGTTGTAATTTTTTCCAAAGATCCTTGTCATCAAATGCCTTGTAGTATTCCTCATTTGGCGCAAGCACTCTAAATTGTCCGGGGTACTTTAAACTTAACATCATCATATCATGCTTGTCCAAAATATCGCAGACAGTAAAATTTGTTCCACAACCACCGTACATGGTTTTGAAAGGTCCATGCTTGACTTTTTCTTCTTTGAAGGTCTTAGTGAAAGCGAATGTGTTCCAAATGATTCGAGTGATACCCAGCTTTTGATTTCTCAGGCGGATCTTATCGTAGATAGTTATTTTTGAAATTGTAGCTTCGTTGTCGTCGTTGATTGTTAGCAAACAATCTTTAACTTTGATGCTACCCTTGGTATGAGGATTATCACTAGTCTCTTTAGTGCTCCAAGGAATTGTACAGTCTACGTGGTTAACGTAAAATGTTTCTCCATGTGTTTTTAAGACCCACATTGGAATGGTCTGATCTTCTAAATGTTTCTTGTTGAAGTGAAACACTATGTCCTTACAACTGTATTCAATCTATGCCATTTTGTTTTCTCCTTATTTCAATTTTGGCTTCTTTCATTCGTTCTTCCCATTTAGGGTTGAACAGCATACAACAACGGCAGGATAAGATCTGTGTTTTCTTACCTCGCAGTTTGCTATTCGCCCCTGCTTTGCCATGATATATACTTTTCATATTATATTTAGTAAGTGCCGGTCTATTCCCGGCTGTCATCTGAGTTTAATTTTGATACTATTGCCCGCCCCAGGATTTATCTAGCTTACCTGGCAACTCATACTGGAGTTAACTTAGAAAATACACCGCTGCTCTGGTGCGCTAGACGGGACTCGAACCCGCACTCATGAGTTTTAGAGGCTCTTGCTATGCCATTCAGCTTCTAGCGCAATGTAGTTATTATACAAGATTGTTGGTATAAGGTCAACAATTAATTTATCCAAAAGAAAACCCGCCGAAGCGGGTTCTGAGTTTCTGTTACGAGGTATGTCTTACCCTAGGCTGCGTTTAGGCTGCCAATGCGAACTGTGAGTCGTTTGCGTTTACTTTTTTGCTTCTTCGGCCAGGAACCCCCAACCCTAACGGCTTCTACATTGCCGGACTGTCCATTTCATTACTCTTGACCCAATCGATCCTGTGTCAGGCCCATCAAAAGCACACATTGTCCATCGCACCTTTCGGCATCGCGGTCCAGATTGAGGAGTATGTGCTTTTGGTGGACCTGGCGGGCACTGCCCCCGCGTCTTGAATCCTTTTCAATCTACTTCATACAGTCTTAAACTATATTATATACTTATCGTGATTATTTGTCAAGACTTATGAATTTGATCCCATTAATGCCATGATACTAGCATACTTGTTATGTCTGTCATCTAAACCTTTTAATCCAGAATTAATTGGCTTAGTTACTTGTGCTGTGTCATTAAAATTACTAACTTTTGGTGCTACTTGATTTTGCCAAAACCATACTGCTACCTTGGCAGCAACTTCTGGACGTTCAACTAGTTCTGGTTGTGCTTCTAGTGGTAAACCCAGTGCCTGACCAGCACGTTTGTAATTATCCCTGCCAGTAAGTTGTATGTAACCTCTGCCATGATACTTAGCACCGTCGCCTACTTGTTTGTTGCCTAACATTTTTGCTTTGCGTGGATTATGTTTAGGATCATATTTTTTAAAATCTAATTTACCACCTAGTTCTTTTAAGCTAGAGAAATTAGCAGTTTCGTGAGCGCATTGTGCTACAAACTGTGCTAGTTCTTTGCCACGCATACCAGCGGCACGAGCTGTTTGTATTAGTATCTTTGCTTCTGGCTTTAATATAAGTTTAGTAGCATACTCGGCACTAGCAGGTGCCTGTTGTGTTATTGCTGGTTTTTGCTGTTGAGCTTTTTGTGGTAATGCTTGAGCACCTAATGCTGCCGCGCCCATTGTTGCACCAGCTACCCAATCTTTCCAACCTTCTTCTATATCTACATCTTGAATGGCTTCGCGTAGCGCAGATACGTAATTGATTTCTTCTAAACTGTTGCCACCTTCCATGACGGCAAGTTCGTAGTCAGAAAATTTACGTTCTTCTTTAACTACTTTACTAATATGTCCTTGTATAAATTCGCTGGCTCGCATCGAATATTTATCACTTGTCGTAGGGCTTTAGGAAATCATCGTTTTTACTATCTTCATCAAAGTTATCCCAGTTATAGGTTGCAAGTTTGTAGATCCAATAGAGATGTAATACAATTATTAGCAATGCTAATAAAGGATCACTGAGTGCAAGTGCGAGTTCTTGTAATTGTGCCATCTGGATTTTGTGTTTCTGTCCATGGACTGCAATTCTGTACTTGTGGTAATTGTACAGGAGGTTGTACAATAACTGGTTGTTGTACAATAACTGGATCAGGTCGTGTAGCACCATATACTACTGCTCCGCCAATAATAGCAGGTACAACCCAGTTCCAACCGCCGCCATGGGCTCTGTGCCAATATCCATGTCCGTGGCCATGTCGATGTTGAGCAAACGCCGGTATAGTTGCACTAACTAATAATAAACTTATGAATAATTTCTTCATATAATTAGCCTTTCATTATCTATTATTTATAACAGGAATTCCATGATATGTCAATAGTCTAGATCTATATTCTTTTATACGCTTTTTACCCAATTCATGTAGATTATACTTTTTAGAAATATCAACTGTTGATAACGTTCTTAATTCTTCACCAGGTACACCCAACGATTTATATTGTGCGTACAAAAACGCACCATATTTAAATTTACCACTATTATGTACTCGATTGTTTACGCGACTAGAAAAAGTAGCACACCAATCTTTAGTTAAACCAGTGTTCTTGTTGCGCCACTTCATTTCATTATTAAAATCTGCGTTATAGTCAATGATCATTTCATAACCGTATTTTTCATACTCGGCATCGAATTCACTGTGTTCGACAACTTGCTGATTTGTATTAATTGGGTGTATACCTAAAGCATTAACTAAAAAGTAATCCAAGTAATTTTTATCTGACAATAAAAATTCTTCCATCTCTAGCAATGACTCTTCGGTGTCATAGGGCAAACCGGCAATCATTCCACTGTGTGCAATTACATCTTTAAATTCGTTTTGTTTAATCTGGCGCAGATAATCAAATTGTTCTGCGGGATTAACACCTTTACCAATTGCTTTAGCACTTAATGGATTCAATGTTTCGATACCAAACATTGCTACCTTAATGCCACTATCCCTGAGTATGGCCGCACTTTCCGGATAGCGCATCATTAAGTCTAAGCGCAGATAAGTTGTAAACTCCATTTTAAATGGCAATTTAGAAAACACCTCATCGTGCAATGATTTAATTTTATCTATACTATCATTATAAGTGTCATCAGCAAATACATAATCAGTGACGCCAAACATTTCGTAGTTACGAGTTAATTCATCTTTTAATACCGCGCTATGCTTGACCCAGTCGCCTTTTTTCTTACCTTTAAGATTATATGTACAAAACTTACATTTAAAAATACAGCCTCGACTAACTTCAATGGGTAAAGTTTCATCACTAAAAATGATGTCACTTTCGTTATAACAGATCTGACTGTTTGTAAAATCCTTGTATTCAACGCCTTGAACTACAGGATTATCAAACTTGTCGCTGTCTACTTTTCCCTCACACCACTTGGTATAATCAATGATACTTTCATCACTGTAAGATTTAAAAATGTGAAAGCCATGCGACTCAAGAGGAAAATAACGGGCGCCGCCTGCTATTAATTTTGTATTCGGATTAATGTTGTGTACAAATTGTTTAAAATAAACAATACCTTTGTCTATATCTTTACCTTCCCAACGTCTCTTATATGATTCATATTGCTTCAACATTGGAAAGCCAAAAATATCAGGAAGGAATGTCGTACTGAATCCCACCCATAAAGTTTTTTCTGTTATTAGTTTTGCTAATAGAAATCTCAGTGCTATATCAAATCCATTAAAAGCAGTCATGTCAATACAATTGACATCGTAGCCATTTTTTCTAAGTTCGGATGCTATTCTAAATGCGCCGGCATACTTGCTGCCTGGATGTGTGTTATTACCGTATAAAATTATGCAATGTGGTTTCATGTCTGATATTTAGTGACATACTCTTTAAGTCCACAGACCGTGTCTAACTTTAATTAAACGAATCATCATTTGTTCATCTTCTTTTTCATACTGCGCTTCGATTTTACGAAGAAGATTAGATGCTTTATTACTTTGTTTTTTTAATTCGGCAGTATCTTTGCCACCAAATAGCTTACCATCATTTAAGTCACGTTTAGCATCGCAGTACGCAGTCCAACCACTGGCATCATATGGATCTGGACGATTTGGATAAACTTCCTTCCACCATTTATAAAGATCTAAAATTTCTTTGGCTTTAATAGCCTGCGGTGTTGGTTTACCGTAATACTTGGCTTCTTTATCAACCCACTCTTCACTGTGAGTCAAATTACTTTGCCAAGTAAGATTTTCTAAGCCAGCTTCAGGGCAACGCCATGTACGCCAGCGGAACCAACCACTGGCCCAGAATGGAGATTTGTATTTCTTACGTGCTTCTTCGCTCCAAGCAATATGACTCCATGCTGTTTCTATCTCGACAAAATCAACAAGCTCATTGAAGAGACAAGGTAAAAAACGATTACCAACGTCGCACCAACTTCCAGGTTTAATGTCTCGACTATGTGCAGTAAGGCTATGAGTACGAGTGACCCAACGATTGTTAATATAATATTTGATGTCATATACTTTTCTAATAGGCCATGTTACAAAATCTTGTAGATAACTAAGGCCTTCTTCGGCTATCCAGTAACGAACTGGGTGATAGCGTTTTGCTTCGTTTTCCCAATCGTCCCATCCATCAGCTGTTTTGGCGCCGCCCTTAGGTGTGCCTCGAATCCAATCCGCAAAAGGACTGCAACTCCAATAATGTGTATGTTGTGCCATTTTATCTACCGCCTTTTAATCTATTTATGAATCTTGCTTCCATTAACAATTTTGCTGTTTCTGGATCACGCATCAAGTCGTTGAACTCGCATAATGTATCTGCTATTGCCGTAAGTGCGTCGTCGGGAATCTCTGCTGTAAGCAATTCGACTTCTTTTACCTGAACTCTATTGTCTATGTAATTATCCATAAAGTCACTGTAATCAATTACATAATTTTTGAGATCATAACGCTTTTGTATCTTAGATCCAGTAATGGTAATCTTATAATCCATTAAGAATTTAGTGACGCTATCTTTTTTATACATATCCAGGTTGATTCATTATAAGGTCATCGATTTTATTTGTTAACTTTTCAATATCTAAACCATTTGCAGTATAGCCTTCGATTAGACATTGTTCGTAACCAACGCTAGGTGCTTCTTCTTGGCCTTTACTAGTCATAGTATAAGCCATGGCAACGATATGTGAATTATTATTAACTAGTTTGTTTGGTTTTACAAAAACTTCAATTTTGTTATAGTAATAAGGATAGCCTTCTAAACGATCTAAAGCACGTTCGCAGTCTTCGGTAATATCCCAAAGAACACCTTCCATTTCACTGCCTTCAACTTGATCGATGTCGGCATGAAGTCTAAACTTTAATTCAAAGCCTTTTAATATACAACGACCGAGATTAATAGCACCAGGACATCGCTGTGTCATTTCATCAATGTTAGTGTTCATGCCGTAGGCAAAATAATATCTTTTCATAATTCAAGTGTAACATTAGTTACATTTTTAACAATAAAACTGCGCCATCCTTGTGCGTTTAAATCATATACACTGATGGTGCTAGTATTTTCTTTCTTAGTAGTAGTCGATTCTTTAATAGGAGCAGGCGGCAGTAGTTCTGGTTGTAAGCTACAAGTCATTACTCGCTCTGACCCATCTTTCTTATTAAATGTAATCACAGCCGGGCCGACTTTTAGTATTCCGATTAACCAATTCCGGAATTGGGTTAATTGTTCTTCATCAAGATTAGGCAGATTTACCAGCAGTTCGTTGTTTAATGTATTCGTCATTGTGTATCCATTTGTTATTAACTAAGAAACCCCATTCACGTCGTTGGGGACCGGGTATAAACATTGTCCAACATTCTACATTTGGATCTAGTTCAATTCTGTGATAACTGTTAGCACCGCACATCCTGAAACTACCAGGGCCTTTCCAGGAACTTACTTCTCCAATTTTTCTACCCACTGTGTCAAACACAGGTGTCCATTCATAATAACCACCTTTGAGAATTAATGTAGCATAGGGCCAAGGATGATCATGAACATCGTCTGGATCTGATTTTAAAAACTTGTGTAAGAAGATATTAAATGGAAACCAAGTACGGTCTTTGAGAAATACATAGTAGCGTTCCAAATAAGGTTCGTTACTTTCCCTGTCTAAAATGATTCGTTGCCTACCAATTTTGGTAAGGAATTTGGCTATTGATTTTAGCATAAGATTTTCCTTTACTTTGCTAGTATAAAGGAAAACTCATTTAATGTCAAATATCAGTTTACCAATTAACTGATTTCTTCGTAGGCAACTGTAATTGAAAAATGTATTGGAGTAGTGCCAGATGGATTTAAACCATTCTTTAGTAAGTAAAGTGTTTGGCCTTCTTGTAAATATACGACACTTTCGCGTGATATTATAAAATCTACACCGGCTCTAAGATTGGTGGAATCAATCTCTGCGTATTTTTTCTTCCAAATAAGTTTTTCGTTAGATTTTAATGTTGCAACTGTTAGACCAGGAACATCCAAATAAAATTCCAAATACCCGCCAGGCGCAGATGATCCTGCAGGCAATGGCATCTTTGTTAGCTTTAATAAATTTATTTTATATACTTTACCCGAGTTAACTGAATTTTCTTTAATTATTAAAGGTTTAGTTTCATCGGCTCCTTTGAATGTTAGTACATCGCTTTTTCCGTTTATTACTGTTGCGTTAATTAGATTTGGTGGCTGAGCCATGTTATCCTCCGAATACCATCGAATATCCTATACTAGCACTCCTCGAAGGAGAACTGGTTATAGTATTATCCGTTGGTGTTGTTATTTCTGCACTATCGCTAGTGTCGTCGATGTAACTAATAGTACATTCGACTTTATATCCATTATTGCCTTTGAAATTCATATATGTTCGTTGTTCTCTAGGATCCGAGTCGATAAAGGTTCTAGTATAATCAGTAGGATCAAATTTAATATAACTAGTGTATACAAATTCATTTACTGGCAAGTTACTTACATTACTTTCTCTGTTTGTAGTTAAGTTTACAACAAAATATCTGTCAGAGTTTTGTGTTGCTGTTTCAATTTTAAACTCGTCATTGTTTGTTAATTTACCATCAGTGAACAACGTTAATTTGTATTCATTAAAATCAGTATAAGGCAACTTTATGTCATTTAATACTTCGATAGGTTCATCGTATTTTAAAGAAACCAATGATTCAAAATATGTTGGATTAACGTCTACTGTATCTGCTATATAACAAGATAGTTGATGAATTTTTATTCCTGCAGTTTCATTGAAGTATTTTTTAATAATAAAATATCTATTTGACGCTAACGGGATGATCCATTTAGCAATTTTATTGCCTTCAATTGTATCGCCATTTCCATCAATTGTCTCTAAATCATCAATTACAGTATATCCACTGTTATATTTTAATATCGATGTAGTGTTCCAAGATCCGGCTGCAGATACAATGTTAGCAGTTACATTATATCTTCGTTTCACGTAAGTTGCTTCGTGGCTTATAGAACCACCGCCAGGAATAGCTACATTCTTTTTGTATAAATGCAGCCATGCTTTTTTAGTAGCCATAGAGACATCATATGTTTTATCTTCTTCAGGTATTGCTGTAATACCAGATATGTTAATAGTTATACGTTTATCTGCGGTCGCGCCCCATGCCGCCCATAGGTTATTCGGGGTTGTTGGATTTTCTATGTTCACCGCCCAGTCAAATTCAACACCAAATAAAGTTGTAGTAGCGTCACAGGCAACAATTTCAAATCCTTTACCATAATCTGGTTCTCTGGTTAATGTTATTCCTTTAAACCATACAGACGCATCTGCTTGATAAATTTTAAGTTTGGCTGTAATTAATTTTAATCCAATTCTATAATGTTTTCCTCGAATTAGATCAATAGTTTGTACTATATCACTTTTGTCATTGTACACATTGACTGTGCCATTTTCTTCAATGAATGTATAATCATATTCCGCAGTTGTTGCCACGGGATTTTCAGTTGGTGTATTTGTATTCACTACTGTGTTATTAGGGTCCCATCCGGTATACTCCGGATCACCGGTTACGATTTTCTTTTCATAGCCTACTACAACGCCACAATAATCTAATATCGGTGTAGTAACATATTTTATAGGTGTGACATAGATTGGATCAGTTCTTTTTAAAACATAATCCACTTCTCCGGGTATCATCATCCTAGTTGGGTTCTTATATTCAACACCATTTCTATCTTTAACAATATAATCATCAGTTACTGATTTAACTCTTTTAATAGCACCAACTGTATTTTTTGTATCATTGATTCCTAAAGGATCGGTTAGATTTTTTTCTAATCTAGTAATTTCAGAATTTAATCTTTTAGCTTGATTTTTTAAGTTTTGTTCAAAGGCATCCATCACGCCCTTGAATCCTGCTGGATCTCTTTTAAACTGGTCAATTGAACTTTTTAATAATTTCAAATCACCTTTTACTTGACTCCAGTCTAAACTAAAACCTTTTGGGCCGCCACCTAGACAAACTTTAGGATTACTTGCTTGGGCCAAAGCATTTAGAATACCATTGGCTTGGCCAAACAAGTTTTGATTTAGTGTTGCCAACACATCAGGAATCTGAGGCGCCTGTACAGGGCTTGGGCATAAACCACCTAGGCTAAAAACTTGACTAACCTGTCCTAGTGCTGAATTAACTTTGCCTAAGATTTTATCATAGCCGCTGGCAGCTTTCATATTGGCCAATGATGTGTTGACTTTAACTAACGCATCACGTAGTGTACCTAGTCCAGATACTCCGGTTACGCTTTTTATTAAATCATCTAAAGCTAACTGAGCACAAATTAACTTGCCATTCCACAAGTCTTTGAGCCGCCCTGCCAAGATCATACATATCAGATCTTTTTCGTTTCTAGGTAAGTTTGCCGGGAAAGTTACTTTCAATGCGCCGGCGTTAATTGGTGGTAATGTTGCCATACTAGTATTTACCTAGTATTTAACCACCATTAACAAAAACATCCGGACTACCAGTATCTCTGGGATGGCCGCAAGTATCTTTATCTTCTCGTCGATTAACTGGTATATTTTCAATGAAAACATCAGTGGATCCATTGGCAGTTAATGGATGAGCATGTTTGCCGGGGCCGTGGCCTTCGACATCGCTTCCGTCTACACCGATTAACAAATTATTAGCAAATACAGTAGTTTGCGCCGTACGTGTTATAGGCGCTCCTGCTGTATTTGGATCTGTTAATCTGTGTACCTGTGGCATATTAAACTATGATACTGCTAGAGTTTCGAACTGGTTTAATACCAGTCGTGCTTTCAAGATACGCATCTGCTACTTGATCAGACGTTGTTGCGACGCACATAATATTATGTGCTTTAAACATAAAGTCTCCGTCAGGACTAGCAGTCATCATGAAAGGAACCATTTGTAGTCCTTCTCTGCTGGCAGCCAGAATAACAGGCTTACTAATAGTAAGACCTTCTGCTGTCTGTCCTGAGACTTTACCAACAACTTCGTCGCCGCTGGTTAATTTCATACTTACGGTATGACCGATTCTATTTTCTTTTAACATATATCCTCTTTATTTAATATTTCGAACTCTCATCAAATCTTTGACATAATCATGTAATACATCTTCATATGTAGTTAAATGCGGCTGAGCTTCTTTCCATGCGCTATGATATTCACTTGTTATACCAAATACTGCGTGGGTACGCACTTCATCACCAAAATTACCAAAATTATGTGCCACGTGGGCATTAAACAAATAAGCAGAGCCGTCTGCTGGCATGTGGTATTTGTCTAGTTGTGCATAATTTTGTTTGGCATCGAAAAATGTAGTGAACACTTTGTCATTTGTCCATAATGGGATATGCAGTCTACACTCCCCGTCCCAATGACGTCCTGCGTATTGTCCGGGTATTGTTCTTAGATATCTACCCCTTAAACAAATCAATCCTTTTTCTGCTAGCCTTATTAAAAAGTCAGAAAATACTCCTGCCCAGTCATTTAAATACTGCGGTGCCGATACTGCTGGTTTTTTAGATATCATCTCCCAGATAGCTCGTTTTTTTTCATCCATTTCAATTAATTGAATGTTAGGTGTAGGAGTTTTAGACAAACCGTCTTTAGTATAATATAATGTTCCGTCACCAAACAAGATAGGTTCGCCTGGTAAGACATTTCGCTGAATGCTGTTATAATTTTCTTCGTGATTGGTTAGTTCACGCTTGGTCTTTTGTATAGACACACCTTCATAGGACTCACTGTATATTTCAGGATCCTTTTTCATATAAGGAATCAACAAAGAATTTTCTCTCGCATCCTTTAAGAATTTTTCTTTATCCCAAACTGGTTCAATCCTAACAACACACCAAGATTTGTCCTTGGAATTTTTTACATAATTTGCTACTTCGTTGAACGGTATCGTTTTAATTTCTGAATAATTAAAATCACGAGTCATTGTACCAAAGCCGGGTTCATAGGCAGTGCCAGTAGACTTAGAAAAAGGATCATTATTGGTTTGTGTTGACATTTTTAATCCATTGTACTAGTTCAGTATAACCGCCGATAGCTTGATCATCGATAAAGATTTGAGGTACCGTACGTGGAGGTGTACCTAATCTTGTTGTTAGTTGTTCTAACAATATCTCTCTAGACTGTGCATTGATGTAATGTTCTGTGAATTCCCAGCCTTTACTTTTCATTAAATTCTTTGCTTGTACGCAATAAGTACATGCGTCCTTTGTATAAATTTCTACTTTCATTCTTCGTCCTCAAATAAATTAGCTTCGTATTTTTCTAACTCAGCTTGATATTCTTCTTCGGTAAGGCCGTGCCAACCGCAACATTGTCCAGTAGGACTACGACCGCAACCGCAACTGCCAAATTCTTCTTGTTGTTCTTTTACTCTTACTTGCATATTAAACCTCTTCGTATGTTTGTGCGAAAATATCTTTCTTTACAACGCCATAATCTCCTTGGCCATGGCGTACAATATAATCATTACCTGCTGTATAATTTAGTGGTTCGCCCCAACTAGTATTTACAACACCGTCGTGATCGGCTAGTTTAGCAACTTTGATAATCTTCTTAGGTATTGCTGTGTTATCTTTGTTATCATCATATAGTTCATTAAACTTAGCAGGCGGAATAGGATATTGTTCGCCTTTTGGTCCAGTGATAATATAATAGCCGGCTTGATAATTTACCGGGCCTTCTAATGTTTCAATGCTGCCTGGTTCGATAGCTCTTTTATAATTTATAGGATTTGCTTTTTTTGCAACTTGTATACTAGCTTTATCAAACCACGCATCTGTTATTGCATTTTCTAATTCATTAATTTTCATTTCGCTTCTTCTAACTCTTTTTTAAGATTTTCGCAATATTCAGCATGATCGCATTTTGCTGTTTTAACTCTAATTGTAGCAAAGTTTTCGACACAATGTCCTTCGAACTTTGTGCCTTCCATTGGGCAAAACATTTTTACTTTTTCATCAAATGTCATACGATCTCCTTATAGTGCAGGCAACGCATCATAATCAATACTATCGCTCATGACGCCGATAACATAATTAGTTGATTCGTTTTCTTGTAATGCGGTTTGTTTCTTACTAGTATCGCTGTGTTTATTAAACCAAGGAATAGGAGTAGATTTTGGCGCAGGACTTTGATATTTAATACCTATATCCTTTAAAGCGTTAACCGCTGTATAATCAACAAAGTCTTTTAAGATATTGGCGTTCAATCCAATAACCGGACCTTTGTTAAACAAATAATCTGCCCATGCTTTTTCTTCACGGATAACATCCATGTATAGCTGATATACTTCTGCTTCGCATTCTTGTTTAACGGCGGCAAAGCGTGGATCTTCTTTAACTACTTGATTGATCAAGAAGGCTGTCCATCCTTTGTGTAATAGTTCGTCCTGTAAAATCAAACTAATGATATTACCGTTACCAATAAAGATTTTATTCTCAACCATTGCTAAACTTGTCGCAAATGATACCATAAAGCGGAATGCTTCTAAAGCATAGCTAGCATGTAGTGCCATATAGATTGCTTTGATGTGCCTTTTCTCATCCCAATAGTTTAAAAGAGGTGTAGTTTCTTTTAAACAATTAATCTGATGTAGATTTTCATAGTAGTTGCCAACACTACTAGCCATGTCAATAATTTCTTGCGTGTCATGAATTGTATTGAATACTTCTTTAGGCACATTATAAATGTTACGAATGATATGACTGTAACTGCGACTATGAATATTAGTTTCAAAGAATGTCCAATTGTATACCAACGCTTCTAGCTCAGGCAAAGATATCACAGGCGCGAAAACCTGACTAGGACCACGACCTTGTAAACTATCTAATGCTGTTTGACGTAACAAGTTACTGGTAAAGATATGCTTGACAGCATCGCTAGCATCTTTAAAGTCGTTGGCATCTTTAGTTAAACTAATTTCTTCTGGTACCCAAAAGAAGCCACGTGCTGTTTTTTCAAAGTCAGCAATCTTGTTATACTTTACTTCTTCAAATCGTTGAATAGTAACTGGACCTTGTGGATCCAAAAACATCTTACGATTCAAATAGTCTGTTTTAGTGTTTAGGTTGTATTGTTGTTTACTCATAATTTACATGCTTCGCAATCGTCGTCTAGTTCATCTTGTTGGTTAAAATTCAAGCTGATAACATTATCAGGTTGTTGTTCTTCTACTGCTTTACTACCTGCTTTGTTAATCAAGCTATAGTAGAAAGTCTTCAAACCCCAGTAGTGACTTTGCATCAAGTTCTTAGCAATCAATGTTGTTGGAACTTTTCTATCAGCAAAGTGAGCTGGATTATAGAATGTGTTAGTCGAAATACTTTGGTCAACATAAGCGGCAATAACACTGGCTGTCTTTAAGTAACCATCGCAGTCTTTCTGTTCCCACATTAGTTGATACTTGTTTTTTAACTTGTGATATTCAGGAACAACTTGTGTAAATGATCCAGCTTTACTTTCTTTAGTACTAATCAAGCTCATTGGCATTTCAATACCATTTGTACTATTAATAACAACACTAGAACTTTCAACAGGAGCAACTGCCATTTGTGTAGCATTTCGAACACCGTGTTCTTTCATTTGTGTGCGTAGTGTTTCCCAATCTAATTCTGGTGTGAAGTCTGCTAGTTCGTTAACACCATTAGCACGTAGTTCCCAAGGGAAAGTGCCTTGTCCATAACGTGTCTTATCACTGCCTTCACACTTGCCGCGTTCTTTAGCAAGTTCAACACTGGCTTCTGTTAGGTAGTAGGCTTGATGTTCCATCCACGCCTTGACTTCAGCCAAGGCGTCTCGTTCTCCGTATTTGAAACTTCGCTTGGCGTGCCAGTAGGCAAGGTTGGTGATACCGATTCCAAGTGGTCTGATTTCATCGTTGGATAATTTAGACTGGATGGAAAGAAAGTCTTGATAGTCAAGAATGTTATTGAGGCTACGATGCAATATGCGGCAAGCACGGCGCATGTCTTCTGGGTTACGGAACGCACCCCAATTGATTGAGCCCAATGTGCATAGTGCGATACGACCATCGCTGTCATCCAAACGTTTAAAGGATTTAGTAGGTAAAAGAATTTCACAGCAAAGATTACTCTGGTAAATTGTATGATACTCAGGATCAAATGGTCCTTGATTCATTACATTGTCGACGAATACTAGATATATACGTCCAGTGTCTGTTCTCTCTTTGAGAATACCACTCTTGAAAACTTCTTCCGCAGCCATCGTTTTCTTACGGAGGCCGGGCGTGTTTTCATATTTGACGTAAAGTTCTTCAAACAGTTTAGTATTGGAATAGAAAGCTTCATATAGATCGGGTACTTCGTTAGGGTCAAAGAAAGTTATTGCTTCTTTGTTTTTAAATCGTCTCCAGAAGAAAGCACTAAGCACAACCCCATAATCCATATGACGGACTCGGGTTTCTTCTGTTCCTTGATTGTTCTTAAGGACGATAAGATCATCAAACTGATGATGCCAAATAGGATAAAAAACTGTAGCACTAGCATTACGAATGCCTCCTTGTGAGCACGAGCGCAAATCACCAAACCATTTCTTAAGGAAAGGAATCATACCAGTGTGCATGATTTCTCCGCCACGGATGGGACTGCCTAATGGACGTAAGCGTCCAATTTCTAAACCAATGCCTGCTCGCTTGCTGGCATACTTGGCCATCATTTCGCCACTAGCAAAAATGGAGTCAAGGTCATCATCACTGCGAATGAGTACACAACTACTGAACTGCTTTGTAGGAGTCCCAAGCCCAGCAAGAACAGGAGTAGCGAGAGTGAATAAGCCGTCAGAAGCCGCATTGTAATATTCCTTAATGTAACGCATACGAGCCGCATTTGGCTCTTCTTTATGAAACACCGTTGCTGCCGCAACCATGTATCTAATCTGTGGAGTTTCGTAAATGTCTTTTGTACTACGATTGCGTACAAGATACTTTTCAATTAATTGTTCGATGGCGGCATAACTATATTGCTCGTCTTTTTCATGATCAAGCATGGCATTCATTTTGTCCCAGTCTTCAGGAGTATACCATTCTAACAATTCTGGTGTGTATAAACCGACGCTGACATTCTTTAGTACAATGTCATAAAGGTGCGGAGGCTTGTATGAACCGTATACATCTTTGCGTAGCATACTCACACGCTGTTTGCCGGCTACGTATTGATAGTTAATATTGCCAATGTCTGGATTTGATTCAACGTCGATAAGGTTGACGATAGCCCGTAATGTAATCTCATCAATTTCTCGAGTAGTAATGCCGTCATAGAAATGCGGTTGTGCTTTAATCTCGATCATCGATTGACTAACATCTGCTATACCTTTACAAATTTTAGCTACTTGGGCTTGCCATTTTTCTATGTGTAGTTCTTCATAGTTGCCACTGCGCTTTAAAACTGTAATGGGCTTGTTAGATGTTATCATGTATGTAATTCCTTTTTTCTTTGTACTGCTTTTAATTCTTAGTAGTCTATTTAACTTCTGTTACAGTTTATTTTATTATATTTTAATGTGGTTCAATTCATTTCTGGTAACTTTATTTAGAACCTCAAAGTTACAGTCTTCTAGTTTTAAAACATGACCTAGTGTGTAATTTAGCACTGTCTTCTCATCAATAACTACTACTAGATGTACATCTTTTTCACTGAAATTATTCACTAACCAAAGCTCAGTGTTAAGTTGCGGACAACACATCCACAATGTATATGCCTGTCCTAGTGCTATTGCGCTTCTACAAAACTCGCCTCGATTAATCATGTCCCATGGCGTAGGCCATGTATCTGGTTTAAAAGGATCTATTGTTTTGCGTACCCATGGTGTAAATGTCCACCATTGATCAACATCTTCAATTAATTCTTCGGGTGTTTTGTCTAATAGCTTAGTTCGTAATTCTCTCCAAGCTAAAATTTTTTCAGTTGTTGTTCCGTACCAAACAGTTAAATCGTGATGCACATTAATCCTGCTTTAAAATGTTATTTATAAAACTGGTCAACTCTCTTGGTCCATTCTATACTATAATAATCAAACTCATTACCTTCGATTACAAAGCTTTGTAACTTTGCGTCCCTGTCAATAATATTAATTACTGCTTTCTTAATGTCAGTGCCATGTACTTCATTATGCGCTAACGCATACGCACAACATTGTAGAAAGTAATCTTCGATCCATTCTTTCTTTTTAGGCTTTTTAGTTGTCTTATGATCAATGATTGATGGCTTACCTTCGTGTACGCCGATCATGTCACTGGTACCAGCATACAATCCGGGAAAATATAAACTAGCTTCAATGCCCCATACTTCGTCAATCAAAGGAAAGGCTTGATTAATCATAGTATCAGCCATGGCACGTGCCATTTCCTGAACTACATTATTACCCTTAGGTCGTTCAAGGCCCATGGCATAATTTTCTAAGTGTTTGTGCATTAGTGTACCTAGGCCCGCTGACTCTGTACTAATGCGAGTTGCTTCGGCATCTCCTACACGCTTACGCCATTCAATTAAGAATGTTTTATCTTTAGTTGAATCTAATATAGTAGTAACACTGGCAACTTTACCTGCAGGTGTTTCATAAAGTCGAGACCCATTGGACTCAACTCGCTTTAATGTTTGGTATTGATATATTGGATTGAATAGCATAGAGTGTTATTTTACACTCTTGTTACAGTAATGTCTATAGCGACATTACCAACTAACAACCCATTTGAATGTATTGCCAGTTAACGCATTTGTTCTGCGTTCAATTGCGTATCCTAAATCGGTAAAGTATGTTAGGATTTGTCCCATTTGTAGATACTTGGCTCTATCATCGATACTGCCTTGCCATGTATTAAAATATACAATAGCAGTTAAAGATTCTGGACTTGTTGTTGCTGTCATAGTTGTACCGCTGACAATAGCTTCATATAATCCATTGTCAATAGCAGTTAAAATAGCATCTTCGATATCTCTAATCTCATTGAAAACCAATGAATCATTTTGTGACTTAGCACGTGCTTGTGTAGCTGTTAACATTATGTTTTTCATTTTAGGTTACCCAATGCTTGTTTTAATGCTGTGTTTTTCATTTTGTTAACATCTTGATCTTGTTTTGATGTCATTACTTTAGCAGGTCCAGTGTTCAATACAATACTATCGACTGTTGCCGTTGTAACAATATTTTTTAAATCTTTTCTGTGTCTGCGTAAGATATCTATCATTAACTCAGGAGTAATTTCATCTCTATTGTCTAGATCATTTAACAACTGAGTCATAGGAATATCAGTTGCGCCTTCTGCTTTGGCACGAAGCAGAATGGGCTTAATTAAGCCCAATAATTCTGCATCGCTGTCAACAAATTCAAATAGTCTCATTACTTTAGATCGCGGCCTGTTGGTAATTCTTCTTCGCCTGATGCTGCATCGGCTGCGCCAAATTCATCGCCTGCTAGTGCGTCTAGTGCGCCGCCTGTTTGACCTAAATCTGCGCCGCCCATCTCATCACCGCCTACACCAGGCATAGCAGGAGCTTCGCCTTTAAGTACGCCAACTGCATTGCTTAATTCGTCTTTGGCAGCCTTAACTGCATCTAATAAAGTAGCAAATACTTGGTCTGCGCTGGAGCCAAATGCCTGACCTTGTTCTTGACCAAATGTAGTTTTCATTTTCTCTTCCAATGGCATCAAGTCATCAGTTTGCATTTGAGCAACATCTTCAGCCATTTTCTGTAGTTCTTCTACCATGTTTTGAGCAACTAAGATCAATTCAGCTTGAGCTAGATCTTCACCGCTTTGCTCGTTCATTTTACGAACTGTACGCATAGGAGCAATTTCTTTAAGAATATGCTTTAATGCTTCAATGATCATTGTGTTCTTTACATAACGATCTGTATTTTGATAGTTTCTAGTTGTGCTGGCCATGTGATGATTTTCAGTAACTAACTTATTAATTAAAGTCTGTACTTGTACAACATCGCCGTGAGCTTGCAACTTAAGGCCGTAATGGCTGTTTAAAAAACTTTCAATGACACGCTGTTTACGCTGTGCTGGATTAAAAATTTCTGAAGTATTCATGGTTAAGGTATCCTTTTGTTTATTTATCAATATATTTTAGATAATCGGGTTTTGATTTCGTCGAGCTTGTAATAGCTGTCTTGAATTCTAGCCGAAAATAATTCTAATTTGTCCATATCTTTAGTGTTGGATTTCTTAGCATAAAATCTTATATTTTCCATACACCTATAATATTCTTGGTCAACACCGTAGATTAATTGCTCTTTTGGGCAAGGATAAGCTACTTGTTTGTTCATATGATATATCATATACATTGCGCTAATGAATAACGATATATGCGAATAAACAGATTCATTAGTCCACAAGTCTACGATTTCGTAATTATTCTTTTCGTGTGGAACAAGTTTCCAACGCTTATAAAATACCAAACTTTCCCCAGTATCTTCTAATGTTGCTAACATGCCTAATATATTTTTTGGTATGCTAGAATCTAACATGCTTCCAACTTTTTGCTGTAAACGATCAACGTCTACTTTATTTGTTGAATAGCTTGTAACTAACCGTTTCTGTTTCTTCATTGTAAATTCTATCTATTAGACCTTGGCTGGACATTTGTTCTGCTAATCTATGCTGTCTTTCGTCTAATTCTGTTCTGGGTATTTCGTTGTTTTGTTTAAGCAAATTGAATACTTCTCTTTGCTCATTAGTAACCATATATTTTAAACCTGATACTAATTCGCCGATTTTCATTTGCGTCTCCATGATGTATCTGCTACCGGACTAGATGATCCAATATCATCTCGCTCTTTACTCTTTTTACTGAGCGCAACACTTTTAACGCCCATTAGCTTGTCTGCGGCTTGTATAATTTTAATTTCTTCATCAGAATATGCTAACATACCTAGGTTTTCAGCCCATGCGCTTTCTTGTTCAAAGCTTTCTCCTTGATTGGAGGCAGCTGCCGCTAACGCTATGCCATATCTACCTTGCATATAAGTATCAGTGTTTCTTAATTGCGGTTCGATTCTGGCATTTGGAATTGATTGGTCTATTTCCCTTTTAACTTTACCAAAGTCTTTTAAGTGACCTGTAAAGCCATGATAACCTTCTGCTATAAGGTCAAATACTTTCATCTCTTCATCCTTTGTAAAAGACTTTGTATCTGTCTAACTTCTGGTCTATTTTTTGTCTGAGGATCTTGAAGCGCAGAATCTAATTCCGCACCTTCTGTATCATCATCTTGAGGGCCATTTGGGTTTGTATTTCTACGAGCCATAGTAGGAACAGAGCCAACTGGTTTAATAGGTTTAAAACTACTACCTGGTCCAGGTTGAGCATTGCTGTATTCTTGAGCTACGTTAAATCTATCATCATATTTTGCTAATATGTTTCTAGCTCCATCGACATCGTCTTTACCGACTTTAGTAATTAGGTCTAACACTTCGGTGAATTTTAATTCACGGCCAACTTGTGCAATGTCAGCATCGCTCATATCCCCGCTGGGATCTACGAATCTTATTACATCTTTTAAACTGCGATCGTCTGCCATATTGTTGTGCCTTTACTTATTTACTGATTTATTCAGTGTTGATAATCTCTTACTCAACGGATTAAACTTTTTAGTTCTTTTAGCTTTTCTAACTATCTTTGCGTTGAAGCGTTTTCTAATGCGCTTCATCATGAATCTTTTCTTAACATTAATTGCTTTACTACAAGCACTAACATTAGCAACTGTACGGCCTTTTTTCTTACCGCTAGTACAGCGAATCATGCGCTTTAATTTCTTACCACGTTTAGCCCAAACACGTTTAGCCTCTGTTAAAGGCTCTTCTGTGTCTTCGACTATAACTTCAAATTCATTCATTTTAATAACGCTATAATCCTATCTGCGTGAGCACTAGCCCAACTAATTACAATAATTCCACCCATGGTGATATAGGTATATTTGTCTTTTAACTTTTCCATGGCTGATACTTTTTTAGCTAGTTCTTCATGCTGTTTGCAACTTGCACCATACATTTCTTCTAACTTTTCCATAATACCATCACGAGTCTTATCAAGACAATCGTGCATTTCTTTTACATCAACTTTTAGTTCGTCGATTTTATTATCAAGGTTTACAACCTTAGTTTCAACTATTCCTAGTCGTTCTGCTGCCGATGCCATTAACACAATACTCCTTATAAAAATGTGTTTCTCTCACTATGTGTTCTTATTTTTATGCCTAAGTTTGTGCCAATGGTCTGGTGCCGAAATGTTTGTAATATTTATCTAAATCACAGATTGTCGTTGCGAACAAAATATATGTTAGTTTGTGTTGGGTCGTTGGTTTCAAATACATTTGAATCAAATGTAGCTGTTTCATCTAAATCGTCATAGACAGGTAAACCGTCCACATCACGAACTAATGTATTAACTGTGATACTGCCAACTCTTTCACTGGCAAATCTCAATACCCACATATTATGTGTGCCCGTAAAGTCACTACCAAATTCAAAGTCATCCATATCAGCCGCAGTTAATTTTTCCACGCTGGTTAATATTGGTTGACTACCTAAGCTGATAGCTTGTAATAAAGCATTTAAATTTTGTGCTTGTTCGTAAAGACTGCCAGCTGTTGGATCGTAAGTACCTGTATCAGAAATATCCACTAGGGTATAACAAGTAAAGTACTCGATATTACCGCCAATGTATTCACCTGTTCTTGCTGTTGCTTGCATATTAAACTTCCTTTTAACTATTTACCTTATCAAACAAAAGTACGAGTCAAAGAAAAACCGCAGATCTTGCGATACTGCGGCTTCCCATCCCGTAACTTGTAGGATTAAACTGCGCTAGCAGATACTGTGAAACCAGCACCAGCTTCAACAACTGTACCACTAACGTCTTTGCCATCGCTACCAACGCTTGTACCTAAAGCGCGGATTGCGGCTTGTAGGCTAGCAACTGTGTGAGCAGCGTGACCGTCAACGATAACGTGGATAACACCTGTGTTAGCGTTTGCGCTGTCATAAGCAATGATACCTGTTGGGAAAGCAAAGAAGATAGCTTCTAACGCTTGACCTGTACCGTCACTGCTACGTAGATCAACAGCGGCGGCAGAACCATCTTTTACTGTGATCTTGAAAAATGCCAAGCTCTGACCTGGATTATAGATACCACCGTCTGTAGTACCAACTGAACCGTTTACTCTTGCTGTCATAATAGACTCCTTTGATCGTTCGAAACATTAAGTTTCTTGTATTTATTTATCTTCTTTTAGCGTTTACCTAGCTTGTATCCCGCATAAAATCCCGCGGCTGGCATTAAATCACTGGCTATTTTTGACCAGGAATGATCGTGTTTATCTTGCTTGCCATGGTGGTCACGATGATCATGACTATGTCCAGTATAGCCTAAATTAGATAATTCAGCATCAATACCGCCACGCATTTCATAGCCTTTGCCCTTGGCTAAGTCACTTAAAAATACTGACATTTCACTGCGCTTGGCAAACTTTTTATAATATTGTAGCATCTTAGTTGCGGCTAGTTCACGTTGCATGGTATTAAGTACAGGCCAATCCTGGACTAGTCTGCGTAGACTTCTTAATTTGCTGTCTGTAATGTTTAACTGTTTTTCTAAACGTAGAAATAATGTTGCAGCATCATCTTTTGTTATTGACCCATCTGCCAATATATCTAAATAACGTTTTACAGTAGGAAGATTTAATTTTAACTTGCCTCTTAATAAAGCATCAGCTTCTGCGTTCTGTGCTATTTTATGACTGAATACGCTGGTAGGATCGCTTAATATGTTCATACTAACATATAAGTCTGTACCACTCAATCTTGCTTTGGCAAAATTTCTATAACTCATAGTAGAGTCTGCGTATTTGGCTGCAATTGGAGCTGTTTCGTATTCGCTGTGTAATATGAATAATGTTAATAAATCTAAAAATGCGAAATCAGCAACATTTCTAAGATTCAAGCCACGGGCACCTGAAGCTCTGTATTGGCGGCTTTCTACCATTAAATCCCATGCTTGTAAATCTTCAAATTGTTCCATGTTTTGATTCTTTTATCTGTTTAATGCCTCTGCGAAATTTAGATTCATCGCCTGTTTTTAGGCTGTTGAATAACCGTTTTAAAAGGTCGTCGCTTTGGTCTTGATTGAAATTCTCTTGTATATACTCGACAAGATACTTGGTGCTAGCAATAACATTAATAGCCTTGTTTTCTACAAAGCTTTCTTTATCACGCTGTGGCACGATATTTGTGATTTCTTCTAATATTGATTTAGTTTGCTTTCGCACAATTAATTCCTTATCAAATATTTATCTAAGATAAATAATCTTAAGAGGGAATTAATATGACGTTTTCAAACACTAATTTTGACATGGGTTCAGTATTGAACAAGCTAAGAGCTATTGCCGAAGACACTGAAACAGACGCTGTACAAGCGCAGGCTAAAACCGCACGACATGATCCAGAAATGGATACCAGCGGTAAAGAAATCGACCAAAATAGCTTTTCACGTACTATGATGCGTTTGGCCGCTATCAAGGATGCTGTAGGCGAAGATCATTACAACGATTTAAGAACTGGCGTTCGTGCTATGTATATGAATCACCGGCCTAACCTAAAACAAATGTCTGCGTTAATGGACTTGTTAGAAACTGTGCTAAGTTATGTGGCCGAGGATAATAGTTTATTCCAAAGATTGAAATCCGATTTAAACAAAGATATGCAAGATCAAGGACAAAATCAATGGCCATGGGCAAGTCAAGATAAAGAAGGCGGAGCCAGTGGCTCTGCTCAACAAACAACAAAGGCTCCTGAAATAGGAGCCCCTGATACCGCAACACCTGTACAAGGTATGCGTGACATTAAAACAGCTTAAACCTTTTTAAGAATATTAGCTAACTTATTACTAGAGTCCATGGTCCTAATTGGGATTTTGGGCTCTTGTTGTTTTTGAGGTGTCTCTAAACTAAAACCTTCTTTGGGTGTAGCTCTTTCCCAACCGACACTGGGTGTTGTATTACTTGTTCCTTCTACTTGACTTTGACGTTTTAGTTTGTCGTGTATTACATCTATTGTAGTAGGAGCATCTGCGCTGTCTTCATCTAAGTCTGTAATATGTAAAGTACTTGTATTAAACTCTAATTCAACTTTTGAACCTACAGCACTACTACTACGAGTTTTCATAAATTGAACTTGAACTCTACCACGTTCACGCATAGTATTACTGTTAAAGATACCAATAACATTGTCAGCTGTTTGAATCTTAGATAAGCCGCCACTAATATGACTATGATCAAATTCAACACTTTCTACAGCGCCGCGATTCAACTGACTGGCTGTGGCAAACAGATACTGCCCTTGTGTGGCCAAAGCCCGTAGTTCTTCTGACACATATTTGTCTTTAATAAACAAATTCTCAGCACTGACTTTAACACTAACAGGATGCATCAAGTCTAAATAGTCAACAATTACATAGTCTACTTTTGCTCCAGAGAATATCTGAAACTCTTTGATCCAAGATTTTAAATCATTTACAGTTATACCAGATGTTAGTTGAACAATTTGTAGTCGTCCGGATTTCTTTCCTATCATCCTAACTTTCAAATCGACGTCGTCTAGATTTTTATAAATGTCTGTGGATGGGACTCCGGTTATCATACTGTCAATTCGTTTACTACATAGACCTTCTGCCAGTTCCAAACTAAAATAAACGCCATTTAGTCCTTGTTGCGCCCAATGTATAGCAAGGTTTTGTAAAAACAAACTTTTACCGCCGCCACTGGGTGCCGCAAAAATATTAAGTTCGCCTCTGTTAAATCCGCCATACAGTTTGTTATCAATACTTTTCCATCCTGTACTAACTTGTCCATTAGCACTTTTCAATGCTTCGAGTCGACCCCTAGGATCTGCAAAATAATCTGTACCAAAGGTCTTGGGCAATCCTACTGTACTTGCTTCTTTAATAAGTCGTTCAACTTCGCCATATCTTTTCTTGTCCAGCAAGTCAACACTTTTTAGAATAGCACGATCCAATGCCTTGTGTCTAGCAAACTGTTCAAACTCGTCCAAGAACCATTCTTTTTGTGGCTGTACTGCGTCTGTGCTAAATGCTTCTAGACTTATACCAGTTGTTGCTTCAATTTGCGTAGTCGTAGGAACATTGTCATATTTGTCTAAGTAATCTTTAATGAACTCTGCCGCTTGCCGCATGTTCCTGTCAAAGTATTCGGGATCTAAAATATTTCTAGACCTTGCTGCCAATTCTGGATCAGCAATTAAAATTTCTAAATATAATTTTTGTTCTTTTGTACTGTATGTTTTAATTTCATCTTTCATCTGCAATATCTCTTTCCCATTAATCTAATTTTTGTTGGACTATGTTCTGCGGCTTGTAGTATGCTGTATACTGCAAATAGTCTGCCATATTTCATTACTGCGTCTCCAACGTCTTTACAATCTTCCCATTCAGGAAAACTAACGCTCCATCCATAGTCTGCGGCACGCTCTACTAGTTCTCCACCCGGCTTGTCAGCGTCGGGTAGTAGTATCGGTTCTATATTTAAGTCTTCTATCAGTTGTGCTTGACGTTCACTGAGATTGTTACTACCCAAAGCAACTCCACTGGTTAGTAGCGCATCAAACTCACCTTCTGTGACAATGACGTATTCTCTTTTATCTCGTTGATTATCTAATCCGTATACATAGTTTGCGGGACTCTTCTTAAAATACTTGGCTAGCTTAGGAGGTACTTGGCCTACATATCTACTTTGAAAACCTACAATCTTATTTTGATAAGTGAAAGGCAATATAACTCTATTGTTTAATCCGGCATAGCCGTCATTTGTTTCTAACCAAGTAGCTAAATCATATATTTGTCTATCTTGTAAGTATGCTATCTTTGCAGGGTCTTCTAATTCTTTAACTTCGAACTCGAAGTTAAACTCTGGCCAGTCCGGAGTCCATACTGGTTCTGCTTCTTTTTTAACTAGTAGCTCTGCGTCTGCTTGGCTTAGTAATTCTAATGTTAAACGTTGAACTTCGGCTTCATCGAATCCTAGTTGGCGTAATAGCTTACGCATCTTGAAACCCAAGGTCCAACCAGGACTCCAGCCTGTTTTATATTGGCAATTAAAACATTGGTAAGCTACACTACCGTCGGGACTAAACAATATCCCGCCTCTGCGCTTTGTATCTGCTCGGCCTTGTCCATTGACAACACACATGGGACAATTAAAACTTGTCCAGCCTTTAGGGCTAGCATGTCCGTGTATTTTGCTTCTAAGTAATGTTTGTAAGGCCATCATGACCTTAGTATTTTAACTTCTATATAAGACTTTGTCAACTGTTCCTGCATTCGTATCCGAAGGAGTATATAATATCTTTACCCAACGAGCATCTGCTATAAAGTTCCAACCCTGTATATCAGTTGTTCCATTAAATTCAATTTTAAATTTATCATTGACAAACTTAACTGGGAAATAATTTCCATCGCTGTCGTATTCTAAACTAACCAATGCTTCGATGGTACCTGTGTAATTGGTAACTCCGATTTGAATTGTGTGTAATGTACTACTATCGTTCTTTTGTAAGTTACTGGGAATAGGTTGGCTGATCCAACTACTGCCCATTTGAGTGAAAGTCAAACCTGTGCTTGGTAGATACTTTGGATATGCGCCATCACTTAATTCTAGCTCTAATGTAACTCTGCGATTGTGGTCTGTGTATAGACTTTTAGCACGACCATCTGCTTCATAAACCACAGCACTTAGTTGATATATACCTGGATCTAAATCAACAAGGTCACTGCTGAATACGGTAAATTCACAAAATCCGGATTCTGGTTCTACTGCCACTGCTCTGCGCTGTACCACAAGTTCTCCCGTTCTAACTTGCATGATATTGACCATGATATCTTTGCCTAGCAAATTAACTGGTTTGCGGTCTTGGTTTTTAACATCAAATCCCAGGGTGCTATCCACTCCCTTGTAGATGGTTTTTCGTGTGGTATTAAATGGCATGTTTTGTGTCCTGCTATATCCTTCTGCATATATTAATATACTGCGTTGCGGGTAGCTCAATAATGTAAATGTATCGCTCATAGTTATATTTATTTAATTTTAATTGAAATGAATTCGGTGCTAAATATTACCGATGGCAGATCATAAAGAAATATTAGATAAGTTTCCCTTCTTAAGCTTGTGCCGTTGCGGCGAAGAAGAGATTCTAGGGATTATTCAAAATTATACCAGTACTCTGGCCAGCATTTATGTTTATAATGTGCTTACTTGTACCGAAGATAAAGCAGAGTTCTTAGAATTAGGAGAAGAATGGTGGTGGCAAAGTAATCGCAGTCTGCCCATAAACTTAGTTATAGGGCCTAAATTTAAAAAGTTTAGCTATAGTTTACGCACCTATAATGTCAAGGACTTTGATATATTACACGGCGAAGCTGTTAGTCTTCAAAACATCATCACAAAACGTATTAAACGTCGTCAGATACAATTAGTTCAAAAACTATAACTCATTTGATTAAGCTGTAACACAATAGCTGCCGCATAACCAATAGCATGACTCTTTTTGAAACTGTAAACATCCTCAGTTTTAGTCCATACTTCTTGCTCAATCTCATTCCAACTTCTACCTATTAAATGCTTCTTACCTGGACGGATAACTGCCAACACCATGGCAAGTTGTTCAATGCTTCTTGGCTTCATTCTAATAACGGTGTCGCTGTGATTATGTATATGGAATAATTGCTGTATAACTTCTTTATGTTCTAGCAACTCCCACATTGGTTCCTTGGACAATAAATCATCTATTTGTTCATTACTGTCGAAATCATTGTAGATACCAACATTCAGCAAGTCAATTTTAAACCAACCCAAGTCTTCAGCACTTTTATAATCTACTGTAGATAATCCTGTGAATGGATTTACTGGCGCATTATGAAAGTAAACACCTGTGTTATGTTTCTTTTCTTTTGTGCCATCTTTAATCATCGCAGGAGTATGGTCAAGTAATTTTAATACTTGCTCTCTATCTGCAAAGTCAATGTCTACGTCAAAGCTCAATGTAAATTCCCCGAGTTAAATGTATAAATTTTATCTTTCTTTTCTAAGATAGATGTTACTACACTTGAATAGTCATCTTCACTTAGAGTACTTCTATATAAACTAAGAGACTGTGCCATCATTACTCCTGCTATTACAAGTGGGTCATGATCAGCAACTAGTTTGTCAATCAAGTTTAAAGTTTCTCTATAAACTTCAACGACCTGAGTATCTTTATCTGTCATTCTTAGCCCTTGCCACTCTAGATGCAGTAGCGGCTTTGTTATCAGTGACTGCTAGTCTCTGTTCAAGTACGGCAACTTTTTTTAATAAACGTTGGAACGCTTCTGCTGTGGGCATACTTACACGTTCACCGTCTATGGTAAATTCTGCTACGCCATTGAGCATTTGAAAACTAGCCTTAGTAGATTGCTGGCTTTGTAAGAGTCTAGGAACTCTTCTTTTTTCACTGTACTGATTCATAGTATTCCCGCCTTATTAAAAATTTCTTGTACCCATTCAGGTTCTTTTGGATCTCGTTTTAACTTAACACGCCATTTTTTAGGATCTAAGTAATCTATTAATACTTGTTGCTGTCCCGGTTCAAGCCTGTCAATTAACCTGCTGCCTTGGTCAGTGGAAAAAGTACACCACGGACTAATACGACCCATTCTAATGTCTTGTACTGCGTCTGCTGGATTGACTTTAACAAAATATTCTTCCCAATTAAAGCCAGTCTTTTCGGACCACACTTTCATATTTAACAAACTTCGTTCAATAGCTCGTTCTACAGTTTCTTTGAATGTTCTATCTTTGACATAAGTTTCATAGACAGAATCTTTACACCAATTATCAATTCTCACAGAGTTTTTTAAAATAAATTTAACAAACTCTTCTGGTTTATCCAAGCTTAAATCAATAATGTATTTAGACAACTTCATGAAGTCTAAATAATACCTATCATTGATAAAGTCATCATAGGGCTTGTCATTCTTAACGTTGGCAATCATAGTTTTTCTATAGATTAACCAACTTTGATAAGCTATGCGATTTTGTTTTTCATCTTTGGCATTCATCCTGCGCTTTTTCTCACACATGTGCGAGATTAACGTGGATTCTTTGACAAAGTCTTTATTACAATACCTACACTTATAAGTCATTTGCACCAGAGATAACATCTTTGTCTTTAACTTGATACTGTTCCAACATGTCTCGGGCTTGTTCTTTAGTAAACATACCGAACCATACTTCTACTTCTTGTTCATTTAAATGAGGATACTGTTCATGTAGCCACAACTTAAACGCATTACCTTTTTTCTTTTTGCCCTTGCCCGGAGCAACATATGGATGCTTCATTGACTTGCCTACACCGACAATGCTCATCAACTTCCACATTAGCTCAGGATGATCTTTAATTGTACTATAATCTGTATTAACCAAATCATTGGTCATAATAAGATAGTGTTCGATCATTTCCGCAGTAGGACTTTCTGCACTACTCAAATAACGTTGGATAAGCCAAGGACTAAATCCTTTCTTTTCCTCATCACTGAGTCGTTCATAAAAATCTTTGTTCCTAGTATCTGCCGCAGGCAGTACTTTCTTGAACATATCTAACATTGGTGCTTTAGTTGCCATAGTATATTATACAGTCTTTAATACATCTTTTCAATGGACAATACTTCCGGAAGTTTATTTGTTTCTTTGACAAAATAAGCACATTGTGGTTTTTCGCTGTTATCCAATGGAACTGCTAGAATATGTCCGTGTTTGAGTTTAGGAGTATACCAACGAATATCTTGGAACACGTTGATAATCTCCAGTGGTTTAAAGTCTAATCTAAAACTGCTGATAGGATTAAATGTAAACGCACTAAAGCCTCGGTCATTGATATTCATAATAGGAACAATCTCAGGGTCTCCGTGATCTTTTTCACCGATAACAATATACCAATCAAGTGGAACTTGAATAACATGTTCACCTATTTTCAATACTGCGGCCGGAGCATGAAATGTTTCCATAAAGATTAGCGGGACAAAATGATAATCAACATTTTTCGGATCGTTCCAATCTAGTACTGCATATCGCAGATCATCTACCTCCTCTGGTAATTGATTCAGCTCAAATGCTTTGTTGTCTACTGTTAGTATGTTCATTAATATTTTACCTTTTGTACTTGATAAGGATAACCCGCTTCCTCATAATATTTCTTTCGTGTAGTAAGATGTCGTTTACTAAACTTTGCGCTACTTGTGATATCCCAGATCTCTACGTGATCTTTGTCTTCAGCTTTTCTAATACCTCGTCCGATACTTTGGATAACTCTAACAAAGCTCTTACCGGGTTCAATAAGAACAAGATTAAAAATACGGGGTATATTAATACCAACAGCAGCCACACCATAAGTAGCCACAATGATTTTATTAGTTGCTGTTTTAACTTCGTCATACTGTTCTTTCCTGTCATTAGTTTTCATCGCGCCACTGACAAAACTACTATCAGGTAGTCGCTCTACTAGCATTTCTCCACACTTCACTCTATCTACTAGAACAAGTGTATTGCCTGTTTCGCTGAGATTCCCGATGAACTTAGCGACAGTATCCATTCTATTTTTATTAGTTGTTAAGTATGTTAGCTCTTCTTGATAATTCTTATACTCTACGGTATCTTGGAACTGCATAATGTTTACTTGGCAGTTGGCTAACACACCTAAATCCTGCAGATCTTTGGCTGCAATCTTATTTATGACTGGACCTATACAAGATAATAAGGTCACTTTGTCCGAATCTTCTTTAGGTATCGTTCCTGTTAATCCCCAACGAATAGGAACATGAGCAAATGGACCTGTAAGTAATTGTTTGAGTACATCTGCTTTGGCTTGGTGAACTTCGTCGATGATAATACCCACTACATCTTGTGCGAAGTCTTCTAAGCTAACGGGACTTTCTCCATCCTTGAAACGCTTTTGCATACTGTTAAGGCTTTGCCAAGTACAGATAGTATGCGTCTTGCCTATTTCTTTTTTATCTCCAAAGTATACACCTGTATCAAGTCCTAGCAAGACATAATCTTCTGCTGTTTGTTTAACCAAGTCTTTGTTAGGAACAATAACCAATGTTCTACCATAAGGTTCCACTGCTTTACTTAATGTAGCAGTAAGCACAGTTTTGCCTGCGCCTGTGGCAATCTCTTGGATACATTGTGGGTTTTCTAAAAACTGGTTAATAGCACTGACTTGATAATCTCTCAGTGTCACCGGTTCTCCTGCTTTAGGATGTCCTACTGGCCAGATAACTTGGCCATGTGTATCTTCTGTTGCCTGTGGAAAGTTAAAACTATGTATAGATCTTTGATCATCTATTTCAATGGCATAACCTTCATCAACAATAACAGGAAGGATTTGATCTAGTAAGTTAAAATAACTTGCGCCACCTAGACTAAAAAAGCTAACACATCCATCCCAGCGGCCTAATTTATAAGCGGGGCTATGATAAGCCCATGGCTGGAAATACTTAAATTGCTTTTCTAGTTTGCGCCTTGTACTAACTTCTAATCCTGCTACTTTAATATTTACTTCGTCACGTATTTGTATTGTACAATTCATACGATATTATAACATAATAAGTCACAAAAAAGCAACCTTTAAAGGTTGCTTTGTTTGATTAATTTAACCTTTTATGTTATGCCTGGAACACTTCATCAAAGGTAGTCTTAACTGCTTTTTCTTTTTTTACAGTAACAGCTTTGGTATTAGGAGAAGGATTGTAATTCATAATTAGAATTTCTGTGCCTTTACTTTTTGTTTTGTAATTAGCATCATTGCCGCTTCTAGTAGCTGCACTGCGATACACTTCTTGTTTATGCCAAACAAACTTGTCTTCCGGATAAAGTCTATGTAAGTCATCGAAGTCATAATAGCTAAGAGCAAACTTACCTTGGATATTAGCCAACGTATTAGCTAACTCTTCGTGCTTTTCTTTTGGAAAATCTTTTGAATAGTAAAACTCCATATTGTAGTATGGAGGATCTACATAAAAGAATGTGTCAGGACTGTCGTATTTCTTAATCAAATCAATACAGTCCATTTGTTCAACAGTGGTAATCTGTTTAAGCCTATCTGTGATTTCTGATTTGTTTAATTTATTTTTAAGTGTATCATATTTGCTAGGATACTTGCCACCGGCCTTAGTTTCTGTAAAGTAAGGTACATTCTTAGTGCTTAGTGGCGTACCCGCAAATACTTGTGTCTGTAAGTAAAGATACTTAACACACAAGTCAAGATCACCTAATGTAACTTTAGTCCAGTCTAACGTACCGAACAGCTCTTGTTGGTATTGAGAATACAGTACTGGATCGCTTTTAGTAACAGAATTCATCTTAGCTAATACGGCGACAGGATCACGCCTAAAGCACTCGTAGACATTTGCCAACAAAGGATTAAAGTCATTGTAGACTCTTGTAGTAGCCTGTGCTACTTTTGTGCTTTTAACTGACACCCATCCGGCACCCCCAAACACTTCTACAAAAGTAGGAAAGGTGTCAGGGAACAATGGATCTAGCCATTTAACATGATGTGCTTTACCGCCGATATATGGAAACATATCTATCCTTAAAAATTTATTATACTATAATTAGTATTAAGAGTCAATCCTCAAACAAATCTTTCAAACTTAGTTTGATTTTTCGGTTTTTGTGTTCTTCTTTTTTCTGTCGAATGTCGTACATTCGCCTATCATGGATAGACCACCAAACTTTTGATTCAGTGTTATCCCTGATAGCACTCCAAAAGCCACAGGCGCATTGGCCTTGTGTGCTAGTTTTGTTTGGACATTCCTTACATCGTTTAACTGCCACTGGAGACAGATCATGTATAGTCGGTGTTTCCCAATTAAATTGATCCCAGTCTTCAATGTATTTTAATACATAAGACCCAATTGGGATTTCCTTTCTTACTAATTTACCTCTATTTCTAGCCTTAGTTTCATCAAATGACAAATGATGTTTAGCATCCTTTAGCGTATGATCTACTCTAATAAATTCTCCAGTTGGGCTAGCTGTTATATATTGAATTTTAGATTTTTTATATTTTTGTTTTTTATCTTCTGTTCGACGTGCAAATAATCGATAGTACGTATCGGGTTGAGGCAAGTCCACGAACAAACCTTCAGCCTTTCTATGTCGTCGCTGTAATAACATGTGTAATATCGCAGACGTTGAACCCGATGGCGGCCAACTGCGAGGAGTGTTAGTTGCGTAGTGACATGCATGTCCTTTTGGTATTGGCACTAATAGTGGAGGGAGCCATTTCTTATTTGCTGTCATGTTCATACCTCTTTTGCGGAGGATTGCCATCTCCCCAGGCTAATCTAAATAACATAGCATCGTTTTCGTCTTCAAATTGAATTGATCTATTTTCTGTTATGGTCCATCGTTGTGTATCAGGTAAAGGAGGATTTGGCATGTGAATATCAAGCCATTCTCCTACTTCTTGACTAGAAGCTACAAAATAATATTTTAGTATTGTCATAGCTTTGCCTTTACTCGATTGATTACCTCCAAGGCATCGTTATAGTTAGTAAAATGTTCTCTAAAGAAGTTTTTGTGCTTTACAACTATTCTAAAATTGCGTGATGATTCATCAAATGCTTCTTTTAATTTAAGAATAAAATAAGCACTAGGATCACCGTCTATTTGTTCTATGCTATCTACTTCGAGACTATCCCGAATCCATTCTTCGTGTTTATCTTTAAACAAGCGAGGGTCAGAGGGTTTGAAAAATTTGATTGTCATAATTGGACATCCTTAATGTTTTAAAATTGAATGTGCTACCTGCCATTGACAATTTATAAAACTTCTATAATTGTCTACCATTACCGCATTGCACGGTGCTGGGCCCTCTGTATTTGCACTCTATATAGAGTGGGAAGGCTTCTCCGGTAGCCTGGAGATTATTTCGATAACATCTCCTAGGAGATGTTATCATCTATTAATGTTATTCTTCGGATTTCATATCTAACATTTTAGCACCATTCTCTATTCCGATGATTGGATTTTCATTAAGCATAGGAATTGTTCTTCTTAGTTTAGCACTATTCCTAATCTTATTCCATGCTCTTGCAAAAGTAGTAATGGCTTTTTGATGGTGTTTATTACCATGCCAGTCTGCTTTAGTAGTCCAGTCGATTGGATTTTTTAACCCGACAGAAACCATTTCTCCTGGAGGACCTTCTTTATAAAGATCATAATCAGGATTTTTTGCTTCTTCTAATATTGTAATAATCCAATCATCTGTTCCTTTAAGGACATTAGTATCAAATGATGCAATGATTGCAACCATACCCCTAATCCACGATCCCTGGATTGAAGTTTTTGACAACTCTGGCCATACTCGTCGATGAATAGACACTGCTCTGACAAAATTCTGGAATTTCTTTTCTTCAAAAGAAGAATTTTTTTCAGAGTTATTTAGTGAAGGATCAAACATTGCTTTAGATATGTCACCGAGCCCGGTAATCTGAGGAGGGTTGCCAAAAGGATATGCACTAACTCCTAATCTATCAAAACAATGTTGCATTGCCCAATGTTTAGGACTTTGTTCTGCTAAAGCTGCTTTAAACTTATCGTATTCTTGCATACGATCTTTTAATTTAAATTGCGAACCAAAATCTTTGGCCATTTCTGCTTTAGTAGTTTCTACAATTACACACGGATATTCATAAACACCCCTTAATGCAAGAGCAAGGCATCGTTTTTGCCAGTCTAATAGATATTTGTGTTGTTCAGATTCTTCTGCGTCTACGGGAATACTTAGCATAGGAATTCCTGCATGTCTTGCATTAAATTTTAATGCCAGCTGGATAATACCTTTCCTGTAGTTATGATCTGGAAGACGTTCTCGTTGTTCTACGTAATCTATCCATGCTTCTTTCAAATTAAACGAAGACGGAATTTGTCTATAAATTGACAGATCAATTGGATCTAATATTTCGCCTTCTGCTTCTGCGTTGAATTCTTCTTGTAAAGTTTTAAATTCTTCTTTATTGAGAATTTCACTAATCGGCATTGGATCTGGTAGATCAAAGATTTTTCTGACTGCTTCTCTAGAATCTGCTGGGACTAAAGATTGTGGTGTAGATGCCACTAAAGATAATGTACTAGTTTTCATTTTTTCTCCTTAAATATAACTAGAAGCGATAACCTGTATCGCTGGAGCATTGAATAACTTTATTCAATGTGTGTATTAAGTAAATTTACTTTATACAATATTATTTAGCATAATATTCTTAATAAAACAGATACTTTTTTATTCTGTTTTACCTTTTTTTCTTTCTGCTCTTGTTTTTTTCCAACCTGCTCTCATCTTTTCACGTTTAGCAAGTTCTTCTGAGTCCGGACTAATCGGATCTGGATCTTCTAATTCTTCCACACTTCCTAAAGTTGGAACAAATGCATTGTAAGCATTATTATTCAATTCAAACCCAATAAAATTTCTTCCCCAACGTAATGCTGTTCTGCCTGTAGTAAGGCCGCCGCCAAAACAATCTAAAACAGTATCACCTCTGTTACTAGAATACATAATAAATTTCATTATGAAATCTTCGCTGAGTTGATTTTTGTTTTTGACTTCTCCTGGTTTATAATCCCTGGGCATGTCTTGTACTGTTAGACGATCATGATAGCTATCTTTTTGATCTGTAAATTTCCAATTAGAATTGAAAGTACGTTTCTGTTTATTTTTGTCTGGCTTTTGCCAAAACAAAACATGATAATGGCTTGATACAAATTTATTTTTTGTGCTAACACCAAAACTATATTTGGCAATGATATGATTAATTTCTTCTAGTTTAGTAGAATGTAATGCGTTGAGAATATGATGTAAATTGGTATAACCGCTAACAATATAGATACTTCCGCCTGGACGAAGAACACGTTCGCATTCTTTAATCCAGTCTAAACTAAATTGGGCGTACTCATCTAACGGTACGTCAACATATCCTGGAACTACCTTGGATTCGTCGCGGTGATAATGAACGTCTAGTTCATCTCCCTTGATACCATATGGCGGATCTGTAAAAATTAGATCTACAGAATTATCTGCCACATGCTCTTTCATGCCTTCTATACATGATTGGTTGTATACTTTATATGTTGTCATGTGATTATTTATTAGAACTTATTTAAAAAATTTCTTTGAAATTTTGTTTTTTCTTCTTTGTAATTAAAACCTTCGAGTGGTTGGCGATTTTTAATCTCGTCGGGTCCTATAACTTTATGAAAAAGATTATAAGGAACTTTGTGTGCCTCGATGCCATCGCCTCCGAATTTCAAATAAGGAACAAGTTCTGAAACTTCGATAATATGAATACTATGATTATCAGCTACTAGAAGAAACTCTGCGTAGGACGCTGGTAAGGTCTTGTGAGTATTTGAGCCCATCGAATTAACTAATCGTAACGAGATTGGTTGATTACTAGGACGAAGTTCTTTGACGCTGGCGATTCCTCTTTTTTTATTAGCCCTTAATAAAACGAACTCTTTGTAAAATAAAGTTCCTACAAATTTCATTTCCTGAGTAGTAGGATTTCCTTTTTTATTAGACAAATTTACAAGTTCGTGATCTACACCATCTTCATTTGTATATTTAATATTGCCGTCGCTATAAGCATCTAATGCCATTTCAATAATATCACTTTTATCAAAACGATCTTTTTGACTGTTCATTGTTTTTCCAAGTGTGTCTACTACTGAGAAAAATTTATTCCAGTTAACATTTTTTTGATTGTATTCTACAACTTGTTGAAGAGTTGGCATATAGTTCCTGTTAGCAATAAAGCATTATACATTAAAAATTGTAGTATGTCTATTAAAACACACTACGTACCATAACGCCAACTGCTGTACCAGTTTGACCTGACACACCACCAACGTTAAACTGTTTAGCAATGTTAACGCCTGCGTAAGTTGTGTTACCTACGCTAACATTATAACCCAATACCAAATCTGTTTGACGCTTACCTGATGCCAAGTTAACTCGTTCAGTGCTAGTAACTGGATTGGCTGTTACGTCATCATCTGTGCCACTGTAAGTATAGCCTGTAACTGCTGTTACATCGGCATAACCTTTACGTACACCTACTGGACCTTGTACTGCGAAGGTAACTTGGTCTTTGGTCTTGCCGCTAAAGAAAATATCTTTCTTAGCCAATCCAACTTTCCAAGTGTCACTGATAACAGTTGGGCTCAGTGCCAACATACTGCCTTGTGCGTTACCTGTTTTTGTAATGCCAAGACCATAACTACCAATCAAATCCACACTTCCAACAAGTGGAGTAGAACCACCGACCATTGCGTATGAAGTACTGCTATTGCCCATACCCAACAAGCCTGAGCCATAGTTGTTTAGGAAGCCGCTTTGTTCTGACATTGTACCAAACTGTACTTGTACACGACCTTCGCCATATGCTGTATCAACTTGACTAGCAAAACCATTTTGACTTTGCATAAATGTCAATGTTGTGTCTTTGTTATAAGGTACTGCGAATTCGCGATAGCCGACTGCGTTCATTGCCAAGTAAGGACTTGTAAACAAACTGTTAGCGGGATTGCTAACGCCTAGTGCCTTTGTAAAGTCTGATGTAAAGTTACGATTGATACCATCAACAACTTGTACATTAGACAGCACACTACTTGTTTTCAACGCACTTGAACTCAATGTAGCACCTGTTGTTGTCAATGCTGTACCATTAACTGGTGAACCAGAAGTCAATGCCGCTGTAGAATATTTAATATTAGCGTAAGGTTGAGTAGCCTTATCAAAGTTCACCATACCTTTGCCATATACGGCACTGTCGCCTAAAGATGTAGCAGTATTCAAAACAACTTGAACTAACTGACTTGCTTTGAGCTGTGGCCATGCTTGGTGCATCAATGCGATACCACCACTGACTTCTGCGGCCGCTGGACTTGTGCCACTTACACCGCCTGCGCCATTGGTAACACCTTGGGCAATGCCTGATGCACTACGAGCCGCATCTGGAACTGCGCTCCAAATTGCGCTACCAGGTGCCACAACATAAAAGTCTTTGACATAGTATTTGTCTTGACATGTATTGCCTACAATGTTAGAACAGATGCTACCAGCTTGATTGCTACTAGGATCCATGATCCATCCACCTTTGCCGTCACCTTTAACATTGCCAACAATTAGCACACGACCACCTAACAACAAATTACCATTGGCATCTGTCTGTGTAGCAAAGGCACCTGGAAATTGTGCGTAACCTGTACCACTATTACCCGCACTTGCCACAATCACAGCCGACTTTGTTGCTGTAGCAAAGGCAGTGATATCAGAAATCTTATTTCCATAAATGCTAGCCAGTGCGCCAGTCTTAGTATTTGTATATATGGGATTGGCTTTATAAATTCCAGGAACATTTGGATTGAGTAGTGCGGTGCCTGCTTTAAAATTTGTGTCGTATGTAGAACCCAAACTTAAATTAATTACATTGGCACCTTTTGCGTCTGCCCATGTCATTGCTTGTAATACTGCGGCCATGTTAACACCTGTTGTAGTACCGCCACTGCCTACCTGTGCCAATAGTAACTTGGCATCTGGCGCAACACCTACTGTACCCATGCCATTGGAAATACCAGCGGCAATACTAGCCATTTGAGTTCCATGTAAACCCCAACTAATAATTTGACCAGGATAAAAATTCTTGGATTCTAATACATTGCCTTTGAGGTCAGCATGATTGATGTCAAAGCCTTGATCAATAACCGCAATGATAGAACCTTTACCAGTGTAGCCATTCTTCCAAGCACCAACACCTGTTGTCTGACCATATGCGCGACCACTTACACCGATTGTTGTGAGGTTAGTTGATTTAGCAACATCTTCTCTGTCGGCTACTTGAGCTTGTACGCTTCCTGCTAATGCTAGAACTGCTACTGCTATAAGAGTGGGTTTGAATTTCATTTAAATTCCTTTTTACTGTTTAAGTACTTATTATAACACAAAGCCCAATTAGTGTCAATTAATTGGGCTTTGTTTAGTTTAGCACACTTCCGCACGTTTCAAAATTGTTGTCTCTGCGAGACGCTTCCAATTTTGTGCGCTCATTTTACGCAAGTCTGCGATTTTCAAAACTGTACGCAAACTCAGTTCACGCAAACGGTTACGCTGTTCCCAGACATAGTTAACAATCTCATCGCTGGCGCCATCTTCGAAGTCATAGCTGTCGAGCATACCGTCACGTACAATCTGCTTAATACGCAAGAACTTGTCACGTTGGGTATCCATTGTCAAGTCCAAATAATGGCAACGGCTTTCCAACGCATCCAAGTGGTCTTTCAATTTCTTACTGCGAACGTGCTCAAACTTAATGTTAGTGATAAAAATCACACTACCTTTGAATTCGAAACGATCTGGCACACCTTCACGACGCAACATACTGCTGTCCGTATTCCAAGAAATTGTACGCTTCTTAGAACTGTCCAACGCGGCTTTAAGAATGTTCAACGACAAGTCGTCAAGCAAGATGCTGTCACAGTCGTCAAACACTAGCACGTTACCTGCGTCGGCAAATTGATACAGTTTAGCATACAGACCCAATGCGCTCATCGCACCTTTAACAACTTCAAAACGATTCTTACGCTGGGCCATCTTGTCAAACAAACTAGCCTGCTCAAGCACCTTCTCAACACCAAAGCTCTTACCTACGCCTGGAGGGCCACTGACAATCATAGCACGAACAGCACCCGAGGTAGTACCTTCTGCCATTTGGTCTAGGATGTCGAAGCGTTCACGAATACGCTCAATGGCGGCTTCTTCGCTTTCTGTGTACACTTCTGGCTCTTTGGTAACCATCAATGAAAACACATTGTTATCGTTGTTTGCTTTTTTACGCTGACTATCTGACATATCTGCAATACTTTGACCGCTCACTGTGATATCCTCCATGCTTTTAATTTTAACACGAACACTCTTGCCTTTATAGCCCAGGGTGCCGTTATCTAGAACTGTTACAAACATACCTTTGGCGCCTGTCTTAACGTCAGATACCAAACGGAAAGTTTCATTTTTAACTTCTGTGCCACGATACTCGCCAGCAAAAATAGTTACATTAGCCATCTAAAACTCCTGTTTTGTTAACTTAAAATGTATTATAGCACGAATGCCAATTTATGTCAATTAAACGAAATATACGCTAAAACTATGGGCATGACGCTTTAAAGTATAAAGACGCATACCATCATAGCGAGGGCCACGAAATCGGACTCGTAATTTACGGCCGGTAAGACCAGCAAGAAATTTGAATTCTTGACGAACAGATTCCAATTGACTAATTGGAATGTTCTTAGCATAGCAAATAGTTTGGTAACGTTCAGTCATTTCTAATTCCTGTTTTGTTAATATGTATATATTATAGCACCGAGCCCAATTTGTGTCAATTAAATGACAGCGACCTTGAACATTTTGAGGCTGGCATTGTCAGCGCAAATTGTAGCATGGGTATCAAATTTATCCCCATTTTGGGCTGGTACTAAAAGTGTTACAAAAGTATTAAGAAATCCAGGCTTTGCTGTGGGTTTAATTTTGATATTAACCACGGTAGCTTCACGGGTACCTGCGCCACTTGTATAAACAATTTTAGTTCCGATTGCTAGTTCCATTATGGACTCCTGTTTTGTTACGCTATGTATCTATTATAGCAAAGAGTCCAATTTGTGTCAATTATTCAATTACTGTGATATAATCTTTATGTGCTTTGGTAACGCTACGAATAACGTGATTTTGTCGTATATCATCTTGCGGAGTTGTTCCTGGCGCAATTTTACCTATGCCCATGAACACAGAGTTTGCCGACAAAGGATGCGAGTTAGCTTCGTCGCCTTCAAAGATAATTTTCTCTGCGTCTTCTCTTTCATAACAAATACAGAATGATGTATGGTATCCAGCTTTGACCGCGGCCATACCGATTTGACCATATGTTTTGCCAACAATATATCCACCGTATTGTTCATCTGTATGCGTGGATAACATGATCAGCAATGGTGCAAGTAATTGACTATTTTTACGTCTTTTATATGCTACACCTTGATCAGCTTGATTTGGCACGTCGCTAACTTGGAAGATTCTTTCGATTGTATCTTTGTCTTCTATCAATTTGATTATTCTAAATTCATCTTTGTTGGCTTCAATTATTTCATTGATTTTAGCTTTAAGGTCGTCGTCGACAGGTGTCATCTGATCAAATGAACGTGTAGTGTGACTGAATTGTTCGTGGTGTTTTAACGTAGTCATAGTAATGTTACCTTTGCGATTAGATGGCCTTCTTCGAATTTTTCATCCATGGAATATTTGATGTCCTGATCTTTTAACCATTCTTCAAGACAACTAACTGCCATACCTGCGTGAAATGTTGCTTCAGCAAGGACGATGTGCGTTGGCTGGACTCCACTTCGACTTTCTAAAAACATGCTAGACGAAGTAGTAAGTCTTAGAGATTTTTCCGGTACATTTAATTGTACTGTAAAATAAATTTGTGCTTGTCTGGCTGGGCTTAGATGTACTATGTCCGCCATTTGCAATAATGTTTCTTTCATATATTATCCTAATGTAGTATCTTCCATGCCAGCGACTCTAAGTTTAGTGATATTATTAATTTGAAATTGTTTGCTATCAATGGCTTTCATTAATCCCAAATATTTGTTACGCACCATGGCGAATTCATTTATAAGTAATTGCCAATTATAAACTTCTGCATCGCCGTCGACATATCGTTCTGCGTCACGACTCGTCAATGCTCTATTGTAATTTTCTGTAAACTTGCGAAAGCTTTCGCTTCGTTTCTTTCTTAGTTGGATGCTAAGATATTCTAAAATTGCTTCTATCTCTTGTAATTGGTTAAACCTATGCTCGACAATGCCGGGCATAAGTCTGCTATTCATTTCCAAATTACCTTTGAGGCTAGTTTCTATCCTAGCACCTTGTAATTCGGATTCGAAATATGAAATAGCATCAGGCAACGTTGTGATGTCGCCCGATACTTGTCTATACCAATTACTCATTCGTCGTCGTAGTCTGAGTCGTAATTATCTTCTTCGTAGTCGTCATCTTCATCAATGATGTCGTTGTCGGTGTACAAATCTTTAATTACTGTATCCAATGTGCTGTCGTTACCAAGAAGTTCTTCTGCCACACTATCCATATCGTAGTGATTTTCTAAACTACGCAAGAATGCACTAGCGGCATCATAACGCTCTTTCTTGTCAATATAAGTTTTAACACTTGTCCAAGTGTCAACAATCAAATTAACTTCTTCATCATGCAACATCTTCTTCCTCCGTGATCGTTGTATCTGCTGTATTTACTCCGGCAGTCAAATCACGAAGCATAATGTCTGCCATTACTTTGTCCAATAATTCGTTGGTCCAGCCTTTACGCATTGCCTTAAAGACTTCGCCATCTTTAGTTGTATAAAGATAACTGTTACCTTCACGCTTTAAGCTACCACGTTCTTCTAACAAGTCAAACAATCCACTATAGGGACTCATACCTGTTGAGTATGGAATCTGTACGTGAACTGATTCAAAAGGTTTAGCATAACGAGTTTTCATAATCTTACAACTAGCACGGATACCGTTGACTGTGGTAGTCTTATTACCATCTTCGTCTAGTTTCAACTTCAACTTACGCATAGCAACAACAATAGAGCTGGCATAGATAAAGCCCTGGCCACCACTAATCTTGTCATCTGGATCAAACATATCCTGACTTGCGTATGTGTGGTTAGTACAAACCATACCAATGTTTAGATTACCAAACATATTAACACAGTTACGAACTAATGCTGTCAATGCCTTAGGCTTACGACCCATGTCGCCTTTCAAGTCACCTGCTTCGAACTGATTAACGTCTGTTGGTGTTAGCAACATACCTAATGAGTCTACAACAAACAAGACTTTTGGACGCTGGTCTTCTGCCATTGCTCTGTATTCAGAAACAAATTCTGTAATAGTCTTTGCTACGTCATCAATCATAGCCATGTTAAGTTTGAGTAGTTTATCTTCGCCTGTGTCTACGCCAAGTGCATGAAGCCATGCTTCATCTAATGCGTTCTCACTGTCAACAAGTACAACATAGATACCTTGTTCTTGTGCGTGGCGAATTAAGTTACCTGAACAGATATATGATTTACCTGCACCGGACTCGCCGGCAAACACAGTAACTTTACCCATTGGCACACCTTTGAAAAAGTCGCCGCTGATCAAATAGTTTAGTGTATAGTTACCTGTGCTAATCCAATCAGTTGGATCATTGAAACCAATACTAAGGCCGTCAATGCTCTTAGTAATACTTTTTCTAAATTTGGAAACGTCGAATGGTTTAGTCATTATTCACGCTCCATTTCACTGGCTTCTTTAATAAGCTCTGCTAGTTCTTCAATAGAACCTACAGTAATCTTAGCTGTCTTCCAATCGTCGGTGCTGTCACGTCCGCCAATTTCAAGCATATAGCCATTGTCGTACATATTGATAGTAAATGAGTCATTTACTTTAGCCATCTTGTCGCTGATTTTCTTTACTGTTTGTTTTTTAGTTGCCATTGTTTTCTTCCTTTTGTTCTATTTTATATACTTCTAGCATCCTTGTCAATGGTTCCATTCGTTCTTGAAAGACTTCTGGGCATTCTTTTGCAACACGATCCATATCCCATTTATGGGGGAAATGTCTAGCAATAGAATAAGCTTCACGTCTAACTTCTTTGGAAATCCTAGGATACTTTTTAGTATCGTGAGCAAGTTCTTGTAGGAACCGTTCTGCCCACATTACAGCACGATATCTTTCGTCTGGTAGTGTCATTGGATACTCTCTACTTTGTGATAATCTACGTTTCTTCTGCATAGAAGAACCTGGGCGTACAATAACCATTTACCGGTTAGTTATCGCAGAGGCCCAAGCCGTATTACTTTTGTTGACGATTACGAATCATCGCAAGAATGTCGTTGACATTCTTTTTGCCTTCCGGTGCTGGTGTTTCATCTGCATCAAAAGGAGGAGTGTCGTCTTCATCATCTGCCACTACAGTAGGTTTAGCTACTGGTGCTGGACGAGCTGCCGGAGCTGGTGCTTTGAAACTTGCTTCGGCGGCGTCAACGTCTGATGCTACACCCAAGTTACCAAGGTTTACACCTGCTGGCTTAAAGTATTGACCCCAACGTTGTGGGTCATACAACTCACCATCTACGCTGGCTTTGAACATGTCATAAATGACGTCAACTTCTTCTTTAGTTGGCTTCTTAGGCATAAAGTCATTTAGATTGTAAAGACCAAATTTGGCAACTGCTTCAAGTTCAGTTTCGTTAAGGCCACGTTCTTTACGAGCAAAACTACTTGTGCTATAGTCTGCGTATTGACCTTTTGTTGTCTTTGTCAAACGGAAGTCTGTACCGTTTTCGTAGTCTGTGAATAGACTTTCCATGTCCGGATCCATCAACGCACCTTTAACAATGTTAAAGATACTTGGGTTGATAATCAATCGACGGATTGGATTCTCTGGCAATGTTTCTTCTGCCAAGCCGCTTTGTACAACAAAGCCTTGGAAGATATAAGATTTTTTCTTCCAGTATTTACGACCTAGGTCTTCCAAAGATTTATCTTTGAACCAAGGACGAATCTCTGCGTGAATAGGACAAGTTTCTTTCCACATTTCCATACAAGGAACTGTAACAGTTACTCGTTTGCTTTCATCGCCGCCTTTAACGCCGGCAAATTCCAAACGAATCATTTGGCGTTCGCGCCATGGGAAAGTGTTAGTGTCGTCACCGTCTGGTAGGAAACGAAGAACTGCTGTACTGTTTTCTGGGATATTCCAAAACGGGAAGATTGCGTTATCGCCTCCGCCGCCTTGTTTGTTGCCGCTTGTGCGGTTTTCTTGCTCTAGTAGACGAGCACGGATTTCTGCTAATGTTGCCATGATTTTTTCCTTATAAAATGCCAGGGTTTAAAAAAGTTTGTTGCCTGGAACACAAGATACTCTCATCTTGTGAACGTAGTATAGCAAACTATTGCTTGCTATGTCAACAGCAATTTAACCTTTTGGATGAATTGCTGTTGAATTTATTTAGTCTTTATTTCAAAATTTCTTCTAGTGAGTATTTCTTCAAAGCACTTTCGAACATAGCACCGATTTCAAAACGGCTATCTTCAAATGTTGCTGTTTGCTTACTGCTCTTGCCAATAATACTGCGAGTTAGGTTTTCTACTGCCATTGGGTCCAAGTGACCTTTTGCCACACCTTCAGCTACACGAGTCAATTGGTTTTTAATTGTGTCGTCTTCCAAAACAGGAAGAACCAAATTAATTAACTGTGATGTATTAACCGTTGGGCTTTCGTAAACAATCATACTTGTAAAATCTAAGTCTGGAATCGCACTAACCGCAATAGTAGAACTTTCTTCTACCTGCTGTTTTAATGAATCAAATGCCTGAGTTGCTTCCATTTTTGCTTGATATTCTTTTAAGTAGCCATTTAGTCTTGGTAACATAGTGCCAATAGTTTCGTCAAATACGTTTTTAGTTAGTTTTTCTTTTAGTGCGTCCAGATCATTTTCGTCTTGTTCGTGTACATCACCCATTAAACGTTCAGTGTTGTAACGACCCAATAAATCTTTAATTTCGTTTAAACGGCCAGTAACTGCGAATTGAACATCATTGGCTTGTTCTTGTAAACCTTGACTTCTGATGTAACGAGCAACTTGCATTAGTTGGCTACGTTCTTCGCTTAGTCCAATAATCTTTTGTCCAACTTCATCATAAGGTGTACCACCTTCAGCAACGTGGCGTGTCATTGTACGTGCGCCTGCCAAATGGATTTGTGGATAACGGAAGCGTTCACCTAGAGCATTCTCAATAAACAATGCTCTAATGTTGCGGCTTCTACTGCCCATTACTTCTTCGTTAACAGGCTTGCTGTGACGAATAATTAGTTTTGCGCCATCTGTTTGTTGATAGCTAGTTTTCATTGACCCTTGTACTGGGCTTAAACTTTCTTGGACTTTTGCCATATTCTCTACATCCTTTGGTTCAATATCTTTACCTGTATAAGGCATAAGATCTACGCCTACTACGAATTTTTTCGCAATACCATTGCGTATGGTATTTTCTAATTTGTTTAATCTTTCACGATCTGTATTATCGCCGTATTTGATTTTAATTACACGATCTTCTTCATCGATAACAACTGTGAATTTTTCATCAGTGCTATAAAAGTATCTAGCTTTTTTAGCGTTAGCTGTTGCTTTGCCACTTTTATCGTTCATTGTGATACTATAACCAAACCCTTTGAGTTGGTCAAATATTCTATCAGCTACAGTATTATAATCAATCGCCATGTATATATTTACCTATTTTAATTAAATTATGCCAATTGGCATCGGAGCAACAAAATCACCACTGCCACGCTCTACTAGCTTGTTATATGTTTGTTCGTCGTACTTCATCAAGTGTTCAATGAGCCTAACTGCCAGAATTGTACCCATAACCAAATCATCCGTTTCGCCTTCCTTGGCAGCAAAGCTGGCGCCATGGGCAACAAAGGTTTTTAGTTCTTGTATTAAGTTCTTACTCTTTGGCGTCATTTTGCCGCTTTCGATATAATACTTTAATTTGGTACAAGCGGCAATCTTGCTCTTATTTGTTGTGTTAAAGCCACGACGTTTGCCGCCTGGCTCACTGATAAAATAGCCAGGTATGCGTTCTTCGCCGTATTCAGTGATAGCAACTAATGCGGCTTCTCCTAGTGTATTGTTTTCTACACTCCAATAAATTTGGTCATTGGCAACACCATTTTCTCGTAGATATTCTAAGATAGTTATAAGCATACGCAACTGGCCACGCACGTCTGTTTTGTTATGTTGCCATTCGGCTACTTGTACAAGATCCGGCAATCTAAAAATTTCAATGGCCGCAGGGTCACTGCCTGTACCCAAACTTGGATCCCAAGCAACAACATACATGTTGTCTGTCATGATACGGTCATATACTCTAATCTGGCCAATTTTGTTAATAGGATCTATACCAGACATATTAGTCAACATCATACTGCTAACTAATGTTTCATCTGCTGTAATGAATACACATTCATGTTCACGTAAAAAACGTTCTTCACCAATTTTACTACGTTCAGTATCGCCCCAAGACTCGTCTCTGTCGGGGTGGTCACTCCATATATAAGATATACTAGCAAAGCCATTCTTACCTACGTTACTTGGATTACCAAATGCATCTGTCTTTTTATTTGCTTCGTTCCAAATCTGTGCGAATTGGTCATTGTCTTGGTTAGGGGTTGATGTGATAATACACTTACCACCTGTTGCCAGTGTCGGGCTTAGTGCTGTCCAGAACTCTTTGGCAATACGTGGCGGGACGAAAGCAAACTCGTCCAAGTATACTAGTGTAATAGACATACCACGACCAGTATTTTCTGTTGTTGTAGCACTGACGATACGACTACCGTTATCAAAGTCAATGCTACCTTTGTTATAACTTGTTGCGCCAGCTTTAATCCATTCAGGTAAGTTCTCATACATGAAACGCACACGTTGCATAATCTCTTGCGAACCTGTGTATTTGTGTGCGGCAATAAGAATAGTACTGTCTGGAACAAACATTGCGTACCATAACAAGTAACCAGCGGCGCAAGTTGACTTACCCATTTGTCGTCCAAGCATATTAATGCTATAACGATTTTCGTGGTAACATTTAATTAAATCAACTTGGTAATCGTATAAATGAAATCTAACACGGCCTTTAGTTGGGTGCTGTACCCACATGTACTCTTGAATAAAATACACAGGATCAGTAGCAGATTTTACAATCTCTGTTATCTGATTCTCTGTGTAATTTTCTTTTTTATAGGCTTGTTTAACTAAAACCGGAGTGCCGCTCATTTGCTCGCTTTAAATTTTTTGTAAGCTTCCATCATTGCTTGTTCGCCTAATGGATTGTCACCTTGACCAGCTGGTCTATTTGTGCCACTACCTGGCTTGCCTTGACCTGTGCCTTTTTGACCCCAATCACGAATGTCGCCATAAGCTTTTGGTTCGCGTTCTTTAGTTTGACTAGGAGTATTGCTCCATTCTTCTTCTACTTCTTTTTTAGGAGCTTCGTTTTGTTCTTCGCCCGGAGCTTCGGTCTTAGTTACTTCAGCACCTTTGTTAACACCAGCTAGCTTCATAATGTGAATAATTTCATCAGGCACGTCTGTTGTCATTTGTAAATTGTTTTCGCCATTTTGAATACTTAATGTATATTTTGCTTTTGGACTAGATTCGCCTTCAGCACCTGCGACCATATTTGCTACTTGAGCAGGTACACCCATTCCTGGAACTTCAGTGGCTGTAACTGACATAGGACTCATTTCGCCGCCCATTTCATATTCGTCACCACATTCCATAATACCAGCAAGCTTACGCAATGAATCTAAAGAAGTTTCTTCTACTTTTTCTTTGTCCTTAAGTGCATCAGACATAGGTTCTTTTTTATTACCATCATTGTCTGCATCTATAAAGTCTGGCTTTTTGCCTTCATCAACTTTTTCTTCTTTGTCTTTAAGTGCATCCGACATAGGTTCTTTTTCATTACCATCATTGTCTGCATCAATGAAATCTGGCTTTTTGCCTTCTTCTACTTTTTCTGCGTCGCAATCACCTTCGTGAACTTTGCCACACTCAGAACATTTTTCTTCTTCTGCTTCAGTAACAGCACCTTGCATGCCACCAATTGCGGCTAGTCTGCTCATTAGTCTTGATAAATCCATGATTATTTTCCTTTACCCGCTGGGGCTGTAAATGTTCGCACTGGACTCTTTTTATTAGTCGCTTTGCTATCACCAATTTCAGGCTCACTAACAGGAACATCAGGATCCTTGATAACCTTAGGTGCTTTAATTTCTTTTTTGCGTTCGTCGCTTAATTTTTTTAATTCTTTTAAGAACTTAGTATTGTACTTGTCGCCATAAAGTTCATCTGCTTTAACATCAGACTTTTCACTCTTGTCGTAGTCAGCGCCTACCTTAGCTTTGTATTCTTCATCTTTGACTTTGAACTTTTCTGCTTCTTCGTCGTGCTGTGCTTCTTCTTCACGTGGCTCATTGGCCATACGAACAACAATAAGTCCTTCGTTAATATTCAATAGTCTTGCTAATTCTTGTTTTAGCATTTCTGGACTAACTGGTAATTTAGCAGTAAAGTCAATGATATAAACTTCTGCCATATCCAAGTTAGGAAAGTCTAAAGGACGACTCATCAATATAGTCTTGCTAGGGCGAGTAATTTTTTCAGCATCATACTTTTCTAGATGCTTTTCAATTTTGTCGCAAATTTCATCACCACATTCGCAGGCTAGTTTAATGCGAACATCGTGTTTTTGCTGTAATGTTTCTATGTATTCTAATAGAGTCTTCATTTTAATCTCCGATACATTATTTATCAATTCATTTGTTCTTTAAGTTCTGATTAATCAAGTTAAGGATAGCATTGCGGTCTGTGCTAAGTTCAGTGGGTTTGTCTTCTGCTTCGTCCTTGCCTAAATCTTTTTGTAATCTTGCTAACTTTAACTGTAACTCAATCATTTTGAGCTTTTTATCTAGCTTAGTTGTTTTTGCTGTAATAGCATTATTCATCATAGTACTAGCGACTTCAAATATTTTACCAGCGTTTCTGTCATCGACATTAAAACCCAAATCCATTAATCTAGAAAACTGCTCCATAGCTTGATTAGCATAATCGTCTAGGGCATGATCTTCTGTTTCTAACCCTTTAACCTGCGGCAATGCTTCATCTATTTTGGCAGCAACACTAAGTTGATCTTTGATTTTAGTTAATGCGTCTGACATCGGCACTATTTCGGCAACAGGTAATAACTGCTGATCTTCAGTTACGCTGTCGTTGCGATCTGGCTCTGCTGGATCCAAATTAAAAAATTCTTCTAATTTTTTGGTCATCTTCTTCTTGCTCTTGTTGTTTTAGGTTTGCTTTTTGCACCCCAGTTATTGTATATATCTTCTTCAGTGAGTATTCTAAACTTCATTCCGTGCCGTTGGCACCACGCTTTACATGCTTCCCACTTCGCCATGTTCAATATAACTGCGGCTTTTTCTTGCTGTGTTTTTGCTAGTTCTAATACTGCTTGGCCGCGAGGTTTTACTTCGATGACTTCACTGATTTTATTACCATTTTTATCTTGATACGTTATAAGAAAGTCAGGAACATAAAATGTTTCTTTGCCTGTAAAAGGATTGCGATAAGGTACACGCAAACTTTCGCTGGCCCACGCTATAACTGCGGGGTGATTATCGCAAAATCGCATTACTGTTAGTTCCCAGCCGCTTCTATATTTGGGACGGTTGCTGCCTATATACTTGGATGGATTTTCCGGAGCAAAATAACCTTGACTATAATTACTAGCCATTAAACCACCTGCTGTAATATCGCTGGCGGAATGTATTCTTTATCTATATAACCAATTTGACTACTATTTGTTCTGGCATTGTTTAATGCTGAATATATTTCATTGTCAAATCTAATTCCATTACTATCTACATATTGTAATACATGGTTTACACTAAAGCCATAATGTTCTGTTACATCATACAATACCTTTGCTAAACCTTTAGCATGTGTTGGTGTAAAATTTAAATGTAATAATCTACCATAGATTATATCGTATTTGTTAGTTTCTAATGCCATTATACTCCGCCTCTAGTTCCTCGGTCTATACCGCCAATGGCATTGTTTGCCCTTGCATTAGCAATAGCACTTGCTTCTTTAAAAGACATTCCATTTAATGATGCTGCCGGTAAATTAACTGCCGATTCTGCCGCTTTAATCTGATCTTGTGCTATTTTTTGATTTAGTGCAACTTGATCTTGCGCTTGCTTTATGAATGCCGCGGCATTTGGATTACTTGCTGTTTGTTGTTGTGTTTTTTCTGACTTTTGCGCTTCTGTTGCTTTACCGTCGCTATAAGTTACGCTTTCATATCTAAATCCAATTTGCCAAGTAACTGCTTCGCTAGTACTATAATCTAATGTATCGTGTTGTACATCGACAATTTTTGGACGCCACAATGTTATTGTTCTTTTGTTATCGGATCCGTAAAATTGTGTTATCTCAATTTTATCTATAGGTGCGTCTTTTCCTGTGTCTAATCTTTTAATACCAAAAGGATTATCACCAAAGCCAGTACGGAAACTTTCTTTAGCTGGCTGAAAACTATTACTGATAACTCCCATATATGCCTTAATAAAATTCATAAACCTGTTATCCAATGTATCTGTAAAAGAAATACTAATAGGTTCAAAATTTATTCTAGTAGGAACATGATGTCTAATATTCCATGAATTAATAACTTCAGTTTCTACGCTATACTTTGGCAATTCAACAGATCTAATGCAATCAAATATTAATCGTGCTGGACCTTGCAACGCAGGCGCTGTAGCCGTAGGTGCTTGATATTGACTGCTGAAGAATTCTACTTTAAAATGGTACTTAGCGCGGGCCGCTTTCTGCCCGCGTAAGTTATACCAGTTCATAGCGTCAGTTAATGCCGCCATTTACTATCCTTAAATTGCGCTGTTACCAGCTCCGATAGCCATTGTACCATTAGTTAAGCCGCCTGAAGTTGTAGCGGACTCGACTTGTGTATCATGTATATCAGCGGCATCAAAGCGAATTTGTAATGTGATAGTCATTACATCACTAGTTGCGTAGTTGTTTTCGCCATAGTTAGCATTTTGAATAAAGCATCCGTTCATGCTCCATGTCTCAATTACTACACCAGGTTGACTTCCATCTAGCTGTTCAATTACAAGACCGAACTTATAATCACGACCAGCTGCCGGAGCACTTTGCTGTCCTTGGTTAAGTTGTTTTTGTAACTGACTAGCAACGTGTTTAGTTACTGTACCGTTAATATCATCACGTAATGTTAATGTAACTGGTTCCCATGTATGTTTGCCAGCAAGATATGCTCTGCTGTTATATGCGTCTAATGTAATTTCGTCGTGTGTTAGACTTGGTCTTGTTACACTTACAACGTTTTGTGTAAGTGCAACTGTACTGCCGCCTTCACGGCCAAAGTTGTAAGCAACAACTCTGAATCGATATTGAAGTTTCGGCATGACCATAGCGTTATCACCGCCTAGGCCTGCTGTTGGAACTCCAAATTTTGTTAAATCTGCCATGTGTTTTCTCCTTCGGCTATGTTATTTATCAGGCTGATAACTCGCCGGTGTTGACTACACGAATCGGAATGTAGATAAATTCAGCCGCTTTAACTGGCTCAATTGCTACGTCGATATACAATTCGTTTCTGTCAATCTTGGCAGGTGTATTGTTTGTTTCGTCACAAACAACAATGTAATCATAAATTGCTCGTTTGCCAAGTAAGTCTGACAAGAAGCCATCGAATACTTGTTTAGCATTAGCACGAGTAATTCTATCATTAGGTTCAAAGATGAACGGTCTTGCTAAAGGATCAAAACGCTCACGTAAGTAAGCAATTAAACGAGCAACGTTTACACGATCCAATGCGCTGGCAAAGCTTTGTAGTGTACGTTGGCCGAACACATACAAACCTTGTCCTGGGAAACGTGCGATTGGGTTAATACCAACTCTACTACCGTCACCATATAATGTATCACGTTGACCATTTGTTAATGCTACTGGAACAAACTCGCCTTCGCTGTTAATATAACCAACGTTAGTTGCGTTTGTAACAACACCGCGTGTTAAACCAGCTGGAGCAAACCAAGGATAAGCAACTTGGTCGTTATAAGCGATTGTACGTAATACAATGTGACTTGGAGGAACAACAACATCGTTGCCACTTAGGTCGCTGGTAATACCGCTTGGATAGTAAGCTGCCGCTGTGTTAGTTGAAGTAATAATGCCTGCTTCGCCGTTAACTGTTGCATTATTGCCAGTCATCCAATTAATCAATTCTTGTCCTAGTGGACGTAATCTGAATGGAGTGTCAACAATAATGAAAGCTGTTTCTTTACGGTCTGTGTTTAATGATACCATTTCATCTAATAGTTCAGGGTATCCAGGAGCCGCAATCAATGTAAAGAAAGTTGTCTCTTCACGGATCTGTGTATTTGAATTTACAGCCGCTTGCATTGCCTTAACAACTGATTGACGTTGTGCTTTACGCAACATAAATGGACGTCCGTCGGACATGTTACCACTGTATGTATTCCACACACCTGTTGCGGCATCATAACGTTTAACGTTACCTGTAGATACAATACTGTTCCATAACAAGATACCGTTTGGATGTAATGCTGGATCTGGTGCTTCTTCATCAACTGGAGTTGCGCCGCCATTATTACTTGTATCGTATGCTGTGGTTGTTAAATCTGCAAATATTACACCATTTGGAGTTGTCTGATCAGTGATGTCTCGAGCAGTCCATGACACGCCATCATATTGGTATATCATAGGATAATTTTCTACGTCACTACTATCGATCCAAACGTCACCTGCTGTTGGACTTTGTGGAGAGTTAGAATCAATTGTAATATTTGAATCTAATGGTTCCCATTGGCCATTAGCTTTGATATATAAATCAGCCAATAAATCAGTATTATACCATAATGTACCATCAGCCGTTGCGCCACGTGGTGCTTCGATACCTGCCAATTCATTTAAAGAAGTCCAATTAGATCCGTCGTATTCTTTTAATAAAATATTTGCTGTGCCAGGTAATACTCTTGCGTAAATTTTTCCAGCTACTAATGATGAGCCAAAACCAGCATTAGCATCAGCGTCGTTGGCATAGCTAGGAACATTTTGTGTTACCCATGGGCTCTTAGCAGGTAAGTTACTTGAAACATATTTCTTAACAATAACTTTTAAACCATTGTTTGGAGTTGATGTTTTAATCCATAAGTCTCCAGATGCTGTTGCCGTAGGAATTGTATAATGCGGGCTAGCAAATACTGTTTTGCTTAATGCCGAATTAGTACAAATTATCCAAGTACCATTACTTAATTTTTTATAAAATTGATAACTAGAAACCACGCTAGTAGCAACCAAAGCATAATCGCCTGTTTCACCGATAGAACTATCAGGAACTAAACCTGTTCCATTAACAGTATCAGCAGGGTTAGTGATTATTATAGGGGATTTTGCTTCCCAATTACTTGTACCTGTTGATGTTGCTTCAAATAAGCCTAGTGATGTTGATGTTAAATCAAACCAGTATGTTCCATTTGATGGAGCACCGGCAGGTTCAACTGTAGTTGGTTCTAACTGTGCTAAGTCGATGTCAGCACGAAGAACATACGCTCTGTTGGCAAGACCTAAATAACTATATGCTGCCAATAAACCATATTCGTTTGTTTCTGCGCCGTGTATTGGCGTGCCATCTACAACCATAAATTGTGGACGACCAAATAGTTCTACTAACTCTCGTTGACTAGTTAATAGATAAGGTTTTGCGGCATTTGCTGGAATAGTGCCTTCTGCATAACCAGAAGCACTGACATTTGATTTGTTTGTTTCTGTAGCTAAAATAATTAACGGTACTGTGCCTTGTCCGGCACCGCCATATTGGCTTTCGTCTGTAACGCTAACTGCTACACCTGGGGATACTAAAGTAGCCATGTTTTCTCCTTAAACGGTTATGTGTATTTATACGTTTTCGGAGAAACAAGGCTATTTAGCGGAATTCATATTTTTACTGGCTCAGGTTGCACCACTTTTTCTACTTGATTAAACAATGAATCTAATGTAGAATTATTATCTAGTACATAATCAAATTTAGTACCAACCCATGCTGTTTCGCTGGCATGAATCTTTTCTTTCATTAACCAGATGTTTGCAGATTCTACGCCCTTGTTTGCTTGAATTGCAATATCAACCCAATGAGGTTGAATCCCACGTTCAACACAAACAATAATACCGCCAGCATTTTTAATACTAGCAATTTCGTTAGGGAATCTACAATCACTAATAACAATGTTATCTTTACTTCTACGTAATTTGTTTTCTACACTAGCAATCCAAATGTCGTCATGAAAGCCGCGACGGCAAACTTCTGTACCCCAGTACTGTAATACCCAACGAGGAGTAAGATTCGGCATGTTTAATCTTTCTGCCCACCATGGATCTACTTGCTCACGCCATTCACGTGCTTCTTTAGTACGACCTTCAAGCAATACTCTGTCCCAGCCGAATACTGCGGCTACTGCATCTTTTAATGTATTAGCAAAACTTTCACGACGAAAGCCATGAACGTTAACTAGATAGTCGGCAATAGTATCTTTGCCACTGCCAATAAATCCACATACGCCAATGATCATTTTAATGTCTCCTCTAGCCACACTTTACAGTCTTCCCAGTTTTTATAGATATGTGCTCTGCCGCCGGCACGTTCCCACTCTTCACAGTTACTTCTACGATCATCAATTAAAATATCGCCGGGTTCACAACGCACCCATTTATCATGACTATATGGTCCAAGAAAAACAGGAATATGCGGAAAGTGATCATGAGCCCACCATACTTTGTCTTGTACTGCCCACGGCACATCATTGTTATGCGGTAACGCACTTAAAAAGTATAAGCCAGAATCTGTTCGTCTACAGTATTTTGTAACCCAGTCAACTAGTTCATGAGCTCCTGGTTTAAGTGGAAGATGACGATACATTCTTTGATTGTCTTTAAGACGTCGCCATTCTGTGTCTGGGAGAATTTGTGACCAATCCCATGTTGGTTTTTTAAGATAATCACGTGCCGCTTTCATCCAGTCAGCAACTACGTCATCCATGTCAAGGTAAATGTTCATATTGCTAGTATATAGCAACACTTTCTATTTGTCAAAAGGTTTTTCGCCAGTTAAGCTGGGTCTGGAGAACCACAGTTTAAACCATTCGTCTGTGCCTGGACGTATGTTGTGTTCACGCTGATAACGTCCTTTATTTGTACCGATTTCTCCAGTTACTGGACTAGGTGCTGTTTTATCAACACCTGCTAGTACTCTGAGTTTTGATAAATCATCCAATGATGAATCCTCCGTAGCCGCCACCGTCTACGTAATTCTTTAAGTCTTCTTCTAACTTTTCCAAGTCTGCGGCTGCTTCGCTTTTTAGTGCGTCACCATTTAAACTTGTTCCGCCTTGCGGGCCTGCGATTGTAGCAAATTTAGCACGGGCTTCACCTAACATAAACTTAGCTTTGGCAAAGGCATAGTCCTTTAACCAAGGACCCGCATATGGATCTATCAATAAGTCTTCATCGTCACGTTCAACCCAGCACCAAGCAAATACTGTATCATCTGCTCTAAACTTACGATGTAGTAAAATCTTTTTATCGTTTTGACTGAATGTAAATGTTACATAGCCGCCAAACATACGAGCCATTAGTTCACGACGATCGGCATACAATTCGTAGTTTAATAATCCTGCAAAGTTTGAAGAATTCTGTAACATCATGTTATTCAAATACATAGCATTGAATGGTTCAAAGTCAACACCTGTACCACTGGCTAATGTTGTACCAGTTTGTCTTAGCATAACTTCGCGCACTAATTGAACATTTAAAGGTAGTTGATATTCTTGCTGTTCTGCTTTAATGTCTATAGGGATAAACTTTTCTGCTACTGCTCGACTACTACGCTGTCTATATTTGCGTAATGACTGATTAATAGCCAAGTCATAGTGTGCCGAATCCAATTCAACATCGACCATGCCGCCGCCAAGTCTGAGCTCTATATCTTTAGTAACTTCGTCTTTGATACTCATAAAAAAATCTCCCGATATTGTATTTATCGGGAGATTTAGTTTAGCTTACTTGTAGACTTTTAGTAAGATAATGTCTGTACCAACTCTGCCATTAAGTTTGATCTCTGTAGCTTTGATGCCTTTAAACCATTTCTTAGCGGCTGGCTTGCCGTTAGCACTAAACTCTTTAAGCTGTTCTTTAGGCTTACGCAACGTCTTTTGTACACTTGCGTTGGCATCAAATCCTAGGATAGAACTGTTCTTAACTGAAAGGGTACCTGCGTATTGGTCCGCAATATAGATACCCAACTTGCGTGTCTTTGTATTGAACACCCAAAGCTCTTGTGCCGTAAGAATTGTAGTCGGATCCACACTTTTCAAACTTAGCTCTTTAAACTCTTTTGCGTACTTTAACTTAGACACAACTTTTTCTGGGCTCACTGCTTTCTTCTTACGTGGAGCCTTGCTGGCTTTCTTAACAACATTGTAACTGTTAGCATCTGTCAAAGCCTGCGTCCACCATTTGATCATCGCTGTAATTTGACGCTTACCCAAATGCTTGTATGCTTCTAATACCTGGGGATCTTTACTCGAGTTAACTTCTTCGAACTCTGCAATCTTTTTGTTAATGAATTCCTGTACAGTTTTAACCTGTACCGCTGGCACATTCATCTGTGTCATAAGTTCAACTAGTTTAGGCTCGCCTTTGAACTCTGCCATGAACTCGTCAAAGCGACCTTCTAGTTCGCCTAAGAACTCAGAAGTCTTTTCTGCCATACGTTCTTGGATGTTGAACTTGGGCTTGTCGTCTTTAACTTCTTCTACGACTTGATTACTGGTATCAATACCAACGTCAGCTTCTTTCAACTGTTTAACAAGAGTACGAAGTGTGCCAAAACGCAGGGCTAGTCCGACACGACCTGCTCTAAGGGCAAAGCCTACAGTGGCGCCTGGCCAAATGTCGCCGCGCTTAACGGATTCTGCTAGTTTTTGGCGGCGTGGATTACGAGCAAGGAATTGAGCAAGCCATTCTGCGCTTTTCTTTTTGTCTTGTGTGTGAGCATACCAATTAAGTGTACGCATGACCTGACTGCGGTATTCGCTGTTAGTCCATTGCGCTTGTTCTTCAATGCTAGGGTAAGTGGGTTCTTCACCTACATACTTAGAATCTACTTCTCGGTAGGCAACTGTTTTGGCCGGAGGCTCAAAACGCCATGCCAATTTATCTGAACTTACTTGTTTAACGGGTTTTTTTGTAGCCATGCTTATTCCTAGGTAAAAATATAATTATACACTAACTTCTATTTTACGTCAATTTCAATTGCTCTACGCAAGAGCAGTTCTTGTTTGGAGAAAGCATCAATCTCCCAAGGCATATCCAAATACTTAGTTTTTTTGGTATAGCGTTTACCTTTCCAAATTCTGGCTTCATTTGGCAAGAACTTCATTTGCCCTTTTGCCAATTGTTTGACGTGTACCATTTCGTGTGCTAAAGTACTAGCCAAGTCTAACAAACTATTTGGGGTGAGACGCTTTGGTGGTTTGAGCAAGACCATCATACAGTCTGCGGCTTCGATATTCATCGTAGCACCTTGGAAATCTTCTTCTAAGTCTCGAGTAACTTTAACTAGGACTGCTCGTTTACTGTTAGTAAGTCCCAACTGTTTGATATATGAAGGCATCAAACTAGCTAAAAACTTTTTAATTTTTGGACTGTCTGCTGTCACATCGTATTCCATCATAACTGCTCCAAATTGCTATGTATAGTATATTGTACTACTTTTGCTAATTTGTGTCAATAAAAAACCCGCCGAAGCGGGTTTGTAATACTTTGGTTTTAGGGTTTTATTCGTCATTCCAAACTAAACTGCCGCCTACAATGCTGGCATTGTAAACAGTAACATTATTTAGACCCCAAGCGTTAATATTAACTTGTAAGTTGGCGCCATTCCAATCTTGGCCTGCGGCTACTTGAACTCTGGTAAAGCCTGCCGCTGTAGTATTAGCAGGTAAGTTTGCGCTATCTTTCCATATACCGCCGTTGATAATCGATACACCAGTAGCTACGCCTGAATTAGATGCTGTAACACGAACTCTTAATGGTGTAGCAAAATTTGCGTGACGGAATTCAAATTCATCGCCTACGTCGTTTGCGCTACCGCCATTTAATAAAGAAATATTTGTTACTGTTTCTTCACTAACAAAGTCAGTGATATCTTGTCCTAAACTCTCAATGACACCGGATGTTGCACCAGCGACCGCCCCAGGTACACTTGATGCTCTTGCGGCAAATGTAAAGATGTTACCATTTGGTACGCTTACCATATATAAGTCTGTTTTTAGTTGAAGTGCTTGAACTGCTTGTGAATATAAACTGTCACTGGAATCATAATTACTTTCGATATCTTCTTCCATATCAACTACGAAGTATGCTAATTCTGGAGTTCCCATTGAAGTAACTGGGAGAATGCGTTTATAGTTATCTGTAATAGCCATAATAAAAAATCCTTTAAAGTGTATTGTAATTATTTATCATTTAGTCAACAAGAAACCCGCCGAAGCGGGTTTGTGCTAATCAATATATTGATTAGAAATTGTGTGATAAACCGAGACCAACTTGTTTAACATCATTTGCTGTGCCGCCAGCGTCAACGCTACGATAAGCAACAGATGCACTAGTGCGCTTGCTGAAAGCATAAGCAACACCTACGTTATATGCTTTAACATCACCTGCAGCCAAGCCGGTTTTAATACCATAACTGCCTTTAACGCTGACTGCGGCATTGATTGGTGCTGTTACGCCATATAACTGACCTTTAGTTTCAACTGCGCCAGTTTTGTCAGTGCTTTGAATCGTAGACAAATTTAGGCCAGCTACTTGTGCGCTAACTGTGACTACATTAGTATGATCGGCACCACTGGCAAAACGTGCTACTGCTGTTGTTACAGGGCCAATTTTACCACCTAGGCTCCAAGCTGTTGCTTCTGCTGTAGCTGGGTTCGTATAAAAACTACGATCATATGTAACATTAACTGGACCTACTGTTGTTCCCAAGTAAGCACCGTCGCCGATACGTTTAGAACGATCATTGAACACATCTGAAGCAATAGTTGCATAATTGCCGCCGCCAAATGGATCGGCTGCTTTCACAGTGATATATTCACTATGTTCTTTACGACCCAAATCAACGCTACCTAACTTACCAGCAAGACCAACAGTACTTTGACGATCACCTAGTTGAGTTGCGCTACCTGTTTTTGGATCATCGGCAGCAATTGAAGTTTCAACTACTGCACGGGCTGTTAGACTTTGGCCTAGTTTTTCTTCTACTCTGAAGCCAATACGACTAGAGTCATTTACCAAAGACTTAACTGTAGTAGTACCTGTCTTTGTACTGTCGACGAATTCACTTAGTCTACCATAGACAGTAACTTGAGCAGATGCCGCAGTTGTTGCCAATGCTAACATAGTTGCTAAGATTGTATTTTTCATAATAAATTTCCTTTTCTTTTAGCTGATTAAAATAATAAGCTACCTTTATATATAAGGTATATCCTGATTATACGATGAAAGAGGCAAAAAATCAAAGATTTCCTTTAATTTTGGAGTAATTGCCATTTAAAAGTTATAGGTAAATAATACATTATGCCAAGACTAAGCCTGTGGAAAAACGAAAAAACTAACGACTACCATTTCATGGATAGACTTATCCGCGAACAATTCATGGTAGGCGGGACTGGCGTTTTAGTACACAAATATTTACAACCAGCAGATCAGGGCGCCAGTACTGATCCAACTAAGCCTAACTATAAGGCCGACGACATACTCAACGAAACTAAGATACAAGACTTATTGTTCTTAGAAAATCGTGATAGAATTTATGATCCTGATGTCTACGAACTTCGAGGAGTTTATAACGTAGGCGATCAAGACTTTGACTTGACACAGTTTGGTTTGTTTTTAAGTGCTGATACTATCTTTATCAGCTTCCATACAAATGATATGGTCGAACGTATGGGCAGAAAACTAATGGCAGGCGACGTCATCGAACTTCCACATATTAGAGATGACTTATTATTAGATCAAAGTAAACCAGCTGTAAATAAATTCTATGTTATTCAAGATGCTAGTCGTGCCGCAGAAGGTTTTAGTCAAACTTGGTATCCGCACATTTGGCGTATCAAAGCTAGCCCAATGACTGATGCTCAAGAGTATAGAGACATTTTACAAAACAAAGCCGACGACTATGGTAATGATACATTAAAAGATGCATTGAGCACATATCAAAAAGAATTAGAAATTTCCAATGCTATTATTGCTCGTGGAGAACAGCTTGCTCCTACTATTTTAGACGATACTACTAATACCAATGGCTTACAGGATACTAGTAAAAATTATCAACGTGATGCTAATCCAACATACGATCATGGCGAGTCATTGAATGAAGGTTTAAGTTTCCCGTTGAATCCACATCAAGGAGATTTCTTCTTACGCACTGATTATAATCCTCCTGCGCTATTTGCTTATCGCGGAACTCGTTGGCAACGAATTAATACTCCTAACGGTCCAGTAGATCTGCGAGATAAAGTTCTCAACGGTGCTGGATTTATTAATAATAACAATACAACTGTTGTTGGCGGCAAGGAAATGCCAGAACGTCAAGCATTAAGTCAAGTAGTTAAACCCAAGGCAGATTAACCATGCAATATTTTTACGATGAACAAATAAGAAAATACTTACTGCAATTTATGCGTATTTTAGGCGGGTTTAGTGTTAAAACTGGCAAAGATCGAGAAGGCAACGAAACGTACATTCAGGTACCCGTGCGTTATGGTGATATCAATCGTATGGCTGCTCACATCTTAAAGAATCAAAGTGAAAACGCTATCAATACTGTGCCGTTTATAAGTTGCTATGTAACTGATTTACAAATCAATGCCGAGCGTAGATTGAACCCAACTCATGTAGACACTCAGCGTGTTTATGAAAAGAAGTTTGACAATGTCACTGGACAGTATGTAGATGGTGAAGTGGGTAACACTTATACTATTGAACGCTATATGCCTGTGCCCTACGATTTAACTGTTCAAGTAGACATTTGGACCAGCAACACTGATCAAAAGCTACAACTAATGGAACAGTTATTGGTATTGTTCAATCCTAGTATTAACTTAAAAACCAACGACAATCAATTTGACTGGAGTAATTTAACTTACACTGAATTAGTCAATGTAGTATGGAGTGTTAGACAAGTTCCTCAAGGCACAGATGATATTATCGATGTTGCCGCATTAAACTTTACATTACCTGTATTAATTAATCCTCCTGCTAAGGTTAAACGTCAAACTCTTATTCATACTATCCTTACTGAGATTAGGAAAAAACAAAACAACGATATCTTAGATTGGAATCCCAGCGATCCAGTTCCTAACAAAGAATGGGTAGTAGTTACTTTTGAGAATTTAAAATTACAATTACAGATTATAGGCGACCAAGCAAAGATATTAAATCAATCAGGCGGCACAACTGATGCCAATGGAGATTTACTAAGTTGGGCTAGTATACTTAAACCTTTTGGCGAATTAAAGCTTGGTATTAGTAATCTAAGACTACGCCGAGGTGTAGATCCAAGTGACCCCAGTGCTGATATAGTTGCTGTGATTAATAGTGTAGACGATGATCCTACAAGAACTAATGTAGCTTATATTACTATTGACAATGAAAGCTTGCCTGCGTCAACTGAGGCCGCTGTTAATGCTATTATTAATCCTAGTAGAAGTGCTCCAGGCAAAAATTTACCTACAGCAGTTACAGGGCAAAGATATCTAATATTAGAAGACATTCCTGAAAATTCATACTGGGGTGTAGTAAATGCCAAAGCTAATGACATTGTACAATACAACGGCAGTGCATGGACGGTATCATTTGATAGTACTAGTAATTCTAATGCCGTGGTGTTAAATACTACAACAGGATTAACCTACGAATGGCGCAATGGTCAATGGATTAGTGCTGTCGAAGGAACTTATCAAAATGGATGGTGGAGATTGTATTTGTGAAACAGTTTAAGGGTGTAGGGGCTATTATTCTCAGCGAACAGACTAATAAAGTTATGTCTGTATTAAGAAGCCCTAGTGAAAGTCATCCTAACACTTGGACATTTGCCGGTGGCAGAGTCGAACAAAATGAACAACCCATTGACGCATTAAAAAGAGAGTTAGAAGAAGAATTACAGCTAACAAAAATTAAAAAAATAATACCGTTGCATAGCTATCATAGTCGTAGCAAAGATTTTGTCTACGACACTTATATTGTATTAGTTAATAAAGAGTTTATACCCGAGTTGAATGACGAGAACATTGGTTATGCATGGACTGATATAGATCACTTACCTAGCCCTTTACATCCTAAGACTAGGTTGATGTTAAGTTCAAAACGGCTAAAGGAAAAGTTTAAGAATTTTTATAATTGGATGGACAAAAAGAATGGCAGAAATAATACCATTTCCCAAAAAGGAACAACCCCTTAAAGTCGCTAGATCATTAGACTTATATTATTGCTGGGACGTTCGGCTAAACAATCCATTGCTTAATACTTTATTCAAACCCGAAATAAGTTATGTAGAACGTTGGTATTTACAAACTCAACATTTATTAAATCTAGAGGATATGGATCATCCTATTATAAAGTTATTGTTGTCAACAAAAGATAACACACTAAATATACTTATAGATGATACTGAAAAAGATTTAGCTGTACAAAGATATTTTGCAGACAAAGATAACATTGTTTCTGCCGAAGCTAATATACTTAAACTAAACAGATGGAATACTAAATGGCGGGGTCTACTTCGATACCGCCAGCAACTTTAAATGATTGTGTTCCTAAATGTCCTAGCTCACAGGTAGTGGCAACATCAAGCCATATAGGAATTCCAACTTCATTACATTGTCTAAAAAATTCAATGTCTTCGCCGGTGTATTGATTTACTGTTTTATCGTAGCCTAATATAAACCACGGAAGTTCTAACTGATCGAAGACAGTTATACCAATTAAACAAAATCCCAGAGCCATACATTCTACCTGTATATGGCTGTCAGTTTGTGCTGTTACGTCTACGTGAGAATTCCAGTCATATATTTTATGCCATGCTGTAGTTATAAATGGCTCTACTCTTTTACTGTATGCGGCACCGACTATTAGTTCGTCAAAGTCTAATAGATCAAAAACATGATATGGCTGAAATTCGATATCACTGTCGATAAACATGACATGAGTCGCTCCCCATTCTTTAGCGGCCAACACTAGTTCATGTCTTTGATTTGCGATTAGTGTACCTGGACTTAAAAATAATTTATTATCTATATCATGTTCGGTTAACTTTTGACAAAGATTGTACAACGAATATGTACAACTACTGTGCATTGTATCCCTGGTAGGAATACAAATCGCTAATCGAAGTTCGTTATAGTTCATTTAACTTTTTTAAGTTTTAGTCGTTTAGGCTGCGATGGCGGTTGTGTGTCTGTATCATCAGATGGCATATTTGCTTCAACGCCAATTTCCTGCTCAGCCATTACTGTAGCTTCTTTAATAGCATTAGCTAATTTAACACAGATTTGTGTGGCTTTGATATAAGCAGACTCTGGTAACTTAACCATTTTAGTCATTGTTTCTATACTTGGCTTGCCCATTGTTAATAACTCAATGGCAGAAACTTTGCCTAGATAATCAATCCAATACTCTTCTTCGGTAATTTGCCAATTTGAAAGTATAGATTGAATTTCATTCTGTGGTTCGTTTTTAATAAAATTAACCAAGTACTCGCGTTCTTCTAACAAACAATTGGTTTCAAATGTACGTTGCTCTTGTTCTAAATCGCTGTCGATTTTTCTAATTCTGTTAATAACAGAAACTACATAACGAGCGCGAGCCACGCCAGCTTGTCCTTCAAAGTTTTGTCTTTCAAACTCACTGGTTAAGTTAAAAGGACATAGCGCAAATAATTGCTCTAATACTTCGTCTTTTTGTGTTGGTTTTTGTTTAGCCATAAAAATACCTCAGGGTTACTGAGGTATTTATAATGTTGCTTCTAATTATATTATTAGTATGTGTATGGTGATAATCTGCCGCCGAATCTAGAACTCAAACTAAGTTGTGTTCCTGAACTTTGTCCAATATATCCACCAAGTGTACCACTTAGCGAAATATTCTGTCCGGCGCCGGGTGCTACGTTTGAATAGCCCTGTTTAACACGACCCATTACAATTTCAGAACCTGTTGCTGGTAAAACTGACATTTATAATCTCCTATGTGTTTATTTATCCTGTTAAATGGGACCTAAACCCCATTTAACTCTGGAAATTATAATGTTGGTTTTGAACTACCCAACTGTGCTTCAAGTGTCTTCACTTTAGCACTTAGTTCTTTAACAGCTTCGATTAACAATGCTGTTAGCTTGTCATAACGAACTGTTTTGTAACCTTTGAATGCTGAGTCGCATACCAATTCAGGAGCAACTGCTTCAACTTCTTGAGCAATAACACCCATCTGGTGACGATCGTCGATACCTAATGCTAAAGCGGCTTCGTTTGGATCAAATGTAACACCATTCAATGCTTCAACTTTTTCTAAAGCGTCTTCGATAGGAACAATGTTTGTTTTCAAACGTAAGTCAGAGTAGTAAGCTGTAACTTCACCTGTAGCAGTAATAGCACCGCTAACTGCTATAGCGCCACCGATTGAACCACCGCTTGTTGACAATGTATTAGTAACTGCTGTACCTGATACGCTAATACCTGTACCTGCTGTAACAACTGTAATTGCCGCACTACCGTCAAAACTTACGCCTTGAATTGCACGAGCTGTTTGTAATGTAGTTGCTGTTGTAGCATTACCTGCTAATGCAGCTGTGATTGTGCCAGCACTAAAGTTACCACTTAAATCACGAGCAACAACTTTACTTGCTGTATTAGCACTTGTTGCATCAACTGCTAGTGTTAAGGCTGCGCCTTCGCTGCCGCCGTTAGCACCAGTGATGTAAGAACCGTTTGTAATACTTGCAACATAGTTACCAGTTGTATCTGTGCCTAGTGCAACTGTATCAGATGCTACTGTGGCATTTAATGTTACGTTAGCACTACCGTCAATACTTACGCTACCAGTTAAGTCACCACCTAAAGTGATTGTGCGAGCTGTTGTCCACTTACCTGCACTTGTTGCTGTATCAGCATTACCTGTTAAAGCACCAACGAATGATGTAGATGTAACGCTTGTTAAACCAGCAAATGTAGTTACTGTTGCGCCTAAACTTACATCTGTAGAACCAATTGTAACTTTGCTGTTTGTCAAACTTGCGTTTGGAATAGCACTTGTTGCAATAGCACCAGTTGTACTGTTATAAGAAATACCAGTACCAGCACTTACGCTACTACGAGCACGAGCTGTTGTAAAGTATTGGTTTGTTGTACCTTCGCTAACTGCATCAGTATCTAATGTACGTGTACCACCTAAAGCAACGCTTGTACCGTTAATAGTAATACTATTATTAGTTAGTGAGCTGTTTGGAATACTACCTAAACTAATTGCACCAGTTGTACTGTTATAGCTTACACCAGTAGCACTTGTTGCACTTAGTGAAGTACGAGCGCGAGCTGTTGTAAAGTATTGGTTTGTTGAACCTTCGGCTAAGTCATCTGTGTTAACAGCGATTGGATAATAAACTGCGCCGTCGTTTGTGAATGTCCACTTATCAGTGCCTTCGTTCCAACGTAATTGAGCATCTGCTTCGTCACCACGCTCAACTAACAAACCAGCGTTCTGTGTTGGAGCACCAGTGTGGTCACTGTTCAATGTAATAATGTTGTCAGCTAAGTTAATTGTGTTACTGTTAACAACTGTTTGTGTACCACTAACTGTAAAGTTACCAGCAACTGTAACACCAGTTGAATCAACTGTCAATGCTGTTGAACCGTCAACTGTAACTGTTACTGTACCAGTACCTGTATCAACAACGCTAATGTTGCTGTTACCTTGAGCAATGCTTGATGTGCTTACTGCGCTAATTGCTGTGTCAACATAAGTCTTTGTGGCTGCATCGTTTGCAGAACTAGGAGCACCTAATCCAACAATCTTGTTACCGTTCATTTCAATGTTGTCACCAAAGTTAACTTTTACGCCTGCGCTGTCAGTAATATTCTTACCGGCAGCAATTTGTAGCGTACCGTCGATGTTAATGTTTGTTGTACTAGAACCTAATTGTAAAATACCAGTACCAAGTGTTTTGATACGGATGTTTTGGTCAGTGTCAGCTGTAAAAGTAATTGTGTCGTTTACGTCTTCAAGAACTTTACTACCGTTAACGTATAAAGAACCTGGACCGACGAAAACGTCTTTCCATTGTTTAGTTAAACTACCCAAGCTATATGTAACGTCTGCACTTGGAATAATATCACCAGCAATGCTAGGAATTCCGCCAGTTAGTGTTAAACCAGCAAATGTTGGGCTTGCGCTTGTTGTAATGCTTTGAGCTGTACTAATTGCACCAGTAGAACTGTTGTAACTAATACCTGTGCCTGCGCTTAATGCGCTTCTTGCGCGAGCATTTGTAAAATAAAGATTACCGTTTTCAGATACGTCGCCTGTGTCGATTGTAACTGAACCAGTTTCACCATTAACACTGGTTACACCACCAATTTGAACAACGCTCGGAGTTCCGTCGTCTTTCTTGATATAGATTAAACCATCATGTGTGTTAATTGCGATTTCGCCTAATGCTAGCTGTCCTGTCGTTGGTACCTTGCCAGGTGTAGCACTACGCTTTAAAATAATTGTATTGGCCATTTGAGTATATACCCCTTGAAATTGTAGGAACTTCGATTTCTACTATTTGTATAGTATTTAGCCAAAACTAAAATACTAGAGTGTTAAATGGGGGTCAAATCAATATTCGCCGCAGTCAATTTCAATGTCTACTTCGCTGATAGTATTGATTTGACCTGTTTCATCTAAATCAATTTCCAGAGTTTTTCCAGATCCGCCATAATTTCCGCTGACATCTGTAGTGTTAATTCTACTTTCTTTGGCAAATATTAATGGAGTTATTCCAGGATTGATAACGCCTTGCGTTACTAATGTCCACGATGTTTTTGATTGAGTATTACCTTCTTCTACATAGACTTTATTGCCACCACTTAATTCAAAAATACTATCAGCATCGTCTGCTCTTGTCAATTTACTTGTAGACACAGACCACGAATATATACCATTTTGTTCTTGTGTTGTTTGTCCTACTAACAAAACCCTGTCTTTATCTGCCAAAGACACTCCATCTACTGTGAATATACTTGCGCTAACGTTTACGTTAGATCGTGTGGCAACGCGAACACTATCTTTATAGTCTGATACTGCGCTGACGAAATTTTTACCTCGGAAAATTGGCATGGTGGAAATATAATTTAATAATGTATTTATACTTTTTTACAATCATAAAAAAGGGCTCCGAAGAGCCCTTTTTGTGTACTAGTTATTTCTAATTAGTATGTACCGCCGTCGATGTTACTTGATTCGTTTAGAACACCACCAGCTGTCAAGCTAGAAGTAGAACTTACGCGAACGAAGATATAATCGTTGGCTTCTGGTGCTGTATCAAACACGATACTTGTTACATTACTAGTTGTACTAATTGTGTAAGAGTATGTAGGTGCTTGAATCAAACCGTTGATATACACTTGAGTGTTATCGATACTAGTAACTTCAACACCAGTACTGAAACTGTCTGTTGTACCGTCACCAGTGAAGTTCAATGTAGTAGCTTGAACGGCAACGTTCTGTGGAACGAATTCGCCTAAAGAACTAGACCAAACTAGTGTATAACCGTCTTGTAACGCTTCTGTCTTATTAACATCGCTTAAATCACGGATACTTGCGGCAGCGATACGATCATCTGCGCGAGTGTCAGTGTAGTACAAGTTCACTGCGCCTTCATCGATAGCATCAGTTGTTGGTGTTACAAATGTCAATGTACCTGTAGCATAACTTAAGATATTGCTATCATCAGTTACTAATGTTAGAGCATTTTGAGCACGAACATCAGTAAAGTACAAGTTTGTTGAACCTTCATTAACGTCATCGGTTGTTAAGGTTACATCATGAGTTTGACCATTGACACTCCAAACTGCAGCATCAGTACTAATAGTACCAGTCGAACTATCATAATTGATGTTAGAACCATTGTTTACACTTGCGCGAGCGCGAGCTGTTGTAAAGTATAGGTTTGTACTGCCTTCAACAATTTCGTCTGTGTCAACAGAGTTCAATGTGAAGCTGAATACACCAGTTGATTGGTCATAGCTTAATGCGCTAGAATTATCAGTTGTTAAGCTGATAGCACTACGAGCACGAGCGTTAGTGAAATACAAGTAACCAGAATCTTCAGTTACATCTGCTGTACTTGGAGCTGTAATTGTGATAGTACCAGTAGTATCATCATAACTTAGATTACTCCAACCACTTGAACTGATACTTTGACGAGCACGGGCTTGTGTAAAGTATAAGTTTGTTGTACCTTCTTGAACTTCATCGGTATCAATACCGGATAAGTCAAAGTCAAATACACCAGTCGCAGGATCATAGCTTAATGTATTAACATCGCTAGTTGTCAAACTAATAGCATTACGAGCACGAGTTTGTGTAAAGTACTCATTTGTAGAACCTTCACCAATATCGTCTGTATCTAAAGTTTGGCTGCCTCCTAAAGCAATAGTATAACCATTGACAGTAATATCGCTATATGACAAACTTGCATTTGGAATATTAGCTAGGCTGAATACACCAGTTGATTGGTCATATGCAGCACCTGTTGATGTGTCAGCACTGAAGTGAGCGCGAGTATCACCTGCGCTAGGACCAGTGTAACTGAATACACCGCTAGTGCTATCGTAACTAAAGTTACCATCGCCACTGACCTTTTGAGCACTTAGTTCACCGCGGATGTCACTTGAAGTAACTTTAGTGAATGTAAATGCGCCAGTTCCGCTATTGTAGCTTAGGCTACCATGACCTGTGCCTGTGTTACCACCACTTAAAGCGGCACGTGCGCGGCTATCTGTAAAGTACAAGTTTGTTGTACCTTCTGATAATGCGTCAGTATCGTGGTTACTAATATCGCTAACTGTACCAGTTACATTACCTGTAACATTACCAGTTAAATCACCAGTTACATTGCCTGTAACATTGCCTGTTACGTCGCCAGTTAAATCACCACTGAATCCAGTGTTAGCAGTAATTGTTGTACCAGTAACTGCGGCAGGAGTTACACCACCAATAACTGTACCATCAATGTTACCACCGTTGATATCTACTGTAGAGAATGAACTTGTACCTGTGCTTGTTACGTCACCGGTTAAGTTACCTGTTACGTTACCAGTTAAATCACCTGTTACATTGCCTGTTACGTTACCAGTTAAGTCACCTGTGAATGTTGGAGCAGACAAGTCTTGTGTTAGTGTTAAACCACCAGTAATATTAACGTCTTTGTTAAAGTTCCAGCTGTCATCACCACTTGCGTAAGTGATAGTAGCGCCAGCACCATCGACTGTCAAACCAGCACCGTTAGCTTGAGTAGCGTTTGCGCTGCCTTTAGCCAATGTCAAGTTCAAATCATTGATTTCAACTGTTGTTGATTGAATAGATGTTAATGTACCTTGAACTGTTAAGTCACCACTAACTGTTACATCGTTGAATGTAACGTTGTCAGTTGTGCCAACAGATTGGCCGATTTCAATAACACCTGTACCAGCAGTATATGTAACACCTGTACCACCACTTACGCTGTTACGAGCGCGAGTTGTAGTAAAGTATTCATTTGTACCTTCTGTTAGGTCTGTTGTTGTTTTGGCAGCGAATGCGCTGTCAAAACGGCTTTGTGTGTAATATAAATTATTAGAACCTTCAGCTAAATCATCCGTATCAGATGCAGCCAATGCGTTATCAAAACGTGTTTGTGTCCAATACTTGTTTGTAGCACCTTCGCCAATATCGTCTGTGTCTAATGTATAGCTACCACCTAAAGAGATGGAATGGCTATTAACAGTAATATCGCTGTTAGCTAAACTACTGTTTGGAACGTTAGCTAAACTAATAACACCAGATGTACTGTTATAATCAACACCTGCGGCACCATCGCCACTGATATCACCACGAACATCGGCTACTGATACTTTAGTTAATGTAAATGCACCAGTTGTGCTATCGTATGTTAAATCGCCGTGACCAGTACCACTTGTAGTTGCAGTAAAGTGAGCACGAGTCTCGCTAGCACTTGGGCCTGTGTATGTGAATACACCCGTTGAGCTATCGTACTGCAAATCGCCATCACCGCTGTCGCGATATGCGCTTACTGCTTGACGATAATCAGCATCATCAGGACCTACGTAAGTGAATACGCCTGTTGTGTTATCATACTCGAAGTCGCCATCACCGCTAGTTTGTATTGCACTTACTGCATTGCGGGCGCGAGTATCTGTGTAATATAAATTAGAACCTTCTGTAACATCATCTGTATCAGGAGAGCTAATTGTAATTACACCAGTAGAATCATTGTAACTTAGGTTAGCCCAACCTGCTACATCGATGGCTAAACGAGCGCGAGCATCTGTGTAATATAGGTTTGTTGTGCCTTCTTGTACGTCATCGGTTGTTTGAGAACCTAATGAGAATGTGAATAAACCTGTTGTGTTGTCATAGCTTAAAACATCTGTGTTGTCACTTGACAAGCTAACAGCATTGCGAGCACGAGTATCTGTAAAGTATAGGTTATTTGAACCTTCGTTAACACCATCAGTTGTTGGTGTTGAATAACTGAAATTACCTGTACCGCTGTTGTAGCTAATGTCACCACTGGCACTAACGGCCGCTCGAACGCGAGCATCTGTATAGTACAAGTTTACTGAACCTTCGCTGATAGCGTCTGTGCTTGGTGTTACAAATGTAAAACGTCCTGTACCTGTATTGTAACTTAAAATGTTCGTGTCATCTGTAGTTAAACTAACTGCGCCGGCAGCGCGAGCATTTGTGAAGTATAAGTTTGTACTACCTTCATTAACGTCGTCTGTGTCTAATACTACATCATTAGTTTGACTGTTAACGCTCCAAACAGCAGATTGTGTACTGAAAATACCTGTTGATGCGTCATAGTCAATATTTGAACCTGCGCTTACGCTGTTACGAGCGCGAGCTGTTGTAAAGTATAGGTTTGTTGAACCTTCAACAATTTTGTCTGTATCAGGTGTTGTAAATGTAAACGCACCTGTTTGTGAACTGTATGAAAGAATTTGACCATCATCACTTGTTAAACTAATAGCATTGCGAACACGGCTATCAGTATAATACAAGTTTGTAGTACCTTCTAATACACCGTCACTTGTTGGATGACGATATGTAAATTGACCGCTTGTACTGTCATAGTCCAAAACAACGGTGTTATCGCTGTCTAAACTTACTGCGCTTCTTACGCGAGCATCTGTGTAGTATAAGTGTGTTGTACCTTCATCTACATCATCTGTACTGTAGATCATTTGTGCGTTAATAGCATTATCAACGTAATTCTTTGTTACTGCGCCTAAGCTAGTAATTGGATCACCTGACAATGTCAATTCGCCTGTCATTGCTACACTACCATCTAATGGTACTTTTGTAGCAATGTTATCTGCAACTGTGGTTGCAAAGTTAGCATCATCACCTAATGCGGCTGCTAGTTCATTCAATGTATCTAGCAAACCAGGTGCGGAATCAACTAAATCAGCAACTGCTGTTCTAACGTAAGCAGTACTGGCTAATTGATTTGTATTAACCGTTTGTGCCGCCGTTTCTGCTGTTGGTTGACCACGTAGGTCAACGTTTTCCATAATGGAACTCGACCGGGCTTTAATTAATGGCATTTCTTTATCCTCAAAATAGAATTTCTATTGAAATTCTGTTAGGCTTGATTAGCGTCTGTGCCTAGAGACTTTGCTAATTCCCCTAATGTGTTAAGTAATTCAGGAGCAGAATCAACTAAGTTGCTTATTTCCTGTGTTACCATTCGGGTAGTAGCGATTTCGGAATATTGACTCGATGTAGTTGGCTGTCCACGTAGATTTACGCTGTCGGTTATAGAACTGGATTTCAACTTTATTAAAGGCATCTTATCAACTCCTTGGCATGTTTAAGTTTGTTGCCACCAACTAGAGAATAAGTTCATATGACTAGTAACCAGTAGTTCTTTGTTATATTAACAAGACCATCACTAATTACTATTGTAATTTCGTATCGACTAGGATTGCTGTTATTAGGAGCAGTTCCTACAATACTTGTTCCGCTTACTGATAACCAGCTAATCGCGGATTCACCTGCATTAGCAGGCTGAATAGTTATATACGTAGCATTATTTACCGCTATAGGAAAATTAATGCTGTCTCCACCTCTAAAACGCCCAATATATGATGTGCTGTCTTTGAATTGAGGTTTGCTTGCGCCGTAGTTAATTAAATTTTTATAAACGTACTCATTGCCACTAGTATCTACTAATGTTAAGTCTTGAGGCGTATTCCATAAGGAGCCTGTAATCTGACTTGTTTCAACCATAAGTTGAAGAATATTTTCACCGGGATAATCTATCCTAGTTATTGCTTGGCCGCCAATCTTGGCACCTGTGCCGTATGTTATATCCAAACATACAACTGAAATCGTTGTGAATTGTCCTAGTGTACTATAAGATATATCAGTTACTTTAGGTCTAGGTCTGTCACTGGTAGTATTACCTCTTAAAATTCTTACTTGAATTCTATCAGCTAGTGCTGGTGCTTCATCAAATGTAAGAGTTGTTCCATCAACAATAGTATAACTGTAATATGGTTCTTGTGTAATGCCGTTGATAGATACTACTAATAAATTTGGATTGCTTACACTAGTTTGAATGTCAAATTCTAATGTTGTTCCGTCGCCGGTAAAATTTCTTGTTATAGGTGTTATTGAATTTACTTGGCTTCTAAACTGTCCAATTGTAGTGTCATAGACTAATACTTCCCCAGTAACTGGACTAGTAACTGTTACATCTGTTAAATCATTTAACTGTAAATTATCAATTGTATTGGTAAGATCACTGCTTGTCTGATTTATTTGACTATCGACATAGTCTTTATTGGTTAATAGTCTCCAATCTGTACCATCGAAAAATTCCGGATTGAATAATTCAGTAGAATAACGTAGCTGTCCTTCTGCTCCTTCAGGACGTTGTGCTATATCACCTGTAGGCAATTTCAACGCACCTTGTGAGTTAATTTCCAGTACACCGTTTTCTGGTGTTAATGTTTCTGTTGCGTGATTTATTTTAATTGCCATGTTACTCTCTTATATTGAAACGAAGTCAATAACTGCTGTCCAATCTATGGTATCAGTACCTACACCTGTACATGTTACAGTGATATCACCATCTGAATTAAAACTTATTGTTGGTTCCGTAAAACTATTAGTATCAACATAAGTGTTTGTAACATAACCTGATATCGTAGTTGTACCTTGTAAATAACAACCTTTTATTTCATATGCGGCTACATTCGCGCCTTTGCCAACAATATATGCTGTAAAGAATACAGTAGATTCTGCTGTGTATTTCAATCCATCTCTATCCAATAACTCTGTACTTGCTGTATTTGTTGTAGTACCAGACAATGTTACACGTTGGTTTTTTAAACCTATTTTGAATTTATCTGCTGTTGTACCATGTAGCTTAGTGTATATGTCTGTCATTATTTGTTCCAGCTTTCGAGAATCATTTCCTCTATCTTATTTATTAGATTTTCACCGGCAGGTGCCGTTGTCCATTTTTTATCCGGGCATTCACTACCTGCAAATGTTGTTTTAGCAGGCATATAACACCCACATTGTCGACAAGTAGACATACTACTTTGAAATGATTCGCATTGTTTACATATAGACATGCGTTCTAATTTAACTTCTTGGCTTACTGTTTTAAACATACAAATATTTATAGAACAAAAAGGGCTCCGAAGAGCCCTTTTGTAAGTTGTAAATCGAATTTCGATTTAGAAGAACTTAGCTTCACCCATAGCAATTTTGCCTAGGTAGTCGGCAGCGTTACCTAAAGAAGACGCTGTGTTTGTTAGTTCAACATAACCATAACGTGTCATGAAAGAAACTACTGGTTCCATAGTTGCTGGGTCTAGAACAACACCAGAACTCATCAATGGAATGTATGGGCAATAGAAAGCAGCCGCATCCATCTCGTTAGGACCTTTGTAACCAACCAAGATCGGTGTTGTAGCGTCAGCATAGCTGTCAACATAAACACGAACTGAGCTGTTCAATGTACCAGCAAACTTTGTGTTTGTTGGAGCTTCAAATGTACCTTCTGTAGTACGTGCGAATGCAGAAGTTGTAGCACTTTGTAGGATTGTCAATGCTGTTGGAGAAACAACAACATAGTTACCTGCGCCACGACGTGTGCGTTGAGCAATACGGTTAGCAACATCATTGATCATGATGGCCAAGGCAGCGTGTTGGTCACCAACGAATGTTGGAGCGCCAGTGAATGCTGTACCACCAGAAGCGGCTTGGTCAAATGTGTGAACTGCAGCACCGCTTAGAGTACGTAGTTTACCTAGCAACTCTTGGTCGATTTCAGCAGTAATTTCTTGTGCCAAAGCAGCCATGATTTCTGCCTCAACGTCCAAACCGTGCATAGCTTGTGCGTCTTGTGCAGCTTCGAATGTCCAACGAGCAGACATTTTACGAGTTTTAGCTTCAACAGTCTGTTTCAAGATCTGGATGCTTAACTTCTTACCAATAGCACCTTCCATTGTAGCTGTTGCATCTGGACCTGGATTACCAGCATCGCCGTTACCGGAATATGCTTTAGCAATGTTGAATGGGCTCAATGCCTCGCTACCTGCTGTAACGCCAGCGGCAGTTTCAGCATAACGTACACGTAATGTGTGGATTTGACCAACTGGACCAGTCATTGGTTGAACACCGATGATCTCGTTAGCAATAACAGTAGGCATAACACGACGGATAACAGGCAAAATTACCTTGTTAAGAACAGCGATGTTACCACTCTGTGTGGCACCTGCGGAAGCAGATTCCATAATGTTTTTCTTTGTGTTTTCTAACACAGATTCCATAACAGCCTTACGGTTGCCATTCAAGCCTTCTAGTAGAACGTCTTTAGTTGCAGTCCAGTTCTGGGCTTCGAAAAGTTTTTCAGACATAATTGTCTCCTTAGATTTTTCCAATACCGGCTAATTTTCTTAGTGAAATAATGTCTGCCGGAGCAGTGTCTTCACTAGAAGCTTTATTGCCTGTAACCGCAGTCGTCTGCGATGTTGCGCTTTCGGAAATTACAGCTTTGCCTGTTGGCTTAGCCGCTGTTTCATTTAAAACAGCTGGTAGGTACTTGTTATATGATTCACGTAGACTTTCAGTCTTCGTTGTCTTTAACAAATCTTCCATGATCTCACGCTTTTCTTTACCTAGCGGAGCTACCAACTCTTGCATAATGCTTTGACGCTTTACAGCATCTTCAGCAATGCGAATCTTGGATTGCGCTTTGGCAATTTCAGCATCTTTAGCTGTAACTACTTGAGTAGCTTCGGCTAATTTAGATTCTAAAACTGTCAACTTGTCACCAAGCTTCTTAATTTGTGTGCCATCTGCAAAACCACTTGCCATAAATTCACCAGCAAATGCTTCCATGATCTTACGACCAAATGCATTTTCACGACTTACTTGAATGTCTTCACGTAGTTGTGTGATTTCATTACGCAATGATTCACCTAGAAGTTTTTCAGCTTTAACGGCTGCTTCTTTAATGAACTTTGCTTTTGCTTCAGCGATTACTTTGCGACCTTCGGTTACTAGGTCGACACGAGCCTTAACTAATTTGTCTTCGTCTTCTTTCAACTCACGTAGTTCGTTGCTTAGTTTCTTAAGAGCAAATTCTTCAAGTTTCTCGAAGTTTGCTTTCTGTGCAGTGCGGTCTTCTCTTAGTTCTTTAACTTCCTTAGCCAGTGCTTCTAAAACAAACTTGTTTAAAAGTTTAGCATGTTCTTTAACTTGCTTCTTGTAGGCAACTTTCGTTTCTACAAGTTCACGCTTGTCAATAGCTAACTCTTCAAGTTCTTTACGAATAGCTTCGGAAATCATTTTGTCCGCTGCCTCTACAATAAGTCCTTTGTCGTGTTCATAACGTTGACTAAATTCTTCACGTAAATTAGCTTCCACTTCTTCACGCAATACTTTAGCTTGGTTATCCCACGCCTCTTGTAGTTGACTTTGAACTTCCTCAGATAAAACCTCAGTGCCAAATAGTTCTTTAATTCCGCTCATCTTTATTCCCCTTAATTTTTATTTAGGTTATTGATGAACCTGAGAACCTCTTCCTTGAGGTATTTTTGTGCTTTATTGTCATACTTGGAAGCTGCCGCAACGTCCCATAGGGCGCCGCGTCTACGATCATGCATAACACGTTCATAGATAGCTTTTGGATATGCGTTTGGAGCACTTGGTTGGGCCACGATGTCTACCGTGACTATCTCAAAATCAGAAACGCCACCAGATTCATTGACGTTTCCTGAACCCCTACTTGAAACACCAAGCTTAACACCGCTTGTTAACAATGTTTCAACGATTTTACCCATTGGTGTTGGTAGGATTTTTAATTTACCTATACCAGTGTTTTCATTCATGTACATATTAGTAATCATGTGTGAAACACGGTCTAAGTTAACTTGTAAGTCATCAGGGTGATCAGCTTCGCCGAGCACACTGAAACCGTTTTTAATTTTTTCTGAAATGGCAGAACATGCTTTGGCAATGTCTCTGACTTCGTATACACGCTGATTGTGATTGCGTACACCGCCTTCAAGGAAAATGCCTTCCATGTAGAGATCCTTGCCACCAGTGGCGTTTTCTACCAGGTGAGTTTTCATCTTCGCCTGATCGTATGTTAAAGATTCTACTAATGGTAAGTATGCCATTTGATTAACTCTTTGCTACTGGGCTAGTCTTGTTGCTAGCGGCATCACTGTTCTTAGGAACGCTTACGCTTTTCTGTGCTGGAGCCTTAGCATTGCCAACTTTGTTTACGTTGCCCATGTCATCAGTCTTACTACTTGGAGTAGATTGACCTGAACCAGCTTCGCCTGTGAAGTTAACTGCTTTAGCACCATTGCTGTCGATACGCTTACCAGTTGCTGTTGGGCTCTTTGTGTTAGCACCGTTGTCGCCTGGAGTTGGCTTGCTAACAGCTTTTAAAGTTGTTGCTTCGCCGAAAGCGCGATAACCTTCTTCAGTTGGCTCATCACCACCTGGAGCAGGTTCAGTACCGATGTCGTCCATAGCTGGCTCATCGCCGCCTACAGGAGCATCACCGCTTAGTTCAGCAAAAAACGCTCTTAAATCTTCTAATGCGTCTGAAGCAACATCAATCTTTTTGGCTGCATCTTCTGCATCATCTGGGGCACCTTCATTACCTTCAGCATCGCCCATAGCCAAGTCAGCTGTCGCTTCGTCGTCTGTAGGTTCGTTAGTTGCTGCCATTGGATCTTCATCACCTTCAGCTTCGCCGAATAAACTTTCGTCTTCTAGATCTTCTTCGTTAGCAATAACTTCATCTTCGAAATCACGGCTAGCAGAATCACCAAAGCCTTCTTCTAAGTCTTCTTCGAGTTCTTCTTCTAATTCTTGTTCAGCAGCTTCGTCGAATTGACTTAGCTCTTCATAAATTGATTTGCCTTTTTGAACAAAGTACTGATGTAGCAAGTCGCTTGCACGATCATCTTCTTTGTTAATAAGGGCTTCTAAAACTTGTTCTAATGTATGTTTAGACATAATGTATTTCTCTCCTTTTGGCCAAAAGTTGGTTGTCTGTAAGTTATTTACAGTCATATTACAAAAGTATGGGAGAAATAGAGTTAAAAACCCAGTTTTCTAAAAGAAAACCAGGTTAAGTATACAAAATTTACATTGGCGCTACAGGCCGCTGATAAATCTTCTTATAAAGTTCTTTGCGCTGGTCAATTTCTAGCTTTCGAATTTCGCGCATTTTTCTAAGCTTACTCAAATGTTCAAGTGTTAGTCTAGGACGTCTTGTATCCATTTTCTTTGCTTGTTCTAATTCATTTTCAGCAGGGTCATTGAATCCTGGTTTGACTTCCATTAATTTCATGCTGGTGCTCCTGGTGTTGAGGTTGGTGCTCCGCCGGTAGCTGGTGCTCCGCCTAATGGGCTAACAGCACCTGGTTCTGCGCCTTGGGCTTGCGCTTGTCCTTGTTGATCTACTTGTCCTAATTCTTCCATGTCTGCGTCAGTTGGACGTTGTACGCCTAATGTATTCAAATCACTGCCGGCTAGGCTAGCATCATCAGATGGCGTTTGACTCGTATCGTCTTCTGGATTCTCTTCACGCCACATTTCTTCGTTCTCGACAAGTTCTTCGTCTGTTAAGCCTAGATACTTCTTCAATACAAAGCGTCTACTTAGATAAGCAACTTCACTTAACTGGCCAAATACTGCGGCTCTGGCATTGTTAACTTCAATTTCACGATACTCACTAAAGCTCTGTGGTGGTAAGAATGATAGTGTAAATGTACTTGAATCAAGCTCAATGCCTTTCTTTTTCAAGAACATTTTAAATTCTTTGTCTAATGGAGTCATCATTAGATTCTGTAAACGTTGGCAATACTTGTTAAAGCGATACTCTTGAATAAACGCTGTACCTACTCTGCCATCATTGTATGTAGCTGTACCATCATCAGGACCAGTTGGCATATAACTGCTAGGAATACGCAATGCTCGCATTAGTTTGTTAGTGAAGTATTTTAAGTCATCGATTTGACCCAAGTTATCGCCGCCTGGCAATACTTCAACTTTACTACCACGACCTTCTGCTGTTTGAGCAAAGAAGTAGTCTTCTAACATGCTTAATGGGTTATAGCTAGCATCCATAATGCTAGTACCACCACCTGTACGGCTCGGAATACGTCTTTGATGAATCTCATTTTTAACTCTATCCACAAAGCTCATAGCCATGTTAGCAGGCATGTTACCCACATCAATGTAAAATACACGACGCTCTGGAGCACGTTGTACACGATAGATAATGATACTGTCTTCTAATAAACTCTTTTGTTGGTATACTTTATATGCCGCTTCAAGGATACTTGTACCAAATGGATAGTTTACGTCCATGCCTTCACTTAGACTCAAATGTACTACGTGACTGGCACTAACTGGTGTTTCTACTTGATTTGAATTGGTATTAGTGCCCGCATTTGGTGTAGCGAACTGTGTAAAAGCCTGCTTGTTAAACTGTGTTGGACCATAGTTTTGATCTGTAATTAAAGGGCTAGTTGCTACTTTATCGTTAATATCCAAGCTAATATTCTTAATCAAATACTGTTCAATTTCCTTGCCTTTAGCTTCGTTGATAATAACTTTAGACAAGTCTGCGGCATTGACATAGTATAATACATACGTTTCTGGATCACGAATAAAGAACTGATCACCATACTTTAATGTATTACGCACCATGCGCCATACACGTTTGTTCCAATCATTAAGCAAACACCATTGACGTAAGCTGGCATTTAAAACTTTAACTTCTGCTTCTGTAGGGTCTTGAAAGTGTTCAATGGTAAATGGCAAATTGCTTTCAAAATCAAATTGTGTACAGAATTCAGAAATAGTATCTAGTGCGCTGTTGACTTCACTGTCGTTGTCCATTATTTCGTATTGCATGTATCTGTCAATACGATTTGGTGTTCCAGTGTATACATCTTTAAGCCAGCTACTGAACTTGCTAGAACTGCCCATGTGATGAGCTTCTTTGCCTCGGGAGGCAGCTATTTCATTTGCTGTTTGTGGTATTTGAAAGTGTTTGCGCCAACTCATAATTTATCCTGTTATATATTTATTAAATTATTCGTTATGCGTTAAAGCTTATGTTGCTTATTCTTCTGGCAAGATCGTCATCTTTGCCCAGACCCTGCGATGCCAATCTATTAGCCATAGATTGTTCATTGATTAATTCGGCCATTTGATCATTGGTTTTCTTTTGTTGTTCGATACTGGCTAATTGTGCTTTTAGTACTGGATTTTCACCTTCTGCCGCCTGGGCTGTAATTTCTCCAGACATTCCAGTAGAACCGCCACCAAAGTTTTTATACACACTTGATCCAAAACCAGCCAATCCTCCTAGGATACCACCAGGCAGTGCCCCTACGCCAGCAAACATTCCACCGGCTAATGCACCTGTACCTGCCATACCAGCTGTTGTGCCGATGACATCTGCTATTTTGCCCCATGTGCTTTCCCGTCCTAGCATATCGGCAGCAACATCACCGGCTATAGCCGTTACCATACCGATGCCTGGCAATTTACCTGCTATTCGACTACCCCATTTTCCTGGACCACCGGTCGGTTTGTTTCCAGGTCCGCCTCCCACTGGGCTAGTAGGACCAACTATTGGAATATCAATCCCTCCGACTCTGCCGCCAGTTTTGGCAACGGTACCTGCTCTAAATAATGCCGCTGTAAATGAATCTAATGCTCTGTTAACTATTGCATACTTAGATATGTACTGCGGTAATGTTGTAACTCCTAATGCTGTTAGACCTTTACCCACTAAACCTAACGCACTATTAACTAATCTTGAACCAACAGCAACTAAACCTAATAATGTACCAAGACCTACAATTACACCAATTACTGTACTAATTCCAGATCCAATGGCACTAACAAACTTAACTAAAGGTTCAGGTAATGCTTTAATCATGCCTCCGAAGAAATCCATTACTTCTGCTATTTTTCTAGGAATGTAAGAAATCACTTGGAATACACTGGCCCAATCAATGCTGTTAAGTCCTTTTAAGAGTGGAATAAGCATTTCTTGTAAACTTGCTTGTAGTGTTCTTAATTCTGCATTAAATTGTTTTGCCGAGTCTGCTCGTCTTCGTTCTGCTTTACCTTCGGCACTATTATAAAATTCAGCTTGATCAGCCAGTTTCAATAATTGTCTAGCACTATCTCCTGCGGCTCCTGGTATCTGAGCTAAAACTGCTAGTTCTTGTTCTCGACCTTTAACTTCCCTTAAAATCATATCACGAAGTTTTTCTTGATCTTGTTCTGTTATTTTATCACCCGCCTTGGCCAGTTTTGCTTGTCGTTCTATTTCTTCATATATACCCGAGCCGGCAAGTACTATGTTCTTTCCAGTTTCAGTTATTGCCATTGGTAATCCACTGATAGCAGATTGTAAAGCATCTTGAGCAATTTTATCGCCTTGTTCACCAAACAACGCATTCATACTTGCGCCAAAGCTTTGTATCGACGATGATACTTCTTTATTTCCGGCTCGCATACTTCTAACAAAGTTAGACACAATAGGATCCTGTGACAGTTTCATGGCAGCCTGCGCTAGTTCCATGACACTCTTACCTGTTCTAGATGCTAATGTATCTAATTCTTTACCTAATTCGCGACTATTTCTAATAACAACATCTTGTGCCGCCTTGCCTTTAAAGCCTTGTTGTATTGCGGTCTTAGTCTGTTGAGCAGTAAACACAGCCATTTCGTCTAAGTTCATTCCTAGGTTACCAACATCAGCTGTAGCTAATCTAACGTTCTTTACTAATCCGCCAAATTCTTTTGCGCCATCAGTGGCATTATTACCTAGGCTAGCAAAGCCTCCGCCACTTTCTCCCAGTGCTTTTGTAAAAGTAGCAATACTAACACCAGCAGATTTGGCAGCAATAGCCAAATCAAATGTACTACCTGCTACACCGCGCTTTATACCTTCGCCCAGCGAATCTCCATATTTTTCTAACTTAGCCCAAGCATAACCGGTGACGGCTGCAAATGCTGTTAATCCTTTAGATGATTCATCTAGGGCTAGTCCAAAACGGCCATGAAATAAGTTAGAAACAAAGTTTGTGCTTTTGCGCCATTCTGCTTCAGAATCTTTTCTAGCATCTGTTTCACTAGTGATAGCCGCTGTACTATCATTTAATGCGGCCGTTTGTGCTTTTTGTTGTTTTAAACTTTCAGCATCTTTACCGACTATTCGCTTGACTAAGTCTTCGGTTAAGCCAATTAGCTTTTCCATCTGTTTAGATGTCGACAAACCATCTAGTGAGAACGTGAAGTAACCTGCCCCGCCATGGGCACTAGGTTCAACTGTTCCGGTAATTTTTTCAGCCATTAAAGTATGTTATTATGGTATAAATACATTTATACTAAGTTTATTTATCGGAGTAAAACCATGTCAGAAAACAATCCACTAAAATCATATTTTAGAAAGCCTGGAATATGGATCAAGCTACCCAGTCAAGGCCAATACTATGACACTAAGCCCAATGACTTCAATGACATGGGAGAGATTGCTGTTTATCCGATGACAGCCAAAGATGAGTTGTTGATGAAAAACGCAGATGCACTATTAAATGGTACTGCTATTACACAATTACTTAATAGCTGTGTACCTAGTATTACTAGTGTAGATACAATGCCTGCTATTGACTTAGATGCAGTATTGCTGGCCATCAGACGTTGTACATATGGCGAAGATTTGGACATCGAAACACAATGTCCTAGCTGTAGTACAAAAAATGAATCCGTGTTAAATTTAAATCATTTTATAGCCAGCATTACCACTATAGATAAATTTGATCCAATTATCATGGACGACGGAATTAAAGTTTTTATCAAACCAGTCAACGTAAAACAGTTGTTAAACTTAAACTGGGTACAATACGAACAAGTTAGAAATATACAACTAGCCGAACAAGGTAACATGGATGAAAAAGAAAAAGTTAATCTTTTACAAAAAAGTTATAACACTTTAACTAATCAAAATTTATTAATCATTGGTGCTTGTATCGATACTGTATTATTACCAGACGGAGTGACTGTCACTGACTCGACTAATATTAAAGAGTGGGTAGAACAAATAAGCCAACCAGAATTTAAGAAGATTGAAAATGGTATTATGTCATTGGCACAAAAAGGTATGAAAAAGACATTTGATATTAAATGTCAAAACTGTAGCACTGACTATGAATCTAGTATAGATTTAAATCCAACAACTTTTTTCGCATAAGGCTTTTGACAGCAAAGTCAGGCCCTGAAGTTCTTAAGTTATTAGATAACTTAGACAAAGAGTCAAAAGCCCTTATAGAAGATGTTGCAACGTTGGCCATATACTCAGGACAGAGTTATGAACAAATGTGGAATTTAACCCATGAAGAGAAGCGAATATTCCTTAAAGTACTGAAAGAGAAAATCAGTATAGATAAAGGCATTAAGCCAACACAGACATTAACACAAGAAAGATTTTAAGTTGTTCATAGAACAACAAGATTTACCTTTTACTTACAGTAAAACACAAATCTTAGAATTCTTTTCGAACATATTCAATGATACTTTAAAAGATATATTATGCCAAGGTTTTGCAGTCGTACTTCGCCCTGTTAAGGGCAAAAGTAAAAATAACATGCCAGAGGCCCATTATCGTAATCTATCACTACAACTATTTCTAGTAAAGGCGGTTACGCTGTACCTTTTTATGTAGCTCTTCGAATGTAACGCAGAATTAAGTAGCCAATAGATAAACAGCTTAATTCTTGTGGGTTATAATGACTCAATAGTGCCCACTCATTTTGTCTATACATACACTTGCCAGCGTCTTTCAAGACTAACGCTTCGTCCCAACGTCATTGGGATAGTGGCAAACATGTCTCTGCTACTGCTCAGAATTTCCTACCGCCTCACATCAGAACGGATTCAGGCGCCTTGTCAACTTGCCGGCGCAGGCATTATCAGTAGTGTCTTTGTGGCGGGTGCCGAAATTATATTTTGTTTATGATATGGGATCCGTGTACTCTAACGGATATTTGGCCATTGTAGTAATCAGTTGATTCAAGAACTTTTCTATCGAATTGTTCTTTAGCTTCGAGGTATGAAGTATGGGCCTTAGATTTGCAGTAGTGTAGTATTTCGCGGGTGAAATTTTCTTTGCCAAGTGTGAGTACGTCTTTGAGTAATTCATCAGATGAACCATAATAGTCCATCCAGTCGCTGTCAATTTTGCTTCTAATTTTTTTCTTCTTTTTAGTGCCGTTTTTTAGTTTTACTGTTTTATAAGTTGTCTTAGAGAATTTTGCTAATTTTTTGCCTATGTATTTGCGGCCTGTGACTGTGTTGGTAATGAGATAAACAAAACCAACACAATCCTCAGGAAGTGTTTCTACCGAAGTTCCTTCGAACAACCATGTCATTTAACTGACAATGCTGCCTTTTCTTCCGTAATTTCTTTTCTACGGGCTTTTACTAGTTTAGCAACTTCTTGCAATGCTTTACGAGCACGGCCAGCTGCAGCTTTAACTTTCTTGCCTGTGAACTTTTCGTTTTCTTCAATGTACAATTGGAATTGTTTAACAAGTTCTTCTTGTGTGTTTACTGGAGTTGTTGTTTCTGTTGTCATAATTTTAAGCCTCTACCATTTCTATATCTGTATTGAATGTTGTAAAGCCATTCTCTTTTACTACTTGTAGTATGTTATTTACTCTGCCGACCAGTTCATCTCGGTGGCTAATCAAGAAGATATTTTTCCGATTTTCCCTTGCCATCTTTTTGAGCAAGCCCAAACTGTTATCAACGCCATTAGCATCCATACCGCTATCAATCATTTCATCGATAAACAACAAGTTTATGGGTCTATTTAAGCTTTCATAGACGTCTCTAAAAGCCCAACTTAATCCTAGAATCAATCGGTTACGTTCACCACGACTCAAGTTATCAAAGTCAAACTCTTGTCCTAGCTGTGTAATATCTACTTCCAAATCACTGCGGAACTTAACTTCGTGCGGTAAAGCTAACTTTTCTAAATAATAAGCAAGCCTGTGATTTAAGTAAGCCAAGTTCTGTTCAATAATACGCTTACGAATAAAACTATCTTTACTGGTTAACAGTTTAAGCAAGAATTCTTGATGCTCTTGCAGTTTGGTCAAACTGTTAATATTATCAAAATTAATTTCTTCTAAGGCAGTTGTTTTAAGATGTTCGATTTGTTCAACATAAGGATCGATGTCTAATGCTCTGCGCTCAAACTGATCCTGTGCCGTTTCTAAAGTACTCTTGTGATTGACAGCATCGTCGATATTAGAATATTTTACTTTAGGAGCACTGCCTATCTTGCCCAGATCCGAAATTTGTTTTTCTACTTTTTTGAGTGCTTTTGATTCTTTGTCGAGTTCTTCGGTTAGTGTAGCAATAGCATTATTGATATCATCTAACATACTAGCTTGTTTGTCATCATGAACGTCTTGACCACAAGCATGACACTTATGTTCCAAGGCATGCCCTTGAGCACTGGCCAAGTCTGAGAGTTGTTGTGTAACTCGTTTAACAGCACTTTGATGTGTTGCTAAATCTTTGTTATGTCGTTTGAGTTCTTTTTCATTGGCTTGCCAAAGTGCAAGTGCTTTATGATTTTCTAACTCATGAGCAATGTCGATGTTCAATAACTCGTCAATGGCCGCTGCCAACTTTTCGAGTTCGTCTTGTTGTTTACTTTGCCAAAGACGACTACGACGTTCCAAGTCGTCAATAGAGTTTTTAATTTTAGTGTTTGCATCTGATACTGCCTTAATTCTATATTCTTCTTCTTTGGCTTGATCCTTAGTGTTCTTAATAAGGTCTTTGAGTAAAGCTGCCTTTTCACTGAGTTGTGTAATGCCAAGAAGTTGTTCAATAATATCACGCTGGTCATTTGTCTTAAGACTTAAAAATGGTTCAGTGTAAGTATTTAACGCACAGATATGTTTGAACATATCATGACTCATACCCAAGAGACGTTCTATTTCTGCTTGGGTTTCTTTATTCTCGCCTTGTTGCTCTTCTGTTTCACCTTTGTCAACTTCTTGATCGTCGACAATAAAACGAAGCACATTAGGTTTACGTCCACGTTCGATTTTGTAGTTGTGACCGTTAACTTCCATTTCGCAAGTAACTAACATGTTTTTAGTGTTAGTCTTGTTAATAAGGTTATCTTTCCGGATGTTAGTTAGCGCATTGCCATATAATACATAGCTTAGTGCGTTAACAATGGTAGTTTTACCTGTACCATTGCGACTGCCATCGCCACCCAAGTCTAAGTTATTACCCAATACAAGAGTAAGACCATGTTGGTCGAATCTTAGTGCTTGTGTAACATTACCTACTGAAAGAAAGTTTCTTACTGTTAAATTTTTTAGTTTAATCATCGTTGTGTATTATACATGAAGTCCGTTGTAAATGTCAATGAGCGTTTGGCGATCCACAACATCACTTTCAATTGCTGTTAGTTGACTAACAACAATTTGATCCACTGACTCAAAGTGAACATCACCACTCCAATCTTGTGTATGTTCTTCACGTTTGGCTGGAATAAGATTTAGTTCTCGCAACTTGTATGTTTCCATCCAATTTTCTTTTAAGAATGTTGCTTCTTCAAAACTAATATCTGCATCGCAGGTAACACGCAAGAAACTATTTTGGTTCATATACTTGTCAGGATCTTCAATCAATCTTGTAAGATCAATAGTTTTGAAACTGGGAGCATCTGGCCAAGCAATGTATCTTGGAGCACTACCCCATTCCATGATCATCATGCCACGGTCATCATCCCATGCATCTGAATAGTTATGAGGGAAAGCATTGCCAGTATAATGTACATTGCCTTTGCGCTGACGTAAATGGAAGTGTCCAGAGAAAACATATTCTTGATTTGGAAAGTGTTCACTGTTCAATCCACCATGATCAGGCATATCAACCATGGCATTCATTTTAAAACTAGGCAGTTCAAAGTGACCAAACACATAACGACTGTCTAGACGTTTCATGCTAGTCCATTCATCGCCTACTAACCAAGGCACAAGACTTACTCCGCCTTCAGTATAAACATCATTGACCAAAACAACGTTTTTCTGATTTCTGATAAATGGAATACTTGTCAAGTCACGCTTCTCACGATAGTACAAGTCGTGATTACCAGGAATGAAGAAGAATCGTTCAAAGTGTTTGCTGATATAATCAATAGCATCAACGGTATAGTTCAATGTGCTAACATTAACTGTGGCACGATGGTGGTGCCAGTCGCCCATAAAGATTGCTGTGTCACATCCTTCTTTAGTAGCAGTTTCGCAGAACCATTTAACGAAACCCATACAATCATCGTTATGGGCTTTGCTGTTCTGGCGCATACCAAAGTGGATGTCAGTGAAGACTGCCGCCTTCTTAAACATGTCTGTCATTATAGGTCCTTTAATCCTGCCAAGCGATCGCGTTCGTCTCGCATATTGGCTTCGTGTTCAAACTGTCTAGAGAAACTAGGGTTACTGCCATATTCGATGAGCAAGTCATCTCTAATGGTTTGATTTTTCTTTTCAATGTTTAAAATACGAGTAAAGCTATTATCAATAGCCGCTGTATAATAAGCAAAGGGATTCTGCGATTTTGATTCGTCAAACTGTAATCCAATCTGACTTAGTTGTAGCAATGCTTGGCTACGCATTTCATCTACATAAGTGTAGCCACGCCAGTTAAAGCGCATACTATAACGTTCGCAGAGTAGCATATAACTCTTGGCTAATTTTTTTGTAATTTGGCCCTCGAGATTAAACTCTCCAGTTTCCATGTCGCCTCGCCAATGACTCTTGCCTACACAAATTAATTTTTCTTCCCCGTCGACTTCTTCGAACTTAAAATGTTGATAAGGAGGAAAATTACATTTGCTATGATGATCGCCACGACTCTTAGGAGTCTTTTTACGTCCAGGTTCCAAGGGAACATGATCGTGTGTCATAATCCTAAACACTACGTCAGTTTTAGCGACTTTTTTATAGTCGATTTCAACTTCTGCTAGTTTAGTTTTTGGATTAATCTTTTGAGCTTCTGCCAAGGCAAGTTGACTTAATCTAAGTGCTTTGTTTCTTTTAGCTTCTGCTATGGTTCTTATATTAATCTTGGACGTATCTGCCAAAATTAAATCATAATTACCGTATTCGGGTTTTGTATAGCTACTGTAATTGTTTTTACTCAAGTGAATTTCTTTAAGTAATTCCTTGTTAGTCAAGTACTGTTTAGCTAAGGGGTTTGCTTGTGATGTTGCCATAGTAGTTATTTTAACATTTTCTTATTAACAAAGTCAAGTCTTTTTGGAATTAAAACTATAGATTATTATACGCTAAATACTAGTATGAGCGTATATTTAATAGCAAAAAATCCAGTGAATGAATCTTTGGGAGAATTGAAATTCCAATATACTCCCCAAATCGAGTATAGTAATGACGTCAAATATGACGCATACAGTCTCACACATACTAATTATCAACCATACGCATATACCAGAACAGAAAATCCAACAATCGGTTTGACATGTAAGTTTAGTGCTCATACCAAACAGCATTTTGATCACTGCGAATATGCTATTCGATTTTTGCGTACTTATACTAAAATGAATTATGGCAGGACAGACGCACAACGAGGGCAAAGTCCAAGGATTCTAAGATTCTTTGCACATGGTAGTCCGATATTTAATAAAGTGCCAGTTGTAATTAGTAAGTTTTCGATGACATTCCCTGACGACATTGACTATGTTAAAGGTACATTTAGTCCTGATAATAAATCAATTGACGCTACTAAAGATGTAAAAAAATCAAGTACAGAAGTTCCTAAGGCAGGCGCAGACGGAGTTCCTGAAATTGTTGTCACAGGACAAAAAACAAAAGAATTTTATTTGCCAGTATTTTTTACTATTAACATAAGTTTGATAATGCAACCTAACATATACAAGGCTGTCACTGAATTTAACTTAGAAGATTTTTCTAAAGGTGCATTAAGTTCGAAAGGATACATTTAATGGCATCTACTATAATTCCAACAAATATGTACGGCGAACGAAGTTTCCTTCGTCAAGTGCCTATTAAAAACTTTTACTTAGACGTAGCTAAGTTGCCTACGATTAGTTATACAAAAGGAGATTACGTTATTGTTCCTCCTGAATGCGAAAACAGAATAGACTTATTCAGTTATCAGCAATTTGGCACTAGTAGATTATGGTGGGTGATAGCACTAGCAAATGCCGATGTAATTAGAGATCCAATTTGGGATTTTAAATCCGGCATGGAAGTTTTTATCCCCAGCGATTCGTCTCTGTTGGAAAAGTTAGCAGAGGTTAGATAATGCCTACAGCAACACATGTGCATGGCCATTATGGCGCAGACAGAGGTGGCAGACCGCACGATGGTTGTGATTTTAGTACTCCAGTAGGCACACCATTATATAATACTGTTCCTGTGAAAGTTATGCATGTTCTCGATACTCCAACTAAACCCGGAGGTAATGGACTTATAGTCAGAGACCAATACGGTACAGAATATTATTATGGTCACTTGGATACTCCGCCTACACATTTAAAACCTGGCATGTCTTTAGAGCCTGGCACATATTTAGGTAACACAGGTAATTCCGGACTTCAATCAAATGGCAGACCACAAGATATACATTTACATTTTGAAGCTTGGCCAGGCGGTAAAAAACCAGATGGAAAGTCAGCTGATCCTGAAAGCATTGACCCGAATACAGGAAAGCCATATTTTAATACTACTACCTATAATCTAGACAGCAATGGTAATCCTGTTAATAACCTAAGATCAGGTGACGCTATACCAAATAAATTTAGACCAGGAAAACCGCTTCCTGAACCCGGCAAAAATCAAACTCCTGATTTAAATAGTGATAAGAAGAAAAAAAGTGAAGGATTGTTTAAAAAGCCTCCTGCAACTACTCCTAAACCCAATAAACCTAATCAACCAGATGATAAATTAGGCGGGTTTATTAAACAACGTGGATTATTAAACACAAACGACGTTCATAAAATGCACGACGGCGGATAAAAATGGCACACACCTATTATACACGATTAACATTAGTTCATCCAAAAGATGTAAACAAATTAGATCCTCGATTAGGAATAGTAATCGCGGAAACTGCTACCACTGGCAGATTCATCGTAACTGATGTTAGTTGGCAAAGCGTTATTAATGCCAACGCAATTACATCTATAGCAATGAATCATAGAGGAGAACTGCGGATACACGAACCCACAGGTATGGCCATGCTGGATTATATCAAGGCTGCCGCCTTCCAAGTAGGCACAATGAATTACCTTGATTGTAGATATCTATTAGAAGTGGAAGTGTTTGGTGAAAACGTGCCTGAATCAGGAACGCCATACAAGTATATCTGGCCTATTATGTTTATATCCACTGATGTAAAAGCAACGGTTACAGAAAAAGGCACGGAGTATAATGTAACATTTGTACACACTGGCCATCATGGGCAAACTGACTTGGTTCAACCTATAAAAGAAACAACTAAGATTGAAGCTGGCACTGTAGGTGAATATTTTAAAAAATTACAAATAGAATTAGAAACCAAAGAATTTAAATATGCTGCCGCTAGACAAAAGGCAGGCGGAGGCGCTGCCGGCGGTGGAGACAATCCTGCGGCCGCAGACGTGTTTCACGATGAATATCATTTCTTGATAGAACCTCGAATTGAAAAATATGGATTTACAACAAAAGGTAAAGCAGACCCAGCAATACAAGGAACTTGGGGGAATACTTTATTTGGAACTGGTAGATTTAATATTAGTGTACGTCCCGGAACACCATTAACTCAACAAATAACAAAAATATTACAAAGCACAAAAGATATATCAGATTTACTACCAGGTCGACCTAAGCCTGCTAGTTCTGACGCATCGGGTAGTAGTGAACAAAGTAAAGCAAATTTAGAAAGTATGCTTGGCAGCGTTTATCAATTCTTTAGAGTTGAAACGTATAGTGTTTATAAATCCTATGATTATATAAGACAGCGATATGCTACCAAACATGTTTTCTTAATTTATTTGGCCGATCAGCCTAACATGTATCAGTATCCAGACGAGATTGCCTTATTAAACAAACTTAGTAACAAGGACAAAGTATATAACAAGTTAAGATATTATTTACAAGAAGGTCTTTTGCGTAAATTATATTATTTCAATTACACTGGTATGAATACCGAAGTAATTCGCACAGACTTACAATATAATCAAGCATATAGTTTACCTAGTTTCCCTGTCATATGGGCAGACAGAGGCCAGGCTGGTTCTGGCGCAATGAACATAGAAAACTATAATAGAAGAGTTAGTCCCTATGTTCACGGCGATGATGCTGGTTCTGCTAGAATTGACATTGAACAAATGCAACGAAAAGCGCAAGAGCTTACAATGAAATTAAAAGCTGATATGCAAAAATATGCCAAAGGTGATCCAGAAGCATATCAACGTTATGTTACTAGAAAAGGCAAACAAGCACAAAAAGATTATAAAGATCTACAAGATTATATAACATTCTTGAATAGTGAAATCGCAAAACGAGAATCAGAATTTAATACTCAACAGCAAGCAGTAACTGGTAGTACAATTAAAAATAGAAAAGATTTATTTGATACGTTGGTTTACGCAGAAGACGTTGGCCAGAACGGAAATGTTTGGGAAACAATATATAAAAAAGCTATTGAGTTAGATTATCCTAACTTAATTCCTAGAATGGAACCAGACGTTATTGGCGAACAAGTTGACATTGTCAAGTCCGAAAACGAAAAACTAATGGAAAAAATATTTGCGGTACAGTTAGCTCCGCGGGATTTAGTTAATTTAGACATGGAAATCATAGGAGACCCGTATTGGCTAGGAGTTCCTAATTTATTATTAAATGGCAAAATAGGATTAGATAAAATTGAATTGCCGAGTTCCAGTGAAAAAGAAATAAGGGCTATGATTAATAGTCGAATGCCAAACATTGAAAAAGGATGGGATTCAAAAGAACCGGTATGGAGTGATTACGGAGTAGCGCAATGGTATAAGGGTGGACAGTTATTTTATTTCTGTACTATGATGCCAGACGGAGGCGCCGGCGAAGATGATTTATTAACCTTTAATTATAATGATCAAATTGTTGGAATTTATAAAGTAGTTGAAGTTGAAAACATATTCAAAGAAGGTAAGTGGACACAAAAACTAAAAACAATCAGAGATGTAACAATACCAAGTCATATCTTACCTAGAGCCAATCTAACGAAAGGCGGTGATGTATCGTTTGAAGATTGGGCAGACGGAGTATTAGCGTCAGAAGATAGAGCAAGAGATCGTATCAATGATCTACGCCAACAAGGTGCAGAGCAACGAGATGCGGAATTAAAACAAGAAGCATTATCCGGAGACCAAGGTATGGGTGCTGGAGGTGTTACAGCACCGACTACAGTTGCAAGCACACCAGGCGTTTCGGATGCGTTAAACAAACAACGAGCAATATTACGAGATAATCCTCCGCCAGCAGTTGCTGATCCTGTAACAAACGCACAGGCTATGGTAGATTCTGGCAAGTCTAGAAACGAAGCCTACGAAGCTGCCAAGCGACAATACAGCGAAGAAACTAAAGCATATTATCAACATCTCGAAGAGGCAGACAAGAAAGCGTATGCTGAAGCAGGTGTACCAAATCATAAACCATACTCGTCCGAAACACTAGCCGGACTTGCTATGACCAAGAGTGGCGCCGGTGGCTTAGATGATTGGAAGAGTAATAATACAGCTAGACCAGGGCCTGCAGAAGTTAATAATCCATTAGGTGTTGGTTACATAGCAGAGAGAAACAAATACAACGGATATAACACATGGGAAGAAGGACTAAAGGCCGGCAATGAATATTACAATTATGGTGTAGGCGTAATACCTTCTGGCAGAAACGGTCCGAATAGATATTTGTTACCATCAGATGTCAAGGGATCGGAAGCAGAATATATTAGAAAAGCGTCATTGGGAGGTAAAGGATAATGGCAAGAGTTGCAAATCCAAATGGTAATAGAAAAGCCCCAGCAAGTTATACAGACAACCGAGGTGCCGGCGTACCTAGATTATATGGCGTATATGTTGGTATTGTAAAAAAGAATGACGATAGCCAAAACATGGGAAGACTACAGGTATACATTCCTGAGTTAGGCGGTGACCCCGAAGTAGACTCTAGCTGGTATGTTGCTAGTTATGCTAGTCCATTCGCAGGATCAACGAGTATATTTGACCAAGGCACTAATGTAGAAGAATACAGCGATACAATGAAAAGCTATGGCTTTTGGGCTGTACCTCCTGACATCGATGCTCAAGTATTAGTTACATTTGCTGATGGTAAAACTGATAAATGTTATTGGTTTGCTTGTATGTTCCAAAGAGGCACACAAGTTAGTGTACCTGGTATACCTTCAGGTAAAACACACAAAGGTGATAACATACCAGTTGCGCCTAAAAATAAAAAAGATTTAGACGCAGATTTAACAAAATATGTTGCTCATGAGCCCGCATATAAAGCATTAAAAACTCAGGGATTAGAAAATGATCCGCTGAGAGGAACTACAACCAGCGGAGCAATGCGCGAAGCTCCTAGTAAAGTTATTGGACTATTAACTCCTGGCCAACACCAGTTAGTCCTGGACGATGGTGACAAAGACGGTAACAACAAATTAATTAGATTAAGAACAACAAATGGCACACAACTATTGTTAGACGACGTTGCTGGGCACATTTATCTTATTAGTAAAAATGGAGAAAGCTGGGTAGAGTTAAGTGCTGACGGAAGAATTCATTTGTATGGTAGTAAAGATATAAGCATTAGAAGTCAAGAAAATATTAACTTATACGCAGACAACAATATTAATATGCAAGCAGGACTTAATATTAATATGAAAGCTAATAACGGAAATGTTCAATTATCTGCGGGCAATGAAATTTCAACGTTAGCTGGCAGCAATACTAAAATTACCAGCGGTGAAACAAGTAGCATATTAAGTGGCGTAGGCCATTATGAAACAGCTGGTGTTATACACATGAACGGCCCAACTGCTGATGCTGCCAATGAAATTCCAATGTACAATTTGGCAGTGAATCAAGGTGTTAAAGAAAGTATTTGTAGTATTGTACCAGAACATGAACCGTGGGCTGGCCACAGTGGCATGATTAATCCAATCGGTACTGGCAACATGCAGATGCAAAAAGATCCTGCGCCAAGTCAAGAACAACCTAGAAAACCAAAAACAAATGAAACACCAGCACCTGTAGTACCAACGCCTAATAAAGACGAACCAGTTGCAGTTGAATCTGCTACAGTCAGCGATAAGATGGTAAGTGTTATTAAACAACAAAACGGATACACTCCTGTAAATACAGCAGATGCCAAAGGAGAAAGTGGTGGATATGGAAGCGTGATAGTTCCACAAAAACCTACACCTCCTTATACTGGCGCAAAAGGTTTTGATTTAAATTTACCGCCAGGTAACGGAGCAGTATTATTAGGTAAAAATATATTCAAAGACTTTGGTGCTAAACTAAAAGCAGCCGGCGATACAATAGCCAATGGATTGAATAGTGTAACAGATAAGATATCTCCATCCGGTACTACAGTTGCTGGAGGAGTTTCAGTTGGATCTGGTTCTGCCGCTGACGTATCTAAGATGCTAAGTCAAGGTATTAGTCCTGACAAGGCACAGGATATGTTATACAATGATTTAGCTAGAAATCAACGTAGCGTTAAAAATATGCTATCTTCTGCAGGTGTAAAAAATATACCACAGAATGTATTTGATGGCCTAGTTAGTTTACAAAATCAAACAGGTGATGCTAGTATGGCTTTTGTAAAAGGACAAAAAGTAGATTTAACTACATTGTACAAAGAAGAAGCATGGGATCAAGCCGCTAGTTTTATTGCTGCCGACGAACGAGATAGAAATAGAAGAATTTTAGAAGCCAGTATTATTGCCAACAATAACTACGGTCCAGAAGTCAATGAACAACAAGTTATTGACAAAGGTATGGCCAGAGTAAATGAATTAATTGCCAAAGGCAGATTGAATCAACAAACTGCTTCGGCTGCAACTAATCAGCAAACACTTGCTGCCGCAACTAATTATTTTAATCAAACAGGAGAACCAGTTATTGGGTCAACCTTTGAGTTTAATAATCAAGTAAGTCAAAACGCAACCGATGGCAATTTAGCAACGATTGCCAAACAAGGATTTACTGGCCCGTGGCCGTATTAAACAAAGGGTCTAAGTTCAGGGGCAACCCAACCAATGGGCTTTAGAACTTTACCGTCTTCACGTTTACGAACTTTGCCAGTTTCTTTGTCAATCTTAGTAAAGTTTGTACTCATAACTTCTTTCCAAGCACCTTCAGCATCCGCACCCATGCTGTGGATGGCACCAATGGTAACAACTAAAATATCAATTAGTGCGTCTAGTGTTTCAACTTGATCGCTGTTATTGATTGCTTCGCCGAGTTCTGTATATTCTTCTTTGATTAGATTAACATATAGTCTGAATTGATCTTGATTAAAGCCTTCGACACTTTGGTCACAGGCTCGCATAAATTTTTCTTGGTCTTTAAAAGGGTTTGTCATTTTGTTAGTTTTTCCATAAATTCTTCGTGTACTGGTTGATAAGCAATCGGCTTCAACCATTTATTTTCGATAGCCATAAGAATGTATTGTTCTACATTGCTAGGACATTTAATGTCAATCTCAAAGCCTGCTCTGTGTGATATAGTAAGACCATCAATGATAATCCAATCAGGATCACCAGGACGAATAGTTTTGATATTACTTTTTGATACGTTTAAAAACATCTTTAATACTTAGTATAAGGTTATAGAATCTAAACGAGTGCGGATTAATCATTGGTTCTCGATGCGGACATCGTCCTTGATTCCAATCACAGCGTGTTGAATATTCTTGTCTACATGTAGAGCATTTCATTTTTTAAGATTCTCCATAACAAGTTGTTCAGCGTCATCTTGTCTGCGTTTCTTATCAAGCTCAACAGCTTTGACAAACATCATTTCTGTAAGCTCTGCCATGATCTTTTTACCTGGCTCTTCTAAATGTGAGTATTGAGCACTGATACTACTGACATAAGATTGTTCTCGGTTTCTAATAGTAGCCATTAACTGCGCGGCAAGTATAGAACCAATTTCTTTTTCAGTAAGCACGGCATTACCCTTTTTTAAGGATTTCGAGGAACGCAATCTTTCCAAGACTGTCTCCAAAGTCCTCATCACTGCCAATAATATGTAAGCTCGTTTCGTGGCGATCACGTTTCGAATCGTAGTGACTAATTTCAACAATTTTGCCTCCTGAAGCATTATATACTGTAAATCTCAAAGGTTCGGCATCACTGCCTAATGTTTGACTATGATGACCTCGACCACCAATTGTAACATTGTGGTGTTTGCTTGCTACAAGCTCTCCTCGATCAGGAGCAAAGATAAAGTTATGTAATTTATTTCGTAGCCAATTTTTCATATAAATCCTTATAGTTTTTCTCCGGGAACAAATCCACGGAATCGCAAAAAGCGAGGGAATCTAAGACTATAAGTTCCGTCTTGATTCTGTGTAATAGCATCTGCTCTTACTTCAACAATTTGACCAATGACACTATTACGACTATCCCAAACGCTAGTTCGAAGATCATCGCTAAAGCCACTACCAACATTGACTGTAATTCGTCGGTCATCGTCGTCGCCGGAGCAAACAAGAGCCCCAAGGCGTCCTTCATTTTTGCCAGTGCCTTCTTCAACATCTGTAACCTCCAATGATACTTCGATAAATGGCTTTAGTTTTAACCATGCTACACTACGTTTACATTCGTAAGTAGCATTGGGGTCTTTAATCATAATGCCTTCATAACCACCGGCTACAGCCTGTGCGTTGATCATTTTAAAACGGGCTTGACCTTTAATGGTGTCAAGATCAACAAGTTCCTGTCCAACCATTGTTACATTAGGCAACGAGGCTTGGTGTGTTTCTATAAAAGTTTTCAAATGACTGCTACGGAATTCTTGTGTAGCATTCCATAGCCCTTGTTCAAAATGAACAAGTGGAATACAATCAAATAAATGCAGTACAGCATCGTTGGCATTGACGTCGCTTTTACGATGTACTTGCTTCATTAAATCCTGGAAACTGCTAGACATAATCTCGCCATCGAAAACCCATGGCTCAAGCAAATTGCTGGCAATACTGGCAAACTGCTTTTTAATATGAGGAAAGTTTACAAGTTCCTTGCCATTGCGGCTAAATTGATCAACACGGCCGTCGGGATAGACAATAGTAATAATACGAACCCCGTCAAGTTTGACTTCGATAAGCTTTTGGCCTGTAACTTTACTTTCATGATTAGCACTATCATGAGCAAGCTGACAACCAAAAATAGGGATACTATAGCTAGCATATTTCTTCTCCACAACTTTGTTAATTGTTTTTTCACTGGTACCACATCGCAAGTCTTTAATAAGAATACGACGATACCAACCATTCCATTCAGCCTTTGTGGCAGTATTCATTAATTGATTAACTGTGTCACGAGCAAGGTTGCCTGTGAGACCACGATTAACAAAACCTGTGGTAATAAGAGTGAAGCTATCCCAGGCCAACCCAGGCCCATCTGCTTCAGTTTTTTCTGGAATTTGTTTAAGTCCAAAAGTAATCATTGGATCTAGAGCCAATCTACATCCTTCGAAAAACTCGCTGTTGCCTGCTTCGGCTTGAACTTGAATAATAGCTTCTTTGTTCAGTCGACTAGGATGGTTTTCCAAATCGCTGATAACTTGCCAAGGTTTGTCCATAGTGGTCCCATAAAAAATTCTCTATACTATCATTATAACAGCATAGAGAATTTGTGTCAATTATTTTTTGGCAATAACTTTGCCGCTTCAAAAATACGCATAGCATCTTGTAAACGAAAGTTTTTTTGTTTATAATGCCAATCTTTTTTGCGTTGTGCTACATCTAAGGCATCCATTAACGCATACTTTTCTTTTAAGTCTCTAGTTTGCATTAACATAGAAGACATATCTACAATATCTAACGCATACTCTACCCATTTGTGTGTGCTATTAATATTGTCTTTTTTAAGTATAACTAATTTACCGGAACCCGTTTTTGCGTACTTACGTATGTAATTTGCTACATTCATAATAACTCCTGTTAGTTGAACAAGTTAATATTATACTAAAATATACAATTTGTGTCTATATAGAAGCAGGCCAATAAATAATTATATGTTAAACTTAAACAACTACTACGAGCTAGAGCCCAAAGACAACCATTTTTATAGCATAGGCATTGATATCACGCATAAGTGTAATATGGAATGTGCCAATTGTTATACACCATTAAGGACAACTCCTGATGCTGACGCAAATAAATTTTATGAGTTACTTGATCAATTGCCTAACAAAGTGGAAGTTAGATTAATTGGTGGTGAGCCCACAGTTCGCGCAGACTTAGTAGACATTGTACATAACATCAAAATTCGAGGACATCGTCCTACTATGATGACCAATGGTCTTATGTTAGCAAGACCTGGTTATGCCAGAGAATTAGTTGATGCTGGAATGCGTAGCATTTATCTAAGCATGAACGGCGCCGACGACAATGAAATTTATAAAATAATGGATGGCGGCGGTAGTTGGGCCGAACGTAAAGTTAAAGCACTGGAAGAATGTTTAAGTGTTAAGATGAATGTTAACGTCGGCGCAATTTTACAAAAAGGCGTAAACGATAATGTACCTAAACGTTTACTAGAGTTAGTAAATGGTTTTGGTGGCAAAGCAATATTGCGATTCCGTAATGTAGGACAAATAGGTCGTTATTCTTTAGAAAAATCCGATAACTGGACAGTAGAAGAAATGATTGATTTAGTCTGCGAACAAGTTGGTGTAGACCCTAACTGGGCCCGCACACAAAATACTATTAATGGCTATACAGAAAAAAATGTAGTATTTTTCCCTATAGAAGAAAATAAAAAATATACTTCTTCTTGGGTTAAGATAACAGACTGGAGTCCTCCCGGAAGTGTGCTTCCTGAAGAAGGAAATACCAGACGTGGACGAGTAACACAAGACTTTAAATTAGCTCCTTGGTTTATTCATCTTAAAAAATATGAAAACGAATTTTGATACGCCCTGGGGCGATTCTATAGACACTATAAAGCATAGTAAACCATTGGATGAATGGTACAATGTTCAACCTAAATTAAATTACAATTATTTTAAATTACCGTCGTACTATAGCTTTGACATCAACGAAATGCAAAAACAAGTTGAGTTGTTATTGGATAACAATGAAGCACAGAGCATTGATAGAAACGCTGAAGGTAAAAAGTACAATAGGTATAGAGGTTTAGGTTTTTTCGCAAGAGAAAACGCAACAAATCCATTAAGCGACCACTTTGTAAGAAGAGATGTCAATGTAGGTCTAGTATATTCTGATGATTTGTACTTGCCTAATCAATTACCAGAACTCTACGAAAATGATTTTAATTCTCCGACAAGTATATACAATGACTACTTTAAGAACGTGTTTTCAGTTTTTAAATCAGAAGTATCCAAAGCCAGTCTATTAGAATTAAGAAGAAAAGGCTATCTTAGCAGTCACGTAGATTTTCCTTATTATAGAACAATAAGATTACATGCCACGGTCAAAGGCGGCGAAAATGCGTGGTATGAAGTAAATGGGGATAAATTCCAAATACCTGCGGATGGTAATTGGTATTTCTTTGATACTGGAAAGTATCATAGTGCTTGGAATGAAGGCCCCGACGATAGATTGACGATTAACATTAATCTAAAAATCGCCGGAGATCCTTTAACATTAGCAAACGCTAACTTGTTATAAGTTAATTGGTTACTACTACAGAGTTCAAATAATCGATTGCTTCTTGAACTGTGCTTAGGTTTTCTGCTACATCTTCTGGAATCTCGATATCAAAAATATCTTCGATTTCTAGTAGAAGCTCAACAGTATCTAAACTATCTCCGCCTAGATCGTTAACGAATGAACTTTCATTCTTCACGGCTTCTACAGCAATGCCAAACTGTCTAGCAATAATTTTTTTAACTTTACTCTCGTCAACGCTCATTTTGTTTCCTTTTTCATAATTAGCGGTACAAACCATTTTGCAAAATCAATCTCACCTGGTTTATGTGCATAATCCCATTCGCCTGGTCGGCCATGATGGTTATTATGTAAGCCCAATCCCAATGTTAATAAATTAAACAATGGCATGTTTTGACTTCTGTCTACATCCGGATAATTTTGATAGCTACCCCAATGTTTTGTATGTCCCACAGAGTTAACAATTCCAGACAAGTGAAATTCAATAACAGTTGCGGTACTGATAGTAAACACAGCTAGTCTCCAATCAACTAAACAAAGCAACAAGAACACGCCCCAGTATATTTTATAATAATGTCTGTGGAATACTCTCATCCATGGATCTTGTACTAAATCTTTGGCCAGCCACATCTTCTTAAAATTCCATTTGTGATTCAACCACAAGAAATAACTCCACCAAAAGCCTCTGTTAGGAGAATGTGGATCTAAATCAGTGTCGCTGTTTGGATGATGATAACCGATGTGCATGACACGCAACATAATAGGACTACCAGTACCAACCATCATTCCTAAAAAGCAACCGATTCTTGCGATCCATGGATATGTCTCAAAGCTTCTGTGGCAATAGTATTTGTGAATAAAAATACCAAATCCAATGTGTCCAAATAAGAACCAAGCCGGATAAACTAGCCAAAGCCAGCTTAATTCTGTTGATCCATTGAACAATGTTATTATACCTATGATAGTAAGTATATGGGCAGGAATATAAACTCGTTTAATATTCTCGCCAATACCTTCCCAAAATTTAAATAGTTTCATTTTTGTTTCTTTCGTAGTAATTTTCTATCAACGGATCGCGATATTCTTGTTTTAACACAAACATTCGTATCATCCTATCTGATGTACCAACATATTGTGCCGCAAAATTATCAAATACAACAATACCGGTTTTGTTGCCGCCTGGAATAAGAATTTCGTTATAGTAGTCATAACGACCCTGATTCTTGGAATATTTTTCCATTAAGTTTCGTCGATGGATGTGTCTATTCCTTGCATCAACCTGCCAAAATTTAAAGTACATTAAACTTTCCATGTGCTCTAATAGCGCATCTAATGCCGGAGCACACATTTTAGCAGTAGTAATATACGAGTTATTTACCTCGGCTACTCTGGGGCCATGAATAACCCATCCGCCCACTGACTGTAAGATGTAAGCACTATAAAATGCCATTGGCTTATCATCTTCAAGAAGCAATACAATTTTGATAACGCCTTCTTTTATTTTTTGTTCATAATGAGCGACGGTACCTTTTATTTCAGCGTCCGACATTAAATCTCCATTGGCCCTTTCGGGTCCACGTGGATTACTACGCATTACAGCTTCTACTAAATGCAAATCTTCCACAGAGATTAATTTTGTTGTATACATTTGATGTACCTTAATAAATATTCAAAATATTTAGTACCACATACCGGAGATTACAATGATAAAATTTAGTTTTAAAGGAAGCCGCCCCAATCGTGACGTCGAGCTATGGTGGGAATCCTCGGACCCAAAGCTAATAGAATATAAAAGGATTGTACTAGGAATATGTGAATCATTGGGAATTATGCCAGAGTATCAGTATAACGGCGATTCATATACAATGTCCTTTGTTCTCAATGATGTAGATCAATGGTTTTCAATGGAAGAGAATATTTCAAAAAAATTACCTAACATGTCACATGAAAGATCAGCTTATTTTAAAAATGCCAATCATACATTGGAATTAGAAGTTTCTGATTATACTTCAGGTAAAGTTTTAAGTTCTCATCGAATAGTTTAACGATTATTAATTAAACCAAGACTTTTAGTTATATCTGCTATCGACTCTGGTAAGTCGATATCAAACATTATTAGCTTACTGGTTTCTCTTCGATATTTGTGTTGAATCAACTCAGTTTGTAAACTAGTCATGGCTCGATGGATATCACTGCGATCATCGTCATTGCTGATAAAATGAAATTTTTCTAATTGATTGTATCTACGTGTTTGATACTCGACATTAAAGTCGTGTCCAGTATAACCAATTTCTATTTCTTTTAAAACCCTTAAATTAGAAAAATAATTTATAGCTTTTAAACATTGTAAATTTTTTGCATCATATTCTTTATAAACATCGTAAGGGTAACTATCCACCGAATTTTTATGTAAGTCGGCGGATAGTTTTTCTAAAGTTTCAATAATATAATCTAAGTTTGCTAGTGTAGTGTTAGTCGTAATCATGTTCATGCATTAAGTCGTATCGTTTTCGATACATAATTGATAGTTCGTCTTTTAGTTTAAGTTTCTGCTTTTTAAGGTCTTCTACTTCGTATTCGTTCCAACTTTTTTGGGCAAGCATAGCATCCAATTTTCTTGCTATGTTAGTATGTTGGTTATCCAGAGTGCGTATATGGTGCTCGATAGAATCTATATCCATTTTTAGCTCCTTTCTTACAGAATGTGTGTTGACACAATGTATTTAATATTGTATAATTATTTTCAATGGCGTCAATGCCGCTGTACCCAAAATAAATACCATTTTAGTTATGAGTGATACATTAGTTTTAAACCACGACGGTATGCCGCTGAGTATGCTACCTCCCAGTGTGATTGATTGGCAATTGGCAGTCAAATTACTTTACTTGAACAAAGTTATGGTGATTAAAGAATATGACGATTGGACAGTACGAAGTCAACGAATGGAATTAAAAGTTCCCAGCATCGTTATGACTAAACGCTATGTTCGCCCACGACAAAAAGTATTGTTTAACCGTAAAATGGTTTATCTGCGCGACAACTATACTTGCCAATACTGCGGAGAACAGTTCCAAGCCAAAGACTTGACACTGGATCACGTAAAACCAAAAAGTCGTGGCGGCGGCAGTAGTTGGAGTAACTTAGTTACTTGCTGTGGTACATGTAACTGGCTGAAAGGTGCTAAAGTAATTGAACCACTGACTGTGCCAAAAGAACCTAACTATTGGCAGATGGTCAAAGCTGCCAAAAATATTATTCCTTATTCAATGAGAGATCCAGCATGGGGAGAGTATTTAGGCTACGATGACGATAAGCCTAGGGCAGTAAACGAATAAAAGGGGCCTTGCCCCTTTTATTTTGACTTGTAAATTAAATCTAAGCCGCCCATTTTACCGGCATATATGCCGTTTTCGTGCTGACTAATCAATGTAATCTTAACGCCTTGTATAGCCGCGATTAACAGTCTATCATTCATGTCAATGACATTGGCAGTCATTGCTTTGTTGTTGTTTTCGCAGATGATATTAACAGTATCTGGAATATTTTTTGCTTGCCAATCATTTTTGTTCATAGTGTGTCCTATCGTTAACTACTTATATTATTTTATAATAAATATGAGTATGCGTAAATTTAAAGGCTTTAGTACAGTAAACAAACAGTGGGGCAACTTCAAGTTATATGACATTGAACTTGCCAAACAGGACCTTTTGAACGAGTTATACACTCGCAAAGGTGAACGAATCATGAGTCCAGATTTTGGTAGTATAGTATGGGATTTGTTGTTTGATCCTATATCAGAACAAATGATTGAATTGATTACCGAAGACATGGAAAGAATATTGACTAAAGATCCTAGACTAGAATTAAGACAATTAGATGTTAGAGAAGACATCGATTCCCAGATTATCACAGTAGCGATTGTATTAAACTATGTGCCCACAGCAACATTGACTGAGCTTATTGCTACATTTAGTCGAGACACAGCATTAAGCAGAACACAAGGATAACAGCGATGCCAAAAGCAATCAGACAAGAAAACTTATATGGAGCGGAAGATTGGAGTATAGTTTACTCTAGTTTTAAAAACGCTGAATTTATTAGCTATGATTTTGACACATTGCGTCAAAGCATGGTTATTTACATGCAGACTAACTATCCTGAAGAATACAATGACTATATTCAAAACAGTGAATTCATTGCCTTATTAGACTTAGTAGCTTATGTAGGACAAAATCTAGCGTTCCGTATGGATTTGAATGCCAGAGAAAACATTCTGGACACAGCAGAAAAGCGTGAAAGCGTATTACGCATCGCACGTATGCTGTCTTATAAACCTAAGCGTGTTCGCCCTGCCCAAGGATTTTTAAAAGTAGTAAGTGCAGTTAGTAGCGACCAAATCATTGACAGCACAGGTGTAAACTTATCTAATAAAACTATACAGTGGGGCAGTGATCCCAGCGAATTAGAATATGAACGTTTCATTAGAGTCATGAACGCCGCTTTCAATGACAACAATAAATTTGGTAATCCAGTTAAACGAACAACCAACAGCACAAACAATACATTATACGAAATATATAATTTTAATAATACAAACGCTATTGTTAATTTGCCTATTCGTGCTACAGTTGATGGTTATAATTTAAACTTTGATTTAGTGCCAGTTGATATTAACACAGCGGGTATTATTTCTCAAGTCGAACCAGATTATAACAATTCATTTAGTGTAATGTATCGTAATGATGGCAAAGGTGTTGGCAGTACAAAAACTGGTTTCTTCTTTTTAGCCAAACAAGGCTATATTTCTAATACCATAGAGCCTATAACAAGTCCAGTTGCCAACGCTGTTATTGATATTCCTTTGACTAATAATATCAGTGAAGAAGATTTTTATGTACAAACAATTGACGACAACGGATCTGTAATTAAAACATGGACACGAGTTAGTAACTTGGACTTTAGTAACATTGTTGTCAACGAATATGGTTCAGCGAACAAAGACATATATGAAGTATTATACACAGACAATGACGTAACAAGTATTAAATTTGGTGACGGTACGTTTACTAATGTTCCTACTGGTAATATTCGTGTATGGTATAGAACAGCAGAAAATAATTTCATCAGAGTCAAGTCAGGAGAAATCGCTGGTGTTACTTTTGATATTAGCTATCGTAACGCAGACAACCAAACACAGACATTGTCACTGACAATGGAGTTGCAGGACAACATGGTTACAGGCTTGCCTGCAGAATCTATAGATGAAATTAAACGCAACGCACCAGAAGCATTCTATAGTAAAAATAGAATGGTTACTGCCGATGACTACAACGGATTTTTACCTACATTAAACAACGACGTATTAGTGCTTAAAGCGGAAAATAGAACATTCAGTGGACATAGCAGATATGTTGACTTGAAAGATCCAACAGGCAAGAATCGCCCATTGATGGAATTTGCCGATGACGGCTATCTATACAAAGAAGAATCTGTTAAAAATGCATTTGTTCCAGATGACAGCACTCGCCGAACTGTGGACTTATTAGACGAATACATTGAAAGCAAATTAAGTAATGTTGGCTTGTTAAACTTTTACTATGGTAAATTAAATCTACAAGGAGTCACTGGAAATAATGCGTTAAATTATTTTCCAACAGTTACACTAGGAAAAACAATTTATTACACTACGTTAACCAATGCGATTGGTGTCAATGATGTTTTTAATTCATTAGTAGTTGATCATACAAACACAGATGATCCTTATGATAATTTTGACATCGACGGTGGCATGTTAATGATCGGCGATGAATTGTTTACGTACACTGGCATGCAGAATAGCACAACATTTATTGGAGTTCAACGTGCCACACAAGGGACTGCATCCGCAAGTCATACTGCTGGATCTAGAGTTTATAAAGTTTTAGACTATCGTTGGAGACTGGCATACAATGATGCCAATAGTAGCAATGGTTATATTTCCGAATCCAATGGCAACAAAGCTCCAGTAAAATTAGGATTTACAACAGGCGGAGAACTGCGTTCTTTGCGTCCTGGATCAATATTAAGATTACAAACACCGGAAGGCACTTCACGTTGGGCCAACGTGTATGACGTTAAAGGCGATGGATTAGGCATTGAAGACATTGATTATGTTTATACAGGTTTGCTAGTTAATGGTATGGGTACTGTTGAACTTAGTAAGTCTATTACATCGACTGATTTAATTAAGGAAATTTTACCTCCATTTACTCGCGTGTTTGATGATTTAACAAGAGCGGCAATTATTGCCAAGTTAAATGCCAAAGAAAGCTTTGCATTAAAATTTGATAACTTAACACCACGATGGACTATAATTAATAACTTAGTTAATATCGAATCAACATGGAACAGAACCGGCGATAACAATGAATGGTTAATAGCCTGTATAAGAGATGGCGCTGGCTGGAAGATTACTATTCGTCAACTTGATTATATCTTTGGCAGTGACGAACTTATTAGATTCTATAACATCAATTGGAGTCCTACATTTAATCCAAGCTTCTCTTCAATGAGCAAAGATACTATCAGTTTATTAACCTTAGGTACAAACAATAAAATACAAGAGTCTAAGGCTTATAAGATCAGCGGATATTATGTCTATGACGATGGATATACTGACAATAGTAAAGTTAAAGTTACACCATTAGACTTGGACAATGATTTCTTGCCAGACGATCCTGAACATTTTATTTCTACTGTAGGCAATGATAGTTTAACTTTAGTTGAATACGACGAAGGTGATTTCACATACTTGGTTCCTCTTTCAGGCGACGTAGCAGACGGTGTTAAAACAGTACCAGGGACAAATACATTATCCTTTAAGTGGGAACACGTAGTTGACATAGATCAATCATTGAATCCAAGCTTGACTAATATTATCGATGCGTATGTTTTAACGAAAAGCTACAACGATGATTACACTAGTTGGAAGAAAAGCGGAAATACCAGCATTACTGCACCTTTGCCACAAACAACAGAAGAACTAAGAAGTAGTTTTGCTGGATTACTAAGTTATAAAATGATGACAGATGAATTAATATTCCATCCTGTTAAATTTAAACCATTGTTTGGTAACTTAGCAGACAAAGAATTCCAAGCACAATTCAAAGTAGTTAAGAATGTAAAAAGTAAATTAACAGACAGCGAAATAAAAAGCAAAGTAATTGCCGCTGTCGATAAATTTTTTACACCAGGTAATTTTAACTTCGGCGAAATTTTTTACTTCACTGAATTGGCAGCATACATACACACAAGTTTAAGCACAGATTTAAGTAGTGTGGTTATTGTTCCATTAAGTCAAGACAGCAAATTTGGTACTTTATTCCAAATTCAACCAGACAGAAATGAAGTTGTTACCAGCGTAGCAACGGTAAATGATATCATAGTTATTTCAGAAATTACTGACAGCAACATTAGGATCGGTCGATGAGCAGACAAACTAAAAAACCAAATCAACAAATAGCACAAAAGGTTAGTAACTATAAGTTACTACCTAATGTCTTTACTACGGAACCTAACAAAAAAATGTTAGATTCTACGCTAGATGTAATGACTAGCAAAGGACAACTGCTACCATTTAAAGAAACATATGGATTAAGAACAGCTAGTAATAGACCCGAAGAATTCTTTAAAGTTGAAAGTAATGAAATTCGTCGCGAAAGTCAAGCAAACAACATGCTAGTGATTTCCGATTCGGATGACAATTATCTTGGCAAGAGTTCATACATAGACATTGAAAATTATTTAACTATTAAAGGCGCACCATTAAAAGACGGTGTAATGTTAGATAAAGATATCAATGTACTAGAGTTGCCAATCAATCCTATTAAAATTACAGATTACAATTTGTATTATTGGATAGCTAATGATTTGCCAGCATGTCAAATCCATGCAGATCCAGGTCCTGGTGGTAGTAACAAATACAGTATTACCAATGATGTTCTCGGCCGCCCATTTGCTCAAATCAAAGACGATCTAACTGGCCAGACATTAGAATTACAAAATGGAATGACTTTGTATTTTACTGGTAATGTTGATAGAGCCTATAGAAGTTTCAATGAAATAAACGCTGGAAATTTTGTTGTAGGCAAAAGTTATGAAATTACAGAATTTGGTACTACGGATTTTACTGCCATTGGAGCAGTAGATCCAATCATTGGTACATCGTTTATTGCCACTGGCCCGGGTACTGGCACTGGTAAGGCAATTGACGAAGAAGTTAAACTTTTTTATGTTCATGGTATAGGCGACGGTATTGGATTATTACCGGCTAGTGCTATAGATAAAAGAATACCTAATAGTTGGCTTAAAAAACGACCATGGGATAAAACTAGTCCATTCGATGATCCACCGGCAATTAAGTGGGCCAGCGAAGTGTGGGACGGTAGCATGATTGTTACCAGCGAACCTGAATATATCACGCAAGAGAAATCAGCTAATCCTAATCACTGGCAAATTATAGACCATTGGTATCATATCAATACTATTAGAGCAGTTGCAAAATTTTTAAATGTAAGCATAGAAGAATTCGCAACAGTACAAAATAAAGCCAAGCGTCCTATTATTACTTTCATCAAAGACATGAAAGTATATAATTGGCCTGCAACAACTAAAGCAGAAATTAAATGCTTGTTCCCATATACTATTGGGGTATATACAAGTCCACAACGACTAACTTTAAAAGATAGCTATGGTTATTCTGTACAAAACAACGATCTTGTAGTTTTTGAAGGTACTAACGGAATTTATAAAGTATCCGGTGTAGGTACTGGTATTACTTTTGAAAAGGTTTATACAAGTGTTTCATTAGACGGCGCCCTTATTGTTGCTAAAACAGATCTACGTTATCATAGAGTCATATACAAAAATAATAAATGGCAACTAGCACAAAACAAAACAACCAAGAATCAAAACTTATTGTTTCAATTCTTTAAAAGCGATGGCGTTAATTTAGAAAATTTAAATGAGACACAGTTCGCTGGCGGCATTATTTTAGGCTTCAAGGATGGTAACACGTATGATGCTGTACTTGATAAGCATATAGAAGTAAGTAGCATTGACTTTGACTTAATTGATGAAAATAATTCTAGCGCGGTAAGCCCAAATCAATTAAAATTTATAACAGACGTTGATTCATCTTATTCTTATAGTGACGCAACCACTGGCGAAAACGTAGTCTTATCAGGACCATACGGATATCAATATCTTAATAGGATTGTTCCTTTCTATCAAAATAGAAAAGGCTTAAATTTTACAAAACAGATTCAAGATCTTCAATATGAAAGTTTAACAGAAGAACCATGGTCTGCATCGGTTAGTCCAATTGCCACTGGATTTGATACTATACATGTATACTACGATACTAAAAAAGTTCTTAGATTTTATTTCGAAGTAACAGGTTATGGATTAATTGAATTTTCAAGTAAAAAAGGTTTTAATGCATATGAATCTTTTATTCCATTAGTATCTGGCGGCAAATTTAAAATAGTCTGCCATGACTTGCCTGAAATACTGACGATATTTAAAGCTCCGGTAATTAATAATGTTACAACACCAGTGGCATTGACAGCACCTTATTGTGTTAATAATGGAATAAGAAATGGTGCGATAGAATTAGACTTATCCGACAGTATACTAGTTGATTCATCTTATATAGATAATGAATTGTTCGTTGAAAATACAAGATTGCTTTGGAAATTTGCAACAGCGACTTATAAGCCGGCAACAGTTAAACCTGTTAATAAATGGAGATTCTTACAAGACGTTTATATCAAAGATCAGACCAATCCAGTATTCAACGGATACGATTATACGATATCCGATGTCACACGTGCCGATGGATCTTTAGATTCTAATCAAAAAATTGTTTCAACAAGTAGCTTAGATAAGAAAGCTAAATCAGGCGACAAACTTGCGGTTAACAGTATAGTTACTTGGCCAACGACCAGAACAGCGCCTATGTCGTTGAAAATTAATCCTTTAAACAAGAAATTGTCTGATATTAATTATTACAGTTTGTATCAACATGCTACTAATATTAAATCTCATTCTACAAACATTAGGGAATCGATTGACAGTGACGCATTATTACAAACAACAATCTTAGGTGGCGGTACATTATTAAAGCACAATGAACCGTTGAGCAAATTTGGTATAATGTCGACAAATATGCCATTTGACTTAGGAGATTTATTGATTCGTCAGGGCAAGCACTATGATAGTTTTCTTGGCAAACTTAAAACAGAAATAGAATCAGTAATTAACTCAGTTGATGAAACAGCATACTCTAGTCATGATTTGTTGACAATGGCTATTTCTAAGATCTATGTAACAACAGCAAATGATAACACGTTCTGGACACATAGTAATATGATGGGCTGGGGCGAGAAACTTGACAACTATAGAGAAGTAAATTTTGTTGTAAACAACAATTTATTATTTGACTTGACTGGAGATTTTGAATATATTTCTCATCGCGCTGGTAAAGAATATGTTTTACACTTAATCTTAAATGAACAAGGAATGCCAAAGCGTTACTTAAAACGAGATGTTGACTATACGTTGGTCAACGGCACAGATGAATATACGCAAATCCAATTCTCCAGCGACTTTATAGGTAAAAATGTCAATATTAAACAATGGTATGGAAGATACAAATCTCAAATACCTGCTAGTTTGGCCAAGATAGGTCTGGCGCCTGTGTACATGCCAGAAATAATTGAAGACACTACAACTCCTGGTAAATTCTTTATGTATCGTCATGATGGTACTAGATATTATTTAGAAGATGGCGTTACTGATTTTTATCCTAACAACTTAGTAGAACAATTATTATATGAATATGAACTAGCAGTATGGAGTAGTATAACACGTGATATTAAGACTAATAATTTTAGATCTTATGTTGAAACTATACCTGGCTATTTTAGACCATTGGACAAAGGCTTACCTGCTGTTAACCAAGTAATGTTGAATGAAACCAAGCAATGGTTAAATCAAAATAATCTATTCATGATGCCAAACAGCGACTATGATGCGAATAATGGATTTACTCAGATATACCAATTAGGCACAGGCGAAGATATTTACAGTATGTCAGGATCATGGAGACTAATATATCAATTCTTATTTGATACAGATCGTCCCCATACACATCCATGGGAGATGCTAGGATACACACTAAAACCAACATGGTGGGACACACATTATTCTTGGACAGATCCTGTTAAACGTGTGGAATTAGAAAAAGCATTGCGTACAGGTAACATCGATGCGCCTCCTGCTATAACAATTAATCCTAAATTTGCAAGATGTAATGAACTGTCTATGTTAGACGAAGATGGCATTTCCTTACAAAATTTCCCTGTTGACAGCGATGGGAATTTATTACCACCAAATCAGTTAAGTTGGTTATGGCTAACAACTTTGAATCCTGAATCAGCATGGTTGCCCGGCGAAGGCAGCCCTTACGAACAAGTATTTTATAATACACAATGGGGTATAGCCGCAAGATCGAAAATGTGGTATCTTCGTAATCCTGTTCAATATGTTAATACAAACTGGCTACCAGGTCAAACAATATTAAACTCATGGGGTAATAAACTTGACCGCACAACTAATTTTTGGCAACAAGGCAATATAGCGCACAATTATCATAGACAAGTAGTAGACGGAGAAACAGTCTACACTAGTGGAATTGAAAGCTTGTTCTCTGAATTTTGTATATTAAACAACAAAGATTTTGTAACGGAAGTTATTGATAAGTTCGGCAATATCAAAGTTAACAAGGAATTTTTACTAAACGGCTTTACTAATAAAGAAAATATTAGAATTCAAAGCACTAGCATTAATTCTCAACAAATAACTTTGTTTGTACCAGAAGAAAGTTATGCTGTCAGAACTGTTAACCACTATCCTGACAAAGAAATTTTTTACAGCGGTGTTAGAATTATTTGGGACGGTGAATATTATATTGTAACTGGCTTTGCAACTGAAGACGGGTATTTGTCTTACTTTATACCAGATTCGAATAGTAGTGTCACGGCTGTGACAGTTGGTGACAGTACATTTAAACAAAAAAATACCTACTCCAATGAATTATATTATCAAAATTACGGTGTAAGATATAAAAACAGACAAGACGTATTTGATATGTTAATAGGCTACGGAAAATATTTAGAAAGTCTGGGTTTTGTATTCGAAGAACCAGAAGGCGGTGATCTTCGCGACTGGCAATTAAGTGCAAAACAATTTGTATTCTGGAGCAATTCACCGTTGGCTGCAGGCAGTTATATTGACTTAAATCCAGCTGCCGATGAATTAGTAATTAAAGCAATCACTGGGCATCTAGATAATTTAGAAGGTACCAACGAGAATGTAGGTCAATGTGTTGACAGATTTAACAAACCGTTGTTCAGTAAAGATTTATTAGTAAACCGATTCAATGACAACAGAATAACAATTAAAACAAAAGATGCTAACAGATCTATATATGGAATTAAATTAACATTTAGTTCTTTTGAAACAGTTATACATTTAAATTCTACCAGCGTATTCAATGACGTATATTTCTTACCAGAACAAAGTACAACAAAACGTAGTTTTGTTATCGGCGGTAAAAAGAGCCAGGATTGGACAGGCGCATACTTTGCTCCTGGGTATGTTATTACTGACGGCGGAATTATACCTAATTATGATTCAATGGCCGAACGAGGAAGAAATCTATTAGACGTCGAAAGTGTTGTATTAGATCAAACAGTACTTGAAGCAAGTAGAGCACAATTTGGCTTGAATAGAAATCAAGAACTAAGACAACTCTTCTTACAAGAAGAAAATGAAATCTTATTTAAAAATGCAATTACATACAATAAAGGCACAGTTGAAGTTTTTAATAAGTTAGCGCCGTTAACACACAAAGACGAATCACAGGCCAAGCCATACGAAGAATATATGGTTAGACTTGGTGAGCTGGGTAATACAAAAAACATAGAATATTATGAATTCGAAATGTTATCCAGCGACATTCGTCATCCATCTAAGACTTCTCAAGTTGTTAAATTTATTGACAAAACAGAACCTGCAACAAATGATAATATTTTATATTTTAAAAATAACAGTAAGAGATGGGTACATCGTCCATTTAACAAAGATTTAACATTTAAAACGTTTGACAGAACGTATCATGATTTAGCTACAGGTGGTCCGCTTTTTGAAGGAGACACTGATTTAGTAGTAGATACACTAGAAGGATTATCTGGTTTATATGATAACTTTGCTGAGTTGTGGAGTATCAAACACTATGACGAAACAGCCAGTTACAAGCAATACGACCAGGTTAGAATCAATGGTAAACTTTATTACGCAAAAACTACAGTAAGTCCAGGGACATGGTCAGCGAACAACGATAAATTTAGTCAAATTGATGAACCATACTTGCCTAATATATATGTAAGAAATTATTACAAAACTAACCCTGATTTAGCAAATATTGGTTTAACTGAATTTAAACCAGGTACATGGCAAGTATTACAAACAGTTGACAGAAATGCAAATGTTGTAGAAATTTGTCCGGGCCCCGATGATTTTAGTAAAGCAAGAATTTCAACTGGTACTGTTGATTACGGATTGAAAGTTGGCGATTATGTTCTTATCGTTAATTCCGAAACAACTAATTCAAGTCTAGATGGTATTTGGAAAGTTGAAAAACTTGAACAACTAACAGAAACAAAAAATAGTGTTACGACTACTACATATTTCTTTTATGTGAATACAAAAGTAAGTGGAACTAGTTATTCTGGTAAAATCTTTACATTTAAACCTATTAGATTTAAAAATTACACAGATTATCGACTTGCCACTGGCACTGACGCTAACGCATATGGTTATGCTTGGAAGAAAAAATACAATCCATTTACAAACGCCATTAGCCAAACAACACTGACAAAAACAGATACGCCTAGTGGTTATAATCCTACATGGCCTATTGCCATAGTAGATGATGGACTTAATACTGACAACGTAGAAGCTACGTTCGACGATGGTAATTATGCGGTTTATGATAGCAGAAACTGGAATGTTCCTTTAAAAGAAGAAAGCAATCCAGTTGATCCTAGTGATATAGATCATTTGATTATCTATGATTATGCAGATAACAAAACTGTAATAAAATTAGATCTGTTTGATCCTAAGAAATTATACATACCGGAAGTTTTTAAAAATGACATCGACGTTATAAATCGTGTAGATCCAGCCAAGTATAATAGATCCACAGATACATACAAGGCTGTATATTCTAGCATGGGATGGCATGAAGAATATATTGGTAGAAGATGGTGGGACACTAGTACAACAAAGTTCAGTGACTACGAAAGTGGCGACGAATTAACCAAAGAAAAATATTGGGGAACAACAGTTAACAACAGTTTACCTGATGTATACGAATGGACTAAGAGCCCAGTACACCCAAGCCAATGGGATAAATTAGTTGAAAAAGGTGGCACAGTATTCGGTCAATTGGCCAGCGGTGAAGTTTACGTTGACCGAGCAATGAATACTGATAACTACCATTGGGTAGAAGAAGAAGATTACATCAATGGCGAAACATTTACTGTTTATTATTTCTGGGTTAAAAACAAAAATGTTATTGCCGAACAAAGTAAACAATCTAGAGTATACACAACAGAACAGTTGAGCAAAGTATTATTAAATCCAAGTGCCGCAGGCATTCCATGGTGGGCACCTATCAGCAACAACGCTATCATGCTTAAAGGTGTTCAGCCTTACCTAAATAATACCAGCACAGTTGTTCAGATTAAGAAAAAGACAAAAGGTAATGAAAAACATCAGCAATGGATTTTCATATCTGAAGATAATACAGTTGAAACTATTCCAGAATGGTTGCATGTTCGTTTGCGCGACAGTTTAAGCGCACATATTTTCTATAGAAAACGTGCGGTATACGAACAATTTGATAGCACAAAAACATATACACAAGATGACCTTGTCAAGTATAACGGATACTTCTATGTATGTAGATATACAACTAGAGGCGCATTCCAATCCGATGCGTGGCAAGCACTTCCTATACAATATTATTCTACTACCAAGACATATAATAAACTTGATGTGGTATTATTCAATGATAACATATATGTATGCAAGAGCACAGCATCAGGAGCATGGGATACAACAAAATGGCAAGTACTGCCAGCTGGCAGTTTAAGTGTACGTGATATTGATCCAACTCACAATACGTTAGATTTTAATATAACAAAAAATGTTCCTGACATATTCAACTTACACCCATACGGCAGACTTGGAAATTTAGTTCGTCCATACATTCAAAGTTGGTTCGACGATGCTTTAGAAGCCAGAAGAACGTTTATTAAAAAATTAAACGACATAATGGTCAATGTTAATATTTCTAATATTGATGCGTGGGGTAATACTCGACTTAATAATCAGTATTATGTAGTTGGTGATGAAATCATTGATGTTACAGCATTCTGGACTTATGCTGACTATCGAAGTGAAACATATGATTCAACTAAAGAAATTTCTTTAGTACTAGAATCGGTTGCTGACATTTATGCAACCACCGTTACAACAGGTTCATATATTAAAATCAATACTGGCATAAGAGATTACACTATATTTGAAAAAAATGTTGACGGAAGTTTCAGTCCAGTATACAAAACAAAAGGCGCAATTAAATTCTCCAGCGACTTATATGCTCCATGGAGTCTAAGCTCCTGGGATACTATTGGGTGGGACAAAGTGCCATGGGATTATGACCTAAACAGCGTTTACAATGCTATATTAGATTCATTGCGATATGAAATATTCATTGGACAATACTCTAAGTATTACAGCAAAATTATGTGTACTATGTTTAGATACGTAATGAGCGAACAAGTTGGTGTAGATTGGTTAGCAAAGTCTAGCACAGTTGAGCCAGTGAATTTAATTAGTTCTACGTTAGAAGTCGATGATTCGTTGCAGCGAGATCAAATCACAGTTTTAGCTAACTTCTATAATACAGTAAAGTCATATCGAGATAAAATCCGAGGCGGCACAGTTGATAGAACAGTAACTGAAACTGTACAAATGGAAATCGGAGAAGAGCTTATTATCATTGATAACGGTGTGCAAATATATTAAATGCGTAGTTAAATATAAGAGTAAATAAATGTAAGGAAAAAACATGCTGAGCCAAATAAAATTAAACATTGAAGGATTTGTTAAGATAGTAGATCTCACTACGGGAGAATTACTCGTAGATGCTCACAATGCTATAAATTCTGAAACAATGAGTTTGATTGTGGCTAGAATGTTACAGGGAAATAACAGTCAATACATATATGAGTTACATATGGGTAACGGCGGTGTTATCCACGATGAAACTGGTAATACAACACCTAAAGATGTTGAACAAAACTTAGAATTAGGCTTATTAGCTGATCTATATAATCCAGTGTATTACAAAGTTATAGACAACTTAGACGAAACAAATAACAATGATGTAACAAGAAACAATATATCAATTGAACACAACGAAGGTTTAACTTACACTGACTTAGTAGTGACTTGTACGTTAGAAGAAAATCAGCCTGCGTTTAACTCTGGAGAATTGTTTTTCAATGAAATTGGTTTGAAAAGTAGAGGCACAAGTGGTTTAAACACTGGTTTACTATTAAGTCACGTGGCATTTAGCCCAGTGACAAAGTCCGCGAATCGTGTTATTCAAATAATCTATACTTTACGCATCAGAATGTAATTAGATAAATATTATATTAAAGGAATTTCGATACATGGCATACGATGTAACTAAAACAGACGGCACTAGATTAACTATTCTAGCAGATAGGACAGTTGATATAACAACACCTATAAAACTTATAGGTAAAAATTACGCTGGCTATGGCGAGATTATGGCTGAAAATCTAGTTCAAATGTTAGAAAATTTTTCTAGCCCAGGAAGCCTTACTACATATCAACCAGAAGATACTAAGTTAGTAAATCCTATTATTGGACAATTATGGTATGACAGCGTCAATGAAGTCATCAACATTTATACAGCAGGTGGCTGGAGCCCATTAGGCGGCAGAGATTTAATTGGTGGTAAGAAAACTGGTATTAAAATTGGTAACATAACAGATACTACTGGAGGCTTACATCCAGCTATGCAGTTTGTTGTAAACAAAGTAGTTGTAGCCATCATGAGCAGTGATGCTGGAACATATACACCGGGCGGTGTTGATGCTGCATTAGCAACAGCGTTTCCAGAAATTGGACAAGGTATTAACTTAAACCAAAGCGGCGTAGCAGACGTTGGCGAAGAAACATGGGGTAACTTTAAGTTACGTGGCAGAACAGTTGAAGCAGAATTTGCGGATATGGCTGAAATTTATCGTGCGGATACTCCACTTATTCCTGGCAACTTAGTTCGATTAGGTGGCGAACAAGAAATTACAAAAACAATTAAAGCATGGGATGATGAAGTATTTGGCGTTATCAGTACTGCGCCAGGCTTCTTGTTAAACAGTAAAATGAAAATGCAAGAACATGCTTATCCTGTGGCACTTAAAGGTCGTGTACCTTGTTTAATTAAAGGTCCTATTCGAGCAGGTCAGCGTATTGTTCCTAGTGAAATTAATGGCGTTGGCATGGCGGCTGATCATTATGATCCGGTGGCAATAATTGGTCGAGCAATTGGCTCTAAAGACACAGATGGGGTTGGCCTAGTAGAAGCCGCAGTAGGAATTAAATAATGACAGTAGCAGTCGGTAAAAAAATCACGGCAAATGATTACAACGTGTTGGTTTCGCATACCAACAAAATATTTGCCGATAATTATCCAACAAGCTCGCCGACTGCAAACTTAGTTAGAAGAGCATTGCAGGCATATGGCTGGGGAAACGCAGAAGCATCTAGTGTAAACGTAGGAACTAAAATTTCCGCCGCGCTAGTAAATCAAGTTGTTGATAGACTTAACATTGGTTCAGAGCATGTAGGTGGACAATATGAATTAGATAGAGTTATTTCTGGCCAGAAAATTACAGCCAGCATTTGGCATGATTTGCAAACTGTATTAGACGATATTGACCCTAAGAAAAATATAGCGGCCATGGGGCAAACAGCTATTAGTAGTTTGGGAAATATTGCACACACAACTGGTTTTGGTGGTGCATTAACTTATACAGTTAGATTGAGCTTTACTAATTACGAAAAAGCACGTTACTACTTCAATAGTGGAAGTTCTATTAGATTAAATTTGTCCTCATTGGGCGGAAATAATTTAGCGGCTAGTTGGGCACATGTTTATAATAGATTAGGTACAGTTAGCCTTAGTTTAGATAATACATTGTCTACTACTGCTAACATTATCAGCGAAGGCAAAGGCTTTGAAGATTTAAACGAAGTTGATCAATTATTGTTAACTGTTAATTGCCGAAGCGGCAGTGGCGGCGGCTATGGATACGGTTATGGGTACGGTTATGGTTATGGCTATGGGTACGGTTATGGTTATGGTAATTGCTATGATGGTTATGGTTATGGTTATGGCTATGGATATGGTGCAGGATCGTATGGATATGGTTATGGATCATATGGTTATGGCAATGGCGGAAGCGGCAGCCAAAAAATTCGAATCTACGGCAGAATTGTATCCACAGGAGCCGATTATGTAAGCGGTCCGGTACAATTAGTATTAACAGTTCGTTTGAGTTGCGGTAATACTTCTCAAGTAACTGGTACACATACATTGTATGTAGAAAGCAATAAAGCAACACCAAAAACTATAGGCAATGCTTCTTTCGACATTACAGGTCCATCATATATAAATTCAAGTAACTCTACTGCTTCATAATTGCTGTTTTGTGATATAAATAAATTAAAATAGCACATAATGGAGCTCTGGATGGACGATAAACTCAAGGCTGCTTTGGAGTTCAGTAACTATCGGTTAACGCTGAACAACCAAAAGCTAAATCTCAAACAACGCATGAATACCATGTTAACTATTGGTTACATGAGTTCTCTTTTTACAACAAACTTAGAATTAATTAATTTTGTTAAACAATTAATAGACATGAATGTTGAACGTTATATATTTTTAGACGACAACGAAAACCCGGTACTAGTTACTAACATTAAAGAATTCCACGAAAAGCTTTTCAGTGCTTATACAGAAGCATTAAATGAATATTATGTGGAAAACGAAAAACTCAAAAAACAACGTGACACTAAAGGGTTGGTTGGTCTAAATGAGTAAGTTTGATTCTGGTATATTGCTGATTGCTTATAACAATGGCAAAATCGATTACGAAAAATTAGCATTGGTAGCGGCCAGATGTGTTAAGTTACACATGACTAACAATCATGTAACGTTATTAACAGATCAGCCAACGTTCGATGCGTTAACAGCAGAACTAACTCCTGCACTGGCAGCAGAAACTTTTGATCATATTATCATTGATAATGTGACACACGAACGAAATACTCGAACACATCGAGATAGTCCATGGAATGAATTTACTACGCAATTTAATAATAAAAACAAGCACAGTATTTTCAACAAAAGCCCTTACAACAAAACATTGATGATCGACGTTGACTATTTGATTGGCAATGATACATTAGATGCTATTTTTGATACAGACAGTGAAGTTGCTATGTACAAACAGGCATTAAGTGTTCGAAATTATAAACCACGTATATGGGAACAAAAACTTCATCCAGATGGTATTGACATGTGGTGGTCGACTGCTGTATACTGGAGAAGCGACAGCGAACTTGCTAAGTTATTCTTTGGAGTATGGGAACATGTCAAGGAAAACTATAACTACTATAAATGGTTGTATAAGTTTCCTGGAGTATTGTTTAGAACGGACTATGCTGTAAGTATAGCTGTACACATTTTAAATGGTCATAGACAGGGAAATTTAATACATGAACTACCTGGTAAAGTTATGCGATTCAGCGAACAAATCGACGACATTGCTGAGTTCAAAGAAATCAATGACATGGTCTTAGTTTGTCCTGATCCAAAAGAATTGTGGAAAAGTATTGCTAGTAGAGTTAAAAATGAAAATGTCCACGTCATGAATAAAATGGCCATTCTGAGACATTATGATAAAATTAAAACAATGATATATGACTGAAGGTTACTTAATAGTTAATTGTAATATGAAAAACTTAACCAGAGTTGAACTTCTGGTTAAGAGTATACGACTGTTTGACAAGGAAAGACCAATCAGTATTATTGCCCATGAAAAAAACTTAAAAAAATATTTGCTGTATATTGATCAAGAAATTTATATGGAACCCGATGAGATTTTATCAGCAAGATATTTCCATTCTTTATTGGCCAGCCCTTATACAAAAACTATTGCATTTAATCCTGATCAAATTTTAACTAATTTTAACGTTGATGTTTGGGAAAATCTTAGAGGTATGAATAGTATAGTTATACCCAAAACTAGATCCAGTTTCAATGGAGAATTGCTAGATTATTCTTTATACACTGAAGGTTCAGTTGAGCAAAAAAGTTTTGGCGAAGGATCTATATTAGACGCAATATATTTCAACAAAGACAAGGGCTGTGATTATGTATTCGGCATGGCAGTACTGATTGCTTCTACATACAATCAAAATCAAATTATTGATTTCTTTGCTGATAAAGAAAACAATTCAATGCCGCCATTTCCTAAATACCTATGGCCACAGTGGTTAATGTCATTGATGTACAAAATATTAGGACTTAAAATAACTAAATTTGACTTTGTAAATTTAATTGATTTAAGTATTAGAGAAAATAGCTTTGTTAATGATCAATGGTCAAAAAAACCATGGACTGAGTTTTTATCTTATTGGGTAAACGACCAAGGCGATATAAAAATTGAAAATTATATTCAATTAGGCTTAGTTAAATATAACACAAGTGCTTGGTTAACTGACGACACTTTAACTAATCTAAGAAAAAAATTCATTTAAATGCTTAACATCGATGATAGCGAATTTGACATACAAAAAACTATTCTTAAAAAGAAAGAAAGTAAGAATAGAAAATTTTATGTTGAGTATGACAAATTAACTTATCAAGTATTAGGCATTGCACCCTACGAAGTCGAACTAACAAACCCTCGTCGGGCAAATTTAGAATTAGATGAAAATGATTTACTTCGTGAAATCTTTTATAATAAACTTCCATTACATAAGTTAAAAATAAGATACGATGCTGATACAGACACTAGAGTTCTGTACAAGCATAGAGATCATAAACGATGGGAATTTGATTATGTCTACGGCGAAAGCGATGACAAGAATTTTATTCATTTACATTGCGATTTTGTAACAAAGAAAATCAATGCCAATTTCATATATGAAAATTTCAAACAAGAATACACTAAAGAAAAGACCACTGAGTATCATTTATCAATGATGCCTGAAAGCATGGAAATTTATTGTATAGATAAACAAGAACCAAGCAGACTTTACGATACACTAAGGTTAAACGTCAAAGATTTATTTTACAACCAGGACCAAGTTTTTTCTTGTAAATGGTTGCCCAATGATCCAAATTCATTTGACAACTTACGTTTTTTACACTATAATCATAATTTTAAAATCAGTGTGGATAAAGATCCGTATTTTATTCCAGTGGCATCTACAAAATTTAAACCAACGTTGGTATATAAACAAATTGGAAGTAAACTACAAATTCAAAGCGTAATGTCTGAAACTAAAAATTTTAATCTGGACAACAAGATAACCTTTTATATGTATAACAGCAACGATCCTAGCCAGATTTTAGACACAGTCACTTTAAATACCAATGAATTAGATAATTTTAATTTAGTAGAGTTAAAATTAAAAGCCGCTACACCAGTTAAGATAATTTCGAATTATCACCATTTACATATTGAGGACGCAAATGTCAGTACCTATTACAAGTTTTGATATCGTATTTTTAAGCTACGACGAACCAAACGCAGATAAGAATTATGCAAACCTATTAGAAAAAGCACCATGGGCTAAACGTGTTCATGGCGTTAAAGGTTTCGATAACGCACACAAAGAAGCAGCCAGAGTAGCAGAAACAGATCGCTTTATTACCATCGATGCCGACAACATTGTTCGTGATGAATTCTTTAGTTTAGAATTAGACATGAGCAAGATAGGCAAACATGATATTGTTAGTTGGGCCGGCAAGAATGTTATCAATGGATTAGTCTACGGCAATGGCGGTATTAAGATGTGGCCCAAGCATGTAGTCGAACAAATGCGTACACATGAAAACGCAGATGATCCAAAAGCCAAAGTTGATTTCTGTTGGGATATCTATTACTTCCAAATGAATAATATCTACTGTGATGTACACAATAATGCCAGTGCTTACCAAGCATACAGAGCTGGATTCCGCGAAGGCGTTAAACTGTTACTCAGTGGCGGTGTAACAGTGGATCCGCGTCGTCTTAAAGAACAAGTTCATGAGCGTAACTATAAACGTTTCTTGGTATGGTCAAGTGTAGGTGCTGATGTAGAGAACGGACATTGGGCAATGTTTGGAACTAGACTAGGCGCATATCTAACTAACTTGGCTAAAGATAGTTTTGATTTTACAGCTTGTAGAGATTTTGACTGGCATGATCAGTTCTGGGAAAATAGTGTTAAACCGCAGTTCGAGGGAGAAGGCGGAAGATGTAATGCCACTGGATGGAACTATGATCCAGAGAAATTGAAAAAAGAAATTTACAAGTTTGGTCAAGAACTACGCACAAATTTAAATTTAGAGATTGCAGAATTAGATTTTAATGGCAGTCGCATGTTTAAAGAAAGTTTTATTAACCCTCCCAGGTTAGGCGCTCTAGTTAAAGAGAGCCAAGTAGATAACAGCATAAATTAAAGGCAAAAAATGAAAAAGAAACTCAGCGATATTAACTGGGATATCGGCTACGATAAAAAAGTAGCCCGTACTGGACCGAATATCGATAAAACAAAAGAATTATTAGATAGTACAGGTCCTGGATTTTGCCTTGCTAAATTTACACAAGTTACCATGCATTTGGGTACTGGTATGACACACAGTTGTCACCACCCGGTGCCACATAAGATTCCATTAGAGGAAATTCAACGTAATCCTGGCGCATTGTTTAACACCGGCATATTAAGAAAAGCAAGAAGAGAAATGATGGAGGGCCAGCGTCCCAAAGAATGCGACTACTGCTGGCGTGTAGAAGATAACAAAAGTCCCAGTGATAGATTTTACAAGAGTTTAGAGCCATGGGCATTGGAAAAGCATGACGAGATTCAAGCCAGTGATCCTAGTCAAGACTTTTACCCAAGTTATTTGGAAGTAGACTTTAGCAACGTATGTAACTTTAAATGCGTTTACTGCGGTCCTGAGTATAGCAGTAAATGGGTTGAGGAACTAAAACAAAACGGTCCTGTTAAGCTATTAGAAAATACAGACCATACTCTATGGGCACAAGGTTGGCAAAAGGACTTAGACAGTCTAAGTTATAAGAACAACGAATTCAATCCTTACATTGACGCATTTTGGAAGTGGTGGCCAGAAGCTTACAAACACTTACATGTATTCCGTATCACAGGCGGCGAGCCTTTGCTTAGTAAAGAAACTTATAGAAGTATGGATTGGTTCATTGAAAATCCAAATCCTGAACTTGAACTTAGTATCAATACGAACATGGGTGTACCTGACAAGTTATGGGACAAGTTCATTGAACGTGCTGAGATCCTAAGCCGCGGCAATTACATTAAGAAGTTAACTATCTTTACCAGTGTAGATGGTTGGGGCGAACGTGCCGAATATCTGCGTCCAGGCTTGGACTTTGAAAAGTTCTGTAAGCGTTACGAACAGATTATGGCCATGGGTAATATTAGAATTACTACGATGGTTACATTTAACATTCTAAGTATTTCCAGTATACAAAAATTGTTTGAATGGCAACTAGAACTTAGAAAGAAATATAATCCTAACCCAGTTGTTGCTGACATGTGGGAAAAGGACACAGGCTTTAACTTTGCCTATCCCGGAGAGTCATATACAGATAGAAGTAAAAAGACTACAAGTCATCCTAGTATCAATGGCATTGACTTGCCTTACTTGCGTAATCCAACATTCTTGGACGCACAGTGGGCCAGTAAAGATCTTATCCAAGAGTATTTGTTGCCAAGTATTAACTATATGGCGGATCATACAACACAGACTAAGACTTGGAAGATGCATCATGCGTTTGAAGAGTTTGAGCTTGAAAAATTCAAACGTGTATGTTTGAACATTGCTTACAACTCAAAGAATGATTTTGAAGGTAACAAAGACTTTACATTAAATCGTGCTAAGTTCTATGACTTTGTCAATGACTTGGATCGTCGCTATGGTACAAACTTTTTAGAAGTATATCCAGAGTACACAGAATTTTATAACATTTGTAAAGCAATGAAACAAAAGGTAGTTAACAAAGATGTCTGATGACTTAATTAAATGGAGAGATGAAAATCTCAATTCAATTAGTCCCAGCTTTTGTGCGGCTAAGTGGTATAATGCCAGTATCTTTTTAGGGTCTGGTTATACCGGTAGCTGTCACTTACCTTTGCCTCATCCAATTGACGTTAGTGAAATCAGTTACAACCCCAGCGGTTTGCATAACACTGATCATAAAAAGCGTATGCGTAAAATGATGCTGGAAGGTAAAAAGCCGGCAGAGTGCGGTTATTGCTGGAAAGTAGAAGGCATTGGTAGAAACAACATCAGCGATCGCATTAATAAAAGTATTATATACAGCGCAGAAGATATTAAAAAGATTCAGTCAATGAACTGGGCTGATGATGTTAATCTTAAAACATTAGAAATTAGCTTTGATAGACAATGTAACTTTGCTTGTAGTTACTGTAACGCAGGTTACAGTACAACATGGAGTTATGATATTGCCAAGAATGGTCCTTATCAAAACTTTGTTGCCGAAGGCGGCGGAGGTGGCGCATATCAAACTGATGGTGCTTGGAGTACAGCATATGGACGTCATTTAGACGACAATCCTTATGTAGAGGCTTTCTTTGAATGGTGGCCCGACTTGTCTAAGAGCTTGCAAGAACTACGCATCACTGGCGGTGAGTGTACAGTTAGTCAAAACTTTTGGCGCTTTATTGATATCATCACAGAAAAGAATGAATACTTGGATATGCGCTTTGCAGTTAACAGTAACCTAGGCTCAAGTCCACGAGCATTGGAACGATTAATTGAAGTAACTAAGACATTGCCAGTTAAAGAGTTTGATTTGTTTACTAGCAACGAAAGCTTTGGCTTACACGCAGAGTATTTACGTGACGGTATGGACTATAAAGTATGGCGCAGTAATCTAGTTAACTTTATCGAAAATGCTAAGTTTAGAAATGTCACAATCATGATGACTATATCTAACCTGTGCCTGTTTAGTATCACAGAGTTCATGGACGATATGTTGGAACTTAAACAAAAATATGGCAACAATAGACCTTATTTGGATTTAAATATTCTACGCTGGCCCGCATACATGAGTCCAGTTACGCTACCCAACGATCTCAAAGACGAAGTACACGCAAAACTATCTGCTTGGTATAACAAACACGAGCATAGTCAGTATTTAGAAGCTGGAGAAAAAGCCAGCATTAAACGATTAATTGATTATCTTGAAGTTGTACAAACTGGACACGTATCTACAACACATGATAAGACAGCATTATTCCATGACTTCAAAAGTTTCTATTCACAGTATGATGCTAGAAGAAACAAAAACATAGTTAATACATTTCCAGAAATTGCCGACTGGTATGAAAGCATAGAACTTAATAAAAAATATGAAGTTGTCAAGTTAGTAGAACAGTCTGGAATTACTTTTGCTGAGACCGGGGTATATAAGGAAAATGATTGACAAGATTTACGCATACGGAGATAGCTTTACATCTGGCGACGGTGTAGCATCTGAGGATGCGTGGCCTGCTAAATTGGGCAAGTCAATGAAACTGCCAGTTGTTAACAAAGGTATTCCAGGTGGCTCAAACAAACTCAGCATAATTAATTTACTCAACGATTTTGCTGATATAGAAAATCCAGAACAAGTATTGGTGCTGTTTTCTTGGACTGGACTTTCCCGTACAGCAATATATCACCCAGAATTTAAAAAATGGGAAAATGTGTTATTAGGTTATGAGCCCGAAGATCCATATCTTAAAAAGAAGAAAGATCATTGGTACGAACATGTATACAATGACTACGAAGGCTTGATGGAATATTACACACAACAAATATTCGTAGCATCCTTTTTAGAAGCAAAGAAAATACCCTACGCTTTTATTAATTCTTTTTTAGAAGAAATAAACAAAGAACCATTCGAAGAGCAATATAAAAACATGGTTAAGTTATTGCCAACAAATAAATTTGTCTTAGGCTACAATACTTCTGTATATGAAGTATATTGTGTAAACAAAGGAATGAAATGTAGTGACGGGTATCATCCCAATGAAAAAGCACATTCTGCTTTGGCTAAGAAAGTAAAAACATTTCTTAAGAATATACAAATACCATGATCAAACATCTTATCACCGGCGGATGTAGTTTTAGTACCGGTGATGACGACAACGGATGGGTAGGCTGTCTTACTCAATTCTTACGTAAACAAAATCCTAGTCTAACAACTAGTCATACTGGTAGAAATAGCAGTGGCCAAGAACTTATACAAAAGCGTGTTAGTGCGTCAATAATATCAGCATTAGATTCTGGACTAAATGCCAGCGAGATATTAGTAGCAGTAATGTGGAGTGGCACCAGTCGCAAATCTTGGTTCATTGATAATCCCACAATAATAGAACGTATGGTCAATGATTGGCCAAACTTTCATGGCGGAATGACACATCAGTTTTTAAATCTTACCAACGACGATATCAATGGCGATGGCGTATTTTATACTAAGAACGGATCTGAATTCAAATATAACAAAGACGGCGGTTGGTATTTAACTGTTAATGGCAGCGACAGCCAATTGGAATTTGTACAGCAACATTACATGTTAGACAAAGAAGTTAATGGTGTAGGTAAAACACATTCAAGCTTGGAAAATATAGTAATGCTTCAAAACTTTTGTAAGTTACACAGCATTAAGTTGATTAATCAATTTTTTATGAAACATGTTTATACTGACATTGAACGCCACAAAGATCATGAAATAGTCAATTATCTCTTCAAACAATTAGATAAAACCAATACAATTGAACAAGGGATGTTCGAATACTTGCATAAGTTTATTAATGTCATGGAAGATGATGCCATTTTGTTATCACACGATGAAAGAAAAAATCTACAAAATAAATACAATCTGGAATACTTTGCACAGGATGGGTTTCACCCTAGTCAGCAAGGACATCGAGTATGGTGTGATAATATGTTAATTCCATTGGTAAAGAAAATAATATGAAAAGATGTTTTGCGTTTGGATGTAGTTATACAAGTTATTCGTATGCCACATGGGCAGATTTAATTGGTGTAAATTTTAAAGAGTATTATAACTATGGTCGATCGGGCTGTTCAAATACATTCATAATGAACAAAATAGTTGAAGCCGATGAAGTATATAAGTTCGATTCAAAAACTGATTATGTACTAGTAATGTTAACTGGCTTTGGTAGATTTAGTTACTTGCCCGAAGATAATAATTGGCAAACATATGGCGATTTACACAGCTATAATTATAATACTAACAACCCTGTTACAGTAGAGTTTGTAAAAAACATGTGGAGTGATAATTGGGCAGTTTACCAATCGTGGATTGCTGCCAAAGTGATTAAGAAAGTGTTAAAAGATATACCGCACGTTATGGTCATGGGCATAGATAATTCTGCTTACATAGACGGCACCGCAAAATTAAACGACAGCATAAAACCATTAGCTAATGAAATTTATTCAATGCTAGATGTTAATATCACGCTAGATAAATGGAAAGAAAAGAATCAGTATACTGATAGCCCGTACTGGGAAGATGTAAAACGCACAGACGGGCATCCAAGTACGAATGTTTATCTTAAATACATTACAGAGTTTTTTCCTAGATTTAATACTACAAAAACAAAAACATTTGTAGACCAGTGTAACAAAAATTTTGATCACACTAGCCAAAATCAAATGGGTCAAAAATTTAACAATGAATTTAGAAAAAAACATGATCAAGCTTTTATAAACAGTTTATTAAATGGATAAAGTAACACTACCCTTATTATACGATTATGTATTTCCTAATTCAGTGCTAGCAAATGCGCTACAACCTGAACTAGGAATAATTAATTATATGCATAGCATGCATACCACTACAGTTAGAGACTCGGGTATATTTGAACAACAATCTCCCATGGGATCAGACACTGATACAGTATTGTCTTTTATGTTTGGAAAAAGCTTTGGTACATGGCCTAATACATCACCTGGTACACATTTAAATCAAGGCCCTTGTATGGAATTGGTAGACGCAAGAGAAGAAAGTTTATATCTTGGAAAAAGGCGTTATAACAAATACATATATCCTATAAAAATTAGTCCTCACATTGATGCTTTTAACGGAGCCGCCTTTAACAACACAAAAATTGCAGGTAACTTCTTTTGGAAATTCATGTCCACGGAAGCATTAGAAGATGCACGTTCAGGGCGAGCATTGATAGTGCTTGACTACGGACAGGAAAATTTTGTTGTGAAATCTAGCTATGAAAATTTACATACAGCATTAGAATACAGCGGCATTCCAAAAAGTCAAGTTGTACTAGCGTTCAATACATTCAATGCCGAAGAAGTTTACAAGTCATGGTTCCCCGAAGAAGAACGAATGTTGATAGTTAAAAGCTGGCCATTTGTTATCAGCAATACTAGTTACTTCTATATGCAGACACGGGAAGGCAGAACAGAATTCGATCGCTTTCAATCATCAATTAAAAGGATACGACCAAATTCTTTCTTATTTAAAATAAGACGTTCTCGCGAGCACAGAGTAGCATTAGCCTTGGCATTAAATGAAGATAACTTGTTAGACCAAGGAGATTGGAGTTGGCTATCAGATTTCAAATATTATGATACTCTAGTAGACGAGTATAATGAAAAATACGGATTTAAATTAACTGAAGCAAAAGTAAAAAGATTATTTAATCGGTTGCCAAAGTCGTTAAAAGACGAACCCAATGATACATTCAATAGTGTTAGTTCCTGGACAGACACTCAAGTTGATTCATATAATAATGCTTATTTTTATATCTGTACAGAAACATATACAGAAGGTCCTTACAAGTCAGTAACTGAAAAGATATGCAAGCCTATAGGAAATTATTTGCCTTTCTTGTTTATATCTTTTCCAGGCGCATTACAACTATTGCGGGATATGGGCTTTAAAACATTCACGGGATTCATTGACGAAAGCTACGACTTAGAACAAGACACTTCAAAACGAGTAGCAATGGTTCACGCAGAAATTAAAAGACTATGTAAAATGAATAAAAAACAATTACATAGTTGGTATTGGGGCATGGAAGATATTCTTATACACAATAGAGAACATTTGTTGACATTATACAAAACAGATAAGACAACTGAAAATTTTATAAGTTATTTGGGTGAAAGAATTTGGGGTACAAATAATGAATTATAAATTGCCCCAATGGGATAATGTTGATGTATCATACTTAGCTAAGTTTGGTACAGATGTTCCTGTATACAGCCCCAGTGTCTATAGAGAATATCGCGGTGAAATTTTCACAACGTTTCACAGCGAAACACATCCAGTTATGAAATTACTGCCCAAGGATGTTAATATCCATGGCAGATTCAGCAAGTCATATCAAGGCGTGCTACGTGGATTACACTATGACGACAAGACTTGGAAATTAGTACAGGCTTTAGTTGGAGATATATATCTTGTAGTAATGGATGTAAGAGAAAACAGTACTACATACGGTAAGTGGGAAAGTTATATTATCAGTGAAAAGACTAGAGACCAAGTACTTGTTCCTCCTGGCTTCGCCAACGGACACTTTGCCTTAACAGATTGTGTATTCCATTATAATCTGTTTTATCAAGGCGACTATGTTGATGAAAAAGCACAGGGCGTAATCAAATGGAATGACAGTAAATTCAACATAGAATGGCCTACAGATAAGCCAGTGTTACAAGCAAGAGATAGATGAGAAAAATAATATGCCATATAAACTAGATATTAAAGGATGGATGTTTGAAAACGAACTTCAAGTAATCGAATCATTGGCTAAAACAGTGCCTGAAGTCGGCGTTATAGTGGAAGTAGGAAGTTTTTGTGGCAAAAGTTCTGTAGCATGGGCAATGAGCGCAGACCCTTCTGTTACTATATATTGTTTTGATATTTTTTACGAAGAATTAACAGATCACGAAGGAAACCCGTGTAATACATGGGAAGAGTTTCAAAAGAACACAGCAGAATATAAAAACATAATACCAATTAGAGGACTAACTCCTGAACACGCTGGCTACACTGATCCAAGACCAATAGACGTATTCTTCATTGATGCAGGACATTATAATCCCAGCGACTGGTCTATTATAGAACATTTCCTTCCTTTTGTTAAATCAGGAGGAATTGTAGCAGGCCACGATTACACTCCGTACACCACTGGTCTCCCTATAGAATTTCCTGACGTAAATCAGAATGTACATAGATTGGAAGAAATGTTCAATCAGAAAGCAAAAATTACAGGTACACTTTGGTATCTTGTTAAACCCTAAGGAAAAAAATGATTAAAAATATTGACAAATATGAAGTTGTAAGGCCAATTAGCTTGACCAAAGAAGATTTAATAGCATTCGAAGATAAAATTGTAAACCACTGGGAAAATGCTAAAATCCGCGGCCCTGTACACTTGTCAAACAATAATGAAGAACAGCTAATTGAAATCTTCAAAAGAATTAAAACAACAGACTGGGTATTTTCTACTTGGCGTAGTCATTATCATGCACTGCTCAAAGGCATTGATCCCGCAATTATTGAACAAGATATCCTAGCTGGTAAGAGCATTACTATATGTAATTTAGACAATAAATTTTACGCCAGTGCTATTGTTGGCGGAACTTTATCTATTGCTTTAGGTGTTGCACAATCAATTAAAGACAGCGGCAGCGATGAAAAAGTTTGGTGTTTTATTGGGGACATGAGTTTTGAAAGCGGCATCTTTTATGAAGTACACAAGTACGCTAGAAACTTTAATTTGCCTTTATATTTCATTGTAGAAGATAACGCAGTATCAACTAATACTCCCACAGTAGCAACATGGAATCACAAGCGTGATATTCCCGAAGATGTTATCTGGTATGAATACAAATCTAAATTCCCACATTATGGAACAGGCAAATGGGTCGTATTTTAAAAGCAGTATACTCGCACATTTATTCTAAGAGTAATGGCGAAAAGATTTATTTTAGCAACGGCATTCCGCAGGTTGTAATGAATCACATTGACAAAAAATATATCGTTGACATCAATGAATTAAACCCGCATAGTTGTATCGAAGAAGTACGCAATAGTTCTTCAGTTGGATGGAATTTAACATTTAACTTAGGTAATTTTCATTATTACTTTATGAACAATATAGGTGAAAAGAATATAATACCTATATATGACATAGACGTCAATGATAAAGATACAACTTATATATTTCCAATTGAAATAGCCACTTCTATCAACGCATTAAATGACAAAACAACAATTGATTTAGACGGCAATACTGTTGAGTATTCCATTGAAGATTTAATAGAACCAATCATTGAACATTTAAAAGCAGATAGAATTAAAATAGTTATTTGTAACATACAAGATCCTTGCCATTACGCACCTAGTATACGAGAATTAGAATTGCGATTGCGGAAACTTGGAGTCAGTGAATCTAATTTAGTGTTTATATTTGGCAATAAGTTTTTAAATCATACCAAAGACTTTCCTGATAGTCTAACTAAATTCACTTATGGTAATCTAGCGTTACAACAGCAAGCTCGTTGTATGGATGATTTCCCTAGACCTACATCAATGGGATATACTTCAGATATTGTACGTGACAGTGATTTAGACATTACTAAAATGCGGCCAAAAAAGTTTCTTTGCTTTAATAGATCCATGCGTTCGCATAGATATTATATAGCATATATGGCATTGAAGAATGGACTATTAAACAATAGCATCTTTAGTTTTGTTAATATTCCTGACAGCCCTGATAATATCAGGGATAGCATAACATCATTGTTGGGTTCGCGTATCACCGATGAAGAGCTCAATGACTTAATGTCTATAATGCCCTATGAAATAGATACCAATCATTTAACAGTTGACGAAAAAAGAGGCTTTGTAACTGACAACAATAAAAAAGAATGGTACACTGATACATATTTTCACATTATATCAGAAACAAGTTTCTTTGGCCCTATAGATAATAGTCCGTTTTTCTCTGAAAAAACATACAGGCCTATTATTAACTTACAGCCATTTATAATGATCGGGGATTTTGGTTCTCTACAGCAATTAAAGAATTTGGGCTTTAAAACATTTAGTCCATTTATAGATGAGAGTTATGATTTAGAACCCGATTATTTGACAAGAATGCAAATGATTCAAAAAGAAATATTAAAATTAAACGCATTAAGTCATAATGAATTGCATGAGTTATACTATTCGATGAAAGATATTTTAATCTATAATAGAAATCATTTTGCGTCTTTTAAAGATACTAACCCATACAAGATATCTTATGAGTTTATTCAACAATTATAATCGCAATATAAAATTAGTTTACAGTAACTCCTATGTCAATTATCAAGGCAAGGAGTTTCTTTTAAACGGTTCATTGCCACAGGTAAATGAGTATATCTTAGACAAGCTTAAGGATAATGAGTTTGCGTTTCAAAGCAATATTGTCGATGAATTACAATCGCAGAACGAATCGTCTACGTGGCGGGCACATATTTCTCATAAAAACTTTTATAATTATTACAAACTTCACTATGGCATTGACAATATAGTAACAGTTGACGAAATAGTATATAACGGTGACATATACCTTTATCCTGTTGAGATTTGTTTTACTTTAAATTTAATTTACGGTAATTATTCAATTAAATTGAACGGAATTGATTATAATTATGAATTCATTGACACATTAGATCCTAGAGTATTATTGGGTTTACAAACTGGCAATATCAAATTAGTATTAAATGTAATACATGATCCAGTGGAACATTCTGAAAACTTGCTAGAAATAGAAAAATATTTTAACAAACACGGCATTTCTGGGGAAAATATTATTATAATCGGAGGCAATACATTCGACAGTCATTATGATATGTATTCCGACAGTAAAATAAAAATAACAAATGGATACATTGTTTTAAATCAATTAGCTGACAAGTTCCACGAATACCCCAGGGTAGGATCATTGGGATACAAGTCTGATTATGTTAAACCAGAAGATTTAGATATCGATCACATTCGCAGTAAAAGGTTTATTTGTATGAATAGGAATATGCACAGACCACATCGTTGGCTAAGTGCGTACATGGCGTTCAAATATAAACTATTAAATGACAGCATTTTTAGTTTTGTAGCATTACATGATTACACTAATAAGCATAGAATCTATAATACAATCTCGCATTTTACCGGAGAACCCGATGATTTAGAATCGATTGTTGATTCTATTGTCGAAAATATTCCAATGGAAATTGATACAGCGCATTTACCTGTGGACCAGAAACACAGCTTTAATCTTAATAACAACAATAAAGCATTGTTCGCTGAATCGTATATTAATATTGTAAGTGAAACTTCATTCGAACATGGCGGAGGGGCTTTTCCGTTTATCAGCGAAAAAACGTTTCATCACCCTATAATTAATTTACAGCCATTTATAGTGATAGGGAATCCGTTTACATTAAAAACATTACGGGATTTGGGATTTAAAACATTTAGCCCTTTAATCGACGAATCATATGACGAATGTACAGATTATAGAAATAGATTTGAATTAATCAACTCAGAGATTTATAGATTATCAGTATTACCACTAAGTGAAATACATGATATATATTATCAGCTAACGGATGTGTTAATACACAATCAAAATCATGCAAAGACTTTTGGTAAGTATAACCCATTTAATAAAACATTTAACGATATAAGAAAGTGGTATTTAAAATGAAATTTGAAAACAAAGTAGTATTAATAACAGGTGCAAGTGGATTAGTGGGTGTACCAGCAGTTGAAAAAAGCGTACAACAAGGCGCCAGCAAAGTTTATGCTGTGGATATTAGACAAAGTCCCAAGCTTAAAGAAGTCTGTGACAAGTATCCTAGCGTCGTAGAATTTGTTAACTGTGATTTAACTTATCTGCATAATTGTGAAGAATTGTTCAAAAGCAAGAACATTAATTATGTATTACACATTGCCGGAGTCAAAGGCAGTCCAGCACGTAGCAGTAAACAGCCCTGCGATTATTTGTTCCCTATGTTAATGTTTAACACTAACATGATTAAGGCAGCATTTGACGCCAAGGTAGATTGGTTTGTATACTTGAGTAGCGTGGGCGTTTATCAGCCAGCTGAACTAATGAACGAAGATGATGTTTGGAAAACAACACCTAGTAAGAATGACTGGTATCCAGGTTGGACCAAGCGCATGGGCGAAGCAACTTTAGAATCTCTAACAGTACAATACGGCTGGGATAATTGGACAGTTATTCGTCCAAGTAACATTTATGGTATCAATGATAACTTTGCTGAAGATGCTACAGTTATTAGTTCAAACATTTGGAAACTAAAGAACGTTCCCGGAGATAGCATTACATGTTGGGGCAATGGCAGTGCTCGCAGAGACTTTGTGTTTGGTGATGATGTTGCACAGGCCAGCATTGACGCAGTTACTAAAGAAGTCAAAGATATTGTTAACTTTGGTTGCGGCACAGCAGTTAGTATTAAAGAAACAATTGAAACAATCATTGATGTGTATAAAGAAATCAGTGGCGAAGAAAAGAAAATTGTTTGGGATGAAACAAAAATGAATGGTGACCCGGTTCGCTGTCTAAGTGCGGATAAGCAACGTAAATATGACATGTTACCAAGAACTACACTAAGAGATGGTATCAAGAAGACCATCGAAACTTATATCGGAAAATAAAATGCAAAAAACAGACAGAATTTTAGTTACAGGCGCATCGGGATTTATTGGTAGCCACATATTAAGAACATTATTTGAAAAAGGTTATAAGAATGTACGCAGTACAACTTATAGCAGAACATTACGTAAAGACTTTTACGGATGGGAAACAGTAGAGAATCACCATGGTGATTTGCGTACAGCAGAATTCTGCGAAAAGGTAAGCAAAGACATTGATGTTGTTATTCACTGTGCGGCTAATACTAGTAATGCTTTAGACACTAAGTTTAATCCATTGCTACACGTAACGCCTAACATTGAAATGAATACAAACTTAATGGAACACAGCTGGCGCAATGGCGTTAAGAAATTTGTGTTTATTAGTTCAAATACTGTATATCCAGACATGGGCACTGAATTTTGCCATGAAGGCATTGACACTAATGGTACACCTTTAATTCCAGTATACAAAGCTGTAGGCGGAATGAAACGTTACAGTGAAAATTTATGTGACTTTTTCAGTAATCAAATTCATAATCCAATGCAATGTATTATTATTCGTCCAAGTAATGCGTTTGGCCCTAATGATAAGTTTGACTATGAAAAATGCCACGTTACGCCAGCAAGTATTCGCAAAGTAGCAGACGGATTAAATCCTATTCCTGTATGGGGAGATGGCAATGACGTTCGCGACTTGTTACACGTTGAAGACATGGCCGAAGGCATTGTATTCGTAGCAGAAAATGTTGACAAACACGACGTATACAATGTAAGTTATGGCAAAGGTTATACAGTCAATGAAGTGTTGGCCATGCTTAAAGAGTTAGACAACAATGACAATCCAATTGAGTACGTTAACAACAAAGCATTTATGATTTCAGTTAGATTATTAAGTTCTGAAAAGATTAATGCTCTAGGCTGGAAACCTAAATATGAACTACGTGAAGCATTGAAGAACACGCTTCGCTGGTATAAAATGAACAAAGATCAATACGATCCAAATAGCAAACCATGAAAATTTTAATTACAGGCGGAGCTGGCTATCTAGGCTCTACGCTAGCAGAACATTTATTGTTTAAAGGACATAGGGTTACCGTATTAGATAACCTTATGTATAAACAAACAAGTTTACTACATCTTTTTAAACAGCCCAAGTTTCATTTCATTGCGGGTGATGTCAGGGACAAAGATTTATTAACAGAACAAGTCAGCTTGGCTGATGTTGTTATTCCTTTGGCAGCTATTGTTGGCATGCCTGCTTGTAAAGCCAATCCAGAATTAACTGTACAAGTTAACTACGAACAAATTAAAAATGTAGTGGATGTACTACGTGATGATCAAATGCTGATATTGCCTAATACCAATAGTCAGTATGGAAGCAGTGAAGATATCATCACCGAAGAAAGCCCATTTAAACCACTAAGCTTGTACGCACAGACCAAATGCGATGCCGAAGATTATGTGCTTAAAAAGGGCAATGGAGTTATCCTTAGACTTGCTACAGTATTTGGTGTAAGTCCACGTATGCGTCAAGATTTGCTGGTCAATGATTTTGTTTATAAAGCAGTAGTGGATGGATATATGGTATTGTTTGAAGCAAACTTTAAACGTAATTATATTCACGTACAGGACATTGCCCGTACATTTGAATTCATGATTGATAATTATGACAAATGTCGGGGACAAGTATATAATGTTGGATTGAGCTCAGCAAATTTAAGTAAGCTAGAACTGGCTGAAAAGATTAAAGATCACATTCCAGCATTAGTAATTAAACAAGACGAATTCAAACAAGACTTTGACAAACGCAATTACATAGTTTCTAACGCTAAGTTAGAAAGTTTGGGATGGAAACCTATGTTTGATTTGGACTATGGTATTAAGCAATTGATATCTGCTTACCAAATGACTATCCCATTTAACAATAGAAATTTTACAAATTTATGACTGAGAGAAAATACTTGCATACATTAGGTGACCTAGTTGACCGCTTGAGCATTGTTCAACTTAAAGAAGTTTTTATTCCTGAATATAAACAAGAATACAGTCAGGAAATTTCTGACATTGTCCATGACATACAATTGATACTTGAAGAAAAAGATGCTGAAATTACAGCTGACGTTATTCGTGCTATTGTTGTTGTAAGTCAAATGAACCTACACATTTGGCACAACGAAAGTAACTATCGTCGTGGTATCAAGGATGGTAACAACCTTGAACTAACACATGGTTTGAATGGTATTCGTAATACTGCTAAAAACGTAATTCAAGAAAGTGTTGGCGGACGCAAGGACTATAAAGTAGACTGCTTGGCAGCTGACTTTAAAGACTGGGAAATTAGTTGGCCAGATAAGAATAAATGAAACGTCAAAGTCCCGTTACTCGGGGAATGATATTTGCTGGATGTAGTTTTACATGGGGCCAGGGTTTGTATTATTATTCAAATATGCCAACCCTTAAAGAACCTCAAGCTAATTGCTATGATCCCAAGTTAGTACAGGATACTCATATAAAATATATGGAGTCCCTGAGATTTCCTAGATTAGTAGCAAATCATTTTAATACATTTGAACTTTGTCAACCATGGAACGGCGGCGCAAGTTATAGTATACACGATTGGTGGCGTAGATGCTTTATGGACAAAAATGATCCTGAGAAAAACAAAGGAAATCATCCCGCAGTACCGCCTACGTATAATTACGAAGATATTAGCCACGTGTTTTATCAGTTTACACAATGGCACAGAGCACATAGTCCAAATAGATTAGGAAAACCTTATCCTTCTACTCATTCCGATATCCTGGCTGATTCTAAAATGGCAGTTTGGCTCGTCGATAATAACTTAACTGTAGATCAATATATTGATCAAGCCAAGAAAAAAGAAATACAAGAAGCCAAAGAATTTTTACAAACGTTTGCAGATCGTGGAATTAAAGTTTATATAATGTCATGGCCTACTGACATTGTAGATTATATAGAACAAGATGATTGGCTAAGAAATAAAATGATCAAATTTGATTATAACGGGGAATCTTATCCTAGCATAGAACATATGATGGTAAAAGATCAAGGCGGCAATTTAAAGAATCCTGAACTAACTATATACAGTGATACCGCAGAATTTGAAGAAACACCCGTGGACATGCACCCTTCAAAATTATGTCATCGCGTAATAGCAGATAACATAATAAAACATTTAGAAAGAGAAATTTAAAAATGACAGCACCGAAAACAACTCCATATAAAGACGCATTAACTGATGCTATGACTACATTGGCAGCCAAGGATAATATACTTTTTATTGGACAACAAATTGTTTACGCAGGAAACCCAATGAGTACTACATTAGGCAATGTTCCCAAAGATAAAATGATTGAACTTCCTGTTATGGAAGAAACACAAATGGGCATGAGTTTGGGCATGGCAATGACAGGTAAAACAGTTGTTAGCTTTTATCCGCGATGGGACTTTATTATTAGCGCAACCAATCAATTAGTTAACCATTTAGACAAGTTCGAAGTAATGACTGGCAAACAAGCGCATATTATAATTAGACTAGGCAAAGGCAGCGACAAGCCACTAGATCCTGGACATCAGCACAAAGGCAGTTACTTTGAAGAATTTAAAAGCCTTTGCCCAAATGTTAAATTTTATAATTTAAAGACACCCAAGGACATCTCTGAATCGTATAAAATAGCCACAGAAGAAAAAGGAATTCACGTGCTAGTAGAATATCCTGAACTATATTCTGTAAATTAACTTATAAATATCGTTATGGAAAACAACAATCAACAACCACAACAAGAACCTGTACAAGAAGAAAAACAAAAAACACAGGAAGAGTTAGACTATGAAGAACAACTTAAAAAGCGTTTAGAAGAACTACGCAAACGAGATCCTTTTATATACCGATGAACATTTGGGGAATTAGTGCCAACAGCCATGATGCTGCCATAAGCGTTTGGCATGATAAAGAAATCAAATTTGCCGGCCACAGTGAACGTTATTCTGGCATTAAGAATGACGGAGATTTGTGTGAAGGCATTATAGCAGACGCAAAGAAGTACGGCGAGCCAGACTTAATTGTTTGGTATGAAAAGCCATGGCTTAAAACTGTTCGTCAATTATATGCTGGACAAGGACTTCGTGTTAAAGAAAACAATATCAAACAATATCTATCTAAGTACAATTTAGACAAGCCTGTTGTATTTGGCAAGCATCATGAAAGCCATGCGGCAGCAGGTTATTATACCAGCGGATACAAAGATGCTACAGTTATTGTCATTGACAGTATCGGTGAGTTTGAATGTCTAACAATATGGCAGGGCGAAGGCAACGACTTAAAGAAAGTTTATAGTCAAAGTTATCCTAACAGTATTGGTATCTGGTTCAGTGCTATGACACAGCGTTGTGGACTAAAACCCAACGAAGAAGAATATATTTTAATGGGCATGGCTGCTTATGGTGATCCTAACAAATACAAAGCAGACATATACAACGATTTCTTTAAGACTATTCGTGCTCCAGAAATTAAATTCAAACGTAACTTACACAGAGGCTGTCCAGATTGGCGTTTAGATCTAGTTAGCTTACAAGACACCTACGACATTGCAGCCGCTACACAACAAATATACACAGAACTGTTACAACAATTAAGTATGTGGGCCAACGCACATTTGCCCAGTAACAATCTTATATTAATGGGTGGTTGCGCTCTTAATTGTGTGGCTAACAGTGAGATTACCGGCGACTGGGACAATGTTTGGATTATGCCAAACCCCGGAGATGCCGGATCAAGTGTAGGCGCAGTTGCCGCTTACTTTGGTGAGCAAGTTACATGGCCAGGTGCATATCTTGGCACAAACATGGGAAAGAAATATCCTGTTGAACAAACCATTGACATACTTAAAACAAACAAAATTGTAGGCGTGGCCAGTGGTAGAGCCGAGTTCGGCCCCAGAGCTCTAGGACACCGCAGTTTATTAGCAGACCCACGTGGACCAGAAATCAAAGACACAGTTAACGCAATTAAACGTAGACAACAATTCAGACCATTTGCGCCAGCAATCTTAGAAGAACATGTACATGACTATTTCGATATGCCAAAAAATATTGATACTAGTCCTTATATGCAGTTCGTTGCTCGTTGTACTCGTCCTGATGAGTTTCCTGCTATCATACACAAAGACGGAACTAGTCGTGTACAAACAGTGGGTAAAAATGACAGTCCCGGTTTCCGTAAATTATTAGAAAATTGGTATAGCGAAACTGGCTGCCCGATGTTGTTGAATACCAGTTTGAACATTAAAGGTCAACCAATGGTTAACAACTTAAAACATGCCAAAGACTTTTACAAGAAATACAATGTGCCTGTATTATCATGAGTAGAAATATTAAATACTCGTATAATGCTTGACGTATTCTTTCTCAGTTATAACGAACCCTACGCCGACGAAAACTATGAACTTCTATTAGAGAAAGTTCCACATGCTCGGCGTGTCAATGGTATTAAAGGTTTCACGGCAGCACATCAAGAATGTGCTCGTCGAAGCCTTACTAATAACTTTTATGTAGTTGACAGTGACGCAATTATATTAAAAGACTTTGAATTTTTCTTTACTCCCAGTAAGTACAACACATGGTGGGGCATACCTGAAAGTGAATGTCTGTGTTTGTGGAACAGCGTCAACCCAATAAACGACTTGACATATGGACACGGCGGTGTTAAACTGTTACCTAAGCACTCTTTATTAGCTAAAAATCCAGACACAGTTGACTTTACCACAGGATTTGGTTTAAGCATTAAAGTATTTGATCAAGTCAGTAATGTTACTAAGTTTAACTATGATGAGTTTAGTACATGGCGTAGTGCGTTCAGGGAATGTGTTAAGTTAGCTACTAATTTAACCAATGAAGAACTACGTCATAAATTAAACTATAATGACGAAGCAATTGATAAGGTTGTGGAAGAAAGCAATCAGCGTCTTAAGATTTGGACAACAAAAGGTGCAAAAAGACCGTTTGGTAAGTATGCTATAGCAGGTGCCAAGCAAGGCCAAGATTACGGATTAGAACACGCAGACAATCCAGAAGCGTTGCGTGTTATTAATGATTTAGAATGGATGAAAAATGAGTTTACTAAATTCACTGGACAATAAAATTAAAAAAGCTGTTAAAAAAGAAACACAGCAAAACCCTTTATTGAAATTAAAAGATATCCCTGTGGTCTTTTTAAGTTATGATGAGCCTAACGCAGATGAAAATTTTCAGTATCTATTAGATAATCATCCTAACGCAGAAAAAGTATATAGAGTACACGGAGTTAAAGGCTTTGATGCTGCACATAAACAAGCAGGAAGAATTGCTAACAGTCCTAGATTTTTTACAGTAGATGCAGATTGTAAAATAGATAAAAGTATATGGACAAAAAGCGTGGAGATTACACCTGACATTGCCGAAGCTACACTAAGTTGGAGTAGTCGTAACATTGTTAATGGCCTAGTCTATGGCAATGGCGGTGTTAAGTTATGGTATACGAAACATGTTATGAACATGAAAAGTCATGAAGCGGCTGATCCAGAAGATGGTACAAACAATGTAGACTTTTGTTGGGATCCAGAAAACTATAAACAAATGAATAATACATATGGTGTTGTTCATAATAACTCTAGTGCCAAGCAAGCATTTAGAGCAGGGTTCAGAGAAGGTATCAAAATGGGCTTGGATCAAGGCAACAAAGTTCCATTACATGATTTTAAACACAAAATGTATCCTGCTAACTATGCTCGTTGGCTAATTTGGATGACTGTTGGCCGCGACATTGAAAACGGCGCATGGGTTATCTATGGCGCACGTTTGGCCGCATATAAGTTGTATGTTGAAAACTTTGATCATACTGTTATTGCTGACTATGATTGGTTTCATAAATTCTGGGAAACACAGTCGCAGATATTATCGCATGGCGAATATTTAGAAAGTCATAATCATAAGTTACTAACAGATTTGCGAGATAGTTTAGGCTTGCCTTTGGCTGAATTAGACGCAGAACAAAGTATATGGTTCAAGCATGTTCATATCAGTCCTGGCAAAGGCCTAGGTTGGCCTGCGCTATTGAATCAAAGCGCATTGCCGTTATATGGATTTACATTACCTAAATACTGATATGAATACGCCTGTATATTTTCTTTACACTGACGAAGATAACCTCAATGAGAATTGGCAACGTTTGTTGCAAGTTGCTCCATGGGCCGAAGCAATAGCCAGTATTGGCACAATATTTGAAAGTCACAAACATATTGCTAGTTTATGTAAAGAAGATAGATTTTATGTAGTTGACGCAGATTGCTGGATAGTAGATGGATTTACCTTTGACAAAAAAATAGAACTTAAACCAAAATATGTAGCAGTATTTCGTGCCAAGAATCCTGTTAATGGATTAGTATATGGCCATGGTGGTATTAAATTATTTTCCAAAGATTGTTTTAGTGCAGAACGACTAGACCGTCCTGACATGACAACTAGCTTGGCAGATGGATATATCAAACTAAACATATTAGCCAGCGAACATAGATTTAACTATACACCCTATGCTACTTGGCGCACAGCATTTAGAGAAGCAGTTAAACTAAGTGCCGGAATTAATAAAAACAATAACGATGATGAAAGTCTTGATAGACTTAATATGTGGCTTAACGCTGGCCTTGAATCTCAATACGGCTATTTTGCTGTACATGGCGCACGACAAGGCGAGAAATACGCAAGATCAAAGGATGTAGATTTTACTATAGTAAATGATTTTGATTGGTTGCAAACACAATTTTATAAATGGGTAGGAATAGATGGAAACAGATAAAATTACATGGCTCTTTGGAATAGAAAAGTATTTTCACTTTATTCAAGACGTAAGAAAAAAGCAGTTTATTAGAAACATTATAAACTTGAAATACGCAGATCAACAATCAAAACCTTGGTCTCTTAAAAATTTAATCAGCGACGACTATAGTAAGTATCCAGTGGCATTTAGGGAAGACCGTTTAAATTTTTATACAAATGTCTGTTCAAGAGATGAAATTACTACACGAGAAATCGTTGGCACATTGCATTCTATTTGGCCCGAAGATGAATTTATTCATAAACTGTTTGAAATAGTAGATCAAGGATATGAAGATGTACTACCTGTAATTTTTTCTAAGAGTCAAGTTCTTAGTAAGATTTGGATGGCAGAAATTTTATCTAAATTTAATTTAAACTTTAACAATGTATTGCTTATTGGCGGCTGGCTAACACATCACAGTTTATATCTTAAAGATATCAATTACAATAAATTGTTTAGCATAGATCCTGATGCCAATATAAATGAACTTATCGCTATTATTAATCCTGAAGCTTACGTAGAAAATAAGCTTATCAATGACTGCTTTGATATGGATAATAATTTAACATTTTATGATAAAGTACTTGAAGCAGATTTGGTTATCAATACTAGCAGTGAGCACATGAACACTGAATGGTTTGATAAATTAAAACCAGGCACAACAGTATTCATCGAAAATAATAGTGATCCAATTGACGAGCATGTTAATTACTCTGAGACATTGCCGGACTTTTTAAGAAAGTATCCAGTAACAACAACATACTATCGCGGAGAAATTACGTTTCCTAAATACAAAAGGTATGCTCTTTACGGAGTAAAATAATGTATAACTACAGTGATATTACCACTGTGCATTTAGAAATGACAGAGGCGTGTAACGCCTCTTGTCCTATGTGCGCTAGGAACTTAAATGGTGGCGAAGTTAGTCCATTGTTACACGGTGCTGAACTTAGTATTGCTGATATAGAACAGATATTCCCCGTAGATTTTATCAAACAATTAAACCGTTTATATATGTGCGGAAACTATGGCGACCCTGCTGTAGCGTCAGATACGCTGGAAGCATTTGCTTATTTTAGAGAACACAATCCAAAACTTAATCTTAGTATGCACACCAATGGCAGTATGAAAAAGCCAGAGTGGTGGGCAGAGCTTGCTGGTGTAATTGGACAAAAGGGTTATGTTATATTTGGTGTAGATGGATTGGAAGATACTAATCATTTATATCGTCAAGGTACTGTGTGGAAAAAAATAATGGAAAACGCACAGGCATTCATTGATGCCGGCGGGAGAGCACGATGGGATTATATAGTATTCGCACACAATGAACATCAAGTAGAAGAAGCCGAAGCATTGGCCACCAAAATGGGTTTTGAGAAATTTAATATCAAAAAGAGTAATCGCTTCTTTAGTAATACTCGAGGCGAAGTTAAACAAGAACATCAAGCTGGAAATCGTAAAGGGTCTGCCACAGCATTATTGGCAATGCCTACTAATCCCAAGTATCACAATGCTGCCATTAAAAATTTAGCAAATATAACAGCAGGGCAAAAGTCTGATCCCTACGAATTAATAACTACCGTAGAAGCTCTTAAAGATAAAGTAGGCGGACAAAAATTTAACACAGATCCAGAATTAAAAAAGCCCATGGAAAAATACTGGGACTCTGTGCCTATTAAATGCAAAGTATCAGAAGAGAAAAGCATTTATGTTACTGCCGAAGGATACTTACAACCTTGTTGCTGGACTGCTGGACAGATGTATGTTTGGTACTGGAAAGAGCAAGGCGGACAGATTTGGTCTGCTATCAATGAAGCTGGCTTAGATTCATTAGACTTAAAAAAACATGGCATTAAAGATGTAGTGAATGGAAAGTTTATACAAGAAATAATCCCTAATAGTTGGAATAAACCAAGTTGTGCTGAAGGAAAGCTAGCAGTTTGTGCCAAGACATGTGGCACTAAATATGATGCGTTCAGCGAACAATTTAAATAAGGATTAATGATGTCTGTAGAAAAATGGTTTCCTCCACAAGGAAACACAGTATGTTTACAAAAATGGAGTCAAGTAAGCTTATACCTTTGGGAAAATAAAAGTAGTAGTTGCCACAGAAATCAAAATGCAGACATACCCGACGACTATGACTTCAACAATACTGCTCCGGTTGTAGAGCATAGACAAAAAATGTTACGCAGTGAATGGCCCTCAGATGGACGAGGCTGTGAGCATTGTAGAGATCAAGAATTAGCAGGCGGCATGAGTGACAGAATGAACTTCCTATCTAGGCCAGAAAACGCTAGATATGTTCCTATAGAGTTATACAAAGATCCCACAGCAACAAAAGTTAAGCCAACACAGTTAAGCGTACATTTTAATAATAAGTGTAATTTAAAATGTGTGTATTGTGGCCCGAACCTAAGTAGCGCATGGGTTAAAGAAATCAATGAATATGAAAATGGCTCGCTTAATTTAAATTCATGGGAACTAGAAGACAAATATAAACAGCGTGTAGAAAAGTTTTATACATGGATGGAAAATAACTACAGTAGTTTAAAAGCATTTGACTTATTAGGCGGCGAGCCTTTTATTCAAAATGAAACATGGGACTGTGTTGATTGGATGATAGCCCACCCTAATCCAGAGTGCGACATTGAAATATATTCAAACATGCAAGTAAAGCCATTACTCTTCAAACGTGGCATGGAAAAATTGCGAGCACTATCTAAGACAGTAAAAGAAATACGATTCGTATGTAGTATTGATTGCTGGGGTCCTGCTACAGAATACATACGACATGGTATGGATATGGCAACCTTTGAAGAAAATATAAAATACCTAATCGACGAATGCCCGGAAATCATACCTACAATAAATTTAACAGTTAGTACATTGAGTATTCCTTATATACCTGATTTGATTAGAAAAGTAATCGAATGGAAAGGTAATAAAAATTTTAATATAAACTACAATAAATGTATAGATCCTTTTATCTATGATCCGCATCATATGCCTCCAGGTACATACACTAAATTTATTGAAGAAATTTTAGCACTTAATGTGGCATTATTCGAGGGCGATAATGTATCACAAGAATACATAAAAGGAATATTCAACGAGATAGAAAATTCAAAGTACGATAGCATAGTTATAGAAAAATTAAAAACAAAATTAAATCTATTAGATTCACGGCGAGGAACCAATTGGAAAGAAACATTCCCATGGTTAGTTGATTTATGAAAATTTATAATGATTCAAATAGATTTACCATCGACTGGACATTGAATACATTATGTACATATCACTGTAGCTATTGCCCGCCTACATTACATCGTGGCACCAATGTATTTAAAAGTAAAACAGAAGACCCTGTATTAATTAAAGAATTTTTAGTTAATATTAAAAAGCAATTAGAGGGCAAAAGCGTTCATATATTTTTAAATGGCGGCGAGCCTACTATTAGTCCTAGCCTAGAAACTATTATTGATTTTTGTCACGAATCAAATTGGTGTGCCTATGTTAACACTAACGGCAGTCGCAGTTTGGATTGGTGGCATGAGTATGCCCATAAGATATTCAAAATAACAATCAGTTATCATCCAGAAACAGTCATTGACGAAGAACTATTTGAAAAAGTAGAGTATATTCGAACACAGACTAATGTAGGCGTTTTTACACTAATGTATCCGCCATTATGGGATAAAGCTGTAAATGCTTATGAAAAATTTAAAGCAATGGACAGAGTAACCATTGCGCCTAGTAGAGTTTTTGAACGTAACAAAGGCATTGAATCGCAGTCTTCTAGTTATGAATATGACAATGAACAATTAGAATGGTTAAAAAATAACAGCAATGTAATATTTAAAGATAATAATTTTCCACCCCCTAGCAACAACAGTTACGGAAATACTTGGATCAATGACGGCACAAGTGTATCCAGATTAGATGAAGTCGAGTTTACCAATAATAGAAAGAATACATTTTTAAATTGGAAATGCAATATGGGCATAGATCATATACTGATACGACCCGACGGCATTATTTTACAGTCTGCTTGTAATCAATCAAAACAAGTAGGAACAATTTTTGATTTTGTTCAACTCACACAACAGCCCACTGTTTGCCATACTGAATGGTGTATGTGTACCGCCGATGTTATGATACCTAAAGAATTATGAATACATATTTAAACAACCCAGCAAAAATACAATTTGAACTAAGTTCAATGTGCAACGCATTATGTCTAGGATGTGTGCGTACAAACACAAATTCATTCAATGAAAAGAAATATGTTATACCTGAAAAAGAATATATTAGTTTTGATGTATTTAAAAAAATTGTAACAAGTCCAAGCTTTGCTTCTGTTGGCGAATTAGAATTTTGCGGAACTATAGATGATCCGTTGATGCATCCTGAGTTCTTAGAATTTTTAGATTTTGCTGCCGAAGCGCATGATAAAAAATACACCATTTATATACATACTAATGCCAGTTTGAGAAACAAAGATTATTGGACTAAAATGGCACATATCTTAAAGAAACATAAACGACATATGGTAAAATTTAGTATCGACGGCTTGGAAGATACTAATCATATATATAGACAAAATACCACATGGTCTAAGATCATGGAAAATGCACAGGCATTCATTGACGCCGGAGGCACTGCTGGATGGCAATATTTAATATTCCCTTGGAACGAACATCAAGTAATGGATGCAAAGAAATTAAGTGTTGAAATGGGCTTTGTTGAATTCATGAGCAGACATGACAGAAGTCTTGCCACTAAACTAGGTTTGAAAGTTATACAAAAAAGAAAAGAAATTAATGCTTCTCCCGAAACATGGAGCAGTAGCCTATACGATGTTAACTCGTCACTAGAGGACGAAGTACAAAATGATATAAGTTGTAACAATCAAAATAAACGTATGTATTTCATTGGACATGATAGTAGAATTTGGCCTTGTTGTTTTATACATAACGGATTTATGAACCTAGACAGAGGCAAAGCAAACGTGCTACATAAAAGAGTATTCGATGCTTACGGCGGCGACGATTGGAATGATTTAAGCAAACATTCAGTAGAAGAAGTTTTGGCACATGATTTTTATAAAAACGATTTAGTTACTAGTTGGAATTCAAAAACTCATGGCATAGGTAAAACTGATAGAATTCATAGATGTACTGAAGTTTGTAATGTTAAAAAATTAGAAGTTTTACCAATAGGAAATTATAAAGTATTATGAGAGATTTACATATACATTTCTTTGGCTGTAGCTTTACAGCCGGCGACGAATTAACTGATGAAAAATACTTTCCATGGAAATTCACAGAAGAGCACACCGTCCGCAGTTTTTTTAAAAAACGTTTAACAGTTAACATAGATTATGATTTATATCAATTTGAAAATAAACAACTAGCATACCCAAAATTAATAATGGACTTAGACTCTAATATTAAAACTACGTGTTATTCATTGAACGGAAAAAGTATGAGACACAATATTTTTGATATTATAAGACTAGTAGAAGAAGGTAATACACAAATAGACTGCATTTATCTTCAAATATCTCCAACGGATAGAGAGTTGATATTTAATGAATGCAGACAATGTGACATTCAATTACATAATCCAGTTGACCTATCCGAAGCATACATAACAGAAAAATTGAAGATAGCAATGACGGAAAACCAAACACTACATGATGCCATGGATATGTATATGTTAGATGGGTATCTAAAATCAAAAGGAATTCCTTTTTACTTTTTAAATATTTCTGAACATTTGGCATTTAGAAAAAAAGGAATATATAATTCAAGAAATGAAGCCACTGATAATTTTAATTTTTTATCATTGGATAAATTTACCAACGTTCTTGATATACAGCCTATGCTAAGATGCGAAGATAGATTATTGGGTAGCCATTTGTCTAAAGAACAACATCAGCTAGTTGCAGAACAAGTTTTAAATCATATTAAAGGACAATTTGAGTAAATATTAATATGAAAGAACTCCCAAGTAAAACGTTTTGTATCCTACCATGGGTACATTTAAGCACTCGTCCCAATGGCCATATGCGTGTGTGCTGTACTGCTAATGCCAGTTCAGTAGGTCCAACAAATGATAAAATCCATGGAGGCGAAGTTGGTGTATTAAAAAACGCAGACGGAAAACCTGCTAACTTAAATCATACAGACTTTTTAAGCTCATGGAACAACGATTATATGAAAAACAATCGTTTGCACATGTTAGCTGGTACAGAACCCCCTAGCTGTGTTAAATGCTACAAAGAAGAACGCGAAGGACATAAATCTAAACGTCAATGGGAAACTGCTTATTGGCGACAGCGTGTTGATTTAGATAAACTAATTGCTGATACGCAACCAGATGGAAGTGTTCCTCCGCATATCGCTTATATTGATATGCGCTTTGGTACTAAATGTAACTTAGCTTGTGTTATGTGTAGTCCGCACGACAGTAGCTTATGGATTCCAGAGTGGCAAAAGATGTATCCACAAGTACAGAATCCTGTATTAAAAGATAGTATGCAATGGGGTAACAAAGGACAGGAAAACGGTGCTAGCTATAACTGGCACAAAAACAATCCTCAATTCTGGGAACAGTTATGGGAACAGATCCCTAACATGAAACAGCTTTACTTTGCCGGTGGCGAACCTTTAATCATTGAAGAACACTATGCTATTCTAGAAGAATGTATTAAGCGTGGTTATGCCAAGGACATGGAGATTCGTTATAACAGTAATGGAGTAGAGTGGCGTGAAGATTTGTTTGAATTGTGGAGTCACTTTAAGTTAGTTCGTTATCACTATAGTGTTGACGCTATCGAAGATAGAAACGATTACATTCGCTATCCTAGCAAGTGGTCTCGAAACTTAGAAGCATTTAGACAGCTAGACGAAGAAACTCCTAACAACGTAGAAGTTACTATTGCCTGTGCTGTACAAGCATTGAATATTTACTATATTCCAGAGTTCTTAAAGTGGAAACTAGAGCATGGCTTTAAGAAGATTAACATGTGGCCATTTGGTGCCGGCGGCATTAACTATCACTTTGTTTACCATCCACCGCACTTAAATGTTAAGATATTGCCAGCATGGTTCAAAGACGAAATCGAACGTAAGTACGAAGAGTTTATCCCATGGTGGAAAGCTAACTGGCAAAAAGGTGTGCCAAAGTGGCATGAAGGTAAAGTTACGGAAGAGATGTGGTTAAATGCTGACTACGGAATCGATAGGCTTCGTGGCATGGTCCGCTTTGCTAAAAGTGAAGACTGGAGTGTTCGCTTACCAGAAATGAAAGAATACTTAGAGTTATTAGACAAGCAACGTGGTACTAGTTTCTATGAAACTTTCCCGGAGATGAAAGATATCTTCAAGGACATATAATGGATTCTCAGGAACTTTTGAATAAAAAAGGGTTTTGTATATTACCTTTTGTACATTCATGTATTTGGCAAAATGGCTTGGCCAATCCTTGTTGCATGAATCACTTTGTTTTAGGGAAATTGGTAAACAATTCTATAGAAGAAATTTATTCAAGCAAAAACGATACACTAACTAATTTTAGAAAATCGTTTGTCACAGACGAATTACATGAGTCATGCTATAAGTGTAAAGATACCGAGTACTACGGCGGCAATCATTCTTACAGATTAGAAAGTAATAGAAAATACGGATACTTATTAGATAACTTTGATTCCGAAGAACAATTGATTAACAACGAAAAAATGTTTTTATGGGACGTTAGATTCAGTAATCTTTGTAATTTAAAATGTCTGATTTGCCAACCATTGGATAGTTCCAGGATTGCTGAAGAAGAAAACGAAGGCGGCTTAAAAAATGCATTCGACGACGTGGATGATTTTATCAAATACTTTGAAAAGCACATTGATACAGTTACAGAAATGTACTTTGCTGGCGGCGAACCTTTATTAATCAAAGACCAGTATAAAATATTAGAATTATTAATAGAACATAAAAAATTTGATGTTACACTAAGATACAATACAAACGGAACAACCATCTCTTTGGGTAATAAGAACATAGTTGATCTATGGAAGCAATTTAAAAATGTTAGAATTAGTGTCAGCATAGATGCTGGATGGGAACAATTTGAATATATACGCTATGGTGCTAATTGGGAAGAAACTGTTAGTAATTTAAAGTACATAAGAAAAAATGCTCCCGATGTAAAAATAATATTAGGTGTTGCGGTTACTATTCTTAATTTATTTTATACCAAGGAATTGTATAATTTCTTTGTCAAAGAAGGAGTTATTAACGAAGGTAGTATGCATTTTATGCAAGTACATGGCAAAGACTATTACAGATCAGCGAATCTTCCAGACGATCTTAAAGAAAAAGCGTTAAAATACTATGCCGATTGGCAGCTAGAATTACAAGTTCAAGACAATAAAGATACAAAGACTATGATAGATGAAATCAAATTATTGCAAAATCTTATTAAAGTTCCAGTATCAAACGAGTTGCTTAGTAAATTAAAGATAAGAACAGAGCATAAAGATCAAATAAGAAAAACTGATTTTTACAAAACATTTCCTGTATTAAAGGATTTATTTAAAAATGTTTGAGGATAAAATTTTAATAGGCGTGGGCTGTAGTCATACTGCTGGAGATTACAATAACGAATATTTCTTAGGCAATAATGATTGTATAGAACGTAGCTGGGTTAAAAAATTAGAACGTATTGGCAATTTTAAAGATAGTGTCAACTTATCCTTACCTGGAGGTAGTAATTATAGATCCGAAAGAGTTCTATTAAGGTACCTTAAAGAAAATCCAGATAATTTAAAAAATTCGATTATTATTTTTACAATAACAGAATTATCTAGATTTGAAACCGTTAATATGTTAAATTTAAGCCAAGACGAAATACACAAACAAGAACAAGTTAACTCGGATTGGGGTTACATGTCAGAAGGTGTATGGAAGCTTGAGGATAATGCCGATTGGGTTGATAAAAGACGTAAGCAATTTTTAGAATATTATTATTCTTTGTATAGCCACAATAGCGCAGATATTGAAATTATTAATCGAAAAGTGTTAATGATTAGTTCGTTATTAAGTAGGTTAGGTATAGAACATTATTTTTTGGAAATGATTTGTACGCCCGGGACAATCGAAGAAGAACAGCTTGGTTTTAAAATACCAATGATAAATTTCTTAGAAGATAAAAAACCTAAAATGAATGCCATAGATTGGATGTTACAAAGTTTTAAACGTGGTTCTTGCGGTCATTTTGATCATGACGCTAATCAAGCATTAGCTGACTATATATATAAACAACTAAAGGACAAGCAATGAGTAACTTAGAGTATGTACCTGGCGATAATCTAGTAAAACAATTTATTCCAGTGGATCCAGCAGAACATCCTAAATGGATGAGCACATGGAGCGATTCCAGCTATGCCGTGGATAACGTATTTGATGAAGAAGAATTAATTTGGTTAGAAGATTTAATGCATCGTGAACATCGTAGTAGAAGAGTCAAGCGTAACGGAACATTACATTTCAATGTCGATAACAAACGTATACAAGACAAGTTTTTTGATAAACTAAAAGCCGTTATCCCTGAATTAACCAACGAAACAATTTGGGAAGGTAACTTCTTAATTACAGCCACACCTTATAACTTACATATCGACACAGGCAATCCAAACACATTAAAGGACAGCGACAGTGTTCCTGGTAAGCAGTTTATTATCCCATTATGGGTATGTCACACTAACAGAGAAGAAGAAAATCCCATGTGCGGCACAGCTATCTTTAAGAATAGATTTCTAATGTACGGAACAAATTTTGCTAAGAATAGTCCGCAATACGAAACAAACGTGTTTTATACTATCAGTGATTATCGTGGAATGCCTTGCTATCATCGTGATGGCACAGTATGGGATGTTGATTGGAATAAAAAGACCATAGACGATGAAACATATCAAAAGTACTTTAGTCATTTCAAACGCGAATGGTTAGATGGCTTTGAATTAGAAGGCGTGTATAATTGGAAGCGTGGCGGCATTATTGTATTTGACCGCTGCCAAGCACATACTGGTATTAACTTTCCAAAAAATAAAGTAACAATGAAATGCGGACTGTCAATGATGACTACGATTAAAAAATGATAGCAAAAGAAAATATCAAAATAGTTCACGTTGAAGCTAGTAGTCGCTGTAACAGTCGTTGCCCGATGTGCAGTAGATATACTGGCATGGGTCATATCCAACCGGATTTAGTTGAAGGCGATTTAACTCCGGAAATTTTTTATAAATTGTTTACACCAGAATTTACAAGTCAATTGTTCCATGTGTATTTTAGCGGAGTTTATGGCGATCCTTGTTTGAATAAATCACTGCCCGAATATGTAAATTATTTAATGGACAACGGGTGCCAAGGTGTTAGTATAGACACGAACGGAGGCTATCGCAGTGAAGACTGGTGGGCTAGCCTTGCTCGACCCTATGTGCTTATTAATTTTGCGCTAGACGGTACTAGCAATGAAACATTGGAAAAATATAGAATAGGCGTAAAGTACGACAAAGTATATGCCAATATAAAAGCTTTTGCGGAAGCAGGTGGAAACGCACAATGGAACTTCATAGCGTTTAAGCATAATGAACATCAAATTGATACTGCTAGACAATTGGCAAAAGATCTGGGTGTTAAATTTAGACTTAAAGTTACTCAAAAGTTTAGAGGCAAAAAAGATTTTAAAGTAATGGTAGACGGAGAACATGTTGACACATTGGAACCTCCGTTACAAGAACAATACAGACATACCAATGTTGGCAAAGAAGAACATTCGCCAATTACACTATACGATTTTAATATTAATAATTATTTGGTATTAAACAAAAACAAAATAACATGTAAAAGTTTAGAAAGAAGCGAAGTATACTTGGCAGCAAATGGATTATTAATGCCATGTTGTTATTTGGGTACGCATACTCATGATAGTCCGGGTACATGGAGTCTAAGAAAAAATTACAACCTTGAAGATTTTGATTTGAACTTGCATTCAGTTGACTACGTTTTAAATAAACAGTATAATATAAGTTCCAAATGGAATGATACAGTGGAAAATGGAAATCTTATTACTTGTTTGAATACATGCGGCAGTCAAGAAAACACAACTCTTTATGTCAATGATAAGTTAAACAAAGAAAACATATTAAAAAAATGAATACTAACAGCAAGACATTTTGCATAATGCCCTTTATACATCAGAACATTAAACACGAAGGCAAAGTGGGTGCTTGCTGGCGTTATCCGGATCGTATCGGAGACTATCGCAGTCAAACTTTAAGTGAGATCTGGAACAGCAACGAAACTCGAGAACTTCGTCGTGCTGTATTAAATGATGAACGTCCTAATGGTTGCCGTAGTTGCTGGGACTTTGAAGATAGTGGCGTAGCTAGTACTCGTCAAACTTGTAATGAAACATATAAAGATACTTACAAAATAGACTTTGAAGAAGTAGTAAGTAAAGTCGCAGAAGACTATTCAATGCCCTATGAGCCTCAAAGCATTGAAATTCGCTTTGACAATACTTGTAATCTACGATGTAGACATTGTAGTCCTACTTATAGCAGTCAATGGGAAGTACTAGCATTTAAAGATGATGAAGTTAAAAAGTTCTTTACTAAATGGGGAGCGGGGCGTTTAGAGCGTAAACATATCAGCTTACCTGAACGCAGTTTTGAAGAGTTTAAAAATGCTATTCCGCATTTACGCGAAGTATTGATTGCTGGCGGTGAACCTTTACAACAAAAACGTCATTGGGAAATGATAGATGCTATGGCTGAACACGCACATAACATCACGCTAAGTTATAACAGCAATCTAGTAGCACTGGGCTTAGGTTACTATAATGTATTGGATCATTGGCCTAAGTTTAAAAAGATTATCCTACGTGTGAGCATTGACGGCGACGATTCGACATTCAGTTACTTTAGAACCAATGGCGACATTAATAAGGTTGTAGAAAATGTACAAAAGCTACACGCATTGACTAACATTGAAATGAGTCTAACTACAACTGTTAGCATTTACAATATCAGTAGATTAGTTGACATTGTTAAGTTTGTTAATGCTGCCGGCGGATTGTTTCATACAAGTCTTGTACAATATCCTAGAGCTATTAATCCAAAAGTATTACCTGCTGATATCAAAGCAAAGATTACCCAAGACTGGACTGAATTTAAATTGACATTAGATGATCCAAGTTTGTGGACTCACAGTCAATGGGATAATGCTAAACGTAAAGAACAACAAAAGCGCAGAATAGTTCGTTATGGCGATTATGTAATTAATTACATGAACGCAGAAGACTACTCCGCAGACCTTGCGGAAACTGCGGAATATATTAACTTCATGGACAAACAGAATGATACTAGCTTTGCTGAGGTTTATCCTGAGCTAGCAAGTATTCTTTAACCTTACTAACAATTTTAGGGATACTTTGTTCTGCAGAGTTTCCTCTAATCTTATCCATCTTATCTAAATAGCTTAAAAATTGTTTAGCATCATTGACATTGCCTTTACTACGTTCAACAGCATTTTTTAACTTATTCAATGTTGCGTTAATTGACTGTGGAATAAATCCCAAATCAGGATACCTGGTAGTAAAGTTTGATTCGTAGTCTGCTATCCATTCTTCGATTTCGCTATAGTACGCTCTGGGCAGTATGTTTGTACTAATATAAGACGGTTCAAATGCCAACTGTAATTTGTAAAAGCCTTCAACTTCCGATGGCAGAGACGATGTACGTTGTGCGATTTTAAATCCAGCATTTTTATATTTGTCCATCCACCAAGATACTAATTCTGGAATATCAAATACATTTAATACACTCATAGTAGTTGCCATGATAACATAAATGTTTTGATTTTCTAAACCTTGTTTCATCCAGAACTCTAAGGCATTACTAACAGTTTGTTTACCTTCGCCATGCCATTCACTGCCATAGCGTATATAATCGTTTTTTGCTCCATATGCATCTATGCTTAGGTTAAGTTGTATGCTTTTGAACTTCTTCAAATTCTCTAATAGCTTGGGACTAGGTATATAACTACAATTTGTATAAATCTCTAAGCTCATTCTTTCAGGATGACCTTTTTCACAGACTAGGTCAATGAATTTAATAAACTCAGGATTAATCATAGGCTCGCCGCCTGTAAATTTAATTAATTCTAAAGTACTTAATGTTTCTTCATTGGGTTCGAATCTGATATTGTCTAGTTTAGGGAATACTGGACGTTGTAAAGACTTTTCGGCGATTTCATTTAATTTAATTTCATCGTTGTGCCATGATGTACTTAATGTACTATTACAAGTCAAACAAGCCAGGTTACAATAATTACCAAAACCAACTTCCAGGAATTTAATAATGGGTTTGTCCAAGCCGGGCTTTTTGTGTAAGTAACCGCCATTATACAATACGCTAGATCCTAGTCTCATTGACGTTGATATTTCTCCGGATACTTGTTCTTCTTTATAACACTTATGACATCCGCTTAATGGTTTATTTTCTAAAGTTAATGTTCTGGCATTGTCCCAATAGTTACTTTGGAAACTATTTTCCATGGTAGTCTTTTGTATAACTAAATTAAGACGTTCAGGCACAAGTTGACTTAAATTTGTTAGAGTTTTATCTTTTTCGTATTCTTTAAATTCTTGTACAGTATCATACCTACAGCACAATTTACTTTGTCCTGTGGGCTTATATTGAATATGCATCCATGGCAATACGCAAAACGTTGGATTTAATTTTGCGTATATTTTGCCCGCAAAGTCTTCGTATGATTGGCCATCATCGTCCATTAATTCTACTAGACTCTGATAACCTTTAAGGCTTTTCATCCATAGCACATGTAGTATATGATTAATAGCATTGGTGTAAATCTTAGAATTATAGTCATTCTTGTTAAAATCTAATTTAACAAATTGTCTAGAATGAATATCGATTTCAGGTAATTCATGTAAAAATTTACAGAAGTTGCCGTTATCACGGATAACATCGATATTAATAAATGTAAATTTACTTTTTCTAAAAATATCCCACATAACTTTAAAATCTCTAAAGCCATGTTTTTGCATTCTACCTAATAAAGGTTTTCGTGGGAAATGAAAGTTTTTAATTTTATATTTTAATTTACCAGTAGCATAGTGATCGTCGAAGTTTTGAAAATTGTCCGACTCGTCAGAATCGCCGTCCCATTCTAACATGTGCTTAAACATATCGATATTTTCTTTATGTTTATCATAGACTACAAACTCATAATTATTCATAGCAGGCATACCTTCTTTTGGAAAGTCTCGGTATCCCATGCTTCTTGCAAACAACGAAAAGACACTATCAGCTGGCCCTATATAACGCTTAAAGGAATTATTTAAACTTCCTTTTTCTTTTAAAATAATATCTTCTGTTAAAATTTTATAAGGTTTGCTCATTACAAATTCTTTTCTAAGTATGCTATAGCATCGTCAAACGTGTGCCAAAATTGCAAATCAGTGGCAGGATCTTTATAATCTATTAATCCATCATGACCCTTTGCTTTTAAATTTTTAACACAATTTATAATGTCGTCACGCAAAGATCTATAACCATATGCTATAAGATTATTACGCCAACCGGCAATGTCGCTAAGGCATACATAAATCTTTTTATCACCTTGGACAAATTTTGTTGCCATCCATGGGTCTGACAACATATCTGCCGCTACATAACGATGATCACAGGCTTGGAATTCTTTCCAGCATCTTTCTAAATTGTCTTCGCTACCAAAAAACTGTAACATATGATCATAAGCTTCTTCCAGAGTCTTCATTGAGTTCATATGATAAACATCTCCGGGCGGTCCGACGGTGAAATATTTTCCAATTTCTAACAAAGTTTTACTAAACGTACTTCTTTGTCCATCCCACTGTTCTATCAGAAGTTGTCGAATCTTAACGCATTGTGGAATAATATCAAAATGTATTATATTAAGTTTCTTCTTCGCACCCTTAAAACCCATAGCGAGTATAAAATCTTTAAATCCGCTACATGGAAGCATTATAGTTTCTATACTAGTCCAATCAATATTCGATGAATTATGCTTGTGTTCGACAGGATAATAATCTTCGGTGTTTCTAATGAAACATTGCCATGTAGAATCTTTAATGCGTCGTTCGTATTTGCTAGTAATCACTGATTCTAACACTTTTCTGTATTGAGATGTTACCTTAGGCATGTTATATAATGAATGCCAGAAATCATTGAAAAGTTTGATATTGTTTTCGGGATACAAGTAATTTTGAAACTCTCTAACATTTTTAGGTAAATTTAATACAGGAAGATTTGCTTTTAAACTTTCATTAACGAAATTCCATCCCTTTTTAACACGTGTCTGCTTTGTTCCTTCTCCTGATGTTACGGACAACGGAGTGTAATTATCATGCACACAATCTGTGGATGGCACAGCAGTTACTAGTTCGATTAATTCTTTGCCCATTTCTGATCCCCATAATGGCCTGCCAAGTTCTTTCCATTTCTTTAAATTAATTAACGCAGTAATAGGGAATAACCAAAAACTATTCTTCCACTCGGCAGAACTTGGATCATGATTAAATATTCTGTTTTGTTCCTGATCCATGATATGGCCAGCTACTAGCCAATTGCCGTTTGTGTCATTTTCTATAGCATCTATAGCGGCAATACATTCATGATGATATCTATAGATATCAAAGAAATTTCCTTCCCAAGTTAGAATTAAATAATCAAATTCAATGTCTAACCCATCTGCTGCCACAGAAATACATTCATCTTCTGTAGGTAATGTAACTGAACGAATCGGATTATTTACTACGCTATCGATCCATAAATTTCTTCTATAGAAAGTCAACAAACTTTCACGCACTATTGGGTCCATGCCAATGTTACTTTTATCTGTAACTAATGCGTTGATATATTTTTTACTCATACGTCTTACTCCAAGTTTTATAATTATTAAGTATTCTGTTAGGCCATGTGTTGCCAGCGTGTCCGTGTACAATGATGTGATATCTGTCCTGGTTGCTGTGATTTACAACCGCATGAACATTATATAAATTTAATTTAATAGCTCTGCCAGCAGTCCATGGCAAAGTACCGATATCATCCATGTAAAATTTACAATCAGCAGGATGATTTAACGCTACATTAATAGGACCAATATGACTTTCTGCAACATCGATGGTATCTTTGTGTGGAATAACATAGCCGCCTGGAGCTAATTTCATAATCCTAACTCTGAAATATTTTTTATAATCAAATTTTTCTTTAAAGAAGTTTCTAATAGTAGGACACCAATCTGCTACATCAGTCCAACGCCACGGAGCTTCATCGTCTTTAAATCCATATGTATGACTGCTTTCGGTATGTACACTACTTAAACCATGAATACATAAACTACTCCAGCCTTTATGAGATTCATGATGCCTATGTGGTACATAATGTTTTTCTAAGGCTTTGGCTTCGGCATACATCTTTTCCCAATCTTCTGTGTCTTTCCAATCGTCAATTGGTAAAAAAGGAATGTCGGGATTAAAATTAACGTCTCTTGGAGTTGCTAGATTTTGTGGGTATTTGCAATTTGCAGGATAGTCGTTTCGTTTCGAAAAACTATCAATAGGTTCGGTACTGACACCATATTGGTTTGTAGGAGTGGTCATAAGTTATCCAGGTTATATTTACTAAATATTTATCTACGCATATTATTAATTTATGACAAAAACATATTGCTCGAAATCATGGACAGACATAAACATTGACTTCGAGTCACGAACAATCAAACATTGCTGTAAAGCCGCAGTATATCAATTTCCAGAAGTTCTTACTGAAGAATTTATAAGCAATAGTGCTGGCATTAAAGAACGCAGACAACAAAGTTTAGACAATATTGCCCACGCAGATTGTAATAGTTGCTGGAATGATTATAGTAAAGGCAATAGTGCTTATCGAGATTGGGCTAACAGATGGACCGATGAGTTTGTTGAAAATAATCGTGAAAAAATTGGCAGCAGTGATAGTTATATAAACTACATTGAAATAAAAACAGATAGGATCTGTGATATGAGTTGCATTTATTGTAGCTCATGGAGTAGCAGTAAAGTAGCACAAGAACAAAACGAAACCTATGAAGATCTTACCAAAGAACATGATTATGAAGTTTTTAAATCTTGGATTAAGAACTTTTTACATAGAGATGATTTATTAAACAATCAAATTGTGTTTATATTCTTAGGTGGAGAACCTACTGCTAGTTCTAGATTTTATGAGTTAGTTGATTATATTGAGACTGCCGCAGAAGGCAGTGGCAAAAAAGTTAGATTAGAAATTTGTACCAATGCTAACAGTAAAAGCTTTTTAATGAATAAGCTCATTGAAAAAATGGACACTAGTAAACTATCTTGGGGAATAGGTATCAGCAATGAAAGTTTTGGTAAAAGCGCAGAGCTAATAAGACATAACCTAGTTTGGGATAGATTTAGTGAAAATTTTGTAAAATACATTAAGCATCCTAAAACAGAATTAATTGTACTAAGTCCAACAGCAAGTATGTTTAATTTAAAAACATTTCATGAATACATAGACTGGGTACATGAACAATTTAGAACACATGCACCTAACAAAGAATTTACATGGTATGGCAACTTTACTAGTTGGCCCGACGAAATGGACATAGCACATTTGCCAAAAGAATATACAAAGTATATAGATTTGGCAGAGCAATCTATAGCAAAAGCCACAGATGTCAACTATGTTTACAAAGAGAATTTTACAGACTATCTAAATCAAATGCGTAAGCGTATAGGATCATCTTATGATCCTGACTACAAAGAAACAGCTCGACAGTTTTTATTGAAAAAACAAGATTATAAAAAGACAGACGTACTAGTTGACTTATTAGACAATTTGGATGTATAATGAACATTAAAGATTTACCATTGAGACAATTACAATTAGAAGCGGCACGAGTCATAAGTACAATGCCAGCAACTAATGATAACATTTATATTTTTAACAAAGCCAGCAGACATAACAGTCAGGGTTGGTATGTTGCGGCAATAGAATGGTATGTAAAAGAATACGGCGGAATGCCCAGCGAAGCGGGCCCAGGAAAAGACATTAAGTTTGTCTACGAACAAGATGAGTGATTTAAAAACAAGTGAATATGACTTTACTAAAATTCCATACAAGGATTTAGTTAGAGTTGGACAAAGAACAATGTTATACCGCGATATGTTTACCGTATCATGGTTGCTAGGACGTTACTGTAACTATCGTTGCAGTTATTGCTGGCCATACGCCCGCAGTGATACAAAAGACCATCGTCCTACTCCTTTAATGTTAAAGACGGTAGACGAGATTAAACGTCAAGCCAGAGCCAATGGTTTTAATAGTTTCCACTTTAGTCTAAGTGGTGGTGAACCTACATTCCATCCTGCTTACATTGATATTCTTAATCACTTAAACGATGATGTATCTAATACAAACTATACCAGCGTACACATGACCAGTAATATGAGTCGCCCTATTAAATGGTTTGAAGAAAAGTATGTACCAGCAGTTAAACATTTTCACAGAGCGAGTATAACAGCCAGCTGTCACTTAGAGCACGTAGACACTGATAAGAAGGTAGAAGAGTTTGGAGACAAATTAGTATTGTGCCAAGAATATGACACGCAAGTAACTATTAATCAAGTTATGGTGCCCGAGCAGTTTTATAAAATTTATGACCTTGCTCTGTACTTTCATGAACGCGGTATCAATGTTACATTAAAGCCACAAAGCGATCCTACTGCTAGCCGTGTAGTAGATGGTTATACCGATGACATGTTAGAGAAACTTCACAACGGTATGCCGCAACGTGCTTATACAGAAGTAAAGGCTGCCAAAGCAGGCCTAGTCGAAAGGCCTAAGCCTACATTTATGATTGACAAAGCAGATCCTTTGCGTAAACAACAAGCAAGCACACCCGCACATTATCAAGTAGAGTTCAGAGATAAAGAAGGTAATCCTTGGTTTATGGATCAAGCAGAACGCTTTAACGCATTTAACTTCAATAACTTCCATGGTTGGGAATGTAGCAGTGGCTATCGCAGTATTATTATTCGCGAACCTGACGGCACTATCAAACGTAGCTATAGTTGTAGTGAAGTACCACTGGGACACATTGAAACAGGCTTTAAGTTATATGACAAACCAATGCCCTGTGGCGGACATAGTTGTGTAAGTAGTGCTGACAGTAAGATACCTAAACGTGCTCCTGGCACTAAGATGCCGTTGTTCCCCGGTGACAAGAGTTATGAGTAAAAAAACAATTGGTATATATGGCGACAGTTTTGCTAACTACCGAAGTGAAAATCATATCATGGGCAAAAGTTGGGTCAACCTTCTCGAACAAGGCTACGAAGTGACAAATTTTGGTGAGCCTGGAAATTCAATATACCAATGCTACGAAACAATTAAAACTTGTCATAACAAATATGATTATAATATTTTCTTAATACCGGTACAGCAGAGATTTTTTTCAAGTAAATTGTACCATCTTTCGGACCAGATACCATTTAATAACTGGTTTAACAATATATCGTCTTTGGAAATATTTAAAATATTAATTGAAAAAGATAAAAAATCATACAAGGATGCAGACCGTTTACTAAAAATAATAGACAGCGTATACACATATTGGACCGAATGGAAAGATCATAACGTTGATACAACAATAGCTGATCTAATGCTAAACGATATTAAAAAGATTAATAACGTAATATTAATCGATACTCAGACTCATCAGCATAAAGGCAAAGAAGGATTAACAGGTATATCAAATTGGGAATTAGACCAACTAGGCTTTACTGAAAAATATCCTAAGACTTTTTCATCTATAGATGAAAGCAAATCCATGGCTTTGTTTGATCGTAGAAAAAATCATTTATCAGAAGAAAACAGTTTTATTTTATATGAAAAAATTTTAGACGCCTTCAATGAACACATCAGTGAGATAAAGTTGTCTATTGAAGACTTTGTTAAACCATCCAAAGACCTAGATTTTTATGTAGGCTGGGAAAAGATATGAATAAGAAAACAATAGGAGTATACGGAGATAGTTACTGTAGTGTAATGAACCCAAATGTCGAACAAAATTTTTGGGTAAATTATTTAAAAGAGTACTACGATGTAACCAACTATGGCCATCCAGGAAATTCCATTTATAAATGTTATGCTGATTACATGGAAAATTATCAAAAGAATGACATTAATATTATGATAATTCCTACTACGGATAGATTTTATTCATCTTATTTAGAAAACTCGGACATATCAAAAACTTTATCTAATAAAAATTGGTATACACATTATTCAAATGTCCTGCTTCATGAAAATACATACAAAGATAAATTTAACCCAACGGGCACAGATTTTAATTTAAAATTATTTGATAGTGTAAGATTATATTTTGAATTCTGGAAAGACGATGATTATGTAAATACTGTAAATTTATTATTAGTAGAAAAAATTAAAAGTTTTAAAAATTTAATTACGATAGATGTAAAAAGTTCTGATCCAGGCTATATAGGATTACAAGATATAACGATATGGGAATTAAATAATATGCCCGGGTACCACGAACAATATATATTTAAAGGAACCCCGGCGGGATATGAAGATACAGAAAATAAAAGATTTATTAGAGATAATAGGATATGTCATTTGACAGAAGAAAATAACATGGTGCTAACAACTATTGTACGCAACGCAATCGAAAACAATATTAAAGAAATAAAATTAAAAATACAAGATTTTGTTGCTCCTGCAAAAAATGTTGATAATTATATTGGATGGATGGATTATTAATGAGTAATACATTTTGCCCGATACCTTGGAACTTTCAAGCTGTACGAAACAATGGCGACATTCGTGTATGTTGTCAAGCTAATGTAACAGAGAATCAAGGTGTAGTTAGACACGAAGATGGAACACCTTACAATGCAGGCCGTGACAATATGGAACTTGCTCGCAACGCTACTCTAATGAAAGAAGTTCGTAAGAACATGCTGACAGGAGAGTGGAGTCAAGAGTGCGGTCGTTGTCAAAGTGAAGAAGCTAGTGGTCTTAATAGTCGCAGACAATATGAATTAGAAAATTGGAAGTTTAGCATAGATGATGCTCGTTATATTACAGAACCAGACGGCACAGTTAAAGATAGAAAACTAGAATACTATGATCTGCGTTTTGGTAACTTATGTAACTTAGCTTGCCGTATGTGCGGTCCCACTGATAGCCATACTTGGTATGAACAGTGGACAGACTATCACGGCAGCGATGAATATAAAGATACACACGGCACAGTTAAACTAACTCGCAATGACAACGGACGATTAACTACCACAGACTATGATTGGCATAACAGCGAAACTTTTTGGACACAGATAGAAGCAAATATTCCAAACATCAAGCACGTTTATATGGCCGGAGGCGAGCCAATGATGATTGAACGTCATTATGAGTTTTTACAAAAATGTATTGACATGGGTCAAAGTAAAAAGATGATCATTGAATACAATACTAACATGAGTAACTTACCACAGCGTGTGTTGGATATGTGGACACAGTTCAAACAAGTTCGAGTTGGTGCTAGTATGGATGGCATGGGCGAAACAGTTGAGTATCAGCGTTGGCCTTTGAAGTGGAGCCAAGCATATAAGAACTTACAAAAGTTAGATGAATACGCAGAAAAGAATCCAAACATACTTGCTTGGCTGGCCTGTACAGTAACAGCATATAACATTTGGCACATACCTCGTTTTATGAAATGGAAATTGCAGAGTAGCGGATTTAAAAAGATTAATAGCACTAAAAAGCGTCCTATTATAACACATCACGTGGCACATGGACCAAAACGTGTTAATGTGCGTGTATTGCCTATAGACATGAAACAAGAAGTAGTTGAATACTACGCTAAGTGCATTGAAGAATTCAAAGCAGAGTATCCGGAAGAAATTGCTAAAAACGCTGAAAACATTTTAAACAGCATTACAAAATATATGTTAGGTGCTGATTATAGTGAAAGACTTCCTGAATTTATTAAATTTACAAAGTACTTAGACCAAGCACGTGGACACAGTATATTAGATATTGCACCAGAATATGAAAGATTGTTTAAATGAAAAAGATATTAGTAGCAGGTAATAGCATCTACGGACTAGCCGAAGGGTTAAAACATTCTCTAGCAGAGCATGATGTAACATTTATAAGTAGAAGTTGCGGATATGACTTAACCAAAGCAGAACAACAACAACGTTTTGCTGAACTATCGGTCGACTATGATATTGTTATTTTATGTAGCGCATTATGGAAATTTAATCAAACATTGTTACTTGAAGCAACATACAAAAAATTAAAAGCACTAGGAAAGAAAACTCATATCATTGCTATTGGTAGCACAACTGATAGAGTAATGAAAGCCACGGATTGGTTATACAATGCGGAAAAGAAAGCATTACGCGACTACTGTAATAGTCTGTGCCTTAATGGTGTATGGAATGAAGGACCAAGAGTAAGTTATATTAGCTTTGGTACTTTAAGTAACATGCAAGAAAAACATCCAGATCGTAAAACAATTACAATACTGGATGCTGCCAATTATATTAAATGGTTAACGGAACAACCTGCTTATCTACATATCAACGAGATAAGCATTGATCCATTACAAACCTAATTTTTCTTTAAACTCTCTTAGTTCACGAATACCAAGCCCTGCGTCCAAGCCCAGGGCTTTTTCGTCATTGCCGTACTTCTCGACTAATGACACCCACTTACTATGACTAATTAGGTTCTTAACTAGCTCGTATTCTCCAGCACTAAGCTTGACAGAGTTAACGGCATAGTCTTCAAATGCTTGGCATGCTTCTGGGAATAGTGGCTTGGCTAAGTTATACATAGCTGAGGCAAATTCTCGGATCTCCCATTGTGCGTGTGGATCCATACGTAAGCGAGCCATATGTAAGAAGTTCTTCAAGTTGGCTTTCCAATACAATTCTGTATATCCGCCTACTGGAAGCACACTTCTAGCCAACTCACGTGCTAGCCCGTCATCGTCTTTACCTAGCAAACTAGCATACTCTTTATAAGCATTATGGAAACTACGTTGGAAGGCATGCTGTACTCCACGTTTTTCTTCAAAGCCCCATTCAGCTTCTTCACGGCCCTGCTTGTTAGTTGTGCTTTGCTTCTGGATTTGTTCTAGTTCAGGAATGTAAAACTCATCTGTAAGCACACTATAACGAGCACTATATTCGTTCATGCTGGCAGTACGATGCCGTACAAGTTGTCGCATAACGAAGATAGGAAGTTTAATGTGGAATTTTACTTCGCACATTTCAAAAGGAGTTGTGTGTTCATGTCGCATTAAGTAACGAATAAGATTGCGATCGTCTTGAACTTGTTTAGTGCCAGCACCATAGCTGACACGAGCGGCCTGCACGATTGCGCTGTCACTGCCCATATGGTCTACTAGACCTACAAAACCATGATCCAATACTGGTACATAGTTCTTATCTTTTTCAAAATCAATTTCTGTTCTTAATGTCATTTTTCATCGCCAAACTGGCTGGTTAATAAAGTTTTCACATATTGAATAACTTTGCCTTTAATCTTAGCACTATCGATAAAAACTTCGATGTCCTGTACACTTTCTCTCAAATGTTCAAGTCCTTGTGCCTTCAAAACTTCACGAGCATCTTTCATGCCTGATAGTTCTTCTTGACTAAACTCTAAAGTATTCCCGTCATTCAATTTTAATTGAATGTGTGTGATGTATTCTATTGGAACTTCTTCCATGACCACATCTTTAAGGATCTCTTCAAAACTTCGATCCTTTCTCCTAATTGCCATGTTGTAGGTTCCTTAATTACTTTTTTTTAGTATATTTTCTTTTAACTCTAACTTCTGGATTAGCAGTAACAGTTTCAGTTACAACAGGTGCAGTTGTTTTTGGATCAAGTGCTTCCGCTTCAGCTAATAGACGCTGTGCTTCTTTGTGGAAGTATGCGGCTTGACTACGCATTTGATTAGCAATCTTTGCATCGTCGAGTACGCCAGCTGGGGTGCTAGGCTCTTCGTCAGCAGAAATATCTCCACTGGTTGTTCTACCGTCTTTGTTTAAAGATGATAATTGTTTATTAAGATCGTGTAAGCTAATCTTAATTTCTCTAGTAGGCAACATTGTTACTTCACTTGTTGGCAGTTTTTTCATCCACCCACTCAAGTGCATAGCTTCCAACATATTTCTACCATCATGAAGAGTACTACGTGTAGCATACTTAAAGAAATCCATGTCTTCCTGTGCCGCGGCACTTTCAACAGCAGAGATCACATCATCATGATATAATTGTGGCAATGTCTCAGTTTCAACAACAAGGCAAGAATCGGCCGCGCCAGGGATTTCCCTGAACACTACAACACACTTCTTGCCTGTGCTGTTCACTTGCCCAACATGCTTAATAAATTCAGGCATAGTGATTCCTTATTAGGCAGCAGGTGCTTCTGGTTCAGCTGGGGCTTCTGCGGCAGCTTGTTCGGCTGCAGCTTTGGCGGCTTCTGCTTGTGCATTAGCATCCTTAAGGAATGCGGCTAGCTTTTCTGTGGTTTGACCAACAGCACCGATTTCAAAAATGCTGAAAGTGCCACGCTTAACTGCTAGTTCAATAGCCGCAAGCAAAATAGATAAATCTTGAATATTCATTTTTGGTAACTCCTATGTATAATATACCACAAATATTTATAGTACATAGTCGTATTATACACTAACTAAATGACAAAGTCAAAAAAATAGACCCCGAAGGGTCTATAAAAACTTAAGTTTTTATGCTGTAACTTTATCTTGTTCATAGTGTGCTGTAACACCAAATGGAGCTTCAATTTGGTCATTGCCGTGAATGATAAAGATTGTATCACAGTAGTTCTCATCACCCCAGCTACCAAATGGGTAACCGTCTGTAAACATTACAAATTGTTTAGGGTTAATGTCATTGTCTTTCATGTACCTAAACGCACAGTCAAAGTCTGTACCACCGCCACCTTGGGGCTCGTAGTCGTGAATGTCGTCACCGCTATCATCTGTAAATGTTACAGGATTGTACACTTCTGTATCAAAACAGAATACATGGATGCTGTAAGTTGTATACATGTCCATCATACCCTTAACTTCTGACAAGAAGTCCTGTGCCATCTCTGCACTAATACTACCCGACATGTCAATGGCAATAGCAACCTCTAAGTGTTCTGCTGGCAACATGCCTGGAAGAACAGCACCGGTGTGCCAGCCCTTGCGACTTGGTCTAGTAAAAGAATAGTTATTCTTCAAACTAGATTCCAATTGGATCTGTAACAGATCCTGCCAACGCATCTTAGGAGCAGTAAACTGGTTAATAAGGCGTTTGATACCTACAGGAGTGTTACCGGCACCTGCGGCCTGAGCACTTTGAAGAACGGCTTCCTTAACTTCGTCTCGGATCTTCTTCATTGTCTCTTCGTCAATTTTGATACCCGAGTTACCACTCTTGCCGTCACTGCCTTTACCCTTGCCTGGCTTCTTGCCATCGCCATCGCCTTCGCTGTCGCCTTCTTCACCAGTGCCATCCAAGTGCATATCCAAAGTAACTTGGATTTTGACAGCATTCTTGACCAGCTCGTCATAGACTTCTTCTGCGGTCATGTCGCGATACTTAGGGTCCCATAGGATTGGCACCTTAGTAATCTTCTTGCCTACATTGTTTTGGATAAGCATGTCGTTGATAAGGTAGTCACCGGCCATGTTCCAAATTTGTGGATCTCTATCTCCGCGACGACCCATGTGGTTGTAAACACAATGTCCGACTTCGTGTCCAAATAGGAACACGAGTTCATCGTCGTCTAGACTTTCAATGAACTTCTCATTGTAGTAAAAATGGCGACCATCTGTAGCCGCGGTAGACAGCCAGTCGCTGTTCTCTACTAGCTTCATGCGGGTAGCTAAGTTACCCCAGAAAGGATGCTTTAGTAGCATCTTAACACGAGCTTTAGTTAAACGATCTCGAACATCTAGTTTCATATGTATTCCTTACTAATGTATATATTATATAGCCAGAACTAATTTGTGTCAAATAAATAATACAATGAAAGATTTAATTTTTGAACACTTTGTTCCCATAACGTGGGAACCGGGTCACATGGGAGCCTTCCTAGCAAACTTCTTAACACTAAAATCATCTTATCCAATACCGTTTTCGCAACAAGGCGGCCTGCTACCTAATAAAGAATGGTTTTTTGTTGATGCATTTGATAATTTTTTAGGTAGTACTATTCGTCATAATGGCAAGTATGACAAAATTCGACAAACTTTACCAGTCGAATACTCAGGGGCAGAACTAATTGAAATGATAGCCATTGAATTAATTAAACAAAAATATCGATGGTTTACCAAAAAGACTGATCTGACTTTTGAAATATTAAAAAACAATTCTAGCAGATATCTCAAAGAGCATCCATTTAAAGAAAGTCTGTATCCGTTTGAAGATATCGTTTGGAAAAATAAAAAAATATATTGTAGGTTTCCTTATGAAAAATTATGGATACCGTATTTCTTATTAAAATATAAGTATGGTACAAATGATCCAGAATTTATCGAAATTACAAAAATACTCATGGATGGTTATGAGAATACATATCCAGAAATGAGACCTTTACACAACACCTACGATTATATAACCTTTGATATATATGATTTAATTTTTAATAAAAATTTAGATCAAGTATATAGCATAGATCCGGCGTTTGAATTTAACGATGATAAAAGAGATATGTTAGATCTGGCACATACTACATCTATAGAAATTTTAGAATTATTTGGTTTGGACCATACTTGGTCAATCGACCATACTACTAAAATAAAAGACGTATTAAATAAACCGACCAAAGATCCCGGTACACTGGTAGGAAGAGTTTTTAAGTAATTCCAAACTTTAATATAAAGGCAAAACGGTCAGCTTCTTCTTCAAACCAAATAGTTTTCTTTGACATTGGTGTGTAGTAATGTAAAGGCTTAATACCTTGTTCCTTACACCAAGTTATAACTTGATGTCTTGACGTGCCTTGTGGAATCTGCGCACTACTCCAATATACCCTAGCGTTATCAAAATAGTTAACAATAAGAGTTCTGGTGATTTTCTCTGTGCCAAACACACTTCTAGCATAATCCATTCCACCATAGACCAAGTCAACTGTAGTACTAAGAAAGGGGATCAAGTCCCCTTTCTTATCTACGTTAAGTTTAACGCCTGTCAAAGTTGACATTGCCTTAGTTAGAGACATCCACCACCAAGTGAGCGTAACGCTTGAAGAAGTCTGGGAAGTTCTTCAATTTCTTATGATCGAATGGCAAGTTGTAGTTCTTAAGTGCTGTATGGGCACCCATGATAACCATCTCTGCTTCAAAATTATCCATCATAAACTGGATGAAGTTCTCACAGTTGGTATGCCATGTATCCAGCTTACCACTCTTCTTAGCGTTCTCGTAGTTGTCTTTGAGCTCATAGCACATACCAGTTGTCAAACTGTACATGGCGGACACTTCTTTGACCTTAAGCTCTTTAACTTTACCTGACAGGATGTCGCTGGGGTTAGGCAAGTCTGCGCTAATCTTACGATGAGCCATAAACTTAATAGCCAAACCTTCACCAATACAACCTGAGACCATATCTGTCTGCTCGTTGTCTGTCATCTCGTCGTCAATCAGATCTGACACGAAACTCCAGCTACGTGGAGTAGCAAAACTGCGGTCGTGTACTGTGGGATCAAAGTTGTACAGGTCACCTTTTTGGTAGTTCAAGTAACCAACAACGTCCGGATGGATACGGTTCTTAAGAGCCCATACGTTCCAGTCAGCAAAGTCCACGCGAAGTTCAAAGTGAACAAAGCGGTTAGCCAAAGGAGTAGGCATACGATAAGTTACACCTTTGTCAGACATACGGTTACCTGCCGCCATAATAACAACGTTATCTGGCAGTTCGTAAGTACCTACCTTGCGGTTAAGGATAAGTTGGTAAGCGGCTGCCTGAACAGCAGGAGCGGCACCTGCCAGCTCGTCTAAGAACAACACTACTACAGGATGCTTCTTAGCAAACTCTTTAGTAGGCAGTTCTGCTGGGGGAGCCCAGCTCATAACATTCTCTTTAGCATTGTAATAAGGGATACCTTTAATGTCTGTAGGTTCCCACAAGTTCAAACGCACGTCGATAAGTGCGCCGCCCATGTCTTCTGCCAATTGTGCGGCAAGGTCGGATTTACCTACGCCTGGAGGACCCCAAAGAAATACGGGTCGCTTAGATTTCATAGCACGACGGATATACCGTTTTGCCTCTGTAATTTTTACTGTACGGGCTTCATTTGCCTGTTCACGCTTTGCCATTACTAACTCCTTTTGTTAAACTATGTGTCTATTATATTGTCTAAACGTATTTGTGTCAATTAACGATTCTTAGACATAGTGTGGATCAAACCTGTCTTTGTATAAGTGATGGTGCCGCCAGTTGAACTACGAACTTTTGTGCCTTCTTTTGGTGTAACAGGTTTTGTCATATTATTCTTTGTTAAATTTAAATTCTTTGTCAACATAATGTTGAATTAACTCACGTTGGATTTGGGTGATCAAATCACCATGGTCGTCATTGACCACAAAACGAACCGGACAGCGAGACCAAGTTCTGTTCTTGTTAAAGTCTGCGAACCACTCACGATGTTGTTTATTTTTAGGATCAAACACCGTAAATTGTCTACCATGCAATTGAAGTCTGCTCATCACACTTCCTTATAAATTAAAAGGCAGGGGTAGAACACCCCTGCATGTAATATGCTATTACTCGTTGACTGCGGCAATAACATCTTCAGCAGTAGCGTCGCTATCTGCTGGAATAGCAAACAAGCTGTTCGCCTTAACATAAGCCAATGCGGCTTCTTTGGTCATAGCCTCGGGAAGCTCGAAGAGCTCCACGTTAGTGTGGCCGCCTTTGACCAAGTTTTTAATACGAGTGGCGAGGTCGTTAGCAAAGCGAACTTTAGTTTTGCCCGCAAGTGTTGAAACGCCGATAACTGTAAAAAGTTTAGAAGTAGCCATTTTGAAATTTACCTTTTCTCTGTGTGTGTAAAATGTATGACTTGCACCATTGCTTATCATACCGTTATTTTAGCAGTCCTTCCAATTTGTGTCAATATTAAGCTTTGCCAATTTTTTACGATTGTATAAAACTTTACTTTGAACACTCTTTGGTTTGAACTGCCCATCATGGAACAAGAAGTCAGCACGTCGCTTCTGTTTTGGAACTTTAGCAGTGATAATTTCTCGTTTCATAATTTCTCCTAACAATCCATATTATAATGGATTATTTATTTTGTGTCAAATTTTTGATTTGATTGATAACTTGGTTCGCCTCTTTGTAAGGATCTTTCTTTTTAGCCTCGAGTGCTTCGTCGAGGATTGCCAATGTCAGCAATTCCATCAAGCCGCGGCACATCAGGTATTCCTCATGATCCAAATTTTCGAACCATTCGTTGTATTCTTCTTTGGTGTCGAAACTCCAGATGATATCCAGCATGTCGACTTGTTCTTGTGTTAGTCCGTTGATGTGAATCATATTACATTGTCCAGTAAGTTTCGCTGGCAGGGTTGCAACAGTTTGGGGTATCTGCATCAATTACCACATTCTTACCCGTCATCAAATTCTTAACAGTAATCTTAGGAGCACGATATGTATCACGAGCAACAATGCTCAAGTCACCGGCATTCCAACCTGCTTTATTGCAGAGACGAGTGCGAGTAGCACGAGCGGCGCTGTAAGTTTTGTAAGCTTTAGTTTTATTAGGACCATCAGTTACGATAAGACCTGTACCTCTAGCAACGATTACATAAGACATTCTTTGCTCCTTTTTGTTACGCTATGTATATATTATACAACCAAAACCAAATTGTGTCAATTAAAAAGCTTTGTACAAACCAACCACGCATACAGTGATAGCAACTACATTGACTAACAACTGTGGCTTATTTGCAACACGATAACTCCAAATTGCAAAGCAAAGCCCACCTAGTAGGCCGCAAATTGGATCTAAGCCCAATTCTCGAAAGAAATTCATTAGTACATACATCGCAAGGATGAAAAATGTACCCGCCCATTGAATAATATCGTTTACTTTTTCTTTAGTCATGCTGTATTATAGCACCAAAACCAATTTGTGTCAATAAATATCAGCATGGATTTCGTTGAAATAAGAAACGTACAGCCTGTGCGCCAAGTAGAAATAAGGTTGGGGAATTATTGTAATTTTGATTGCAGTTTTTGCGATGATAATTTTAAATCTGGTACTAGACGTGCATTGGACATAGAAGATTACAAAAGAACTATAGATAATTTAATGGAAAGCAACAACATTCCTACATTGTTTATTGTACAAGGCGGCGAGCCAACATTGTACCCAAAAATAGTAGAATTTTTAACACACATCAAACAACGTGGCGGCTATACTCAAATGTTTAGCAATGGCAGTCGTACCATGCGTTGGTGGGAAGAGTTTTTGCCATTAAAGTTATCGGACAGATTAATTATCAGTCATCATCCCGAACAACATGCAGATCCAAATCACACAGCCACAATACTTAATATAGCAAAACAACATCTTCATGAAGTGTCGTGTAGTGTTACAGTAGCAAAAAAAGAATTTGATAAATCAGTTGAGCACTTTGATATAATAAGATCATCAACCACAAATAGCGTAGCAGTTATAATGGTTCCGGTGGTGTTACCTGACGCATATGATTTTCACAACGGAACATATAGTGATGAAGAATTAAGTATTATAAAAAATAATAATAAAAAATTTACTATAGAGCAAACAGGTTATGTAACGCAAACATTCTTTGAAGCCCGTGGCATAGATGCTCGTGGGATTTCCTATGCTAGACATGGCGGCCAAATGCAACAATTACAAGAAAACAAATTCAAAGGATGGGAATGTGATGCTGGTATCTATAGATTGGTAATAGAAACAGACGAGGCTCTTCGAGCAATGTGTAGAGTCGGTGGGGTTGTTGGTAGGATATCTGACAACACAGTAAAATTTTTAAATAAGCCTATAACTTGTAACTTAGATGATTGTTATTGTGGCGCAGATATCATTATCCCAAAAAGAAAGCCGCTTTAAGCGGCTTCCGGGTATTGCTCATAAAACTTCTTCATTGCAAGAGTCCTTGCAATTAGTAATCTAGTCTTTACGTAGTCTGAAAGTTCTTCGTCATCGTCATCAATAATTGGTTTGAACTTAGGAACATCTGGTCTACGATAAGCGACATAAATGTCTTCGTCATCTATAGTACATGATGGATCAGTACCATTTAGTACTATAGACGATAACCTTAAAGGATTACTTCTTAGGAGCTTCGGCTTTTTTATCCTCAGCTTTTGCTGGGGCTGTTGTTGTAGCCGGTGCGCTAGCGGCTGGAGCGGCACTTTTAGTGTCAGCAGGCTTGGCATCCTTTGCTTTAGCGGCGTCTTTTTCAGCTTTTGTCTTTGGCTTTTCAACCTTAGGCATTTCCTTTGGTGTAGCAGGAACTGCGGCTGTGGCTTCTGGTTTCTTAACTGCTTCTGTCTTAGCAGGTTCTGCGGCGAAAGCAGATGTTGCGGCAACTGCAACGATTAGGGTAGCGATAAGATTTTTCATTTTAAGTTTCCTTTAAGGTTAATGAAATGTAGTAACATTTTTGTGACTACATATATATAACGCCTTAGCTCAGTTATCAGTTGACATCTTTTTTGATTCTTCTTGCCAAATTGTATCTTCGGCTTGTAACAATCTTGCCATTTCTTTGCTAGTTATATGTATAAGCAAAGCTCTACGTGGAACGTCGGTGTTATTGGGCATTGTGCTGTGAAGTGTGCGAGGATGATAAATTAGTGCGTCACCTGGCGCCATTTTTGGTTGTTCAACGCCGGCCAAAAACTCTTCGTTATATTTCCCTGCATAACTATCTTTAACTACCCAACGAGTGTTGTGACTATTTGGTAAAACACCTGTACCGCCATTTTCTTTAGTGAATTCACATAATGGCAATATGCACTGTACACCTAATAATTCATCTTCATCCCACCATTTTGGAAAACGATATGGACTATCTATATGCGGCTTAATATGTGTATTGCCAGGTTCGTTGGTTATAATGTCTGCTATGTATGAACTGGGTTCATTAAACATAGAACCTATTACCTTAATAAGTTGTTTTGTAATCTCTTGAACCTCTGGCCACCCGCTTAATTCTTGACTCCACCATACGGCCAAGTCTTTACATTCGTTAATTTTATCAGCGGGATAATACTTATGGTCCATAGCATGTCCTCGATGAGGTACTAGCAGTAAAGTTTTTTTATTGATTGCTTCTATTAATTCAACATCTACAATATTATTAAAAACATTGTAGCCTGATGTAGTAAATAAATTAATTAAATCTTGTTTGCCCATAAATTTATATCACCTGAGTATAAAGTAAATTCAAATGCGTCCATTTCACTGAATAATGCTAGTTTCTTCTTGCTAAGATAATAGGGCCATTCCATTCTACTATCCAACATTAGCAGAGTTCTATTAGCAATTTTATAGTCCTGCGGAAGCTTCACAGTATATGTCTTCCATAAAAAACTAGCAAGATCAAAGCCCAAGCCTGTAAATCTTGTACCTTTGCTATTTTTGAAGACTTGAAAAAAGTTTAATGGCTTGTCAACTGATTTTTGTATCTCATCAAAAACCAGTTTACTTATCTGTTCTTTTGATAAGGTCATATTCATTGACCTGAACACCTTGTATAAGTTCTACTACAGTAAAATCGTTGCATTTGAAAAGTTTATTCATCTTTTCCATTAAATTAAATGCATGTCCAGAATTACTAAAACTTACTTTTTTGTATTTTGGCCCCGGATAGTCTTGGAGACTGTTTAGATGTGTTCTAAGGTTAAATGGCTTACCTTGATAAAAAACAGCATAGATGGCATCAGCTTCTAGAATCTCTTCGCTTTTGTAACTGCTTGGATCTGTATATGTTAAAAGTATAGTAGGTTTCGGTCTAGCCATTTGTGTTTCTCCTACTTTTATTTATCAGAAAAACACATTAAATGCTAACTTAATCTTCTATTACTGCTTCCTTTTGTTGATTTAATACAACTTTAAGATCCATTTTTGTCTTATAAGGACCTACAAATACATTGGTTTTAATTGTAGTAAACCGAGGACACAAGCTACAGACCCAGCCATTTTTAAACTTCAAACCATACCACCCGGCTACGTGGACACTTTTGCTAGCTGATTTCTTAGTAAATGTAGGATAGCCGTCAATCTCTTTAACATTGAACACTTCTTCTTGATCAGTGGGGTAGCCCATTACTTCAATATTGCCACCTTGTGTCAAGTCTCGAATTACGAATTCAATGCCTAAGTTTTTGAGATCATTAGCATCGTGTGCTACAAAATCCTTACGTTTAAGATTGATAGTGTAATTGTCATCTTTAAAGTTCATCATGCCAACACGCTTGGCATTTTCCTCTAGAATCCAAAACTTATCTTTAATAATACTTTTAGCTAAAATCATTTGTATGTTGCTCCGAGATACTCACCATGTTCTGCCATTCTGTCTGCGATATTGACAAGGTTCCATTTACCGCAAAATTTAACAAAATGCATTCCTACTTGTTTAACAGGAGCCTTTCCCGTTACAGTAGCAATAGTTTCATCTAACGCTATTTTAATATCTTCTGGCTGTTCTGTCAAGTCGATTAGTTGTTTATTGAACAGGTATTTGTCACGTACACGATGCTCGACACCTTCGTGGTCAACCCAACGTTGGAGCATCATGTTGTTCCAATTATAGCCCTTGGTGTCTCGGTCGGCAAAGGCTTCTCTCAAACCAACTTTGTTCTTTGTGCCTTTTTCACGCACACCTGGATAAGCACTAAAGACATTGTCAGTAGTATCGCCACGCATACATTTCTCGAACAGTAACCATTGTGGGTCAGGAGGAGGAAGATCTTCTTTAGTTTTCTTATCTTTAACTCGCTTACCTTTTTCATCAAAGATGCCGTCGATAGTAATTAGTTGTTTGGTAATACCATTAAACTGTTTTACGTTCGGTGCAAGCAATTGGTAAAAGTCGCTGTCGCTACTTACGATAATATGAGTGTCATCTGGATGCACTTGTGTCCAACGAGCAATAAAGTCATCAGCTTCACAACGTTCGTGACGCAAAACTGTACAATTACTTTTAGCTTCAAAGAACTCTTTGAGGTCATCAAAGGCTTTCCAAAACATTTGTTCTTCTTCTTGTTCTTTAGGGCTTAGTGCCGCACGAGCTTCTGTACGGTTACGCTTATAACCTTCGTAAACGTCTTTGCGCCACGAGCGGCCCTCTAAGCAGATAACAACATGGCTACCTTTAAAATCACGCCATACTTTGTTAATACTGTTAAACATAATATGGTAAGCCATACCAGCTTTAGTTTCTGCATCTTCACCACGAACAACGTGTCGTGCTCTGAAGAACATATTAGCGGCATCTACGAGAAGATAAGTTTTATTCATTAAAGTAAGATTCAATAATTTTTTGGTCAATCTGTTCTTTGAAAGCAAAGTTAAACTCTTGCATAAGAGACATAAATTCTGCGTATTCTCGAACAGGCATTAAAAATTCATTCCAGTCAGTGTCTTCTTGTTTTTTAAAACCGACGACAACATGGTCATCGCCGACCCAATTAACCTTAAAAGTTAAATTTTTAGAAGACATGCTATTGTACCTTCTTTATGATTTCTTGTCAACTTTTTTACGCTTTTTTGGTAAAATGTCAGCATCAGCAACAAATTTGGATTCTTCGTCCATTTGTTGTCCGATATTTTTGCACAAATCAGTAAACCATTTATCGACAATCTCTTCCTCATTATTACCTTGGTAATTGTGCTCTTTAAGAAAAATAATGAAAGCAGGATTCCATTCCAATTCCATAAAACCTTGTCTTGGATTGTTTTCATCAAAGTCTGTGTTAACTACACGTACCTGCGGCTCTTTACTTTCTTTCCAGTTCTTACCTGGTTCTTCTTTTTTGGCGAATAGGTTTTTTAGTTTGTTTAGCATTAAAATAAATCCACTTCTTCCCATGGCAAATATGATTTACCAAAATGTCCATAATTGGTTGTTAAACTATAAATGGGGCGGAATAAATTGAAACGATCAATGATACCTTTTGGAGTCAAGTCAACATTATCCTGTACCCACTTAGTTAAATCTCTACTTTGTTTTGTATCGGCAGTTTCGATATAGAAGCTCATTGGTTCTGCCATACCGATAGCATAACTAATTTGGCAAGTAGCCCATGGAGCCTGTTTACTGGCTACGATGTTTTTGGCAATATAGCGCATCATGTACGCCGCCGAGCGGTCAACTTTTGTAGGATCTTTACCACTAAATGCGCCGCCACCATGGGGACTATAACCACCATAAGTATCAACAATGATTTTTCTTCCGGTGAGTCCAGTGTCACCATCAGGACCGCCAATGACAAAACGACCAGTAGGATTAATAAAATATTCAGTGTTGTCATCAATATACTGTTTCGGTAAAATGTTTTTAATAACGGATTTAATAGTAGTTCTTACATCGCTAATACCGATACTTTCTTTATGCTGTGTGCTACAAACAACTTTGCTAATACGCTTGGGCGTACCATCATCGTTGTATTCAAATGTTACTTGACTCTTAGCATCGGGACCAAGCCATTCTATCATACCATTCTTACGTAAACGAGTAAGTTCTTCTACAATACGATGACTCCAGTAAATTGCACTGGGCATATATGCATCTGTTTCATTGCAAGCATAACCAAACATTAACCCCTGGTCACCTGCACCAAAGGTATCTGTGCCTAATGCAATGTCTGCACTTTGTCCATGTAGCAAGTTAGTAATTTCAACTGTGCGCCAATCAAAACCACTTTGTTCGTAGCCAACATCTTTGATAACCTTACGAATAGCAACTTCGACTTCTTCGTTATGTAAGATGCCTTTATATTCTCCCGCAACAACTACTCGATTAGTTGTCACAAGTGTTTCACAAGCACAACGAAGCGCAGGATTTTGTTGTGCCATCACTAAATCTAATACTGCGTCACTGATAGCGTCTGCTACCTTATCTGGGTGTCCTTCAGACACACTTTCACTAGTAAACAAATAACTCATTGGTTTTTTTCCATTTCTTTAATTGTATTTTTAATAGCTTCTGCAAAATTCAATGCTGATTGTTTTCCAAGCAACAAGTGATGTTCTTGTTTATGTACCCCTTTAAACAAGATCTCATAAACTGCTTTTAAACGCTTGCCCCAATCACCCCATGCCGGTGTCCAGGTAGTAACATAAAAGCTTAGTTCAACATCGGGGATATCTTTATCACGTTGCACTTCAATCCACATCTTAACAGCATGGTCGTCAGCTGAACAGTCGCACTCAACATTAAAGACTTTGGCATCTCCAAAGTCTTTATCTAAGCTAATACCTTCTGCTGGTAATTGTGCTTTCATATTTACTTTCCCCATCCATTACTCCAAATGTCGACGTGTAGTCGCGGACTATAACGATAACCTTTTTCCAATGCAATGTCTGCGATGTGCTTACTATTGGCAAAGTAAGCCGCATCTGTACCACCCACTGGCATAACAAATACTGGACCTTTAAAGCCAGCTTCGCGATACTCTGCTGTAGCGGCATCAACTTCTTTAAAGTCTTCTAACTTATCAACAACAAACTTCAAATACGTAAAACCACGTGTTTGATATTCTACAACTACTTCAGGACAGATAGCATCCTTCCATAGTTCACCGCTGGCACTTAGTTTAGGACTAACACTAAATGTAATTTGATCCTTACGCAAATGATAGTCGTTCATTAAGAATCGTTTAAAATCTTCATGCAAGTGTTGGGTGCCGTTTGTCTCAAAAGTTAAATTTTCGAGATCGCGCATCTTGTTTTCACTTAGCAAATCTGGATATAGTTGTTGCCAACCTAGCAAAGGTTCGCCGCCTGTAATAACCAAATGCACGTCATTGCCGTTGTCTTGCTTCCATTTATGATTGGGAGTAAGTTCAAGCATTTTATCAATAGCTTCGTCAATACTGTAGTAAGGACTTAGATGTTTAAATGCAGGATGCCAACTTGCATAACTGTCACAGCCCGAAGTTGCCAAAGGCAAATCGTTAAATGTTGGATATAGTTGAACTACTTGAGCAATATCATCTGGCTCTGTAGTTTTCAAGCCTCGTTCTAGTCCGAATCCCGGACATTTGAAGTTACAACCAAATGTGCGAAAGAACACACTAGGCACGCCAATAAAGCGACCTTCGCCTTGTGCGCTGTAAAAGATTTCGCTTACTTTAATTTTATCCATGTCTCATTCCTGCGTTAGATACTGTTACCTTGTTGCCATATTTTAACTTAATAAGGCACTCGGTGTCAACATCAATGTTACCTTCTATAGCATACCAATCTTCTTCGTCTGGATTCGTATACTTGTCGTATAATGATCTAATTTTAAGTTCGGGATAATTATCAGCTAACCAATATTCCAGTTGTTTGGATTCCCAAAAGTTTAAAAATAACCTCATTTGTGATAGCATGTTATTTTGTTTTGCTTTTCTTTGATGCCGTAATCATTGCGGCTTCTTTCTTTTTGCGTGTAATAACCTTAGCTTTTACGTTTGGTTTCATATCAGCAGGAATATTACTTTCTGCTTTTAGTATAGCATTTCTCACGTCTGCCATCAAAGCTTCGTCGTCCCATTCCAATTTAATTGGATAGTTATTAGCATCGTACGTAATAGTAAGATGACTACCTTTGACTACTTTAGTTTCTGGTAATACGATTTTAGCACCACCAATGGTACCTGGCATTTCTAATGTAATGCTATCTTTTTTCTTTTTTGTTGCCATATCAGCCTCCTTGTTCGCTGTCTTTTGGAAAATCAAACGGCCAGACATTACTTGGTTCTGGCCTTGGTTTTAGTTTAACATTCTCTTCAATTACTTCACCAGTAAGCTCATCACATAAGCTTACTTGATAAGGCCCATATACAAGAACAACACAATCTTCTTCCAACCAGTTGTGTTCTCCATCATAAAGCCAACCCGCTCCGCCTTCGTAGTATGCGTCTTTAATTTCTTGTTGTTCATCTTCAGACAAGTCATCACTGAATTCAAACTCAATGCTAATACTATCATCAAACTCACAGCCCCAACCAACATCAGATTTACAATATGCTATTGTATCATCTTGCCATGGAAGATTACAGTCCATATCTTCTTCAATAAAGCCCTGTCCCCAACGATATGTTTCGTCAATGTTAAACCAACTGACAGAGCCGTCTGCGTTTTCACGAAACATCTCTACATGGTAGACAATGCTTTTCTTTTCTAGCGGTTTGATTAGATATACTTTACTCATCGTCGCCCTCAAAGTCAATCATATTACCATCTTCGTCTGCAACAATAATCCGTACATTACCTTCTTCATCTTCAACCTCAATTGGACCCCATACCCAACATTCTGTATCGCTTAGGTACCAGTCACCGTCGCCATCTTCTTCTAATGCGTAACTGCCTTCTTCATTGATAAGGTCTGTCAAACGTTCGACTTCATCTTCATCTTCGATACCTTCAATTTCAATATCGCCCCAGCAACCGCCGTCAAACATTTCGACAAGTTCTGTATTTTCAACGTTATCACCAAAGCAACTAAACAAGTCAACGCTATCAAGGTCAGCACTGCCACCTGGACAATTAGTAAAATTAAATTCAGGAAATTCGTCATCATTAGTTTCCACACTAAACTCTGCACTTCGATAACCGTCTTTAACAATAATCCTAGCACCTTTAATTTTACGATTGTAAAAATATTCGTGTTGTTCGCAACTCTTTTTATAATGTGTTCTTACTGTGTACCATGCCATGTCATTCTCCTTTGAGTTTGTTCATCATCCAAGTATGTGCCGCATCTTGTATATACGGATATTTAGATGCTAGTTCCTGATCTTTGCTCATATCCATGATTAACTGTTTCATAACTTTAATAACAGATACCCAATCTTCTGCGGTAATAGTTCCTGCTTTAGTTGTTATATCACCATTGTGGTGAAATGTAATAGTGGGTTCAGGAGTGCCAATTTGAATAGCACTTGGCTGTGTGTTAATACCCTGACTCATCCAACTAGTACCATTCATACCATTGGCAGTTAGGACCTGCCCACTTGCTCCTTGAGCGCCAATAGTGTAAGGTGATGATGGCGGTATAGCACCATATCCTGGATTAGAGGTAGCCATTACGCTCTTCTACTTTCCAAAGACTAATACCCTGTGAAATGTCTTTATCAGTATTCTTGTCGATATAAGCAATTCTAACTTCTACATTTAAGTCCTGTAGATCTTTCATCAGAATATTAATATCATCAACCAAGTCTTTTAGTACTGTGACTTTTTCTTCTATTACAGGATCTTTCATCGAGGAGCAAACTCCTGTTGTAGTTTGATGTTGTCAAAGAATTCTTTCTTTGCACCTGGATCAGTTTTAAACGATCCTGTGAGTACTGTAGTCTGTGTTAAACTACTATGCGCCATAATGCCACGGTTCTCACAGCAACCATGTACTGCTTGAATATAAACTGCTACGTTCTCCGAGTTGGTTGCTTTTGATATTTCCCTAGCAATGTCATTGCAAAGTTCCTCCTGGAGAGTACCTCGTCTCGCACACCACTGCGCGATGCGTGTGTACTTAGAGAGACCGATGAGCTTCTCGGCAGCGATAATACCAATATAAGCAACGCCACTAACGGGCTGGTGATGATGACTGCACATGCTACGAAGCTCACTGCGAACAACCAACATACCTTCGTAACGGTCCGCCGAATCATTTGGAAACGCTGTAGCGTCTGGTCCTGGTTCATATCTTCCTGCCATAATTTCATTAAAGTACATTTTAGCAAGTCGTCTCGCAGTACCTTTACTATTAGGATCGTTTTCACGATCAATAAGCAAACGATCAAGCACTAGTTCAAATGCTTCTGTTGCTTCGTCGATTAGTTGTTCCTTGTTATGGTCGTTAACATATTCACTAATGTTATCACCTGCCCAGAAACGTTTATTGTCGCGTTTCATTTTAGCACGAAGATAGTTTCCTAAGTAAGCTTCTTCGTAGCTCTTATCATCATCGCCTTGCTGTTCTGCGCCAGCTATGATATTTTTGTATAATACGGATTCAGTCATTTATTACTCCTTGTTTATATTATATAGGTTTATTTAGGTCTTGTCAACAAAATATTTAGATTTTATGAAAGGATATACAACTTTTTCTGCGAATTCTTTGTGTTGGTTATCCGATGGGTGCCGCATATAAAATGGTTTTTCTAGTTCGCTTGCGTCATTGGGTATACTGCAATTTTCTGTCCATTCTAGACAACTATCAACTGGCAAAAATTTAGACCAATCTACCATGTCATACAAGTGACTTATATTTGGATTATTTTTCATTTCCTGATCAGGAAGAACACCAGTAGAATAGGTGCTCATAAAATAATTTATGTTATGTAATTTTAAAAACCATTGCACTCTAAGAATATGTTCTAACGTAGTAATATGATTGCCAATGTCATCATAAAAATATGAATAATAGTTTTTAGAATGTATGTCATCCCACCCACTGTGTATTAATAACCAATTCTTATCTGCGTTAGGAATAAATTTATTTGGGTTAATATCATCTGACGTATTAGTAAACGTACCAGCATCAATATTTTCTTTAAACACATCATAGCGACTAGGATGACTCCACATAATGCCCACTAATATTTCTTCCGGAGAATGTGTCTTAAGTGCTTGGCTTACACCATATATAACAGACCTACTTATTCTTCCGTTGCCTGAACTAATTAACCCATAGTTTATAAGTTCATTGTCGGATAATATCTTATTAAGATGGTAAGGCCAGCATTTGTTGGCAGTAAACGAACAACCGCCAGTTATCAATAATTTAAATGGGTTATTCATCGAATTTTATTATTCTTTGCAACTGCCGTGGCCAATACACTTAGGTCCTGTTCACACCATTCTGCAAATTTAAGCATGGCATTAGTGTCTTTTGGAAAGCACATTCCACCAAACCCATAATCGCCATCTGGCCCAGGCACTTGCATATGACTGGCGCCAAGTCGTTTATCTTGACTAACGGCTTGTTTAATATTATTCCAATTACATTGATTATCTTCCGCTAGCTTGGCCATTTCATTCATAAAGATAACTTTAGTAGCAAGGAAGGTATTGATAGTATATTTGGCAAAGCTGGCTTCGCCAATACTACAATGTGTTACTGAATTTAGATTTGGCTGGCTCATTCTAATAATACGTTCGGCTTCGTTTCTATATGCGGTTACTTCGCCGCCGATGATAGAAAATCTGCCATTGGCATAATCTCGTTCAGCATTGGCCGCAGTTAAGAACTCAGGAGCATGAACTAAGTTAGGATATGAAGTTTGTAGTCCTGTATATACACTTGGAATAGCAGTGACTTTACTAATAATAACACCGCTAAAACGCACCAATTCCAACTGCTTTAATACATCAACTAATATGCTGGTATCACAAGATCCATCGCTACGCTGTGGACTTGGTACACAGACAAATACTGCATCAAAGTTTACGATGTCATTGTATGTTGCCAGCCAACCCTTGGCTGGATCTATGGCTAATAGTTCTACATCTGCGTTACTGACAAAAGAACTATGTATAGCACCTCCGACAAAACCCATTCCGATAATTGCTACTTTTGTTTTCATTTTAATTCCTTGACCATTTCTGCGTGAGCCACACGTTTGCGTAGATTGCTAGAACTAAAGCTATGATCGCGTTGATTGAATACTAATTCGATGCCTCTCTCATAACAAATATCTCTGCCAGTAAATTCTTTATCCTGATATTCGACACCTAGTATACGAACATCGATGGGTAATGTAAGTAGAATATCTTCAAGATCTTTTTCAGTTTGATATACTACAGTTTCATCGACATAGCGAGTAGCTGCCAATTGTATTTGTCGTTCAACAATACTTTGTACTGGCGGGTTTTTACTTTCGGGTCTATCAATAGTAGGATCTGTTTGAAGGCCAGCAATTAAGTAATCGCAATGATTCTTTGCTTCTGCTAGCATAGCAATATGCCCGGCATGTAGTAAGTCAAATGTACTAAAGGTAATCCCTATCTTTAGTCCTTTGGCTTTTAAATCTTTAACTTTGTTGAATATCATTTGTTTCTGGTCCTGCTGTAACTAATGCTTTGATTAGTTCCAAGTGATTGTATGCTTCATCTAGTGCTGGGTATTTACTACGAAGTTTCTTAGTTTCTTCTTCCTCGGCCATCTTTTTCATTACCCACGCACCGACAACATTTATATCATAGGCATTACTATTATTAATTCGAATAGTATTGTCTATTCGTTGCCAACTACTACCATTACTAACTTCAAAACATTTAGTAGCACCATTCCATTGAACAGCACCTGTTATACTTGGTAGATTGTAACTGGTATCAGTTTGATACCATCCTGGACTTGATCCATAACTTTCTATTTTAATCATTTAATATTTCTTTCCTTAGTTCATCTAACGTTCTTGGTACTACTTGCCTATATAGTAGTCCGTTGTTTTTCTTTTTCAAAAAGTCTTCAAATTCATCAATCAAACTGTCAACGGGTTCCATGCCAGTTTTTTTGTCTCGTTGTAATAAATCAGGATATGCTTCTCGGTAACCTATAATCTTAGTTGACGTTACGCCTTCTCTGCCAGTCCATTTATTGTTTATAACAAGATTTTTAAACCAATCAAGTTCTGTGTATGCTAATACCAACTCAGGCGTCCATTTAAACCATTGAGCAATAGCAGGCATATTTTTATGTAGAATATATTTGTCCCAACCAGTATCGTGTTCCTGGTCCAATAGTATCCAAGGAGTGTTATCTTTTACACTACGAGTCCAGCGTGGATCGCCGATACCCAGAACGGCAAATCCTTCTGTATAATCCAAAAACTTTAATTGCGGCAAACCACGCGGTCTGTCTATCTGTGCTATATCACTGATAGTTTCTGCATCATGTTCATAGAAGTTTGCTATATTAAAATCAATAACGTTATACTTTACACCTAATGTTTCGCAGATGACAATAGCATAGCTTACGTCATATTCATTGATATGATTTTCAAATCTAAAAATGTTTACAATAGGATCTGCACCTATATCAATATAAGAACGTAGAACTAACTCGCTATCTAATCCGCCACTAAAAAACACGCAGGGTTTTAGGCCCGAGTAATGATCCATAGTGCTTCGAGCCGCCACTAACATTTCTTCTTTGAAAGAACCTACGTGGCGAACATTGTTACATTTATAACTGGTATTCCATTTTAAGTCATTGGTTTGCCTACCAAATAAGGCATCGCCGTACCACCACTTGTACCAATTATTTTCGCTGGTCCACACGTTTGTAAGTTCCAAATAATATATCCCATATAGGGAAAAACAATCCGTAATTTTTGTTTGGGTGTCTGTGATGTATTAGATGCCAACGACCAGTCGTTAACAGTGGAAAGTCTACAGTTTTATTATGTTCCAGTGTTTCTTGGAAGTAAGATGCCCATATATAATAAAATGCAAAAACCCACCATTCTCCTGTTATCCAGCTAAACAATATAGTAGGTATAACTTCTGTTACGTATAGATCTAATGTACTAATCCAAGTGTCGTTGAATAAAAATAAATTATTCCAATGCCAACCCTGCATCCCGTGCCTAACTATATAGCTATGATGGTCCCAGTGCCATTTTTTAACATACGGAGTTTTATGTCCTATACGATGTATCCAGTACAGCACAAATGTCCATGTTAAAAAATATCCAACATAAGTCATAGATTCTTTAATAAGTCTTTCGCACTAAAGAAATGTGTCGTTAAGCTAGATGCTTGTTCTTTGAGTTGTCTCAAGCGAGTATGGTAATAATCCATATGTGTCATAATAGCACGACACAAGTCTGGACGATAAACATTGTAGGCTTCCCAAGACTCTGTCCACTCACTTTTATATTTGAACACATCAAAGTACATTTCACTGTAGCTTAGTCTATCTGGCACCATTGGGATAGCATCCACTATAGCACCTTCGTAACAACCAATGCCTAGCGTTTCCTGTAAACTACAACTAAACACCATCTTAGCTTGACCTAACAATGTGTGATATTGTTTTTTAGTTAATTGTTCATCTTGACAAACGACAAACTTGTATTGTGGCAAGTGTGTTGCTAGGTCGCGAAAGATTTCAACTTGTTTCTCAGGGGCGATACGATGCGGGAACACGATAAGATCTTGTTTATTCAAATTCTTAAATGGTTTAAGAGTATCATTCATATACTCCATAGGCCAACCAGTACGTACAACTTTGTTATCTTCTAATTCTACTGTCTCATCATGAAACAAGTTATTAGAAAACATATCAATGTGAAAGTCTGTGGCAAAGTAGTTATGATCAAATGCATGGAAGTAACTTTTCTCTGCGTGTCTAACCCACGGCTTATCACCAACTAAGCGTCCGAGAAAGTCTTGAGGATCATAACTTCCGGCATGCCATAAACCATGTGTAACTACTGGAATACCTAATAGTTCACTCATGTACTTTAAGTTTATGATACCCGGGTGCCAAGCATCAGTAAAGATAAAGTGATCACCGGGAGAAACGGCTCCGTCGCAAAATAAACGACCCATCTGTTCAACTTGAGCCGACTTATATATGTTAGTACCGCCAAAATTAAGAAAAGCGCCAGGAGTAGTGGCATTAGGAATATCTTCAGGGCCAGAAATAATTTGAACATCGTGTCCTACCTCTCTAAGTAATTGTGGAACATGATCTTTCCACTGTCCAGTATAGCGAGTGCTAACTGCTTCTAAATCAACTAAAAAGATTTTAGACATTTTCATCTCCTACATAATCCTTCCAGTCCGTATAAACTTTTCTATCCATTAAGTCGTGTAAGCTATGGCACCACACGCCTGGATTACTATGACCCCACGTTGTATCATCAATCTTTAGTGTGGCATTGTAATTGTAAAGTTTAATGTAAGGAAGTTTAACACTAATCATAGGAATGAATGTGTTGTACTCACTCCATCCTTCTTCATTGAAGGTATCGGCATACTCTACACCAAAGTCAAGTGTGACCCAGTAGCCAGCATCCAATAACTCTACAATCATTTTATCCCAAGCTTTCCAGTCATCGTAATCCTGAGGAGTAAAACTTTGACTAGTGCCAAGATAGATATGTCTAATATGTTTGCTAGTATCATTATAAGAGTTTTGTTCGTTAATAATACTTACAATTTTGTCTACGGGTTGAACACCTACAACAAATAGAGTGCGTTCGCCATACATAGCAGTACGCTCTACTTCTGTACCAATAAAATAAGTTGTTGCCTTTCGGCCCATTGTATCAATTGCCATTATTATTCCAATATATGTAACCCCTGCTATAACCTGCAGGTCTATTTAAGCCATCAGCAAATGCTTGTTGCCACTCTGAGTCTCTATTATAACCTTTTGTCCAGAACATGTCAACATCAATATCACCGCTTTCAATCCACATAGCGGCATCTTGCATACACTGATAAAATCTGTCAGTTCTTGGACTTGGGAATATCATAGTACAGGCTTTCCAAAGTAAATTAGAGAAATCTGTGCTAACTTGTTTTTGACTTCCAAATACTACTAACGCTTCATTATTTAGAATGGGTTTCTCAAAAACATCTTGTCTACTGCTCAAATCAATAACTACATCGAATGTACCTTCATAGTTTTGACTTAAAGTTTCTTTCCAAAGTTCTTTGTTACTATTGCCCACAACTGTGATATCAAACTCTAAGTGATTAAGCAAGATAGTATTGTAAGCAACCCACGCAAGGAATCCGCTACCAAGTATTAGTAGTTTTTTACCTTCGCCTGCTCGTTCGGCCATTTCTCTAATAGGTTGTTGTACTACATTGATACCACAGGCTACTGGTTCTAAAATATATCTAGGATGTGCTTCTGGAACAACTACATATTCATTGGCTCTAACATTGTACACATCTGCATAAGCAGGTTCGCCACGAGTGGCTACTATGTCCCCTACTTGTGTCATACCAATATTTTTACCAACTTTAATTACACGACCCAGTCCTTCGTGTCCTTGCATACTTAATGGCAATGGACCGAAATTGCCTTCCATCATGTCAATATCACTACGACAAACGCCTGTCATGATATTTTGTACAGTAATTTCGTAGTCACCACAATCTGGATTATCCCAAGTAGTTTCTACAAAATTGCCATCTCCGATCGTCTGTAATATTCTTGTCATGTTGTTTCTTTAACGTGTTTCCAATAGTATAACATACTTGTTAGTAAAATGCCTAATAAAACGGCAAGAGCAAGATTGAATATAACTGTGGTTACAGTAACGGTCAACATAACTATAACATCTTCTTTTGGTTTATTGTTAAATTTTAAACTATTCCAATCGAAGGTATGATAGCATACAACGCACATCACACCAATCAAAGCGGCTATTGGAATGGATTCTATTACAATACTAGCAAATACAATGTAAGCAAGGATAGCCAATGCTTCTATGACCCCTGCCAATCTATTAACGCCGCCTGCTTCTAAGTTGATAACAGTTTGTCCGATCATAGCACAACCACCCATACCACCAAACAAACCAGTTAGTATGTTACCGACGCCCTGAGCCATACTTTCTTTGTTGGGATGTGTTTTATGATCTGGCTTGTGTTCATGCACAAAGTCGTCGACTAGGCTGGCAGTTAACAAAGTTTCAATTAATCCTACTGCGGCAAGTATAAAACTATAAGGCAATACAATCCATAATGTTTCTAGAGTCATAGGAACATCGGGAATATGGAAGCTAGGTAGTGCTCCGCTAATATGTGCAATATCACCTACAGTAGTAGTTGTTATATCAAACAAATACACAACGGCGGTCACAGCTACAATACCAAATAAGCTAGAAGGAATGTGTTTGGTAATTGACGGAGCCATTACTACGCCTGCAATGGTTATACCAATTAATCCTAGCATTGAATATAACGCCCATCCTTGAAAAGGAATTTGCTTAAATTGTGCTAGGAAAATTACCAGCGCAAGCCCGTTAACAAACCCAGTCATTACACTGGGACTAACTAGTTTAATTAGTTTACCAAGTTTAAATGCTCCAAAGGCAAATTGTATAATGCCCATGAGTACAATACAAGCAAACAAATATTCAACGCCATGTGTAACAACCAATGCTACACTAACTACTGCAAGACTGCCTGCACCACCGCTAATAAGTCCAGGACGTCCGCCAAATAAGGCCGTAACTAATCCTAGTATAACTGCGGCATACAAACCAACTAGTGGATTAACATGCGCTAATAAGGCAAAAGCAACAACTTCTGGCACCATAGCAAGACTTGTTGTAATACCTGCAAGAGTATTTCGTGCTATGTATTGAAAATTCATAAATTTTCTATTTGTTTGTGGATCCATATATCCTGCGCAAGTTGTTCTTGCCAGAACTCATCATTATTTAGGTTGTTAACAGCATTTTCTATCATTGCTTTATACGCATCTTCTGGACACAAGCCTAATGGAAACTTAACATCATCAAAGCTAATATAAACGTCATCGGCGTTGTCGTCTTTCCAATTGGCACTTAATATCCACTTGGTACTGCGATTGCTGAATTCGAATTCACAAAAGTCGTCGACATTGTAAGTGCCATTATGATCAACCCTGCCGTAATCAGTATCAATAATATTCTTGAGTTCATGTCGTTGTAATGCAGTAGCGTATAGTTTATTACCTTTTGTGTAATCTGTCAATGCCACATAATAACTTAACATGTGTGGGATTAAGTCGCGACTAACGCCGCCGAATGCTAAATCTTTTGTGGTGAACCAGCTACCTGGGTTTGGAATTCTATTTTTGTTATTCCAAATAACTTTAACTATATTGCTTTTGTCAGCTAGTTCTTTAAATTGTTTAATTGAATCTCTGTATTGATTATTTTTAACCATCATAAAACGAGTATTAGGATAATCAATACATAGTTGTTTCCATGCTTCGCTATTAACAACTCCCGGCTTTTCGACAAAAACAATTTTGCTTAAGGAGGCAACTTTCCTTGCCAATTTAATATGCGTAAAGTTCGGAGTGCAAATATTAACAGTATCAAATTTACCATGGACACGAATAGCATCGTCTAGGTTCGAAAAATCAGCACCCTTAGATGTATCCATGTCAACAGTAACAACTTCATAACCAAGTTCTGTTAGAACAGGCTTATATACAGCCTGTCCAAAACCTAAACCAATTATAAGTGCTTTAGCCATTCAATGCCTCATTGAGGATTTCATCAGCTTGGTCAATGTCCCAAGATTCGGCCGCTTCGGCGTCGTTGTCATTGCCTTTGTCCGGACGAACTGTTGTCTTGGACTTGAACACTGCGTTACGACTTTCTGCCGTAGTTTTTAAAGTTTTCTTACCATTAAGGTCTGCTAACAATGCTTGTGCTTTATCTAAATCACTAAACGGAGTTTCGCTTGTAAAAATTCTATTAATAAGTTCTACACCATAAATGACAGACCTGGGAACCCAATTACTTAATTCTGCGTTAAAGCCTTTAGATTTACTAAACTCACTTGGATTAGGTTTTTGTAATGCACATGCAGTGTCAACAAGAGCATTAGCACGTTGTACCGATTCAATGTGTTGATAAACATTGTGCGACATCATTAAGAAGTAACTAAAGCTATCCCAACTAGTTCTACCTTCCTTGCCTAACTTATTCAAATCGCCTGGTTTGTAATAACAAACATCGCCCATAGTCATGCGTTCGCCGATTGGACTATTCCATGGCCAAGGAGTGTTACTACCAGCAAGGCGTCTGTCATCAATAGCCTTATCCATAATGTAACTAAAGCGTTTGTTTGTGTGAACGTGTTGTGTATAAGCTTGACCATAAGCAGTAGCTAAGAAAGGGCTTGCACAATCAAATGTAACTTTCATGTTAGGATTAACATGTTCTTTGATGTTACGTTGGATAGCAGTCAACAAACAAGCAAGTTCAAGTTTACTGGTACCTAGAAAGTGCATAACATCACGCCCTGGCTCAAGCAACTTTTCATCACGCATAGTAATCAATCGACGTAGCAATAAATTGATGTCCTTCATGTTATTGCCACCCATAGCCCAACCTTCAAAAGGTAAACTTTTAACAGCTTGATACCAAACTTCTGCGTCCTCATTGTTGGCGCCTTGTAGCACATTTAAGAACTTAGTTTGGCCTTTACGATTGCGTAAAAAGAAATCATTGTTAAACAATGTTCCATCTAAACAATCTTTAAAGCTTTTTAATCCGGTCCTAGGTCCATTGTTTTTATCATAAGCCCAAGTTGGAATATCAAGCACCATACTGTAATCAGCAGTATGTTCTAGCCAATTAAGGATTGACATCCTAGTTTTATCAGCAGTGCCAACATATCCATTGTCGCCTTGTTGTTCCCAGAAATGCTGCCAGTCAAAGTTAATAACACCTTTACCAATCTGGAATCCACCCGAGTCACCTAAGATAAAAGTATTCTTTCTATCTCGCTTTTGAATCATCGATTCTTCAACGTCACTTTTAGTAATATCTAATTGTGCGTGTCCTGCAGAATACAATGCATCTGGATAGTAGAAGTAAGAATCTTCCTTATTAAGAAAGTTAAATCCTTCTACGCCAGTTTCAAACTCGGACGACAAACGTTCGTCAGGAACAAACTTGTCGTGCTGTTGTTTACTAATAAATGTTTGAAAGAACGTGCTGATACTAGGAAGGAACACAGCATAATCTTTGTTCCTTGCCTGCAAGTCAATTCTAGTTTTATTACTTAGTGACATAGCCGCTACCATTGTATTTCATAGTAGACGCCAAGTCTGGCCATGCACTCTTGTATAAGCCGACGTGAATCTTCAGCTTCTTAGGAGTACGATCATTAGTAATTTGAATACTAACATCGTATGTGTAGCTATGCTCCTTAAGCATAACTTCGGTGATTTCATAGCTGTGAATCCACCGATCGGCTCGCATGTCACTGAGATATGCTTGGAACATATCTGCAGGCAAGTGACCCAAGCCTTCTTGTAAAATGCCGTCATATAGTTCGGCAATTTTTAGCAAGTCGTATTTAATATCATTGATATTAATCATTGCGCGACTTACATTGCTATGATATTGATTCATAGTTCGCACCTTACTTCTGTTCAAATTGAATGTAGCATCCATTTTCACCATCCTCACTTACTTCTATGGTTACTGCTCTGCCGGGATGGCGAGCATTTATTTGTGTGTACAAATCTTCTGCGATCATTTCGCAACTTTTAAAATCTAATGCTAGTATAGCACCTTTATAAAGATTTTCCAACCAGCGTTTGAATTGAATAAATTCAATATCACGATCATCATGAAACACTTCAATAGCTACTTTAAAATGGAACATGTGTCTGTGAGGATAGCCAAGAAAGCTAACATCATATTCATCTCCTGTAGCCAAGTTCGGATCAGTCAGAGCCGCTGGATATTTGTGAATGCCTTCTTTTTGGAAGGTAACCCAAATCATTTTCTTCATTTTAATTCCATTTTTCAATAGTTGGATATCCGGGAATAGCAGCCGCTGATTTTTTTGTTTCGCTTGCAGGTCTTGCCTTTGGCGTATCTATAACAGCAGCCAACTGTTCTGTTTCTTCGTCTTCACTAGTTGGTGTTTCGTTTTCAGCAGGTGTACCTTCACCGATAACCTTTTGATGGAAATTCCATAACTTCCAATCAATAGCCTCAAGGAAACTTTCAATTCTCTTAAGACTTTTTAACATTGCATCTGCTTGTTTCTCATTCATTATTCATTCTCCTTAATATTATCCATGTCGCTGAGACCTTGGTGTAGCCTAAATGTATATCCATTTTCTTCACCGATGATACGAACCATGTTCATGATCATCCACAGCTTCCAATCTACTCTGTGTAGATATTCTGTTTGCTTTTTAAGTTCTTCAAGAACTTCAGTACGTGTGTATAACGCACCGGGATCTGACGCAGGTGAATCTTTTGTATCAGAAACTTTTGCTTTAGCTTTTGCCTTAGTAGGCGCAACTTCTTCCTCGATGTCAATATCATTGACAGGAGCGGGCTTGCGTTTTACTGGGGTTAATTTTTTAGTTGCCATTATTCTCTATGTCCTAACAAAACATAATTATATGTACCGACACTATTATCAATAGTAATCATACATGCAAATTGGCTAAAATGCACAGTTACATTAGTATCCGGTGCACCAATACCCAATTTAAGTATTGATAAAAATTTATCAATTGGAAATCTCATGCTTTCGTTCATTGATTTTTTAACGCCACCAGTAAACAACATCTTACCGTGAGTATCTGCTATATTACCAAATGTAAAAATAACATCATTGGCATCATCTGAACTTATTGTTTTTGCAGTAAAGAATGGATCAATAGATGAGTACACGCTAGCTTTTGCACCCATTTCTATAATTTTACTTTTAGATGGTTTAAAAGTAATTTCCCATTTAACGTTAGCTGGTTCAGCAGGTAACGCATCATCGATTAATGATATGTTCATTAATCTATAACTGTCGTTATTTCCATCGGCATCACTAAATCGAATATAGCTAGGAACGCCATCTTCATTTGTGTCTACTTTGACAGTTGCACCGTCTTTGTTATATAAACTAGTAATGCCGTTGAGCACACTCAAGTTTCCAAATCCAATTTCACCAACAAGCCCTTTGTTTGGTGATTTAAGTTCAGCTTCAAGCAGAACAGACAAGTTATCTCCGCCTTTGTCCCCTGCCTTAATTTCTGTCTTTTTATCAGTCCCATTGATTTTAGCCAAGTCAAAAAAGCCAATACTAGCCGTATGCTTGACAATGTCAAAAAATATGTCTTTCAAATTAATTCTCCTTTATAGTAAATTATACTATATTTAGGTTTAGATAGTCAATATGTATATTACCAAAATATACTTTGCTAAGTGATGAACATGTGCCAAACATGTCCTGTATTTTATTTAGTTACCTAAACAACAAATCAAAGCTAGTTTTTTGATTACTAGCACTGATATCCCAGTCAAGAACTCCAATTAGGTTATCCACTTTATTGTCAATAATAGTAGATTCCATTGCTGAATTATCAAAAGGTAATTCTTTAAACCATTCTGGTAAACGAAGTTCATCGGTTGGATAAGCTATGCTTGTGATGCCAGCTGGATTTGATTTTAGTTTACACACAATAACCTTCATACCATCAGTAATGTCCATACTGCGTTGGTCACTGTGTGCTTTTTTAAATCTATTCCAATTAATAGATGCTAACGCATGGCCGACACCACACTTACCGGTTTTCTTAAAGACTTCGGTATGCTTTGTCAAGTTGTTAACACGCTTGGGTGTACCTTTCTCCCATCCAGGCTTCTTTTTGAATTCAGTTCTAAATTCATTGATAGCATCAATAACGTCTTGCTTGTCCTGCCCGTTAAGTACCATTAGTAAAATACTTTCTAAAAACTTTTGCATATACTCAGGAGTATCTGCACGTTTCAAGTCAAGACCCATAGCTTTAATTTCGCCTAGACTTCCATCTATGTCTTTGCGTTTACCTTCTTTGTCATAGATAAGAACAGCATAACGCTTTTTAGTAATGAACAAGCCTTTACTAGCAACAACTTCTCGTCCTGCTTTAATAATCTCACCGTAGTTAGTAGGACAATTAAATGCTTGGTTCATAAAGCCAGGGAACGTGGCATTAACTTCATCAGCTACAGTATCATATAGCTCAATAATTTTATCTCGAGTCCATTCGATTTCATTACGAGCAATTTGTTCTTTGTAAATTGGATAAGCACTAAAGTAACAAGAGTCAGTATCACCATAGATAATAGTTTTACCTACGTGATCATATTCTCCTGTAAACATTTCATTTACTTGACTGGCCATGTGTTTAGCAACTTGCCTGCCGCATAGTGTTGTACTCTGACCCATGCGTTGGTCAAAGAATCTTGAACCTGCATTAAGCAAAGCACCATATAAAGAATTCAAATTAATCTTTTTAACTAGTTGTCGCTTGTCCCAATACTCAAACATATCAGTGCCATATGCTTCCTTAGCTTTCTTTTGAAGCTCTTTACGTTCACTATACCAACGTGCCAACAAGCCAGGAATAACACCCTGCTTTTCAAAAGTAAATATTGTACCGTTGGCAGTTAACATCCAAGGATTGCCACTTAGATAAATTAGTTCATATGCTTCTGCGGCAGACATCTCTGTGCTTCTTCCATCTTCCCAATCAATGATTACATCATAGCCTTTATTTTTAGACATGACATGATCATATTCGTGAACAGCAAACTTACCATCCCAATAGTCAGCAAAGCCTTCGCCTTTGGCTAACCACTCTTTAATTTCTTGTTTAGTTTGTTGTTGACGTATTTGTCCAACGATTGTTTCTGGACTCATGTTAAGAGCACGAATTAAGGAAGGATACAGGCTGTTCAAGTCCATTGATCCAATCCAGTCATGAACTCCTTTTTTGGGATAAGCAACATAAGCACCTGCTGCCTGTGTTTCAATCCCATCGCCGCGCTTACGATCCATTACCATCACTCCTCTTCCGTGAGCTTCGTTAATAATCGCTTGGTCAGTCATAGCCACCGCGCCCATTGTTGTGCGTAGTGTAACTGTGTTTGCATGTGCCAATACATTAACTAAGTCAATGTATTGTAGTTTGGCATCCATCTTGTAAAGCAACATAGTATCTTGCCTGTTATACGCAATAAACTTTTCAAAGTCATTGTTATAAAGTTGATCTAATGTGCCTTCATAGTGAACTTTTGTTTCGCCAATCTCAATCTCACCTACATAATCTAAACGATATGTGTGAAGTTCGTGATAGGTATACTTGCGATACAAGTCAAGATAGTCTAAGTGTACACGACCGACAAAGTCATATGTCTCACTGATCTTACCATACTTTTCGTATTCACGTTTTTTAGGTTTGCCGCCCCATAAACAGAATCGTTTAGTATGTTCTGCACCCATAAGTTTAATAATTCTATTAACTGTATAAGGTACGTCATAGCCCTCGCTATTCCAACCACTTAATATATCAGCGTCATCAATAATAGTTAGAAATGTATCTAACATATCTTCTTCATCTGGGCAAAGAATGGTATCATCAAATCTAGCAACGATTGCTTCTGCTTGATCTTGTTCCATCTTCTCTGGTTTAATAACTAACGTAATTAGTTTGTCTAACCAGCCACAGTGTACAGAGATAGCGGTAATGGGATTAAAAGGATCGCTGGGGTCAGCAAATCCTTTTTCTTTATTGTAAGCAACCTCAATATCAAAAAATGCCTTGTTAAGCTTTGGGGCATCTGCATTTAGATAGTTTGTTTCTAAACAACGATTAAGAGGTTTAATATCACTTTCATAAAGTTGTTTGTGTCCATAGATGCGCTTTTCTTTTTCAAAAGCCTTGTTACTGGCCACAGCAACTTTGGTCAGTCTCTTACCATCAATGCCTGTGTATTGACCTTTATTATCTGGATAATAAAACAAGTAATGTGCCGGGAAACTTTTAAACTTCCTGACGCCATCGACTCGTTCTACAACATTGATAAGGTCTTTATCTTTTACATAAACTGCGTCAACATAACTCATAGTATATTATATATTCCTGCAACATAGATTAATGTAACTATAAGTTGAACAATAATCAAACTCCACTTGCGCCATAGGATACCAAGAACGAACCAACCTAGATTGCCTAGGCAACTGATCCAAATGTTTAGCGGATAAACATTATAACTGGTCAGGGCAACTCCGAAGATAAGAGTAGCAGTACATAGCCACTCAAAATAGAATTGCCAAGTTTGTTCTTTTAGGAATTTAATCAACGATGACCTGCTACTTCAAGAACTTCTTCCACTTCAGTGAAAGCATTTTGTTCTTTTTCAAATTCGTTTTTGTAAGCAATACGCAGAGCCTTTTTAAGTACACCAGGTTTCATATCTAGTTCTTCTGCAATAGCTTTAATGGTCTCAGAGAGACCTTCATTGAGTGCATTGACTTCACTCATTACTTGAATGCCTTCGGCAAACAGCTTTTTGATTTTTGCCTTTTCATCGGCACTGAACATTCGCGGGTCCATAGTAACTCCTTTAAAGTAGTTATTATAGCACCTTGTTGTTTAAAGTCAATGATTATTTGGTAAACAAAGCAATTTCTTTTTGGCGTAACAGTTCAAGTTCTGTACGAACTCTACCATTTTCAATTACCCATTTTGCTAGTTCAGTGGGGACAGACGCAAAGTCATTTTTGTTGATGACTTTGAGTAAGTTGCTGTTTTTGAATATTGTTGTGCCGCGATCGTCAATGAATGATACTAACGCGGCTGTTTGTGATTCTGTTAATGTTACTTTAACTAAATCTTTTACTATCTTTTCAGTTTGTTGCATTATCTATTTTTTAATGTAGCTGTTAACATCCATGCATGTTTTGCAAATGCATCTTGTCTTTCAGCCATCAAATTACTTAGTCCGTGATTACTGTTTTGTTCGGCTAAGTCGTAGCAAACTTTAATGCTAGTTTGTACTACACTGATATCTGCTAATAGTTTTTCAATCATTGAACGAGAATTTGGGATCTCAACTTGATCTTCGATTTGACTTAGTTCTAAATAACGTCTAAAACTACCAGGTGTGTAAAAGCCAATAGTACGAACACGTTCAGCAATAGTATCTACGCTACCATAAACTTCATCATAGATATCTCCAAACAATTCGTGATACTGTTTAAAGTCTGGTCCTTCCACGTTCCAGTGAAAGTTTTGTGCTTTTAAGCTATAAGCATAATGATTTGCTAATACTATTTTAAGTGCTTGCGAGAGTTCGTCCATGACAATTTATTCCTTTTAATTATTTATCTTTTGTTCATTTGGCGAACTAATACGAAGTATGGTGTTTGTGGTAGAGTAATCACCTACCCTATCATAATAAATTACTTGTTTACAGTATTGCTCTGCTGTGCTAGGACGATCTTTTTTCCAGTCACTGCCTTTAACATATACATCGGGACTATACAGTTTCATTATATCTATAAGCTGTTCTTTGCTGTCAAAGAATACAACTTCGTCAACTGCTTTAAGATTTAATAAATGAAACTTGCGATCTTCTTGATTGTTAATAGGGCGTGTTGGGCCTTTTAACTCTTTAACTCGACGATCTGTGTCTATCGCTATTAGTAAATAATCACCACGACTTTTTGCGTAGTTTAACATTTCGATATGCCCGCGATGCAGGATATCAAAAGTACCATTAACCATTACTCGCATTTTGACTATCTCCAGGCGCCACTCTATAATTATCTTCTACGCTGTCAGGAGTGCTAACTTCGATAATAGTACCGGCCTCTAAGCAAATTAGTTGATGTGGTTGCATGGGCCTATTACGCCATGTTGTGCCTGGTTTAAGTATTGCATCATGTTGACTGGCATCTTTAGTTTCAATGAATATTACTTTAAATAGTCCATCTAACACATACCATGTCTCATCTTTTTCAGCATGAAAGTGCATACTGAATTTAGCACCCTGGTTAAACTTTAATAGCTTACCACAGTATTTGTCATTGGTGGCCCAAATGTTTTCCGAGCCCCAGCCCTTGGCTACAAAACCTTCTAATCTCATAGTTTTATTTATTGACTCTCACCAACAGCACGACCCTTGAAAGGATGCTGTTTGGGTGCTTTGCCTAAGACTGGGCTAGTC